TGACCGCATATTTCCTGTTACCAAATGTTCCGTCAGCCTCGGCTTCAAGTACATCCTCAATGCTTGCGTAGAGATAAGCTTGCTTCACAAGAAGCCAAGAATTGTACATCTCAGCCCAAGCAGCATAGAAAGCTGAGCTTGTGCTTAGGACTCCATCCTCGTAATAAGTCAATGATCCGGTAGCCAGCAGGTAGTTGACGCCTGTCGCATCTGATGCCATACTCTGCTGAATAGCATCCATTCCAGTGAAGACATCAGTGGACGAGCTGTAAAACTCCAAATCGGCACCTGCGTTAATCGCTTCAATGCCGGACAGCATGATTGTCGATCCTGTCGTATTTCTCAGCGCGTGCGTTGTTGCCATCAGAACGTCTCCTCGATCACTAATGTTACAAACGCCATTTGAGTCAAGCCAATAAGGCTCGTAGTTGAACCATTCAAGAACTTCAATGCTAGCATGTCGCCAGCGTACACAACAGTATCCAAGTCAGTGCGCTCTATTTTTAAATTAGATGCCCCTACTGTATATCTACCAACTGGATTTGAAGAACTAGAAAACATGAAATCTATTTGAATAGGATTGCCACTGTTAATGTTTGGGTCATGTTCAGCGCTATATCCGACTCTATACAGCTGTACCTGATAATAGCACACTGCAGCAGCCGTTCCTTGGTTCACGCCAGTGCCTACCACGTTCAAGATCGCTTTGGTGATCTTACCGTTGATCGGCACAAGGAAAGGCGAGCACGAGTTAGAATTTGCCATGCCACTGGAGTTGCCAGAGCGCTTTGCGTCTTCTTGAGTGGCGCCAGCGCCGCAACACACGTAGAAATACTTCGTCGTGTTCGACACGAACTCACTAAGAGCAAAGTTCACTGTTGTGACTACGCGCGGAGGCGCAGCGACAGCATTGCCGCCGCCATCACTTACTAGTATTTGTCCAGCGTCCAATGAGTTGTTTGTTGGTGGAGCCATCACCAATGTGTTGTACGCGTTAGCTGCAGTAGGAGCAGAGAATGCTGTTGTCCACTTTGCAGTGTTGTACATCACGAATTCATCAACGAATGCCGAGACATGATTCACTGGAACAGTCGTATTGCCAGCACGTCCAAAAGCGAACAAGGTCGGTGGATACGTTGGCGTCGAGATCGAGCCTGACGCTGTCTGCGTCGTACCGATTTGTGAGCCATTCACATACACTGACAAGCTTGATGAACTACGTACGACTGCAACGTGATACCACGTGCCAGTTGACGGCGTCCACGCAAACGTCCAGTTGCTGCCAGCTATGTCAACATGAATGCCAGACGCATTCACATAGCGAATGACTAACCCGTTCGCGGAACTGCCAATTGTCTGGAAGACTTGTGCAACCGAGACTGAATTGAAGTTCACTTGGAATTCAGTCGTGAAGTCGCCAGTACCGATTCCGAATTTGCTATAGATCGTGCCACTCAGCTCAAGGAAATTTGATGACCCGTTGAGTGACAGTGACGATACACCCCACTTGTAAGTGGACGTATTCAGTGACGCTGGAGATGCACTTGCAACTGACGGTGTGACGTTGGTCCACTTATTGCCAGCGAGATCGATGATTTGTCGAGATCCGCTTTTGCCATCGAAGTGCATCATGATGAGCACATTCGCTGGCTTCGGCACCTGCAGATCATTAGCCGAAACAATGAGGCCATTCGAGAACGTCTTTTGACCAGTCACAGTGGTTGCACCGGCAACTGGGACGTATGTCGAAGAGAGAGTCAGCCAGCTTAAAACGCCAGCGCCGTTGCCTGATAGCACGTCGCCATTCGTTCCATAGACACTTGGCAGCGTGAACGACCTATTTACTGCAAGACCTGCAGCGGCTAACAATTCAATGTAGTAGACGGCTGTGTTTTCATACACGCGCACATTGCCGCCACCGACACTGCCAGTGATGCGCATATCTGCTGATTGAGCAGTAGCTGATTGATTTTGGACGTAATACGTAGAACCACTTGGCACATCACCAGCAGCTAATGATCCAACAGCCGTGATACGACCATAGTTGTCGTACGTGACCTTCGATGACGTGCCAGTACCGATGCCAGTAGTTGGTAGATCAGTTGCGGCAAGCGCTCGGCCACTAGTTGCGCGTCCTTTTACGTCATATGTCGCAACAGCCCATTCGCCAGCAGTGATACCTGAGTTCGCAAGGCTGAACGATACATCGCCAGTTCCAGAATCAATGCCAGTCGAAGACATCGACAGGTATGTTGTGTCAACAATAGCGCGCGCAATTACAGCTTGACCTGTTGTTGTGATATCAAGGTCTACACGTTGGACAGATGAGTCCCTGATTTGCGTGCCTGGAATTCTGGTTGGTGGCATCTAGATCTCCAATAATGGAAGGCAGAGACTAAGTGTTAGCCTAGTCTCCGCCTATACGTTCAATCGAACTTACTTGTTGTAGTCCGCGATCATGTTGTCGCCAGTCACTGGAGCAGTCACGAACGTGATCGTTTGACCAGAGATCGTGTAGTCGTTGCCAGCGCCGACGAACAACCGGATGCCGTTCTGGAACAAGCTGACAGTACCGGCACGAGGCGTCGAAGCCAGTGTGAACACTGTGTTCGTGCCGTTGATCGTGCCACTTGGCTGCTCATTGAACACGAAGTCAGCGTGCTTCGCAACAGTGGATGCCAGCGTCAACACGCCAGTATCCGACAGCGTTGCATCGCCAGAGATCGCAACAGCAGTTGCCACGTTCGAGCCGTTACCGACGAGGATGTTCGTCGATGCGAGGGCTGCAAGCTTCACGCCTGCCGCGCTCAACGAAAGTGTCGAGTCAGCAAGCTTGACTGTGATGTTGTTGCTGATGAACTCAACGCCGTTGCCAAGGCGCACGTCGAGCGTGCTACCTGTCTTGTCCAAACCATTGCCGGCGATGATCACACCAGCAGAGCTGAACTGATTGAACGCGAGCGACGTGGTACCGACGGCGATGACGCCATCAGTTGTTAGCGTCCAACCAGTGTCTGCAAGCGTCGAGCCTTGCGACACGAAGAAGAAGCTGTTCGGCACCATCTCGGCGGCAGTGTCAAAGTCTGTGGCGCGCGTCCAGCCGCTTGCTGCAGCAGTGTAAATGCCGTTCTCCGAGCCGGTTGTGTTGTCCTTGACCAAGATACGATCGCCAGCCGTAAGGCTTGCAGACCAGTCGCCACCAGCTTGCGTGCCAAGTCCGGTGAGCGCGACGTTGGCTGTGGTTGTGAACTTCACTGCAGTCTTGACCGCAATGCCGTTGCCGACTAGGTTGTCGACGTACTGCTTGGTAGCAGCGTCGGTTCCGAGCGTTGGATCAGCCAAGCTGCCGATCTTGTAGCTGCCGAGGTTGAAGGCGCCAGTTGCAGCGATGCTACCGTCGCGCTTGAAGAAGCTTGCGCCGTCGGCGAGCTTCGAAGTGGCGATCCCCGCTGCCGCAGCAAGCTGCGCATCGTAGATCGTGCCATCCATGATCTGAGTATTGCCTCTGATCTTTTGCATGATTGTTTCTCCGTGTTAGTACTGGTACGATACTTTGATGCGGTCGCCAACCGTAAGAGGCGTGCCCGCGGCGAAGGTGATCAAGTTGGAAGCTACGGTATAGTCGTCGTCGGACCCCTCAAAGTTTTGAAGTCCATTTATGTGTAATCTGGAAGTGTCGTCAAGCGGCTGATACAACAATGGATAGACCATTTCGTTTGCGTCAACTACATCAAAAGTCTCAATGACGTTGTTGCTGTCGATGACTGCAGTGCTGCGATTCCAAGCGCGAACAACACGGCCTTTTCGATCGATCTCAACGTCAGTATAGCGGCCAGGCACTACGCCTGTCGGCTTCAGCTCAATACGCGGTAAGTCACTGCCTGGTTGCTCGACCGCTTCAAGGTCTTCACCAAGCCAGACTTCAGCTGACATCGCAAGACGAGCTGTGCGTGCTTCGCCAGGTCCAGGTACAAACGCGCGTCTAGCGTCTGGTGGTTCCAGCGCTACGCCGCTCAATAGATTTTGCTGGCCTGTCTTAGACGGCGCTGCAAATGAACGACGTGGCGATAGCCCGCCGCCGCTTGGTCCGTAGTCGACAGTCATAGAAGTGCGCACCTCATGCTAAGAGTTTCAACGCGTTAGTAGGAGTGCTGTTGTTCATAATCTTACCACGGCACCGTTTGACGTCACGAAGTTGCTGAGTGATCGAACAACGCCGTTCACTGTAGCAAAGCTTGGAGTTGCCTTCACAGCGTTGGATTTCGTCACGTAGAACTTTGATTGCACGTCTCTAACAAGCCGCACAGCATATGCCAGCGAAACCCATGGAGTCAACGAATCTTGTACTCTTCTTGCTCCATCAACTGAATCTAGCGAGCTTTCACCAGAAATCATTTGGAAGTTTATCAATTTGTTGTTAACAACAGTAGTTGACGCTAGCCCAGTGCGATTTTTACGATCCCAATCATAGTAGTAAGGCGGTCCAATCCAGTAACCAGATCCGCGTACTCGAAATCCATAGTCATCTGTTCCTGGGCTACTTGTATACACCCAATGATCTGTTCCAGCTTCTTTGAGCTTCTTTCCAGCGTAAATCCAATAGCCACCATATGATTCGCCAAAGGTCGAACCGATTTCGGTAAATAGCGTAGTCCATTCAGACTCTGCTGGCACATGCCAACCGTCAAGAAAATCATTCCATGCTAAAAACTCGCTAGGATAGTAACCACGACCATATGTGACAACATCTGCTGGTGTATCAATAGACGCAATGACGCCATAGTCATCACGCCGCAAATTGTCGATTAACCATTCTTGACTGCCAATGACGACAGACTCATACACGTCACCATGTATCGTGTAACTAGGCATTAGCTAACCCAACAATGAGATCAGTTGGGAACGGCGTAGTCGGTTCAACGAACACAACAACATGCGTTTGAATGTCGAGGTAAATTCGTTGCCCATCAGCCTGTCCAATCACTTGCCGAACGTCAGCTGTTGGTTCGGACGTAGTCCAGCTGCCAGCAACGTTTGACAAGTATATGAGACCTGTCGGTGCGCCAGGCATCAAGAACGTGCCGCTCTTAGCTACAACAAAATGATCAGCATCAATCGTTGATACAACGTAGTGCGTGCACAGCGTTGTCAGACTTGAAGCGCTTGCCTGAATGAATGTGCCATCGTTGTTCATGTGCACAGGCATGCTGATGCCGAAGCCATGCGCAACTTGCGTCACAGTTCGAACAAGCGGATTCGTCAAACTACCGTCAACAGCGACATCAAGGCCACCACTGATCTTCACGCCACCAAGCACATTGTTAGTAGCCGCTGGCAATTCATAAGTTCCAGGCTGCTCATCGGCTTGTAGTATTCCACTAGCATCAATGCTTAAACGCGGTCCAACCTTGACAACGCCAAGAGCTGACGCAGTTGCGATGCTGACAGACTGTAGATACCGATTGTCTGACTCAGTCTTAGTGTATGCGTTGTTGATCCCGTAACCAGCAAGCGTATCAGGAGTGTTTTGCAGGTAATCGAACGGGATTATTGGTAGGTCTTCAAGGACGAGTACGCGTAGTGACAGCGTGCCGTCGCCAGTACCAATTGCTGGACCGGCAAACACATAGTGCGGTGGTGACATTGTTGCGCCAGTACCACCAGATGAAATCGGTAACGGAGACACAAGCGTCATCGACTGTGCAGTGATTATGCCAGTCGCCTCAATCGTCACAGCAACAATATTGCCTGTGGTGATTGAACCGTCTACGCGAGCGTTACCGCTGATCCAGAAGTTAGCGTCTTGCGCGTCTTCAAATTGATCATTGATCGCACCGGTTGTTGGGCCAGCTACTGGAGCCACATATGTAGCATTGAGAATCCGACCAAATTCGTCAACCACGAAGTTGTTGTACGCGCCTGCCTTCACGCCAGTCTTTGTCAGGTAGAACTTGACGTCGCCTGTTCCTGCGTCTACGCCGGTTCCACGAGCTTCGATGTGCTCTGATGTCACAGCCTTAGCGAACACAGCGCGGCCAGGCGTCCGTGTATCTAGCTGCGGACGATCGACCAATCGTGCTTGATCGCGCTCTTTGATGAGCTGCGTGTCGACTTTAGGAGGCATTCGTTACTTTCCGTCTAGCTGTTCTAATTGACGGGTTAGTTACTTGGTCATGTACGAGACGAAGATCTCGATCCATGATGACAACTGCTTCTTACGATCAGCTGCTGACTTCTTCATCTTGAGCTCATCAGTTTCTAGTCCAGCAGCGATCAAGTCGTAGTCAGCTTGGTCACGTTGGAATAGTGTTGGCCCAAGTGCTGCGCCGATGTCAGATACGAGCTGAGATGTCTCTGCAGACGAATCGCCTTTGAGCTCTTTGTCTGCGAATGAAGTGTAGTCACCAACAGCCAATGAGAAATCTGAACCAGCGGCTGATGCAGCAGCAGATTCAAATTGGGCAGCCATCTTAGCTAAGGCATCGCGATCAGCGCTTTGCGTCGCCTTGTCGATTGACTTGCGCAGACGCTCGATGATCGCTTGCTTCGACATGTTCTCCATCAGGATCAGCTTCGTCTCGTATTCGTACGAGATTTGAGCCGATGCTCCTGAGATCGCGCTGTAGTAGCTTGGACGCGGATGCTTACGATATGTCGCAAGCAACCGTTGTGTCTCAGCGGCGCTGTTAGCCACGCTTAGGCTCCGGCTTTGACTTCAAATCTAGTACCTTTGCTGCTTCACGCGCAAAACTCTCGTACAACTTTTGACCAAGGACACGATCGTTGCCATTGCCCTTGAAGAGGTAAAGGATGCTCGAGCCAGCAGAGAAGTACGGGTAGTAGCCGCCAGCTTTTGCAGTCATCGCAGCAGCTCGAATTGCGTCGTCCGAACGGCCGATCAACTCGAGGCGACGATCAGAGCAAGCACGCAAAGCAGATTCGAACGCGATATTCATGTCAGCATGTTGCTTTGCTGCTTCAACTTCGCGCCTGATCTGCTTGATCACACCGTAGAGACGCACATCAGTTTCAGCGCTACCATTGCCATAGAACGATTTGACGAAGTCAGGACGCGTGTAAAGCTTGACGCCTTCAGCAGCACGGCCAATGAACATCACAAGTTTGTCAGCTAGCAAGTCATGTTGGTTGACTTTGACCTTGTTGAAAGCAGGTATTGACATGAGCTGCAACACCGCGGCAGCAAATGAGCCGAGAGTTAGCTGTAGTAGCTTGGTCACAAGCGCAATTACGCCGCTCTTCACAGCAAGGCGTGTCAAGCCACTTGGGTCCTTTGTATCGCGATGTACGCCACTTGCAATGCGGTTTAGCGAATTGCGAAGATACAGCAGAGCGCGACGAAGACCAGCTTTGACCTTCGACCAAATCGATTGGTTGCTCGAAGACTTAAGCTGGCGCAGTTTGACGAGCAATCGCGTGTAAGCGTGATCGACTGCATCGACAGCGTCTTCGAGATTTGCGATGTCATAGTCGGCAACGCTGCGGTTAGTCGCCGCGCGTGCTTCTGCAGCACTGATGCCAATTGCAAGTAGGCCTTGGTACCACCAGCTCAAGCAGTAGTATGGGCTCTTGCCCATCACAACCGCTAGCCTACGGCAGAACTTCGAGAACGTTGCTTCGTCAGCTTCCACAAGATGCTTTGTCGCAATGACGTCTTTGTAATGAGGCTTTAGCCGAAGTAGCGTATTCGGCGTGAGCTTGTCGAACAGCCGTTTGCTGACATCGACGTTCGCGAAGTCATGCATCCGCTCAGACACTTGTCCAAGCTTATCGCGCACTGAGTCAAAGTCGCTGCGACCAAGTGCAAAATCAACGGCTGCGAGTGCCGGAGTCAAGTCTTTCATCTGGGTTCTCCAATGCAAGACGGCGACCTAGCCATAGCCAGATCGCCGTCGTTTCACGATGCTTGCGAGTTATTTCGCAAGTTCTGTGTACTTGGCACCAGAGACGAGATACGCGATGACATTCTGTGTCGAAACGCCGTTGACGATCTTCGACTCGAAGATGGCATACGCCTTTTCACCGCCTGCACCGAAGGTTGCTGCAGCTGATAGTGCGCGCCAAGCGGAGTGCGAGAGCCACTGTTTCGACTTCAGCTCGATGATGAGCGAAGAAGAACCACGGACGCGATTCCACTCGACAACTGAGATCAGCACAGCGCGACGAAGCTTGAGACCAGCACGATCGGCTTCGATGTCGAACTTCGCGCGAGTACCAGCGCGCAGCATGTCAATTGCCTTGTAGACAATCGAGTCCTTGAAGTGCGCTTGGGCCATGACACCCTTGCCGTATTTGCCGAGCTGCTCGAGCGGGTAGAAGTCGACGATGTTCGTCTGAGGGTGTGGATCAACCAGGACAGTCGAAGCCTCACCGACAGAACCAGTTGCGCCAGCGACAACGGAGCCTGCATCACCATTGACAACTTGAGCATCAGCTCCGCCAGTCATGCCGACTGGAGTCAGCGTCACGCCGCCGTTAGCGAATGTCTCTGTGATGGCTGCATTGCTTGCAACGCCAGCGACCTTCGAGGTGAGGGTGACGAGGTTGCCTGCGCCAGAAACAGCGCCAACAGTTGATGTGCTGGCATTGATCGCAAGGATCAATGCGGCCTTGACAGCCGCGACGTTAGCAGTCGCACTTGCAAGTGCAACAGCTGTATTGCCTGGTGTAGGAGGAGCACCGTCTACAGTGAACTCGAAGGTCGTGCCGCCAAGAACGAATGTGTCGCCATCAGCGATGCCAGTTGTTGCGTTTGCTGCAACTGCAGTGAGCGTGCCAGCAGATGGTGTAGCAGCCTTCGTAGCAACAGCGCGAAGCTGCAGCGTTGCAGTCGTGAGAGATCCGGAATAGTCGGCGTCGACATCCCAGACACCAGAAATTGCTGTACCACCTGCAATTGCAGTGATGGTCTTTTGGCCGTCGGTTGTTGCGATCTTCCAATCAGTGTCGGTTGAAAGTTTCCACTGATACTCAATCGACAGGATGTCGGTATCTGCGTCAGCGACGGTGCCCGAAAAATCGACGCGTGCGGTCGAAGTGTCGTGCTGTGACATGGTCAATGCGGTTACGGTCTGGAGCGCCATGGGCGTCTACTCCTTTGCTCTGTTTGTCTGGTTCTGTTTCAAGTTGTTAGTTGAAAAGTCAAATTAGGCTGGTGCGAACTGCGCATAGTAGCGATCGCGGCCGAGCTGCTCTTCAAGACGATCGAGCTCTTCGTTGAGCTCTGGATCGGGCTTCTTGACGTTCTTGATCTTGTCGATCGATTCCTTGAGCGCTTTCGCGTCTGTGCGATCGAGACGGCCCTTGCGATTCTTCGCAGCAGCCTTGAGAATTCCGTGAATGCCCATGATGAGAGCCAGCGTAGCCTTACGGCCGCGCTTGGACGCGATGATCTTCTCAACCATCTTGATCATGCGCAGAGTGTTGCTGGCTGTCGATGCTGTTGCAACGCTGTCTTGGAAGTCGAAGCCGACAAACGACTCGCCATCTTCAAGCTCGCAAACAAGTTCGCTCGCACTAACGCGCTTGCCGTACTTGCGCCTCAGAGGACGATCACCGTAGAATTCCTTCTCGGCTTGCTGGCGTTGCTCACTTGGCATCCAACCGCGAGGACGACGAGGCTTTTCAGCAGGCGCGTCGCTCTTTGCTGAACCTGGAGGGGCACCAAAGCCTTCGTCACTGACGAGCCACTTTTCGATTTCGTCGATGTCAGCTGCGTCAGAGCCTTGCTCGGTCTGCGAGCGCTTGAGCAGCGACTTGAGCTTGCCGAAGAACGACGTACTCTTCTTGAGCTGCTTGAACGTTGCCAAGATCGCAGCTTTCTGTCCATCAGACAGCTTCTTGCCGGCAGTGCGCAACCGAGCGAGCTCATAGATGCCATAGAGCGCAGTGTAACCAATGCCCTTCAGACTATTGGTCTTGAGTGCCTTCTGCAAGGCTCGTACAGCGCGCAATGCGTCAGTCTTTGACGACGCAGTTGTTGCTGTTTCACGACGCGTTTCATAGCCGCGGGCGCGGAGCTCGCGCTCCATGATGTCGAGTGGGAACTGCATTGTCATGATCCTTTGTTAGACTAGCTTGTGCATGAGAAACGATGTGTCGACTGCAATCGGATTGCCGAAGCGTCGGATGTCTTTGAAGATGATCACGTCATTGACGTTGTCGCGCGCAACTGACCAATCACCATTGCAGATAATTGCCTCACGGATTTTCTGGCCACAGACACTTATGACGAGCGCCCAATCAGATGGGAACAGCTCTAAACGCTTGTCGCTGGTCTCAATGAGCCGGACAATAGGCGCGCCACGAAGCTTACGCATTGACTTCGGTCCATGCTGCTTTGGTGCGAGTGTCGGCAACGAGACTGAAGCAGCAACAGGCGCAAGCGTTGAATTTGTCTTGCAGACTTGCGTCGGGACAGGAGGAGTACTGCATGTCTTCGCGTCATTTGCACCATTTGCACAGGGTTCCACGTCCTTTGCCTCGTCAGTAATCAGGCGTTCACGGATTGCGCCCATACGAATTGCAAGCACGAACAAGCAACGCTTTACGTCGCTCAAACTGATCATGCCGCTTGCAACAGCCTCACTGGCATGATCGCCAGTCAGTGTTAGAATGCTATCATCATTGCTATAGCCGCAAAGCGTGAAGCAATAGCCGTTGTTGTCGTCCATGCTGATGAACGCACGAACATCCTTGAGCGTCAACTCGCGATCACTGTACCAAGCAGAGACGCCAGCGGTGACTGCATTTGCAGGGACATGCACGCGCTTGTTCGCTGTATCCCAGCGCATCAGAATCAATATCTTCTTCTCGCGTGCAAGCTTGTTGACAAGCACAGCGGCTTCACTTGGATTCGATTTGAATGCTGCGCTCAATCGGCGATCGATTGAATCGAGCGAGAAGCGCTTGTCGCCAGGGACGTAGTAGTATTCGAGCTGGCCAAAGCCAACGGCTAACGCACGCTGGCTCTTGTATCCGGCTGCTTTCGGAGATGTCTTGATTCCACGGTAGACAGCATAGCCGCGCGTGACGCGCTTGCCTGTCTCTGAATCCTTGTTGACGCCCTTCTTCTTCTCAACGAAGCGGCGCACAGAATTGATGCGATCAAGAATCGCCTGATTGCCTTCACGCGTTGCTTTGCGCTCTGCCTTAGCAAGATCTTCGCTGGTGAGACGTTGACCTTTCTCAAGCTTGAGGTAACCGTGCAGTGAAACTTTGGCGTTTTCAGACGGAGCTGTACGTCCCGATTGATCTTCAACTGGGGCACGCTTCGCACGTTCGACTACAGTAGTCGTTGCCACGCGCTTCTTGCCGAAGCCCTTCAAGCCAGGAATCGTCGACTTTGCGACGATGAGCCGACTGACGCGCGCAATGTTGTTCTTGCGAGTTTCGAAAGCAACGGCCTCAGCGAAGAGGCGAGATTCAAGGTCCATGAGACGTTTCTCCGCGGTGTATCCATTAAGAGTTGATGACAAGCGCAGCATAGTATGCACTAACTTCAGTCTGATTTACACTGAACTTCTTGTCAAGTGGCCGAGTTCTAGTGGGCGTACGCGCACGCGATCACTGCTGACTATGCCGTCGCCGTCTTCTGTTTTGACGCCAAGTTCGTATTCGTATGCAGTTGGATCATCAGCAACTCGCGCAACGTCTAATTGCGTGATTGACGAAATGCGCTCGCTCGGTGTTGACGCTTTGTCCTGCTGTTGCAGTCGCTGCAAACGGCCAACACCTTGCGACAGCTCCATTGCAATGACGCTCTCACTTGCAGTTGGCGGCACGTAGCCCGGCGTTAGATGTGTGCCATAGTCACGAGTCGGATCATAATCAGATATGATCATTTCGGCGAGATCTTGACTCGTCTTGTCAGAGTCTTGCACTTGAGACATCCTGCCGTAGCCATCGAAGTCCCAGTCACCATTGCGCATCCCGATGGTTTTACTCATCGACAACCTCAAGTGAGAGCTTCGATGCTTGTGCTGCTGTAACGCGACGCTGCAACAGCTTATGCGCGCGCGAGATCTGCATGCTGAATTGTGGACGATCAGCAGCTGGAAGTTCACGACCAAGCTCTTTCAATTGGGCCACAACAACGTCGACGTGCTCTGGCTCTTCAACGAAGTCGATCGAGTTAGCAAGGATCATTGCACTTTCGGCTTCGGCGATTGTTGATTCGAATGACATGCATATACCCCTTATGAAATGAATTCGTGCTTGAACGTGAAGATTTGGAAATTGCCGGCGTGTTCACCGTTGTAGCGATTGCCAAACCGAATGCGAGTCAATGTCTCGGGCATCAGCAATGTGTTGAGATCACGTTCAACAAGCAAGTCGCCGTTCAAATCAAGTCTTAGGTTCTTTGCTTCGTTGTCCCAGTACGCATTTATGCGGTAGCGCTCTCCATCAACAAGATGGATCACAGATGCAGAGCGCACAAACACTTGACCGAACGCGTCAGACGTGCCAAACTCAAACAACCCGTTTGCTCGATGTCCGATCCAGAAGCCATTGCGGCCGCTTGCATCACGCGTGTCAATCAACAGCTGATGACCTGCAGATCCAGGAACGCCACCGTACAGCGGAGCAAACTCAAGCGAGAAGCGCCCGAACGTATTGTCGAACGCGTTAGTCGTCTGTATTGACAACATATCAGCTTGCCGTACACCATTCGTTCGTGAGCCAGCGCAGCTCGCATATTCAAGCTGCGGGAAACCGGTGATGATCTGGCAGTAGTCGCCTGGATCAACGTTCGTCACCTTCAGCGCAACACGCATCAATCCAGGCACTGCGGCTTGAGTCGACGGCTTTGCCCATGTAGCTGACGAGATACGAAGACCTGTATCGTGCCCAAGCTCTGTCCAATTGGATTCACGCACAGTTGTTCCGTCGAGTTCAAGCAGCTCGATACCGAACCAGAACTTCGATGTGTTTCCTTCAGGCATCTTGAGCTCAGTGAAGCCTGATGCTGTGATCGTTTCGCCTGTCCACGATACTGCTTCGAAATTCAGTTGCCAAACTGTATTGATTGACTTGGCGTCTTGAATCGTGAAGCCAATGAGCTTTTCACTGAAGTCAGGCAAGTCATAGCTGATCTCGAGCACGTTGGGTGTGTTAGTAGCAGTCCAGTCCCAGCACTTTGTGAACAGACCAGATTTTGTGAATTCGTTTGAACCAGCGCCTTCAACGATCATTGACGCGTCAAGCAGCCAAGGTGCTTTGTTCACAGGTTGCAGCACAGGGCCAACGTTCGATGGCAGGTAGCGATTACCGCCACCAGCATACAGCAACGTTGCATTGCCGACTATGATAGGCTTACGCTCGCCGAAGTCGAGGTGTAGCACTGTTCGAAGATCCTTTTCGGAAACTACGATCCGTTTCGGTGGAGCTGTCTTGAGTGGATCATCTTCGCTTAGCGCACGTGGTTGTGCGAGTTGCGTTGGAAGCTTCTTCGGATGACGACCAGTGCCGTCGCGAATCACAGGAGCGATTGCGCTAACAGTCCGAGTTGGTAGTACTAAGTCACAAGCAACCCACAGGTCGTCAGTGATCTCTTGTCGCGAAAACACAAGGATCCATGAACCGTCACTACGTTGCATTGAAGAATCGAATTCGATCTCGCGTAGCAAGTAGTCCTCACGCGTGTCGAGCACACGATAGAGACCAACAACACCGCTTTCGATGTTGCTGATGTCAAGCTCAGGACGTGGTCCAATCGTCACGCGGACTTGATCAGTCTCAACTATGACTACGGCGCCAAGACCAAAAGCTTCGCTGTTGTCACGCGTACGAGAGAATGTCTCGATGCGCTCGGCAGCGTATGGATGGGCTCCAAGCCGTTGGCAAAAGAGTCCGAGTGACGGTGGTAGAATCATTGTGTCTCCTCAGCAGCTCAAAGGCTGTTGAGCTCTTCCTTCGACTTGTCTGAAAGGCGTGACCAGTACAATCCCTTGAGTGCCTTGACACCTGCAATAAGAACCTTCTTGGTCTCTGGATCAGGAGCTGTTTGCGCCCACTTGATTGCAAGCTTCAGCAAGCCTGCAGCGCGCGAGTTAGCCATCTTGCCATACTTTGGCAGTGGCTTCTTCAGCGCTGGTTTCGGGACAACAGGACCCTTCTGCTTTGGCGCAGGCATAGGCTTGCCTGGCTTGGTTGGGATCTTCGGCAGTTGACCTGTGCGCTGCACTGGCTTTTCTTCACGCGGCATCATGTTGTGTGACTGATTTGTCGACCGCGCAACGACGCGAAAGCCGAGAGCAGCCAAATCTGACGTTGTGCTCATTTCTTACTCCGTGATTTCTTTGGTGGGTTGAACACAGGGCTTGACATAAGATCGATTTTGTCAAGAGTCTTTTGTACAATACCTGTCTTCTTGACTGCATCGACAAGCTCTCGAATCGACGACGGAACTTTCATGTCTTCACGATAAAGCTCGTCAAGCTCATCAGATTTTGTATGACCGTTCGCGTAGTATCTGTCAATGTTTGCAGTGACTGAAACTTCGATTGTGATCGTGCTACCAACTTCGAATTCTGTTAGTGCGTGACCATCAATGCGTGGCTCATAGAATATGATGTACACATTCCATGTAACTTCTGGATCGCCATCAGTGCAGGTTGAGCCAGAGAGTTCACCTTTAGAGTTTTCGAAGTAATCAAGATCGACGCGGTTGTTGCTCAACATCGCTGCTACTTGACTCTTAGAAATCTTCGTCAGGTCAAGAACAATGTTTGACTCTGAAGCCACGCGAGAGACAACTTTGAAGCCTAGCTTGTTTATGAGAACGTTGGCTAAGCGCATCAGTCAAGATTCTGCTTGATCCAGAGACCGACTGCATCGCTGAAAGCGCGCCGGAACCTGAACTTCAGTTTTGATGAGAGCTGCGCGTCTAACGCAGCGAGTTGTACGTTCGCAGCTGCGCGAGTCTTCCACCAACGCACTGCATCTGACACTGAGTCATTGTCACGAAGAACGTCCTGCAATTCGTTGCAGAACTTGTCAATGAGAACGCTTAGTGCTGGCGCTGCATCACCTTCAAATGCCTTCACACGAACGATGTCATGCGGGTCTAACGTTGGCAGCAGCTTTGCTCTGTTTGACCTAGCTATACGGAGTAGGAACGTCATTGCGGTTCCTGGAATCTCAGCATGACCAATGCTCTTCAGCACACGCTCAAGCGCATCAATCGGATCGACAAAGCCCTTTGCACGCAATGCTGCATTGACGCGATCAAGTAAGTCACCTTGCAACCGAAGCTTTGCTTTGTCACCAGTCTTGCCATCACGAGAGTTGAATGTGCCACGTTCTTTAGCAAGCTCAGCCTCACGAGCTTTCAATGCAGCCAAACGCTGAGCCACTTGCTGCGGATTTGACGTTGGCATGAGCTGCGATCGATCATTTGGTTGCGCAACTGGCTGTTGTGCGTGCCAAGCCTCGATCAGGCGTTTCACCGCGTTAGCGCGATTTTGGAGCTTTTCGACATGGAAGGCGAGCTGACCAGCACGAGCAGCGAGACTGTCAAGCTGCTTCTCGTAAACGATCTTTGTCTGCGCGAATTTGGCTTTGTAGTGCTTACGTAGCTGAATGTCAGCAAGCGAAAGCCGGTTTAGACCGATGTCTCCGAGTGACACAAGTTGCTTTGCGACAGCTTTGCTGATCTTAGCTGGGATAAGATCAAGCTGCTTCTTGTACTCAGCGCGTGTTGCGTCGACTTCGCGCGTGAGTTCATTGATCTTTGCAATCTTCGTATTGACGCTAGCAAGTTCTTCAGTCAGTGCCTTGACCTTGTCTGTGTCCAAGTTCTTGACCAACTCGATGCTCTGCAGACGGCGTTCGAGACCTTGGCGCTCTTGCTTGAGCGCGTCTTCACGCGAATCGAAATCAGCGATGCGACGATCGATTTCTCGAAGCTGGATATATGGCTCTGGCATATGTTAGTCCTCGTTCGCGGCTCTGCTGTCAATCTTCTTGACAACAGCAAAGATGTGATCAATGTCTTTGATGAGCTTTGACTCAAGCTCAGTCTCGTTATACTCGATCGAGTGCTTGTCTAAATTTGGAGGAGTGGCGTCACTCAGCTTTCTGTCACAGATCACTAGACATGGACGGCTGACGTCGCCCCAGCCGTCAATGCTGATTCCGTATCGGTAGTGTTCAAAGATGAGCGTGCCGAACTTGTCAAACGAGTAGTTGCCAATTTTGAATGGCTTCTTGCGTTTGATCAAATTCTTCAGATCAATCTTCTTAGGCTCTGCTGCAACGCGAGCAACAACGAGCTTATGCTTGCTCGCAATCTGCGTGATCATGGCATCAGTCCTATGAGCTGAGCAACGCCCAGCAATGAAGGTGGAACGCCGCCGTTGTTGTCTGAACCTGTCGAATCGATCTTGTACACGCGATTGTACGAAGATGCAGGCAAGCGATATGGGCGCACGCCAGCAACGCCAACGCGAGACGATTGACGGTTCAACATGTACTTAGCTGGCGTGCAATGCGTGTTAATGTAGTCAGTGAAGCCCTGGATCGCAGAGTCGATGACGCCTGTCTGGTCATAGTCCAAAGTCACGCTTTGGCCTGAGAAGTTGAACGCTAAATTTCCAAGTAGCAAGCGCTGAGATTGCAGCAAGTATTGCGATGCGAACAACACCCAGAACGTGTCCAAGCCTTCAGGGAACATCTCAGCAGTGTAGCCAGAGATCGGGTACCACTGATTCAAGTTGCCGAGGCCACGCACGAGTGACTCAACGACGTCGCCATCACTGATATGTTGTGCAGTACCAAACCGATGCTGGAAGCGGTCGACCAAGAATCGCACAGAAGCAATCTTGCTGAAGCCCTTCTTTTGGATCGTACGCATCTGCTGGTATTCTTGCTGTAGCTCAGACACGGCTGTCTCACGCGCACTCCAAAGGATCGTGAACGAGTTGTCGAACACCGTGTCTGCACGCAAGTTAGCTGATGGGATATCGTAGTAATAAGCGATGCTGTCGCCGTCCACAACGCGAGTCATAGCCGCTTTGTCAACTGCAGCTGCAAGTGGAGCGCCACTCAAGTCATCTGGATCTTTTGTACGGAAGCATTCAAGTGACAGCTCGGCTGGATCGAAATCACCACGCCAAATAGCGCGATACGAACGGCCAGCAAGAGACACATCGATGATGTTGCGTCGGCCAGAGCCTGTGAGCTGCTTGTCAACTACGTTGAAATCGAATGTCTTCACGTACTGGTGACGACGCTTTGTGACGATCGTGACTTCGAGCTGCCATGCACGATCATCATTCGAAAGCTCAGCCTGCAACGGGATTGTCCATTGTACTTGATACGAGCCTGGAGTACTGACAGCTGTTGCTACACCAGTCTGCACTTGCACGCCTGACGGCGAGATGAATGCATATGCTGGGTATTGCGCACTGTCGAGCAAATCGACTGGCGCTCCAGTCGGCGTCACGAATGAGAACTTGAAGTCAGCTAGTTGTCCTAGCTGCCAAGTTGATCTCGTCCGTTGTGAGTTAGGATCAGACATGGATTTCTCTTCCCTGCTTGATTATGTGCGCCGATGGCGTAGTTGCTGTGGTCAAGCTATGCTTCTGCATATACGGTAGCAAGAAGACAGCAACCTTATTGATGACTGCTTGAAGATCGACAGGCACGCGAGTCTTAGCTGAACGAACCTTGCTGGAACCATCGCTAATTGACACTGAATTAGTTCGTGGCCCTTGCATACCAATGATGATGTCACCTGTTTCAGGCGCGATATGCAACTGGACGCTAGAAATCATCTTGCCGTCTTGTTCCACGCGCGGCGATGCGTATTTCACGTAAAAGATCGATCTTGTCTCAAGACTCATTGATCGATCACTTATGGACGGTGCAATATGTCTATTGCCCAAATAGTTGCGTGATGCCTTCACGCGCCAAAGCATCACGTCATTGATCGCGACTGCGTTTGGCCATGCTTTTGCTTCGTGGCTTTTCAGAACGCGTTCACGCTTTCGATTGAGATATTCACGGCGTAGATCTTCAACTTGTTGTTTGATCGCGTCAACGTCGATATTGCCTGACACGAAACGCATGGCCTCTCTAAATTCGATGTTGTTGAACGTTCTATGTTCACTTGAATTGACGCGAAATTCATGAGCTAAACGCGTACCAACATAGTCGGCGTCTACGTCTACACTAATCGTTATGAACGCAGCTCCCATACCTTGATGTGATTGAGCTATCTCAACATAAATGTCTATGTATTGGTCAGGTTTGAGTCGATATCTTATGCTGCCAATGTTTGATGACTGCTCAAATCGATGGCCGTTGACGTTCAGTGACTGCGGCACGTTGCTGAAGAAATCGCTGAATGAAGCTAACTGGTGCTCGCCTCCAACACGCGCAATCACGCGCATATCATGCTTAGCTGCAATGCTAGCTACAGCCGATTTGATTGGTGCACCGTAGCTGATAAGCATAGAACGTAAGGCATGTCCAAGTATTGCAAGGTCGACAGTTGATTCTAACTTGTGTGTTGAACGGTCGCCGCTGCTTAATAGAACAGTCGCTTTTCTGTTTTTGTCTTGCCAGATCATAATGTCAGTGTCGTACGCGCGTCCAGCGTACTTGTTCTTGTGACGCTCGAATATCACTAGCGCGTCTTCATCACGTGGCAAATCTACGTGTTTGAACGCATTGCGTAGCCGCACAGAAAATGAACGAGGCTTGTCGTTGAATACAGTGCTAAATCGTGCCTTCTCATCATAGGCAACCAACGTGTCTTCACTTGCTGTGCGCGCAACTGCAACGTTCATCATGTCTCCGAATTGAAGCGTCAAAGGGCACCGCCTCGATTGAGACGGTGCCCTATTGCTTTGTAATTTAAGCTTGCTCTATTGCACGTAGAACTTGCTTGACCCTAGCAGGATCTTTCTTAACGAGCTTAGCAGCAACCTTTGGATCTTTCCAAGGCTTTTTGCTCTTCAGCTCTTTGATTGTTTTACTTGCCCTAGCTAACTTCTCGTACCTCTTCTTGAGCTCAGCTTTCTTCTTTGGCGAATCAGTCTCTTTCGCTTGCTGAATCGTCTTTGCTTGCTCTGCTGCGATCGTTCCCCAGTCCCACAGGAAGAATCCTGCGAAGTACCAAGCTGCCGCAGCAAGCAAGCCAAGCGGAATGGACGCGACAGTGAACAAAGAGAGCACGCCCATGACACCAGCAACAACGCCCATGAACTTTCGGCCTAGTCCCTCTTTGCCGAACAGAGCCTCAACGTGCTGTCCGTCTGGCTCAACGACTTGCTCGATTGATGCCATAACCGCGTTGTCTGCGAAGTCATGCTTGGCATCTGTTTCAGCTCCGTCGAATGCATCCGTAAGAAGACTGATGTCTAAATCGTGCTCAGAAGCAATTGCGATGATTCCTTCGTGTTGCATTGATCAGTTTCTCTTTTTCTTTTGTTCGAACTTGCCTTCTTCTGGTCCAAGCATCAAGCCGTATTGAGGCTCGACGTTCGGAGGAACTGGGCAGTTCTTCGTGAGATAGTGATTCGAGAACTGGCAACCACCAGCGATCCACTTTGGCTTGAAGCGTGCCACGTCATTGTCAGTCAAGTTGCCGTCGTTGAACTGGAATGTGCCACCAATCCAGACGTTCTCAACAACTGAAAGATCGCGCAGCGGGCAGCCTGACGCGCAGACGTGACCTTCAACGCGTTCCGGGAAGCCGACCAGGTCAGAGAGCTTGTCGTTGCGACGCAACAGCAAGTCACCCTTGATGTGCTTCGGCAGACCGACAGTCGTCAGGATCTGGTTGTTCGAGAAGTCAACACGGCCCATTGGCTCATTCTCGTCGTCCTCACCTTCGTAGCGCGAACGCTTCGAGATCTTGCATTCGACAGTGGCTGGGTAGCCATCGATGCGACGTAGACGGTTGTTGTTGAAGAACAACGAACCGCCAACATAAGACTCAGACTGTGGAATGCCTTTGAGACTCTCAAGCACGCATGAAGTGAACACAGCGTCTTCGCCGATGAATTTCGGGAAGCCAAACACTGTAGTTAGCTTCTTGTTGCTCTCTGCAACGTACGAACCACCGACGTACTCAGGGCCATGCTCGAGGTCGCCGATCTGATTGCGTGAGATGTCGAAGTCTTTGGTTGTCTTCTCAGGGCAGCCCTTGAGAGACTTGAGTCCACAATCGCTAGCCTTGAAGTTGCCGTCAACGACGCCGAACTTGATCGGCAGCAAGCCGAAGCGATTGTCGATCGCGCTTGAATCGATCTTCACATCACCAGTGACGTCGATGCGACCATCAGGACGCATCTTATACTTCGTGATGCCGAACTTCTTGCACCACTTTGCGACTTCCTTGTCCTGGCTGACTGCTGGCACGTTACGAGTGGCTGCGAAGTCCGTGTAGAACTTGTTACTCGCCATCTTGTACGAACCACCCTTATTGCCGTGGTTGACTGTGTCAAGCCACTTCTGCAACGTGGTGAAGAAGCCAGGGAAGTACTTGCCATAGTTCGAGTTAGATGACCCGTCGAGCACGATATCGTCTGGATCCTCGCTGTTGACGAATGGCAAGATTGTTGCGCGGCACACAGGATGCAGAATGTTGCCGTCATCGGCACGAATGCCGTACGCAACGATTGCGCCGTACTTTGCCATCTGTGGAACGTAGTGCGCGTTGCAACCAGCACCGTGCTTCGACACGCTGATGCGCAAGCATGAACCTGAGTCCCATGCACGGCCAGTTGAGAGCGCAGCAATGTCATATGGGTGACGCGAGATTACAACAGCCATGCTTGAGCTGATCTTCGACGCGTTCTCGCGAATCGGATCAGCAGCCACCTTGTCAACGAGATCGTCAAGTGGCGTCCAACGCAGCTGCTTGGCCACGTCCATGATCTTGTACTGCTTGTTGTTCTTCACGTCGAAAACAGTACCGGCCTTTGGCTCAATGTCTTTGTAGCGAGGCACGCGCTCGCCCTTGCCTTGGCCTGCAACTGTGTATGTTGCAGACTTGATCTTCTGCAGAATCTGGTCTTGGCTAGCTCCAGCAATGGCCTTCCTACGCTCTTCTTCATTGAGCATGCCAAGCGCTTTGTTCAAGTTAATGACTTGACCATTGCGCTTGTTGAGGACCTTGCCTTGGTAGTAGTCGAGGAGATCGAACTGGCCGTTGCTGTATGTGTGCAACGCGTTGATCACGTCGATCTCGACTGGCGAGAATTCAGTGTTGACCATGAGATGCTTGGCGACAGGCAAGTAAATGCGATATGCTGGGCGCTTGGTTGTGAATTGCTCGAACAAGTGCGAGTACCGATTCTTGCCACCTGAGCGCGACCACATGCGGTAGTAGTCACGCGCAGTGGACAACGGCAGCTTTGCAGTCGTGATGAATCGACCTTCAAGTCTGTCTGCAATGACGCTCAATGGCGTTTGGAAAAACTCGTCCATCATGGATCTCCTGTGTGGCTAAATCCTGTAATCTAGCCGGTGGTTGCCCGTAGTTGGGCGGTCAATAAGAGTTGAAGAAGTTAGTCAAGTCACGTCGATGATTGAGCAGCAAACAGCTCACGCATTAAGCGATCTTTGACATGACTACGCATGCGACTGATGATCACGTTTTGCAGTTCTTGCTTGCCGAACAATGCGTTGAGCTTGAATAGCTTGACGTAGAAATGCGATGTAAATGCGTTGAAGCAGACACGCATGTACACGCCATCGACTTCCTGCCGCCGTTGACCAGTGCAAAACGAAAGCCGAACATCATTATTGCTTTCGGCAACTCGCCGCTGATGCTGTATTGCTGAGGCCGCTCATTGCCAACACGCGCAACAACTAACTGATGCCGAGCTACGATTCGATTTAGCCTCTCCATGGCATACGCTCCAGTTCATAAATGAGCACTGCAACGTTTGGTATCAGAGTGCGCTTGACGTTCAACGTGATTTGTGGCACTTTGTTGAACTTGAACTCGCGCACTTCAATCTGGTTGTACACCCAGCGAATTGAGCCACCAGTTTCTTTGCATACCCAACGTGCCTTCAAGCCGCGCTGGTAGGCTGACTTATGTTCTGGATTGAGCGCGACAAAGTCATATGCCCGTCTCTTAAGTACAATGCGCTTAGGCAAATCCTCAGGCGTTTTGATGCCTTCTTCTAATGCAACGCGCGCTGTCGTTGGCTTTATCACGTATTCGGCGATCTTGCTTGCTAGATCAGCTAGCTTCGTTGGAATAGGGAATCCAACATGCCCGATCACGCGTTCATTCTTCAGCCAGATGACCTGCAAGTCGAAGTCATGGCGCTCTGGCCAAAAGTGAATGTGCAAAGACCATGCGTTGGTCGTGTCATTGTAGAAGCACCAGTGCGTGTGTTCATGCCGCTCAATACCGATTTCTTCATTGCGCTTGAACGTTAGTGAGCCGACCTTGATGACACTTGGAAGGTCATCTATTTCATGCAAAACACTGTTTACTTGATGCTGCGTTCTGGCTTCAGCCATGTGATGCTGCTTTGGCAAGTCGGCGTTGAATCGCGCGACGAACTTGTTGGTGTGCTCACGAAGTATCTTCTCTAAAGAGTGCTCATCAATCTTCTTGATTGTTGTCCGACTTGAGTATCCAACACTACCACTGTCGAACGCGATGTCGTACGCATCAATGCAGTTTTCAGGACCAACATCTGTGATGGTGAGTATGAGCCAAATCGCGCCAAGAACGCATATGTACACTCTGTCGTCTGCTAAGCGATTTGCTCCATTGTATTGGTATGATCCAACACGGATATTGCGCGGCAGCTTCACTTCGCGGATCGGTTGCAACCCGACGACTTCAGATTGCACGCGGCTGATGACTTTCACGCCTTTGCACGCAGCAATAACTGCTAACGCAGCGGTCGTACCTCGCAACTGCGACGCATAAACGCTGAAGAACATCTCAACGATTTCCTCGATGAATGACTGCATCGAATCGACATCATCAGGAATGCCAAGTGGTTGCCCAGTTGGCCGAACCAAACTGATTTTGAACGGCGCAGTGTCTAGTGACCTAGCTCTGAATCCGTTTGTGCCGCTTCGATCATATGGACTGAATCGATACTCAAGCGAGAACTTGTTGTTGCTCGCATCACTGAAAATGAAGCCAACGCTGAATGCTCCGCCGATCGCTTGACCACCATGGAAGCCTCTTGCAACGATTGCCTCGCGCATGCGCTCAAGCAACTCAACGCGATCTTTCTGTTCTTCGCGTTTGATCTGCTTGATCAAGTCCTGGAATTCAGCACCGATGTAGTTCTTGAACGAAGTGACTGTCATGTTCACGATGGACGTCGCACCGCGCTTCTTTAGATGTCGCCCCTCGTTGTCAAGCATGGAGCACGTGATTTTGTTAGCCAGATGACTGTCGCTCGATTCATTAAAGATCGTAACGAACAAAGTGTACGAAGTACCGTCGCGTTCTAGCGTGCCAGTGAAGAACCAATTACGATCATCCATCGACGCTTTGTTCGATTTTCTGACAGTGACAGAATCACCGTCAACATCGACGCCGAAATACTTTGGCATTGTCTCAAGCACAAGTGGCGTCTGCTCACCAGCAACGCGTGCTAGTGCTGTTCTAAGTTTTGTCACAGCTTGATCCTTTCAATGCAGAGACCAATCAGGTCAGCCAGATCAGAAATCTTGATCGGAAACTCGTAAATCGGTGCAACGGTCGTTGGTTTCACGTTATTACCTTGTGACGACTTCTTATAGAAGTCTCTTTTGCATCGGCTTACAACAGCGAGAGCACGACATTTAGTGTCTTCGAAATGCACGTGCACTTCGTACTTGTCAGATTCGTACTTAGCTGAATCTTTGCTGCTAGTGAGCTTGAAGACTTGATCATCAACTGTGAAACTCTTTGGCGCTGATTTCTTATCGAAGAACATCGGACTTTCAGCAGCAATTCGTGCTGTAGCTAACTTCGACGCAATTACCTGAAGCGCTGGTGTAGCGCTAGCAACGATCAGTCCTGAAAATTCTGCGCCAAAGAATACTTGGTCCATAGCAATCAATGCTTCTACGTTTTTGATGATATCATTCTCTGTCGGTCGACGACCTTCTATTTCGCTGTATGGCCCAATCACGAACGAATGATTGTCATCGTCATGGCATCTTGACGCTATTGCGTAATCTACGACGCGATCGTGCTCGTCAAGCAAAGGCCACAACTCAACAGTGATATGGATGCCAAATGATTTGTATCCGTACGCTAGTACGCTAAAGTGACTAAACGTTGAGTGCGGCTTGATTGACTGCGCTTTGAAGTCGACACCAGCAATCTTGATCGTCTTACGCAATAAATGCGCAACCTCTTTGAGGCCAGGCACAGCAACTTCGGTCGCTACGCGAGCAGTGACTGCGTTTGCTATGCTACAAGCCTTGTCGTACTCCTTTTTGGATTCACTGATAGCATGGACTATTAGACTAACGTCGCTAGGACTGAGATTGCCAAGATTGAGATCGAGCGATCCGTTAAGGTCAGAGTCCAAATGTATCGTTCTTGACGGCCTGTAACCAGGATACCCAATTGTGAATGTCCGCCTGCGATTATCTAGCTTTATGAACATGTTAACAATGCGCTTAATCGGATTCTTGTTTTGACGTGGAAACGTCATAATGAATTTGACACCACATGTAAGTCCTGATCCTATCACTCGGTCAAACTTGCATGAGCTACCAAAAGTGTCTTTGACGCTCTCTTTAATGACACTCACAATTCGGTTGCGGTTTCTGTTGTCGGTTGATTTGACTTCGACAAGCAGCTCATCGAACGCTTTTGACGACATCTCAAGCATGCTATATCTGTTCATGCTAGCCATGCTTTGTTTGAAGCGCTTGTGCGCGTACGCGCCATCGTCAAGCAAGATCGAAAAGACTATGACGCAGCGATCGCTTAGCGCTTCTGAATTGAATGTAGCATAGATAGTTGCACGGAATTTTACGTCACCATCGACTACATGTTGCGCGTACGTGACTTCGACGTGACGATCAACAGTCTGTTTGACACGCACTAACTTCACGTCTTTGCCGTTGATCTTGGTATTTATGAAGTCAACGCGCTTTGCCGACGCGAACGGATATGCTTCTTTTTCTGCGTTGATTCGTGCAATTGCGTGCATCAGAAACCTGCCTCAACGCGCTGAATAAGCTTAGCCATTGCAGAAACAATGTCGAGTTCAGTTGCGCGCTTACTCAACTGCATCGATTCACTTTTGCGAGGCATGCCAAAGTGCAAAGTTATCGAAAACTGACCGGAGCGATCACTGGCGCTTATGATGAAGCGCCCGAATCGATTGAAGTACGTTGATGTTAGCGCAATCGCTTGATTCGTCTCTTTGGTCGTCTTATTGACGCCTGTGATCATCTCTTTTGTGAAAGACATACGAGTGTCAATTTTGATCATGCTTGGCAAACGCTCGTACAGCTCTTCGATGCTTGCGTGATCTTCATGTGATACGCGGCTTGTGATCTGGTAGAAGGCTAGAGTGCTCATGACTCTGCTTCTATACGTTGCTTCACGAGTTTGATCATCGCTTCGTTGACGTCAGTGACTTTAGCTGATACATTAGTTATCCGCTGTTCCAGTTGTCTCTGAAATCCGCGCATTTTAGTGTCCCAAAAGAGATATCTAAGAACAAGCGATCCATTTGACTCGGCATATAGAATGAATTCAGTTTTGCGTCCAACACAAAATTTGATGATCTTTCCGAGGTGCTTATCATCTTCTAACGAAAGATCATAGAGCATTGACCAACCTTTTATGATGAAAGGATCTGGCAATTCTTCGTACAGACCAACGATGCCTTTGCGTCGTTCACTAGCAACGCGACTCGTGATCTGGTAGAAGGCTAGAGTGCTCATGCGTTAGCATCCATGAATTTGTCAACAGCCTTCATTGCAGTTTTGACCGTATTCTCGAACTCGCGCTTGAATAGATCGATGATCTGCATGCGATCATGCGTTGTCGCATCGAATCGAGTGTCACCGCTTGCTATTGCTTCAGTAAGGCCTGGTTGAGCTATTACCCAAAGCATGCGTAGAGATTGCTGTGCTGTGTTGAATGATCTACCGCGTACACAAATGATGATGCCGCGATATTCGAGCTCGATCGCAGGCTCGTTGGCGCCTAATGCTCCGTGTACTTGAAGTCCAAGCCGCTTAGCTGTTTTGGTTGCGCTCAGTATTGCGTCAGTCATGAAGTGATGCTCAATGCGCAGCAGTTGTGGGAACAGCTTTTCAAAGACATAGCCAACATGCCACGTGATCGTTTCACGTGTCTTTGACTTGTTCTTGAATGCCACTGACTTGTCTACACTAACGCCATTGTCGCGACGAAGTAAACGTGACACAGCATGTATCATGCGGTATCTGCCAGTGCCAGCCTCAAACAGATTGAAGAAGCAGATCATTGGGACGTCATGAAACGTGACACGCGCGCTATAGCTCATTATCTGTTTGCTCTTGAATGCTGTAAGCGGAAATTCAATCCTTTGGCCGAACGCGCTGATAATAAGCTTCTTTGGCAAATCACTGTAGTCGAACTCTGACGGGTTCTCAGTACCTACGCGCGCAACGACTGATTTCTTGTTGACTGCTTCGATCACGTTTTCAATCATCTGCATGGACAGTTTTTCGCCTTTAGGCAGATGACTTTTGATCTGCTTTATGAGGCTGTCTCGCAGTGCTTGCGGAATACTGACGCTCTGTATGACGCGTTGTTGATCTGTATCTATCTCGATTTGTACATGCTTGTTGAGCTCGACTAGGTACTGGTAAACTACAGTGTTCTTATTGCGCAATGTCCACATGGACAGAGTGTTGTTTACGCGTATCTCTTCGCTTTCTTGCTTACCATTTGGTATTTGCGGTGGCACCGGGACTAGTTCATTTTGTTCGCCAGCAACGCGCGCTTTGATGATTTGCAGTGCTGTTAGCATCAGTGATTCTCCGCAATCTCACGCTTAGCAGCGCTTAGAAGTTCGGTGCATGCATTCATGATACGAGATCTGGACGTTGGCATTGGCAGCTTAGCTTCACGCTCAGCGCGTTCAACACGGTTGGTCGGTTTCATGATGCCGACTACAGCAGTTATTGTAAGTGTGCCTGCTGTTTGCCTGAATTCAATTCTTGAGAACTTTGGTTCGCGTTCATCAGATGTGAACTTATGGACGCGATTACCCATAGTGCCGGCTGACATTGAGTATTCGAAATTCGAGCCGACGCATGAGAAGCCATCGTACAAATCCATGATTATGCTGTTGACTTGCAGTTGCTCGCCAGCAACGCGCGCAGTCACAATGGTCACGTCATCTTCAGACGCGTCTTCAAGAGCACTGATGAGCTCGGCCTTGCTAACTGGATACGTGAGCTGGCCATGTTCGTACTGGCCATGGTTCTCACTTCTGAATTCAAAGAAACCTGACGGGTAGAACGTCAAGTAATTTATGTGCGCTGGACCGTGCTCTTCATGATATGAAACGAGGCCAGTAGGATCCGGACGCTCGAAACGTACCAAATGCGTACGGCCTATGCGAATGTGCATTGGCAAATCAGCTAACTTGCCGTAGACAGCGCGTTCACGATCGACGCGCGCGATGATTGCATTGAGCGCTTGCGTCATAACCGGCGTCTCCGTTGTGCGATCTCTCGTGATTCTCGATGATTCCTTGTAGCTTCGTCCAACGCTGCCTTGAACTCACCAAGTGTTGATGGCATATCAAGCTTGCCGTGATGCGTCCAACCGTACAACGCGCGACTTGGCCTTTTGCGCGTCAACACGTTGATGTTGTAATCATGATCGATTGAGATCACAAAGCCAAGTTCACTGTCTTCTAGCTCGCCGCTGTATTGGGCAAGTATTTTAGCGTGACCATATGATACGCGCTCTATTGCGACGAGGTCAAGATTGAGGCGCTCAGGAAATTCGGCTTCACTTTTGATGATGTTGTCTTCCGACGCAACTCGAGATTCTACAGGCTTGTTAGCGAGCTTGCTTGCAGCATTCTTTGCGCGAGCATCAGCAACTTGCTTGTCGATCAACGGCGCAACACGCCGAAGCAGCTCATTCAAATTGAATGGATTCAACATGCGGAAAGTCTTCATGTTGACATACGGAGGACCATGCACGTCAACGACAACGACGATTCCTTTAGTTGCGTCATGCGCGTCAAACAACTTGATGACTACATACGCGTCAACGTCTGTGATCTCACTGACTAAGTACGTTGCGTTCACAATGTCGCTGAATCTTTGCATGTTGTTCGAGAACTTGAGCACGTGATGTCCAGCTTTGAGTTCATCGACGTGCTCAAGATCATTTAACGTGGTGAGCTCTTGCTTTTCGCCAGCAACACGAGCTATAGTCACTTTCTTTGATTTGCGTTCTACTTCTGCGAATAGTGCACGCAACGTTTTGAACAACATATGATAGCTCAGATTTGGTTTATTGATTACATAATCTACGCGTATGCCGTCACTAACAACGCCAACAACAAATTTGTCTTTTGAGAAGTCACGCGATACTTCTATACGCCGAAGCGTGTTGAAGTTGAAATTATTGACTACATCGCCATGTATGAAACTCACTTGCACAACGTGATCAAATGAGCGTGAACTACGACGAACATAGCGATCGTTGTCAAAGACCAAAACGTTACCAATGTCGTCTGGTCCTTCAATTGCGCCTTTGTCTTCACCAGCAACGCGGGCTTCAACGCGGGCTTCAACGTTCTTTTGCTTTAGCGCTTTTTCAAGAAGCTCTACAACGGTGCGCTTGAAGACAACAATATTGATTGGGTTAGTAATTACTGTCGAGCCAAATTCGCTGACTGCTCCTCCTCTATGATCATCATGAAACTGCTGAATGCACACATCAAGATCATTGATTTTCTCGCCTGGAAGACGCGGTTTTTGCGTTGGCGATACTTTGACAAACAGCGCTTTGCTAGATACGTTTTTGACGTCAAAAGCAATGCTAAGAACGTGGCCAAAAGGCGAAATGATGCGATCCATAGCTAGCGCGTATTTGCCGCACTGAATCTTGTCGATTTTTGACAGATCTTCAAAAGACATCTCGTTGTGCTCGCCAGCAACGCGAGCTTCGGTGAAGCCACCGTGCTGAGCTTTGTTCATCGCAGTCAAGCACATATTCATGAGCTGAGATTGCTTAAGAACATCTGTATTGAGCGTCACACGAGAAGTACTTGAGCCAAACCTAGCGTTCACGTCAACCCTGTTCAACTTTTCGTTTTCATTATTGTCTTTGAATAATGCGATGTAGAACGATTGAATCTGACGCGTTCCAGCACGCTCGAAGTTGACTGAAGTCATGTTAGACGCGATTAACTTACCAGTCTGTTTGTATTGTATACCGTTAACGGTGATGTCACGCATGTTGACGAATTCTGCGAACGTTATCATCTGTATTTGCTCAGCGCCGACGCGAGCTTGCGCCACTTCTTGCAAGATCGGTTCGTGCAAGATCGGTTCGTGCGGTTCTGTCAGCATCGCGCTCTCAATTGAGACACCGCGTTTGGTCTTGATCTGCAAGATCTCGGTAGGTAGCGCTGTGATGCGCTCACGAGCAATGCCGTTGTGCGCTTGAATATGCAGTGGCGTAGCGCCGTTCAGATTACGGATGAGCAGACGTCGAATTGGCAGCAGCCCAAGCAAATCGACTTTGTTCTGCGCGAGATAGTGCAATGCGCAATTGCCTTTGTCGTTCTGCAGTGACAATGTCAAGATGTCCTGCTTCAGCAACAGATCGAGCTCACGTGAGTATGGCTTCACACAACGCGCAACAACGTGAACAACCAAGTTCACGCCTGCGTCATCAAGCTTCTGTCGAAGCTTCTCAGCGTCAGACACGAGCGTCAACAAGAAGTTTTCGTTCCAGTCTTCGACAAGCTGCTTCACTACGTCATTGGCTGGCTTTGTCTCTTTTGGATCAAGCCGCACAAGGAAGTTCACAGCAGTAGGACCGAAACCGATTTCGACTTGTTCTTCAGCGTCTCTGATGAAGTTTGAGTCAGTCATGGTCGAAAGCAAGAAAGGGCCGCAGTCGTAGACGGCAGCCCGAGTGAGTGATTGTTGCTCATGCTAAGAGTTCTCTTCTCTGTCTGGTACATAGAGCCGAAGTTGCGGTCTACTACGCGTTGGAGGAGGTGGAACAAGCTCGTTGAGCTGTTGTTCAAACAGTTCACGAACTAACGTATTCTCGCGCTCGGCTTCGAGCCGACGCAATCGATGCATTGGGCGTTCAGCTCTTTCTCGCATCATCCACGACCCTCGTGAGCAATCCGTTGTTTGATCCGCTGGCCCATGCGATCCATCACATCATTGAACTTGCTAGCGCTCATAGGAAACTTCAATGACTCTCCGTGCTCAAGCACAGCAACAAGAACTAAATCAATTGCAGCGCGAACAGAACCATCGTCAGTGAAGTTGATCACGACGCCTTTGTCTGGTCCGTAGCCTCGCTCACGATAGGCTCTCATTGATCTGGTTGACATCACTTCATCGTACATAGTTCCAGCGGCGTTGATCACATTTGGCAAGCTGTCGAAAGTGATCTTGAGATCTTCATGATTGACTCGAGCCTCAACGTAGTTCTCTAAATGCACGTCAACACGCATGAGCACTTTAAGCAGCACGTCATTGAAAACTTTACGCTTGACTGGAAAACGAAATTGACGTCTGCCTGTATCGTTTACACGCATATTGTCAATGTCTACTAACACGTCACCGTCTCTCCAGATGTCAACTTCAATCTCAGTGACGTGCCTGCCGTGACGCTCAACGTCTTCTTTGTACTCAGTGCACATTCCGTACAGCCTTTGCAATTGCAACTTGTGCTTTCCAAGCTCAATCACAGACGGTAGACTATCGTACTCGACCATATCGTCAAGTTCGCCAGCAACGCGTGCTTGCACGATGTCAAGCGCTGGCGAGATCCAAGTAGTGTCTACCATACTTTGCCTGCAATTCCAAATGCACGCTTGAAGTTTTCATTGCTTGAGTCAATCTTTGAACGAGCCATATTGTGTAAAGCTGTGCGTTGATGCAGACTCATGTTACGGTCACCATTCGTGCCGCTCACTTCGATTTCAATGATCTTGCCATTTGACGTCGAAATCTCGATCCATGTACCAGGCATGATTCTTGCTGTGTAGCTCGATCGATGCTCTCCATGGTCTTCATAGCGCCATATGATGTCATTGGCATCCTTGAACGTTGAGTGCGGTACAAGGTCAAACACTTTCTCGTTAGCGATGCGCGCAGTCACCGCTTTTGCGCCAATGCTCGATAGCAATGCTTGCAACGTTTCGAATGTTGCTGGCTTGTGATCGAATGGCTCAAGCTCTTCTCGACTGATTCCCTTTGAGCCGACAATGAAGTAAATCAAGTCGAAGTTAGCTACGTCGAAACGTAGGATTCGTCCATCGCCTAGATTTGCTGTGTAGTGAGTCGAGCGTGAGCACTCATCCACTTCGTGCTTGAATTGCACGCCGCTTAAAGTGAAGTCGGCCATTGGGACGCGTTCAACAGCTGTACTCGCAGTTGCTTGCGTATCGTTGCGCTTCATCCGCTTTGCATACTCAGCTAGCTTGAGCAACAGCGCTTCGCCCAAGACGACACGATCATTTGCAACGAGCTTTTTGAGCGCATCGCGATCCAAATGTTTGCCAATCATTCCGGAAAGCTCAATGTCGACGATGCGTTGTTTCTCATCAGTCAAGACTAGCAGGAATGTGCCAAGCTCAACTCTGGTATGGTACGCAATGTGATGGCGCTTGACATACTTGCCATTGCTATTTTTGATGTCAGCTTTTTGTGTCCACACAGCGAAATTGAATTTGCCAAGTTGAAAACTGACGTCATCATTGGTGTTAGCTGGTATTGGCAGTGGCTCATTATGCTCGCTAGAGACACGCGCAACAGCTTGATTCGGCACAGCTATTTCGATGATCTTGCGCAAGTTCTCTTGCGTTGCAGCTGGTCGGTCTTTGCAGAACTGCAGTAATGCCTCGCGAGAGTCGCCAAGTATCGTTGTTGAGCTGTTCTCTAGCCAAGCGGCATGAATGCGATCATTGACGACGTCAAGCATGCAGTAGCGATTTGGACGCACACGTGCTCGATACCAGCGCTCATCGCGTTGATCGCTGCCTTCGAATGACCAGCTAAAACCACCAAATTTGAATTCGTGTTGTGGCAACGCGTTGTTCAATTCAGCAGCCACACGCGCTGTCGCTGAATTGTGTGAAGGCACGAGTATGTCTAAGAATGCCTTCAAGTTCTTCAAGTTAGCGTCAGGCTCTGTTTCAAGTAGACTCGTCACTTTTTGCTTGCGAGCAGCAGGCTCTTCTCGAAGTTCTCCGTGAATCGTGACGAACGCATCAGTGATCTTGTCATGATCGATCATTACGGAGAAATAGACGTTTGATCGCAGCGTTGTGTCGTAAAACGACAGGCCAGTAGCCATGTCAGTGCCTTCGGCTGGCTCCCATGATCGACCAAAGGCTTTGAAACGACGCTTTGGCAGCGGATCATCGTCTGCATCGAACGCAACGCGGCCAGCGACAAGACTGCTTGGCTGACCGCTAGTAGCGCGACGCTTGACCAACATCTTGCAGTCACTTAGCGTCTCAGCAAGTGCATCTGCATTGTCCTCTTCATCGCGATCGTATCGAGCCTTGGCACGCGCAAGCAACAATTGCTGTTGGAGCCAGCGCTCACAGCATAGTGAGAAGTCTGCAAGTGTGATCTTGTACTTTTGCCAGTCTTTGACTACATCAATATAGCCACGACGTTCAAGATCTAACAGCAATTGCGTTGGAGTTTTCATTGGTCGTCTTGCCAGTCGCTCATGCGATCTTTGAACATCTTCTCAAGCGTTTCCATCGTCTGCTTAAACGTTCTTTGGCATTTGAGTGTCGACGTTTGGCTTTCACTATCTTCATCTTCGAGTTTGATTAAGCCAAGCTCAATATGGATGAAATCATTTTTCGCTTTATTGAAGGTCAAGTACAAATCTGGACGATGCTTGTCAGAGTGGTACTCAACAACGTAGTCTTCACGACGCTCTATCCAAAACAAGTGCCCATTGATACGCAGTTCTCTTGGATAGCTTTCGAAATCTTCAAGCGTTTTGTCATCGTCACGCTCGCTAGACGTACGCGCGACAACGTTGAAGCCTAGTTGACGTAGAGTTGCAGTGATGCTCATTATAAACCTCGTGGCCAAGTTTTGCGTACATCAATCCAGTCTTGCTTAATTATACGTGTTTTCAGCAAGTCACTAACTTTGTCAAGCGCCTCTTTGAAAGTCGTTTTGGCTGGCAGTGCTCGCAGTTCATTGAGTCTGTCTTCGTCATCATCGTAACGTTTTCCAACATCTATTTGGACGCTACCGCTAGGATGCTGCGTGAAGATGATATAGACTGTATGATCACTATACTTGCCGTAGTACGTTGTACCTTGATGATCGCGCTCTTCGCATTCGAACTTGATCTTGTTGAGCATGAACTTTTGAGGCATGCGTTCAAACGAGTCGATCGTTGGATTCGCGTCGTACTCAGGCGAGACACGTGCAACCACGCGAGTTGGTTTTGCTGTGATCACAAGTGGTGGTTGTGTGCTGCGTTTAAGCTCTGCGTTCAACCGCTTGAGCAAATCATCCAAAGGGATTGGAAACACGCTCTCGTTTGATATGAGCCGGCGCATTAAACGCGTAGGATCTTTTGTACCTGCTTCACGCGCGCGTACAGTGACTGTCTGCGTGCCGCCGCTATCATTGTTTTGTATGAATGGTATTTTGTACGTGACATCATCGATATCACATGAATACTCGACGAGTGAAAACGAATGATAGCCTGTATCGACGCTTCCACGCTTAGCAACATGGCCGTCCAGATAGAGTATTGCTGGCAGTTGACCGATGCGCTCGATGTTCTTTTGCTCGTTGGCAGCGCGAGCAGCCACGCTAAAACCAAGAAGCGCCAGACGTTGTACAACGTTAGTCATTTGTGCATTGTCTTTCGTAAGTGCTTCAACAAAGCTTCGTCTGCTTTGTGCACGTTGTTCTCGACCCAATCAGGTAGATCATTGATGCTGTTGAGCTTCGTCTGCGCAATGACCAAATCTTCAATCGAAAACGAAACCGGAATCTCAGTCATGTCTTGAGCCATCGAGTGCTGGACGATGTTGCTTTGCGCGTCTTCCCAATCAGCGCCTTTGATATGACCTATGTTGAGCTGTAGTGGCAGTCCCCAAGCATACAGATCAGTCTGGTACATTTTGGCGTCTGCTTCATCTTCGATGAGCGACTTTGCCTCAGTAGAGAGCGCCTCAATTTGCATGTAGTTGGCATCGCACTGCCGATCCCAATTGCAATCAAGCGTGAAGTGACGTGCCTTCTTCAGAGCGCGATTGACATCATCTGAGAACGCGTCATGATACAACGGCACAATGCCAGGTGAAACAAACTTCTGTCTGTTCTCGCTAGCAACGCGTCCTGTGACGACGAATCCTAATTTAGCTAACTTAGCCGATACTTGCATTTGTCTGCCCTCTAAGATTTGATCGCGATCAGCGTTCTACGTGCTTCCAAGGCTTCGGCTGTATGATCTTGCCGCCATTGTCAATCACGATCTTCTTGATCGCGTCAAGTGCACTTGTACGCGATTGCGGATCAGGAAATACCATGAAAGCGTCTTCATCATAGTCGAATGTGGTACTAAGTTCTCGAACAGTAGCTGAGTTAGGTTTGTTCGATGTATTCGATGTGCGCTGATTTGCGTTGAACTTGATTGCGCGTTCGGGGTGTATTGGCTTCGATACTGTCGAATCAATGAACTCAACAAGTGCAGCACTGCTATGGATTGCGTCGATCATTTCTTTGAAAGACTTGAAGCGCTTTTTCTTCAAGAAGGCGCCGATCGGTTGCGTGATGACGTCAAGATCTTTGCCTGGCTTGAGCTCATGTATGCCAGCAAGATCAAGTGAGACAATCGTGCCAGTAGGCGAATTGATAATTAGCGTTATTAAGCTTTGCTCATTCTCGTCTTCTTCGAATGATATAGCAAACGTATCACCTGCGTCGTTGCTGTGATTGTCCAAGCGACGCATCATGAAACGCCCAAGCATGAACTTCTTTGGCACAATGATCAGCGACTGATACTTTTCTTTGAAAGCGTCATGCGCGCTGATCAGTCGCTGCTTCAGTTCGCTAACAGGAACGTTTGCAGACGTATTTGACGGCGCAAGCTTGAATGTGCGCTTCATCAAAATTTGGTTATTGGACGTAAGCTGTACATAAATCTCGTAGCTTGTGACTTTGTAGCTCTTGATGTCCACAGACACAACGAAGGTCATCGAGCCACGTCGTGCGTAATAGCTAAAATATGAGTCAACGCGGTTTACGTCACAATCTTCTAACTTGAACTTCAAACCAGCGACTTCGAACTTGTGGTCGCTCATTTTGAAGTCATCATCTCCCACGCTGTCAATGCTGAATGGCAGCAAGCTGATACTGCTGGCCTCTCCAGCAAAACGTGCTTGTGCAAGTTCAAATGCTTGTGTCATGATCACTTACTCCCGCGAGTTGACTTGCCATACAGCTTCTTCAGATTGTCGATGTGACGCGCAAAAAGCTTCAATGACGCAACGCTGACTTCGATCGTTTCATCACCAATCTTGACTGTGCCTTTGACTCTGGCATCTTCGGTTGGAACAAGTACCAGCTTGTTAGCTATAATGGCCTCATCAAGCTTTTGCTGCAGGTTGCTGACCAGCAATCTACCTTTGAGCGTTGCTGAAACTCGTTTGGTTGTGTCAGCGCGCCGCGCTTGTAGAATTGCGCTGTTAACGTTATTTGCTTCGCCATAGACGTCAAGCTTGAACGATCCATTGTATGAAAATCGCCAGTCGCCTCGAAGATTTACGCCGGTTACGACCTTGATTGGTATCACTACGTCGCCGAATCTTAGTGCATAGCGTTTTGCAATCACGTTAGCGCTTGTTGCTGTCAATTTGTTGATTTTGGCAATGTCTTCACGTAAAGCGTCGACAAGATCTTTGCTGTTGTCAATATCGCGACTTGTGTCATTTCTGTTGATGTACGTGCCTACACTTACTGTGTCTCCATCTTGATCAGATATTGTGATGCCATTCACGCGACCGAGCGCTGTTTTGTAGTCGGCTCTAAGCACCTTTTGATTTCGCCAAAGTACTTTGAAGTCAAGCCCTTCTATTTTGATTATTACAGCGCCTGATTTCTTAGGCATCTTCGAAAAGATGCGCTTCAACTGTTGGAGATAGTCAATGCCTTCGCCAGCGAAACGAGCAATTGCAGTGTTCATCTTAGTTTCCCTTCAAGTACTGCAACAAGTGCTTCTTGAATGCAACAGCATCTTTCACTTCAAACGTTTGCTTGACGCTGCCAACGTCAACAACTACTGTTGCGCCCATGCCTTGAGCTGTTGATTGGAAGATGTTCTTTGCATTACAAAGTTCACGTAATTTTGCTGGCAATTGTCCAGACTCTGCAAAGCTCGCTGGAATCTTGAAATCAAAGGTCCGATTCGATGTAGCACCGCGCGGCTTTGCTGTAACGCTTATTGCGATGTTAGGCTTACCAACGACATAGTGCAACTGCACTGCAATTGACGACGTTGACCAATTCCGAGTAGAAACAACTATGTCGCCGTCAGAATCTAACTCAATGACGGGATTGAGCTTCACGCCCATAAGCGTAATAGGTTGCTTTGCCCAATCAGGCACTTTAGTTGACATCTCGTCGACTTTTGCGATTGCTGCGTTTATGCGCAATGCAAACTGCTCAGCCGCGTTATTAGCTGTTGCCTTTACAGGAGTGCCGATAGGATCGTCACTAAGCGTCACAACGTATTTGTTGTCACTAATAATGTCATCATTGTCTATAGATATGGAAAAGCCTTTGTAAGTAGCGCCGTGGTTGATGTACTCGAACTCACGCGTGTAGAAGCCGTCTTCATTGTCGCTCATCGCATTGTTGATTACGCGCTCAAACCGTTTGCGTTCGGCGTCTAATGATCTCGTTCCAAATTTGACGAACTTAAGATTTTTATAGACAAAAGCCGTCGGGAACTGATGATACCGCCTGAACGTTGCAAGCGCCTCAGTCAGCGATGGGTCTTTCGATTCGAGATTGATCCGCGCTTGGACGATGTCAAGTGCTGGACTCACTGTTAGCATCATTTGCCTGCTTTGTGCTGCTCCAGCACGACTTTGATCTGTTCAAGAGCTGTACGGTAATTCGATACGTCATAGCGGAAGATGCGTTCGCCTTTGTTCAAGCGCTTGTCACGCAAGATGACGTCGATTTCAGCAGTCTTATCACCAGGGAAACCATGATCCTTCAAGCACTTGGATATTGCGTTGACGATCTTCTCAACAGGCCATGTGTCCAGATCAAATTTGATCGGATACCTAAGTCTGCTGCGAACGAGCATAGTGATGTCTTTGTCTTCAACATCGAAGAAGATCTCGATTGGGTAGTCTTTGAGCTTCCAACCGATCCAAGGCAAGTGTCCTACTGTATCATCGAAGTCGCCATTGCTGATTTCTGCATCAAGTCCGTTGAATGACTTGACTTTCGCCAGCTCTCTAAACTTCGGCATTGCGTTAGTGATCTTCGAATCAACCTCGTCGACGATGCGACGAACTTCTACGTACTTTGGTGGAATGATGTCGTCAAGACTGTCGCCACTGCTTCTGCTGTCATCATATCCCCATCTAGCCTTGAGATTACGACTTATCTGCATTACGCGTGTATGACCGGCAATGTTGAAAGACATGCTAACGTCGTTTTGGTTGACGCGGACGTTTGCGTCTAGTCCGCATTTAGCTAATTTGCCACTACCACCATATGATGCACTTGACCAGCTTCTATCACGTACGTCATCGACCTGATTCAGCGTGAGCTCAATGCCACTCGCAGTGAATGACTCGAGCGCACGATCTGGATCTTCTGCGGCGATACGTGCTGACACGATCGAAAGCGCGGTATTCATTTCTTTGCTTTCTTCATTGGCGCAGCTGTGAAGCGATGCTTTTCAAGCAATGCCGTAAGTTCTTTATTGAATGCTTTCTTGTCTGCGATTGGCACGCGTTGTGATTGTCCATCGACGTCGATCAGCGCTGTTGGAATGCTCATGCCACTAACTTTAGATTTAGCAAGTTCTTTGTCAATCAGCTTCCTTGCACCATCGAAATTGACAACTTTAGAGAACGATAAGTTCTCAATCGTTTCGTTGATGCTGACAACGTTGTTGTCAGTTGTATGGAGTTTGTCTCCTTCAATTGTGATCGAAAACACTGGCTCTGATGGCTTTTCGCCGGCCGCACGATTCGCTGACAGTTCGAAATAAATGTTGAAGTGCTTTGCATCAACGTATTCTGCAAAGTACGATGACGTGTCTCGCAGTTTGTGCGAAACAGCTTTGAGCTTTATGTCGCCAATATCGAACTCTGGCAGTAATGTACCAGCAAAGTTGTCCATGCTTTGCGCGTATTGCATTATCTGCTCAACAGCTTTGTTAGCCTTGCGCAAGTCTATGCCTTCATCGTAATTGTCTTCTGGAATAGGTATACCAGCGCTTATGTCAATGCATGCTAGCTCAAACTCGCTTGACCTATTCATCGACTTCCGTGTGTCACCGTTGCTCAAGCTGCTGCGAATCTCAACAGATATTTGACCATCATTGAGGTCACATGCAACCATTACACCATTTCGCAACGTGTGTACGAATGAGTCCACCCTTGGAGCCCAACGTCGAAATACGAAGCCACCAACGCGTATTGACTTGATAGCTTTGAGATCGTCTTGGTCAAGATTGATGAGACCTGAGACTGCGTTGTCTTCGCCTGCAACGCGAGCCTGAATCACTTGCAGTGCGGTCTTCATGGCGTTGGCTTCCAATCTTTCTCGCTCATAATACGACCGCCGTTGTCTTTGATCAATTTGCGTAGCGTATCGAGCACAGTGTTGCGCGTTTCAGCATCTTTGAAGATCACGTGCATGAAGCCGTCATCATCGATGTATTCACTTGGACTGTTAAGCGCATCAGCAGGCAGTGGAGAAGTGTGCTGCACGTTCAGCTGCATAATGCGTTCATCAATGCCACGCTTTGGTTTGAGCTTGGCTAACTTTGACATAATTGACTTGTTGCTAGTTATAGCCTTCAGCATCTCATCGAAGTTCGCTGCCGGCTTTTCAAGCAAGTCAACAATAGTATCGTTGTCGCATTCAGTGAGATCGAATGGGTCTTCACCGTCAGCCATGTCACCGTTCAAGAAGAACCAGCAGACGTTGTTCTTGTATTTGTCGATCCCGATTTCGACCATTGGCTTGTCTTCTGAATCTTTGGTGTCAGATACGAACTCATGAGTGTCGTCACGCTTCTTCTTAATCATGTTGAACGGGCCAAGATTGAATGACGCAGGAGTCTTGAATGAATCCTTAAACATAGCCCTAGCTGCTGGCTTCAGCATATTGAATGCGTCTTCAATCGCTGACATGCTGATTGAGTCGCCAGTTGCTTTGAATTTCTTCGTATTGTTGTTTTCTCGACGACGCATGTTAGACGGGTGAGCGTCGCACTCGTAGCTAGCGAATTTACCAGCTCTATAATTCAACGTGAGCGCATATGTAATGCCACTGACTTTAGCGTAGAAGCTGATCCACTCCAACTTGCCCTTTGACGTGTAGTCACAGCTAGTTTTTGTGAATTTCAACTTCCCAACGTTTGCCAATTCAAGAATCGCGCGTTCGTCCGCGTCATCTAGCTCGGCAAGGTGCTTGATTTGCGCTGCGTCGATTGATTTAGTTTCGCCGGCAACGCGGGCCTTCACGATTGAAAGTGCGGTCTTCATGCTGCTGCTTTCTTTTGTTCTGTCGTTGCGTCGAGTTCTGTTGCTGCAGTTGATGCTTGTGGACGCAAGTACAAAGATGATAAGTTAGCCTGATATACAACTTCGAGCGTTTTGATTGCTCGATTGAATTCGCCGCGCACTTTCTCTTCAATCTTGCGCGCAGAGTCTTTGAGGCCTTCACGGAACTGATCACGCTGGAACTCGGACACCATCGTTGGTGACATGTCTTCGATCATCGTTCTGAACGCGTCGATGTTCAACTTGATCACGCCAGACATGAACGGATACACAAGCTGCTTGACGATCTTCTCAGCAACTTCCTGAGGATCATCGAGGTCCTGATAGGACTCGTACAATTCCTTCATCGTCTTCATGAAGCCGTTCATCGCGGCATGATTCGTCTCAGACGCTGGATCGTTCTTGTATTCTTGAACAGCGATTTCGAGGCACTCATCGAAGTCACGCATGCGGCGACTGAAGACTTCTTTTGGTGAAGGCAACGAGTCTGCAGACGCTACATTTGAGTTAGCGTTTTGAACGCTTGGCAAGCCAATGGTCTGTCTGTTCACGATTGACATCGTTGTTTGGCCACGACGCAACTCAAAGATTCTCGACAGAGATACGCCGCATTGCACTGCAACTAGAGGTTCGCTTGCACCTGACGAAAGCAACTCCATAGCCTTGCGCTCGAGATCTTCGATCGGTGACAGCACTGTTGACGCATGCTCAAGCGGCTGTAGCTCAACGAACTGCGTTGGCTTGATCTCGCGTTCAACAGTCACAGTTGCTGATTGAGTTCGAGCTGGAGGTACAGGAGCGGGACGACGCTGTGGAGCGACTGGAGGCGCTGGACGCAATGGCGGAGGCGGTGGGCGCTTTGGTGGCGCGCTCACTTGCCTCAGCTGAGATAGTCTTGAATCAAGCATCTTGAACCTCTACACCGTATTTGTTGAGCAATGCATTGAGCTCTTGTCTGAACTTTGCTTGATCGTTGATTTGGAATTCGCGTTTGTCAACGCCGTACTGATATTCGAACGTCGCGTCAGTGCTGTCAAGCACTTCTCTGATTTTGCGTGCATTGTTACGAGCTAGCGCGTTCAACACTGCAATGTAGTTCAGCGGATCAACGTATTTATGCACGCTGAACTTGCTGTCGCCACGACCAACAACTATTGACACCTCTGTTGGCACAAACATGTTGCTGCTAAGATCATCGTTCCATTCAGACATTGCTGTGCCACTGAAGCGCACTTGCAAGCTGTTTAGCTGATTTTCACTACGCGTTTCGTAAACGAATAGTCTTTGTGGACCAGCAAATTTTGATGCGCTAACAAGCGGAATAGTCAAGCCAGCAAACTTGATCGGCTTCTTCGCATTGAAATTTGTGATGGCTGCATTGCAACGCTGCTCGATCAAAACAGTCTTTTCATAGGCCTGAATTAGATCAAACTCCTTGAGGTTTGCTATTGGCCAAGTGCTTGACGTATTGAACAAGCTTACAATTACTTTTTTCGCTCTTAAATTGACAACAAGTATTGAGCTCAAGCCAGTGAAAGCTATTTCAGTAAGACCATCTTCATTATCTACTATGTTAGCATAAATGCCAGACTTCAAACTGACACGTTCTTCTGGTTGACGATCAAGCGTCAAGTCGATAGCATGAATCATCGGCTTCTCAGCAGAAATGCGCGCAACGATGCTAGGCCAAATGCTGCTGATCACTTTTGAGACTTTCTGCTGTGCGTGTCCATATACTAAGAGTTCCTTGAATGCTGCTGTATCAGCCGGGCTAACTTGTGATCTTCTTTGGCAGCGACAAGCAGTTCTTTTAGCCCAACGCGTTGATTTGCTGTATGTTGCGATGCGCTTGAGTAGATGCCTTCCCATGTATGTGGATCAGTCCGGACGTCAAATGAGTAATGAGCATGATCGCGGTAGAAAAAGATTCGCATGATCTGTTTATGCTCGTAAACAACGGCACCTCCACCGAAGAGCGAGTCAACGACATACATATCACAGAAGTAATCCCAGACAATTCCACCAACCGTGATCGTCTTTGGCTTGTTAGCCCATGACTGCTCTTCAGGTTCAGCAGCTACGCGTGCAACGCATAAGCCAAGCTGCGCTAAACGCTTTTGCATGTTCATGAGATGAGCTCCGCGTACTTCTTCATGAATTCGGTTGCAGCTTTCTTGTCAGCCATTTTGTGCACGATGCTGATTTCACCAACGCCACTCTTGACGAATTTCTTCATATTGACAGTGATGTCATCGAGCAACTGTTTCACTGAGCATGGCTTCATCATGCCTTCAATGATGTCTGCTTTACGATCGTTGATTGAGAGTCCAACGTAGTATTGGATTGGCCATCTCTCGTCGTGGATAACGCTGTGACCGGTTCCAAGATCATCCTTGTAGACATGGAGCCTAACTTTCCAATTGTTGCCGTCATCAACAGTCGCGACCCAGCGCATGACTTCACGGAATTCAGCTTGGTCGTACATGAATCCATCTATTTTGAACTTCATATTGCCGATGCTGAACTCGCGTGGCAGTTCTTTGCGGATGCTGTTGATGTGCTGCACTTCGCCAGCAGTACGTGCAAGCACTACGTTCGGAAGTTTGCGGAACTTGTTGCAAGCAGCCTTGTAAGCATTTGTTAGCTTACGGATGCTTGCCTCGCGTTCGATCCTGATATGATATGTGGCTCTCGGCCAGTCTTTGCGTGCTGCACGCGTATCCGCTAGCGGCGCGAATTGCACAAACATGATGCCTGGTTTGGACGACTCGCGCACATGCATAAAGATGATTGGATCGCCAGAATCTTTCAGTGGTCTCAGCGTTGTGTCAAAGCCAGAGTGCTCGCCTTGTCGCGCAAACTTTAGTGATGGAAGACCAGTAGCGTTGTCATTACCGACAATACGATTGATGATCTCCATGGCTTCACGCATCTTGTAGCGCTTAAGCGTCAAGTCGAATGTCTCGTCATCGATTTCAGACGCAACTCGTGCTTGTATGATGTCGAGGGCTTTGGTGAGCTCCATGATTCACTCCAGATTGCGTTAGAATAACACAAAGAGGCGCCACCAATCGGCAGCGCCTCTCAAATGCGGCAACAAGTCACAGCTTACGAATAGGCCTCATCAAGACTTGTCGCAAATGACTTCTCAGCGCAAGCAATGAACGTCTGCGCGTCGTGCTCTTCTGTGAACGGGCCGTGACACAAGAAGTCACGTTGACCTGCGATCTGTTGTCCATTTTCTGAAAGCTTGCGTACGTAAGTGACACCACGCGTTAGTTCAGTCATAGCTGATTGGCGTGAGCTGTCAAGTTGCCGTAGCAGCAAACCAGGGATGAGGACCAGTTGGAAGAAGCCACCGTTACGATGGCGCATCCGCTTGCTCACGTACTCGACGATGTCAATGTCTGAGATCGCAGAATTGTCATCGTCCAGTGAGAGCGTGATCGGCGTTGACTTGACATGCAACTCGATGTGCTGCGGCAAATCTTTAAGCGTAGGCGGTGCAAAGCGTCCGCCAACAACGCTCAAACCAGCACGTTGTGCTGCGTTAGAGATACGCCGCATTTCGTTGTCAGTCATCATCGCCGTTTTCCTCGTGTTCCTTGATCACTTGCTGGTACTTCTTACCAGCCTTCTTCAGGATCGTCTCTTCATGTCCATGCACGATCACTAGTGAAGCACGCTTGATCTCACGAATGAACGTGAGCGTCAAGTGACCTTCCCAGCCAGGAGCGTTATGGTCCATGAAGTGAACAGTTGAGTCACGAAGAGCGTTGAGCTCAGTAGCTGTCTGCATTGGGTTGTCTGCAACGAGCGCGACCGTGTAGCTGCCTTTACCGAACAGCTGATCGAGTGTACGCTCCAGATTCCACTTAGTGATCTCTTGAACTTCGCGAACCATGTCTAACACGGTTTCTGGTATCTCAGTGCGATCGTTCAAGTGAAGATCTTTGTTCTTCAGCTTGATGGACTTGAAGTCATCTGGCAAGTCGCGTTCGTCAACGTCCCAGAAACTGCCCTTCTCTTCGATCTCGGAAATCACCTTGCGGATGTACTTGTCCAAGTTCGGGATAGTGAGATCCTTGTCTTCGATGTAGAGCAATTTCTGCAGATCAGCGAGACGCTCAGGCGACATCTCTTTTGGATTGTCTGCGACGGTCTGCAAGAAGCGAGCATGCGACAGATTGAGAGGATCCTTGCGGCGTGTCTCAGCAACGAGCTTCTTCATTTCGGCTGGTTGCATCGCTGCCAAGTGCTCTAGTAGCTCTTGCATGCGCGCTAACCGACGTGTCTCTTCGGGAGGCGCCGAACGCCGATACTTCGGATCACCAACTGTGAGTTTGGCCTGGATCTCAACGCCGTGCGTCTTGAGACTCCGCATAATGCTGAACAGATCGGCTTCCATGTCAGTTGTCCCCCTCAGCATCTTCACGTTGTTTGGACATCATCTCGAGATGTTCGAGATACTTGTCCATTGCAGCGGCGACTTTCTTGCGATCGCCAGTGATGTAAAACACAGCGTTGCCAGCTGCCAAGAAGAAGGCTTCATTGCGCCAGCCTGGGCTTGCGCGATCCATGACCTGCTCGATGTATGACTTGCAATCCTTTGCCTTAACGTGCCGAAGCTCATCAGTGAAGCTCTGGACGTTAGCGTCATTGCCTGCGATGCGCTCAACCAGACGCAGCGTCAAGCGCTCGCCCTTTGACAGATCAGCGATCTTGTCGAAGATCTCTTCTGGCGTGCCGATCTCGCGCTTCTGCTTTGCTGGTGCGCCCTTGGCTGGCGCAGACTTCGTTGGCGCTGCTTTTGTGGCAGCCTTCTTCGGAGCGGCTTTTGTTGGAGCAGCTGCCGGTTTTGGCTCGGCTGCTTTCTTTGCTGGTCTCATCGTATGATCTCCAGTGGACTGTATTGTCCCGATAATAAGAATTGAGCTAATTTATTAGTCGACTTCATTCCACATGGTGGACTTAGCGAACTCAAGGCCACGTGGTGAATTGAGCGTGTTGTTGAGCGCAACGAACAAGACTTTGAATAGGCGCTTTGGATCGCCTTTACCTGTTAGCTCGAGTATCCAGGTCTGCGCTGAGAATCCAGGTCGATAAAATGTGTTGCTCGATCTTACGTATAGCACTAGCATTTGGCTGCCAGTACTGTAGCGCACTTCAAGCGAGATACTTGTGTCTTTAGGCATCAGTCTCGTTGGAGCCACGTACCTATATGTGAAGCCATCACCATCTTTATAGAGCTTGCCGAGCAATCGCGTCTTAACATCAATTGGATCTTCAACGCCATTGCTCAATTGGTATTGCAGTGCAAAGCTCTTTGGTGGCCTGGACTTGATAGCTTGCTTCAGGAACTCGACTGGGTCGCTGAACTGGTCAGCTTCAGACGCTGTACGTGCAATGATTGCCAACGCCGGTGTTAGCATTAGCCTATCTCTTCTACCTGATGATCAAGCGATTGTAATGGCAAGTCACTGTCGATTCTGACCTTCACTGGTATCCCGTCGCAGTCGACCTTCAGATCAGCAGTGATGTGCATGGTCGTACCAGTGCATGTGATACGCTGATTCGACAGCTGAGCATTGCTGGCTTCACTGAGCAACAATGATACGATTTGCGGATCATCATTTGCTGTCGCATACATCTGTAGTGCTTCAGCCAGATTCGCAGCAACTTCGTCTTCACCAATGTCAGCTGCTATGTCAAGCAGTTCTGTTGCGGCCACTGCGACTGCGTCAAGCTGTGACGCGCCGCCAAGCTTGATACTCAACTGCTGAAGCAGATCAGTGAGATTCTTCGCAGCGATGATCACGTATTCGCGCATGAACTGAGAAGCCGGAGCCATTGGCCCCTTAAGGATCTTGTTCAGCTGATCAACAACCTGCGAGATTGCAGCGATCGACGCGGTGAGCGCAGATCCTGGATCCATCTTCTTCGCTGGGTTGACAAGCGGGATTGGGCGCTTGTAGCGCTTGTTCCCACTGCCACTGAAGTTAGAGCGCTTGATTGGCATCTCAGGACTTCCGCTGCTTTATGATGTTCACGTAGACTGCAAGTGGTGATGTATCACTGTTCTCAGACCATACTGAAATCGTCAGTTCAGCGCGCATTGGAACGCCAGCATCTTCGAAATGTGCAATGGCTTTAGCGCCATGCGAGTCACTTGAGAATGCAAGTCCACGACGTACGCCGTAGACAACGTCAAGACACTTCTTGAGAGTCGGACCGTATAGATCTTTGACAAGCTTTGCGCCTGCATCTATGGCTTCGTCTTTGGCGTACTTCTTGACAGACAACACTGGATTCTGCTGATACGTCATCGGCAGGATCTGTGCAGCCGATGCTTCACCAGCCAAAAATGGCTTGATTGTTGTCAGACCGTACTTGGCGCCAGCTTTGAAGTCACGCTCTTCCCATAGTGCCTTCTTGGGGAAGACATTTGTGAAGTGCTCGAACAGCTCGCGCAGTTTGCTTTCAGCATCTGTTTGCTCAGCAGCAAGCGCCATTGAAACGAGAGTTAGAGCCGTGCTCATCTTACTTTTCCTCCTTGCCGAACTGCTCGACCTGCCGTGGGCCTTGATTGAAGTAGCCACGCTGATCTGCTGGCTTTGCGAGATTGGCATTGCGCTGCGCAAGCTCACGCTTGATTGTTCCAAGCTTACGCTCGAACGGCATTGGACGAACTGACGTGCCGCTAAACTGCAAACGCGCGTCAATCTTGCGCTTGATCCAGTACAGCATCAAGCCGAGCGTGAAGCCACCAAAGTAGCCGCTGAGCAACCGCTTGATCGCGTCAACGACCTTCTCGGAGTCTTGCTGGATGTCAATCGCAGCAGTGACGCCTTCGGTCTTGAACCATGCTTCGATGACCGTCGATGCTTCAGCTTGCGTTTGCTCGAGCGTTTGAGTTGCCTTCACGCTCCAAATGTTTGGCTGGAACATGAACTTCGGATAGGTGTCAGGCGTCTTCAGCAACGACGCTGGAACAACGATGCGCTTGCCTTCAAGATCAGGACGGTCGCGATCTAACGCAATCTCTGTCTCTACTTGATCATCGCCGTACGTGCGAATGGTCTTGACGTACTTGCGCTTGAATTCACCGTTTGGTCGTTGGACTTGATAGATCGCGTCAAGCACGACCTCTGGCTTCTTGTCCAGACTGGAGGTTGTCTCGCTCATTTCACAGGCTCCTTGCGTTGCTTTGGCACGAAGAACTTTTTGCAGCGTGGACACTGCACAGTATGATTTGTTGCTGGATGCAATGTACCGCAGTTCGGACAAGCTACACCGACAGACAATATTGGTCGGCGCTGATTGCAGCAACTCATTGCCGCGCAGCGATGTAATCCACAGCGAACTGAGCAGCGATCTGCTTGTTCGTTGCTTCGTCGAAGATGTCTTCCCAGCTGCGATGACCTGAACCAGCGTCTGCATAGTAGCGTTGTGCAATCAGTCGCACGAACGGAATGTACAGGTTAGTGATCTGATTTTGATCGAGCTCAATGCCGCGCTCAGTGTCGCGCATTGCCTTCTCAACTGCGATCTTAGCATCTTGCAGATCCTTGTCACCGTCGACAACGTTTTTGAAGGCTTCGAATGAGACTTCAGCGAATTCTGACAGCTGCTTGTACTTGACACCATGTGCGCTGACGAGCTGTCGAGTCGGCTTAGATCGTTGAATCGCACTTGCGATGACAGTCAATGCTGTAGCAAGCGTGAACCCTGTCTGCGCAGATAGCTGCTTGATGACCATGTCATGCTCGCGATTGATCGCGCTGTAGAGTTCTTCGCGGTCATCACCATAGCTGTCAAGCCATGCCTTGTTGCGTCGCAGAAAGCGGTAGTTGTCCGATGCGGCTTGCAACAGCTCTTTGCCAGGTGAACGAACCTTGAAGCAAACGTATGCTGATGCAGCGCGCAACAGATTGCCGCGATCATTGAAGGTGTTGCTATGAAGCACTTTCAACAGCGCAGACAAGCGAGCAGCTGGCTGCATACGATTGAGACGCTCGTCTAGTGCAAGCGCGTCATCGTTCTCGTCCCAACGCACGCCGAAATGGTTTGCTTTGTTCATTGTGACTTTTCTTGTTGGAATGTTAGCCGACTGCATGTCAGATTGGGAACTTCTGGTAGACTTCATATTTCTGAACCCACCGAGCTGTCAGATCGAAACTTGTGTATAGACCGAGCGCATAGTTTGGTTTCACTTCAGTGATCTTCCAATAGCGTGAGCGCTCGATGTAGAAAAGGAAATCATCAATCGTGAATGTTGTGATGCGACCGCTACGGTTCTTGCCAGCAGCGCCCATCACAATCTGCACGGAACCAAACTGCTCGTCGTATCCGTACTCCTGCAATGAGACCGACTCGGTGTTGACTGGTAAGTCACCAGCTAGCATGCATTCGTCTTTTGGAAGCACACCATAGCGCAAGTACCACTTGAGGAACTTTGGTGATGGCTTATCTGGCGTGTCTCGCTTGAGTGTGATCTCGAAGTCGAGCTCTGTAGCAGCACCAAGCACTGACGTCAATGAAGACGAATCCGTCACGTTGATCCAGACAGTTGCACCAGCTTTGCGCGCCAAGATTGTGACGTCGCCCTTCACCATGCGATTCATATGGTCAAAGTAGCCGGAGTTAGCAGCAAGCCTGATGCGACCGCGGATGACACCCTTAGTGGCACCGTCTTCAAGCACGAAGCTCGACGGCAACGTATCGGAGTGCTCGACGATGTTGATCAAATCGAGCCCAGGGTACGTGCTGTCGATCGTCTCAGAGCGTGTTCCGTATTTGTCGTAGCCACCAACGATGCCAGTGCCGTAGCAGATCTGGCAAACTGACGACGGAGATGATTGCTCACCAAGCGAGCAAGAGCAACGGCGACCAGCGTTGCGACGCTTGTAGTAGTAAAACCAGCGCGTGTCAACGTTGAGTGCATTGTCTGTCATCTGTTGAATTTGCTTCACCAGATCAAGAGAAATGCGACGAGGGTTGTCGCCCATGTGGTCAGTGCGCGTGTACACGCGGCCAGGATCATCTCGATGCTGCTGCGTACGCTCATTTGGCCGGTATTGGCGCAATCCCATTCAAGTCACCTCAGTCAGCGTTGTATGTTAATGAGAAGAGGTGAAAATGCAAGCGCCGCGATTGCAGCGTGACTTCCAAGGTCTCCTAAGTTGCTCAACAGCATTGCAGCTGAATCACGTCCATCACGCTCGTCTGCATCACAAGCACTGTCGAGATCAACGCTTGACAGATCAACAACGTGACTGTCGAAGTCCTCGATCTTGATCTCACGGCGATAATTCAGGTTGAGCAAGATGCCGTAGTCAATCTCGTTCGATACACGCCAGCTATTGTCTGTGACAAGCTCTGGCATGACCGAGTAGATGCTGAGATAGTAGTCTTCGTTTTCAAGCCGTGTAGGATCAAGCTCAAGCGGATCAACGCGCAGCACTGACGGCTTGTGACGCTTCATCCAGTTCTTCATGAACGCAGGATAAGGCGGTTTCAATCCAGGCCCAAGTATGACAAGGTTCGGGCTAAGCCCAACAGCCTTGAAGACGCGATCGAATCGATCATCATAGAAGCCAATGATCTTCACGTCGTAACCAACACCAGGAGGAGCAATTAAGCTACTCGACTGGCCGATGAAGCTACGATACGCGTTTCGCATCGCGTGCACCCGAGCCCGATCAAGACCAACGCAAAACACGAGATAGCGTGGTCTTTCTGCAGGCTCTTCAAGATCTGTGATGCTTGGACTTACTTGTTCAGTTGTGAGCTTGTCATTCATGCTACTACCTTTGGCTTAGTTCACTTGTTCAGCAAGTTGCCGACGTAGTCAAACGCGCCGTCGAGAAGTTTAGCGCCAACAATTGCAGCGGCGCCGACTATGAGCGAGAATTTCAACTTTAGACTTCCAAGTGCGCTCTTTAACGCATTGACAGTCTTGATCAACGTGTCCACTTTAGTAGACATCTCGTCAATCACAGTCTTATCAGCAACGCGTTCGCGCTCAAGCTGCTTGACACGCTGCTCTGGTGAGCTGTCAACGTGTTCGAGCCTGTTGCGTAGATCTGTAAGTTCACGTTGCTGGAACGCTGCGTCGATTGCCTTCTTGACTATCTCATGAACGACATCAACGTCGATCTCATCAAAAGCTTGTTCGAGCTTTTGCACGCGCGAAGGTAATGATTCTACGATCATACGCAGACTCGATAAACGCTCGTTGCTTGCAGCGCCAGCACTACGAATCTCATCAATGATTTCGAAGATGCGCCCTACTTCTTCGCGCAGTCTCCTAAATTCTGCTTGTGCATACGCACGAATCTCAACGATCGATGCATACTGTTGATTGTCGTGATCTTGGCTCTGGCCTTCAGGCATTGGTCACTCCGGAGTACAGGTATTTTCCGCTAACGCGGTCATCAACACCTTGCATCTGTCGCAGTACGGCGCGGGCGGCTACCGATGCGGCGTCTTTCTTGATTCTAGTTTGAGCAAGTTGATAAAATGCGGGGGATATAGCTTCATTGAGTTCTTTAGATCGTGCGTACAACGCGGCAATGATCACTAACTCATCACGCACGAGTTTGAGACGCTGTTTGGAGATGTCATTCTGCTTCGAGATAGCGGCGAATTGCTCAGCGATTGTGAGCAAGTATGCTGTATCAACAGGGCAACGAGCATAACCAGCGCGAGCCAAGACGTACTTGACAGTCTCGACTTGCTGATCATTATCCGTACGCTCGGCGATAAACCGCTCGAGTGCCGGCCAATCAGTCAAGATCTCCATGGCCTTGTGATTCGCAGTGATCTCGTTGAAGATCTCATTGATCGACTGAGGTGCAATGCCAAGTATGCGCTTGTCAGAATCGAATCCGACAAATGATGCAAGCACGTTGATGCCAAGGTCATCGATGGTGAAGGCATTGTAGTAGCGACTGCCGTCATTGGCTGCACTACCAAACGCGCCACCGCCGCCTCCGCCAAAGCCACCGCCTTCAGCAGGCTTCGGCTGATACTTCTTCAGCTTCTTGCGAAGCGCAGCATCATCAGGCAGTGTCTCGACGAGTTGCGTGAGATCGATACCAGCAGCTGAAGCCCACATACTAACTGGGATGGGCACGCCCTTTGTCTCAGCTTTCTCAAGGATGTCGAAGTAGGCTTGGTCAGACTGTGGTGACAGGTTCTTCGTCCAATGCACCATCGGGATTTCGAGATCCTTGAACGGGATCTTGAGAGCTTCATCGACAGAGAGCGGAGCGGCAGACACGCGACGTCCGCCTGTGCGTACGTTGTGTGATGCGTCAGCTTGTGAGCGATCGCTCTTCAACAGACCGTGTGCACGCGCGATTTGAGCGAACAGCATGCGGTAGATCACTTGATTCGTCAAGTGTGACCGCACAACCTTCTGGCCCTCAACGAACATCGTAAGGGTTGCGTCCATCGTGTTGAAGTTAGCATCACCCGACAGGATCGCTTCAGAGATGCCAAGGCCATTGAGCTTCGCAGCGCGTAGCTGGTCTTGCTCGTCAGAGATCTTCCAGTGGTCTGAGCCAGCACGAACTTCACCAACGTTGAAGCCGTTGCGCGTGACGATCACTGCGCCTGCTGGATCTTCTTCAGATTGCAGGAACAAGTTCGTAGCGTCGGCCATCTCAGCGTCGGTTGGTTCCCAAACCTGATCAATGCCCATCTGCACATGCAAAATTGAGCGAGTACGACGACGAGCATTTGAGATCGTCGAAGACAGCAACGCACGCTCGATCGCGTAATATGGCAAGATGCGCCAGAATAGCGACGTGCCCTTCCAGTCAGTCATGCTGACACGACGCGGCACGAAGAGCGTTGTTAGCGGGTCAAGCTCAGCACGGCCCTTCTTGAGGGCATCGATCAGACGCTTTGGAATGCGTTCACGCGCGATCTTGTCGCGTGGATCAGTTGATGAAAGCAAGCGCTGCATTTCAGTTGAAGCAGTGACGTCAATGCGCGGATCGAATCCACGGATTGGAATGCCTTCAAGAATGCAGTGCGCGGGATTGTGCGGGATGATGTCAGTCCAAGTGCCAAGCTCTTGCGAGAACACGAGAGTCGAGATCGAACGACCGTACTTCAAGAACTCGCCATGGATTTCTGGCATGGTGACGATCGGATTGAACATATCCAATGCGTCAGCAAACAACTTCATTTTCGCTGGATCTTTGATGCCTGACAGCGTGTAGTCAGACCATGCAAATGTGCGAAGCATGTCAACAGCGGTACCAGCAACTGCGTCAGTCTGGTAGATGCGCTCGAACAAGCTCATGAGCTGCGCGTCAGCCTTGGGGATAACGTCATCAAGCAACCAATCGCGATCAAGGCCTTCGTTTGAAGGGTTGTAGCGATCAGTTTGCGCGCCGGCAGCTTTGACGCGCGTTAGTGGCTCACTGCCACGATACACGCTTCGCGTGGACGAGTTGCCCACGTTGCCGACGATCAAGTTGTTGTAGCCCGGTGTAGCCAACGGGTTCATGTACGAACCGATAGGCGTTTTCCCGACTTGGAAAATTGGAGGCACTTAGTGGATCCTCACGCGTAAGTTTTGACCCTTTGCGATCTTCTCGAAGAGCCTCATCGATTCTTCACTGATCGGGTCTGTGAACTCAGACTTTGGTAATTCTTGCTCTGGTTCCGGCTTGCGAGCATTCGGATCTTTGACAGGCAAGTCAATACCAAGCGTGCGCGTGCGCCACTGGTATTTAGCGTTCGGATTCGTTGTGCCACGCGCGTTTGCGACGTTCACTGTGAATCGAGCTAAAGCAGAACGCAACGTGCGAGTGACGTACTTCGGCGCGTCGGTCGCAATCCAGAAATTGCAGTTGCCAGCGAAGCCGACCTTTGCGTCAGGTGTCCATGCGCCATGTACACGTGGATCGAATTCACAGTCAAACATGACGGTGCCGTCTGAATTGCTGAATGTTAGATAGCGCTGACCATTGTAGTCAACGTAGTGCATTGTGCGTGGGCTCAATCCAGCTTCGCGTAAGAAGCGATCGAACACAGCCGAAATATCGATCTCGCCTGTAGGCCGACCACGCGCAATGCTCCGTTTGAATTTCACACCTGTGAATTCCAAAGAGTCCTTTAGCATGAAGTCGCGCTTGTCTGGCTCGACGACATCTGAAGCAATCAAACGAGAAAAGCCACCACTTCTGGAAATGGCGGCTTTGACTAACAATAGCGCTGAATACATGACATGATCTCCGCAGTGCTGAAGTGCTCTATAAGAGTTCCAGCTCAAATGGCTGGTGCCGCACCTGTATTGACGGGAATCGGCCAGACGGAGTTGTTCTTCGGATTGAACATCGCGTAGCGCTTGCCTGCAAGTTTGACGCGCGTGAGGCGTTCACCAGTAAGCGGATCAATGCCAGCAATGACTTTGCGATCATGCTCGCCAAGCTCTGCCTCGTAAGGAACAGGCTGACGCTCTGAGACTGGAGTCCGCTTTGCTTTGATCTTGGCAAGCAGTGAATCAATCATCTGCCGATAGCTCTCGGTTGTGTCAGCCGTGACAACAACGCCAGCGCGCTTGAGATCACCAATGACACGACGTTTGAGAACTGCGTCGTCACCAACTGACGCGCTTACATACTGTTCGATCTTTTGCATCGTTAGTTCCCTTTATTCCTTGAAAGACTTGTGGGCTTCAATGAGATCATCAATGGCTTGTATGATGAGCGGATTGTCTTCGCTTACGATCTTCAAACACAAGCTGTTGAGATCAGGATAAGACGATGAAACAAACAACTGAGTGCCATGGCTGTTCATTTGGATGATGTGGCGTGAACCACTCAATCGCTTTCTTCGACCAGCGTCAATGCCTTGCATATACGCTTGATACGCAGCGCGCGTAGCTGATTTAGCGTCGACTGCGTCAAAGTTCTCAACATAGTCAAGATCTTTGAACATCGAAACAGCTTCAGCGACAGCATCGTCATGGCCGATATTGCCAATGTCAACAAGAGCATTGTGCAGAAGGACGGCGCGTGCTTTGTCAGCGTGATCGGCGCCAGTACGCGCAACAATAGTGAGCCCAGACTTCTTTGCAATAGACCTGATGTCATTCATCTACGTGCTCCTGATTGTCCGCGAACTAGTCCAAGGCCGATTGAGCCGACGCGTGATCCGCCAGACGCGCCACTGCCTTGAGACAGTTGCGCGATCATGCCGATCGATCTACGCGGTCCATTCTTGTTAGATGCCGCGCCTAAGCCGCCTGCCATTATCTTTGGCAAGAGCTCTTCGTCATTCAAGAATCGGTAGCATAGTGCCATTGTACGAAAGACGTCGTCGTCTCCATACTTCGGTTTCACTACTTTGCCGTTGCCGATTTCACGAACTGTCAACGTCTGCAGCACAAGCGAGAAATTCGGTTTGTCTGCTGCAGTTTGCACTAGATCAACGTCGGCTGTGCGATCTAATAGAGAGTTGAGCGGGAACTCAGTGAACGGCATTGACAGCGTCTTCGAGAAGATCGCCTGCCGCAAATCGTTGAAGTCCTTTGCGAGCAGCGTATACTGCCTTGCGTCCATGCCTTGGTCACGCATGTGCTGCACGTTTTGGATCGAGTTCCAGTGATCATATACCAATGCAACGCAGTTAGAGCGTTCGACAAGAGGCTTCACGAAGTCCGTGAACATGCGATCAAGATTGACCTTGGTGTTCGCAGGAGGCTTAAGCATGAATGCTGTATCAACACGAGAGAGCTTGCCGGCGTCGAGTGATCCAATGCAGCAACCGAACGCATTGTTCGTCAATCCATTGTCGATCGCGATGATGTGCGCACCTGAACCAAGGTTGACTTTGTCTAGTTGGAACCAAGTGGTCGTGTCACCATACATATTGGTGTCAGTCATCTGCTTGTACGTGACATATGGAGGATCGGGCAGCTTACGCACGATGTCGATTACTGCTTTGACATCGCCAATCCATGGTGCGTTAGCGAGCGGTGGAATCGCACCGAAGTCACGCCAAGCTACTTCAGGATCTTTCACGAACTCTTCGGCGAGAGATTCCTGCGTGTAGTTGGGGTTGAATTCCCAAGTTGCGTAGTGACCAGCGTAGATACGCTTGTTTTGACGAGCTTCGCGCATGTGCTGCGACAAGATGTCATTCACATCGAATGGTGACGAGATATCCATTGAGATCGCGTTTGGCACGTCGTAACGGCCTGCACGCATCATCTGGTCAGCAGCGTTGCGGATGGTACGCAGCGAGTTGTTGAGCGCCACCCACACTTCTTTGATGTCACCGACCTTCTTCTCTTGCGCATCAGTCATTGAGCTGTTGAACCAACAGATTTCGTCGACACCACAGAAGTAACGAGTCGCACCACGAAGCTTACGCTTGTCTGGCGCCTTGATCGTGACACCCATGCGCTTGTGATGGTAACTAACAAATGTATCGGAAATCTTGAAGAGCTCCTGGCCAAGACGCTGTCCATGAAACTTCAGGAACTCGAAGTAGCTGTTGTACCATGGCGACTCTTTACGAATCGAAACAATCTGATCCCAGACGTTATCGAACGCTTGAGTTGCAGTGACGCCTGTGAACGCTTGTCGAACGAATGTTGGCATCAGCCCGAAGTACTCATATGGAGCAACGCGGCGATTGTCGTTCTCAAGTGTTAGATACAAGTGATCTTGATAGAGCGATGCCATGCCAAGCGTCATGTTCTTGCCACCGCGCTGACCGACAAGCAATGCAATGCGGTTGGGGAAGTACCAGTGACGTTGCACTAGCATGTCAAAGCGTGTCTGACCACACTTTGGACATTTGCCAAAGCGCATGAACACGATGTGCTCGAGGTATTCTTCCATCGGCTTCTCGTGCATGTTGTTTGCCCACTCATGATCTGAGCAGAACATGCAGATTTCGCCGTAGGCTTGCATCACAACTTGAAGCTGACGCGGGAATGCCTTTACGCCAAGACCGCGCTTCGTGAATTCATAGAAGTTTGCATAGCGCGGAATCTCGCGTTCATCGAACGCAGCTGCAACGCGGAAGTCGAAGTTGTTGACAATCGCTGACTGCAATTGATCAAGCAAAATCTCTGGATTGAATTCTGTGTCTTCTTCAAGCCTGTATGCTTCTACGCTACCGAGTAGCTCAGCATCAGTCTTCTTTCGTCTCATTGCCATGTTGTTTTACCTAGTTTGCAAGTTAGAGATCGTCTTCAGGCTCGTCATACAGGCCTTGATCGCCTGGATGGTCTTGGTCGTCTTCATCGATATTTATGTGCTGGAGATTTGGCCTGTCGAACCCGAACTTCTCCAGCCAGTTCTTGAATCGCTTGTCGCTGTGTGCCAGCTCTTTTATTTTCATGGAGCGCATGCAATCACATAGTATCGTTGCGAGATCTTTTTCGGTATTCAGCAAGCGCTCGATGAATTTGTCAATCGTAGCCATCGCCGATTCAGGCGCGATTATGATGAATGTGCTTCTCTTGCTCTTGCCGCGTTGACTGTGGACCCATTCAAGCCTGAGTGGCTGCTTGATGAACTTTGTTCCGATCGCGCCAATCATGTCTTCCATGTCACGCGCCCATGCGCTTGGAGGACTAGCGATGAGCACGTGCCTAGAGAAGCTTCTATTGATACGCTTCAGAAGCTTTTCACCGAGTTCGTCACAAGCATTGTCGAACACGTTCACATTTTCGCTCTCACAGACGAAGCGCAGCGTGAACGGAAACCAAGTTGATTGCGTATCAGCCGCAACGCGTGCTGTCACAACCAATCTGTGCTTGTTAGTGATCTCCTTGATCATCTCGTATGTTCCAACTGCACGCGACTTGCGCGATGAACTAGAGCCTCTGCGCTCTCTTCGAGATGCTGACAGAGCTGCAGTGTGATGCTCAAGCTACGTCGATCAAGCGTTGGCAAAAGCAGCTTGACACTCTTCTCAACAGCTAAACCGAAGTCATCAACGACCTTCGAAAGGCGTTCATGCGGATTGCGAGGATCAGTCTTGTTTATGATGTTGATCAATCCGTTTGTAAGCTTGCGGATGCGCTCAACTTGCTTACGTGATTCGACGTCGAGCATCATGCCAGCTGTATCGCGATAGCGCTCAACAGCGCGGTCAACGTTTGAGACAATGCCATTCAAAGCGATCTTCATGTTGTCGATCAGCTCAAGTCTGTCTGCATTCATTGCTACCACACGTGATCCAGATTGTATCAATGCAGCTTTGACGATCTGCAATGCAGTGACGTGCTTCTTCATCTCTTTCTCCAATTATGGCTTGCGGTGAGACTTCAACGCAAGCTCACTGAGCTCTGTGTACAAGTTGAATAGCTTGTTAGACTCTCGTACTGCTTTGACCATCGGTGTAAGCGTTGGTGATGTAGTCAGCAGCTCGACGTTCTTTGACAGCGCAATGACGTGGATCGAAGCGCCTTTAGCATCGGCATCGAACATACTGCGAATCGCGTTCTTCACAGCGTCCTCTGCAACGCGACTTGACACCATGAAGATGATGCCAGTCGCTTCTTGCAGCAGGCGCTTGAACGTAGTAGATTCCTTGCCGCCATAGCCGTACATGAAGTGGAAGACGCGCTTCAAGCTGTCTTCAGTCACTGTCATGTACGCGCTGCGGTCCTCAGGAGCGTGTCTGGTCACGGGATGCGTCCTGCATAAATCACCTTGACAGCCTTGCGCTTGATCAAGCCGACGAGGAACGTGAGGCCATCATCATATGACAGCAGCTTCAGCCTCTCGTGGATGCGACCAGAGAAACCGTCGATGTCTTCATCTGGCTTCAGGATCTTTGGGTTAGGTATGGCCGCATATTCCTTTGCACCCATCTCAAACCAAATGCACACGTCTTGATTCGACACACGTTGGATCCCAACACCACGGTAGCGCCAAGGAGTTCCTGCTGGAACGTCGACTGCACCGAGCTGTGCGCGATCAATTTCTGTCGACACGTCATCACGGATTTCGCTTGTCGAGAGCTTGTCGGCTTGGGTGATCTTGAGTTTCTTTGCTTTCACTAAGCTGTTGAGCCGTTGCAGCACAGCAGTGTAGCCAGGAGCTGTGTTGAGTAGCTTACGAACTGCTGTATCTAGCTTTGCTACGTTGCCGCCAAATAGCGCGTCTGATGGAGCGTAGAAGTAGCGCTTGTCTCCGACGATGGCACAAATGTGCTTGTCGTCTTCGCATACACCTAAGTACGCAAAGCGGAAGCCGCTCTCAGCAGCTGCAGTAGCCACGGCTGATTCAGCGGTGTTAGCGTCTTCTCCTTCGGCGTCCTCGCCTTCACCTTCGCCGATCGAGTTGAGGAAGCCTTTCTTCTTGCCATCCTTTGCAGCCTCGTCTTCGTCGGTCTCTTCGCCTTCTCCTTCACCTTCGCCGGCGCTTTCATCGCCCTCTTGAGCAGGCTCGCCTTCGCCAGTGTCTTCGCCTTCGCCTGAATCACCTTCCTGTGAATCTTCAGGCACTTGCTTTGCTGGCTTGCCGTTCTTCAGATTCTTGACGACTTGGTCGAACTCGTTGGCGTATTGATCGCCATCAGTTGTCTGGACTTCTCCGTCCTCATCCATCTCAGCGTCTTGACCGTCTTCTCCAGCATCTTCTGGGTTAGCGTCTTCAGCAGGCTCGCCGCCTGCATCGCCGTCCTCTGGTTGAACGTTCGCTGGATCTACGTCAGGGCTCTCCGTAGCTGAGTCATCAGCCACTTCCTTGTCAGGAGACATAACGGCGTCTTCTGGAGGCTGCGGATTGCCATCGTCGACTTGCAGATCGAGTGCTGGATCTTCGCCAGCAACATCGTCTTTGACGCCATCGCCATCTGCGTCCGCTTCACCGAAGAACGACAACTGCTGCGTCACCTTGGAGACCGATCGCAAAAGACTGACGTATGCTGTGGTGTCTTCACCAGCCACGCTCGAGAAGTGAATGAGCGTTGTGAGTGACTGCGTGAGCTTGAGCAAGTCATCGCCAACTGCAGCGCGTGCTTCGTAGATCTTCGAGTACGCGTTCTCGCGGAGCTGCGCACGCAGCGCAGTGAGCTGCTTCACAATGCTGTTCGTCATCGTAGCATTTGCTGTGACGAGTGATTCAATGCGCTCTCTGACGTCAGTCTTCGAAAGCACAGATTCGACCCAGTCGAGTGTTTCTGTTGTTTTGTCATGTGCCATTCTGTTAGTCTCCGATTAGGGTTGAATCGTTTGTGCGCGTCTCTTCAGGCTGTGCGCCAGAAGTCTCTTGCGTCGTTGTGAACCTGAAGATCTCTGCACCGCCTGATCTCGAGTCGAACACACGTTCTTGTATGCTCGTGTCGCCGTTCAAGCGATGGAACTCGCGACGCTGCGCAAGAGTGTAGCGATGGAGCTCTTGAATCATCGCGATCTCAGGAGCGCCAAAGTCGTACCGCGTTACTTCAGCATAAGGATACGGTACGCTATTTGACATCACAGTGACGATGTACGCTTCACGCGAGCTTGATTGGCCAGCTTGTGACACGTTCGCACCATAGACGTATGCGATGCCTGGCACAGGCGACATCGGGTTTTGCACGGGCGTATCTGACCAAGCAGCGTTCACGAAATCGTAGAACTTGCCGTAGTGCGCTGACGTTGACGTGTCACAGTACCAGGTGAACGTTGGCGCGAGTCCAAGAACGAACGCGCCATTGTTCGGTACAGCGAATCTCAAGTTAGCTGTGCCACCTAGTGGCAAAGACTGCTGGATCATTGATCGTCTCCGTTTCTATTACTTCAACAGCTCTTCTTTGACGTACGGACCTGCTTTGGCGAGCAGTGCCTTCAAGCCAGCATCAGTGAACTTCGTTGTGGTCTCGACAGGCTCGTAGATCTTGTCAGAAGGACGGCGCACAAGCAGTTGCAGCTCGACAGCGTTCTTCTTCTTGCGATTCTCGACGACGCGTAGGATCGCGCTGAGCTTGGTACCGTCGACGTCTGCTGAACCTTCCCACCGGCGAGATTCGCGCGATGTGCCACGATCAGATTCATGGAACTTCCACTTGACACCACCGAGATCTTCAGCGATGTTCTTCACGCTGGTTAGTCCCTCAGGCGCGTTGTGCGATCCGATGACGTTCAGTCCATAGGTGGCTGCGATATGCTTGATGCTCATTGTCTCGTCCTTGTTCTGTATGGTTTGCTCAACATGACTTTCAAAGCATGTTCAGCGTCTGAATATGCTTCATGGATTGCAGCTTTAGCAGCCGCTGTTATGACGTGCATTTGATTATGACCGTCAACTAATTTGAATTCTTTGCTCACAGTCTCAACTGATTCGCCGTATTGGCCTTCACGACCATGACTCACTGCGCACTTAAGGACCCATTGGCACGAAGCAGAATATGGCGAATTCGTCTTCAGCACATTGTTCAGTAGAACAGGTTCTGATCTTACGTCGTCGAAAATTTGCAAATCAAAGATGATTGTCCTGTCTTCTTCACTTGCTTTGCCAGGAACAATGTATGACCAGTGCCCGTAGTCATGCTCAAGTTCTACTTCTGCATCACCTTTCGGGATCAATGAATTGATCAGCGACTGCTCTAACAGATGCTTTGGCGTGATGCTATTGTTGATATTTTCGCCGGCTGTTCTTGCAAGTGCTTGTTCAACAGCAGCGAATGCAAGCGTCGTCATGCTTAGACCTCATCATCACGCGTTGCGAAGTATGGCAATGCAGTAAGAAGCATGCCGTTCACAACACGACCGAATTCACCGTCTTCAAGTTGCTCGTACAGTTCTTGCGCTGACTGACGCGCGTTGCCTTGAAGCGTAAGCGTATGATCCTTGTCAGAATCAGAGTAGTCCGTTGCGCGATGAAGCAGACGAATCTTGCGAATTGCAACGGCACCAAAATCAGCATCGGTAGTGACATAGAAATTGAGCAGCAAATCGTTCGGCAAGTCATCAGCCTCGACTGTGAACTTGATGACGACGTCCGTGCCTTCTTTCATACGCCCAGCAGTTAGTGGCGTCAACGTTGCGCGGTTCGCAATCTTGATTGCTGGCTTCGTGTTGAGGTAGCGCATCATCTCTTGCGCAAAATCGAACGGATCGGGCTGCTCGATGTCACGATTGAGTTCTGGATGGCGTTCGCCAATGTGAGCCATTGCGTTGGTATACAAGCGATGAGCAACGCGATTCAGATCACTGGTGCGATCATGGAACTTCTCGCGTAGTGCTGTAACGATTTCTGCAGGCTCGAAGCAGATGACTTCACGCTCATCAGGCGCGGTGTTGCGGTATTCCTTCTCTTTCGAGATGGCACGCAGCTTACGCGCGTATAGCGTTCCCATGTCTTGGTCGTACGAGACATAGAGGACGAACTCAAGATCTGGCACTTCAACATTCTCTGTGACGTACACGAATTTGAGCGTATAGTCACCAGTCGCTACTAACTTGCCGATTGTACGGAAGCGTAGCTTGAGTCCATTGCCGATGTCAGCTTCTTGGCGGTATCCCCAATGCGTCTTGAGATAACGCGCGAAGTCTTGAGTTGTAGGCGGCGCTTGCGCAATGATGAGCTTACTGCCAGGCAACACGTATTTGAGCAACTGTAGTGACGAAATCATTGCGTTGACCTCAGAAGTTTGCGTTGAGAAGATCGTCAGCAGTCAGCAGATTGCCAGCGTTGTTTCGAACTTCGATGTCGCCTTGGTAAACCAAGCGTGCGAGATGCACGGTTAAAGTGCCGCCCATCGACGTTACGACTGTCTTCTTGATGAAGAGCTCTTCAAGTTGAATCGGCTGCGTCGAGATGTTGATTGCACTGTTGTTCGATTGACCAGCTGCGAACGGATAACCGTCGATGGTACGCGTGCCAACTGGATTCGGAACAAGAGGCACGTTGGCATGATCAAGTGAATTGTCTTTGATCGTGATTGCAACGCGACCGCGCTTGCTCACTGGGACAGACTTACCAGGTTCTTTCAACCAGTATGTGTCAGCGATTCGAATTGACAGCATGTTAGATTCCTTGTCTTAGCTTCGTTTGTTTGCGTTGTAATATGCAGCAAACGCGCGAGTGATTGGTCCATTTGATTGAAAGTCGGCGTTTAACTTGGTCAATGGATATTCGGTGCCGTGGGCAATGATCATCGTCTTGCCGTCAGTGTAACCGGAAATCTTCCAAACTTCAATGTTTGCGCGAGCGCCAAGCAAGCCAACGATCTTCATGCCAGTATACACCGGAGTTGTCAGATCATGCTTAGCACCATATGTGCAAACGTAGAAGCCACTGTTCTTAAGCGCGTCAGCAACGTTTATTGCAAGTGGGTTGCTAGATCCTGATCTATATCCGTCCGTATCACTGATGTAGTGAAATATCATGAGCGCTTTTTGCAAGCTCTTGTGAATCGACTTGAATTCTTTGACGTCGACATCTGATTCTTCAGATGCAACGCGTCCAACTATAGCAAGACCAGATTTCTTAGCAATGTGTTGTATGCTCATGTTAGATCTCTTCAAGAAGCCCGTTGAGCTGCTCAACAAGTTCAGGATGCTTATTGACTTGTTTAACGAAGCTATCGAAGTTGCCTAGCTCCATGTCTTTAGCGCCAAGGACATAAACAGTTTGGTCTTTATCTGTATACGTTGCAAAACTGTAGCCAGGTTTCTTCAACAGACTGATAATGTAAGATGTGGCTCTTGACGTACTTTCGATTTCGCTAGAATCATAGAAGTCAACGCTGAATGCTTTGAATTTGTAAAACAAGTCACAAAGTGGACTAAGTCCGTTCCTGTCAAGGATTCGCGTAAAGTCTTTGGCGCTGATCACTGATCTTGCTTCTGACGCTTTACGCGCAACAACAGTGAATCCGAAGCTGTTAGCGATTTGCTTGATCATTCTATGATCTTTCGTAGTGCTTCAACAAGTGCTATCTTCTTGTTTACGGCCGCAATGAATTTATTCTCGTCAATCTTGCCGCTGACCTTCAAACCGAAAATATGAACAGCATATGTGGTAAAAACATAGCTGATCGAGTGACCTGACTGATGCGCACGTATAGCAGCGTCAAGACATAACTCAGCAACGTCGTTAGTGTCATCTTCTGTGTGGATTGAAGATATGAATAAGCTATCGCTGCTGTCATGATCGACAAACGCATCTATTGTTTCATGCGGAAACTCATCAATGATCTTCACGAATTCGTCGAACGTGAGTGGCTCTACGCGTTCTTGCGATCGTCTAGCTACAACTAGATTGTGCTTGTTAGCAATCTGCTTGATCATGCCCAGTCTCCTCCATACACGGCGGCAAGATTCTTCTCGCCGTTGTATTCGACGATCTCGAATGTAAGTGACGGATGCGTCACCTTCATGTTGAGGTTGTGCAGCCACGAGCGATTGCTCGAATACTGCCAAGTTGTAACTGGTCCAAGGAACTTGATGATCTTGCTGATGCCCTGTCGAGCAGTTGGCAAGTTGTTGAATTCCTCAACAAGCAACTCGAAAGCTGCTTCCATCGACCCATCAAAAGTCTCGATGTCGCTATCGATATGAGCGCACTTCTGATGCTGTTCTGGACCAAAGCGCAGGCGCTTGCCAAAACTCGACGGTGGATGAGCAATCTGGAAGCAGTTCACAGTGTCTTCATCGTTCGCTGGCAGTAGCACAGCGCCTTTTGGAACCTTGATCTGGTCTGTGCCATCGATCGACTCAGCCTCGAAATCTTCGAGAGCGCGCAGCTGCCGAACAGCTGCAGTCACAGGCTTGTTAGCGTTCCACCATCCGTAGATGCGCTTGATGACGCGCCGCTCATTGTCAAGTCGCAGATTTGCGATGAAGTCAGCATTACGCGTGCCTGGAATGAAGAATGCTTTGAACTTTGCGTAGAACTCGTTGAACGGCATTGCGAAGTCTGTGGCATTCAATGAACGCGAGAACGCGTTGATCATTGATTGCAAGTACGCGTTCAACTCGGCTGGAGTATTGAAGTACGCTTCATCACCGCGCTCAAGTGCAGCTTGATATGAATCAAGGTCACGACCGTTGTTGCGCTTGAAGCTTAGCAAGTGGATGCACTCATGCTCAAGTGTCTCGAGCAGATCTGAGCCATGCCAGTTCTTCAGCTTAGTTGGTAGCCCATAATGCTCGAATGAGCAGCTGAGCTTGATCTTTGGTATGGCAGTGCGCGAGTTCCGAATGAAGCCGCCGCTTGTCACGTTTGTGCTCGAGTTCGACAACGTCAAGAACACTGCCTTAGATCCAAGCAGCTTTGAATGAGTGACTGAGCCAACAAGTTCACCAGCGTCGTTCTGACGCAGCTTCACTTTGCGTGTCTCAATGCCATTGAGAATCAAGTTAGCAAGCTTGTTCGCCTGATCACGTTGCTTCTCATCGCTCTCAGCATTGGCTGTGACTTCACTTGCAACAACAGATCGCATTGATTCAAGCAGCGTCTGGCCTAGTTGCCGACGTGCATTGAGAAGCAGTTCTGCGCCTGTTGTGTTTGCTTCTAGTCCAAGTGCTGCAACGAGCTGTGCACGCGTATAGCGAAGTGACAGCGACACGTGCAGTTCATGTTGTTCTGGCACAACGTCAAACACGACAAATCCATTTGGCGTAGGTCTAGCCAGCAAGTCTTCACCGTTGAAACCTTCATAGCGCTTGAGCAAGCTCTTGATGCGCGTGACTGAAGCAGCGCGAACTACAATGCGCTTTGTTGACTTCAGCTCGTACAGATTGCCATGCACAGCAATCGTTGTATTCGACCAATTGAACTGGCGCGTCACTACGTTGAGCGACGCCATGTTGCGGAAGATCTGCTCGACGTACGACTTGCAGATCCCAAGCTCACGCATCATTCGCGATTTCAAGTTAGCATCTGGCTTGCCACCAGCATCACCATCATTGAACGCTGTGATGTTGCGACGCCGGCATACTTCGTTGAGCCACTTCACTGCAATTGCGAACGTGGCAACAGCATCGCGGCCAACAATGGCTTGCTTGAATCGCTGAGACTCCATGATCTCATCCCAGACAGCTCTAGCCTTCGCGCTGATGTTCTTCGGGTAACGACCACGTCCAGGACGCACAACTGCAGCTTCAACGTAACCGTTGACTGGATGCACTTGCACTTGACCATGGAAGATCGTTGAGAGCTGCTCCCAAATTTCATCACGCGTTACACAGCCATGCAGCTTATTGAGTAAGTGGTCCTTGAACAGCAACAGCTCATCTACCTGCAACACATGCGTAGCGCCGACGTTAGAAGCAACAAAAAGCGCCTCCGGTAATCCGGATTGCGCCTCTGCTGAGATTTTTGCGTGCTCGATGTCGAGCAATATGTATTTGTCCATGCCTATAGAGAATTGAGTCAACAAGCCGTCAAAGACTTCAATTTGTCCATAATCTGCTGCCTGATCTGCTCAATGATCGCCGCAGCTCCTTCAGACGCAGAAATCTCCATTGACTTGTAAACCAGCACGCTCTTATCGAGTTGATTGAATTTCAGCGATTGCAGCTGAAGTAGTCCAAGCAGGATGCGGATATTCGCTTTGAGCTTCGCAATTTCACGCGCAAGCGCTGGATCACCTCCACCAAAGCCGATGCTTGCAGTGCAGTTGAGCTTGAAGCTAACTGGGATTGGAACAAGACCCATTGCTACATAATTGCCTGCGCCAGACATCTCATAGCTCATATAGCCAGAAAATGAATTCATTAGCTTATCGGCGAGACATTCGATCACGTTCAGCGCGTCAATGATTGACTTCATGAGCGCTTGGATCTTGTCATTGATCTTCGCAATAATGCCGTTGATCTTGTCCATCAACTTTGCGAACAGCGCAGAGAGCAAGACATCGGCGCCGCCTGAAACGTAGCAGCTGACGAATTTCGTCTGCCACGACATATTGCCGTACACGTTGTAGTTCAAGTTAGCCAGATCCTCGAGAATCTCCGGCAGAGTCTTATTTGTGTCGAACGCAGATTGGAAAAACTTTGTAGCACGCTCACGACCCTTACGTACAAGCTTTTGAGCGCGCTCGAGTAAGCGATTGATCATTGCGATTGCTCCAACTAGCGCGCGGTAGGCTTCGCCGAGCGTTGATGAAACCAAGTCACCAATGAAGTCAGCAAGCTTGCCTTCATATCTGTTTGCGAGCGACTGCGAGTCTTCCCAGAAGTTCTTGAGCTTTGCGCAGGTCTCTGCGTCCGATTGACAGATGTAGTCCAGCATCGATGCTAGCAGGTTCTGCGCAGCGTTTGGATTGACGATGTCGCCAGCTAGATCTACGATGTCATCCCATAGCGTTGATGCGCGCTGTGACTTGTTCTCAAGATCGGCCTTCGAGATGATGCCAACTATCGACGGTGCCATTGACGCCGAGTATCCGCAGAAGCGCTCACGCAGGTCAATAGCTTCGTCATGAGCTAGCAACTCGAAGTCACGATCAAGTCGATTGAAGATCGCTAACGCATAAGCGAACTTGCCATGGTTCTGCCGAAATGCGTTGATGATCGTTGTGTCATACGTGATGTCTTCGATGCCATCTGAATCGATATGCGCGTCAACAGCGCTGAGCAATCGAGATCGCACTGCGTCTTGTGACTCATAGATGTCAAGCTCATCGATCGTTGGACGCTTGTTGAGTACGTCAGCAAGGCCATCACCAAGGATGTCGAACATTGCGAGTCCATCGCGCGTGCGAAAGACATTCAAGTCAACGAACCCATATGTATCTGTCAAGGCCCTGACTGGTTCACGCGTAAGCGCTACGAATTCACGATTCGACTTTGTCGACAACGCGTCGCATTGGTCTTCAAGCGCAGTTGCTTGCGCTGATCCAATGTCACTCACAGCTTCCCAATACGATGTTCCAGACAGCATGCACGAGAATTGCTTGTCTGTCAGCTCATAGTTCAACAGAGCGTTGATGACTGCTGCAGACACTTGAGTTCCGCTTAAGTCACCGCCTGTCCACGTGGCTGAACCAGCTTGCTTGAGCGTGATGCTTGAGTCTGGCGCAACGCCACCGCTACGGTTTGCGTTAGCTGCTGACCGCTGCAAGATCCCGTCAATTCCGAGTGCTTCACTTGCGTCTCCGTCTCCGACATAGAAGAAGCTGATTGAAGCGTTTGGTCCGCGATCTGCTGTTGCAAACGAGATCTCGTTGCCGTAGCCAGCAACGCGTAGATACAAGCCGAACACGCGTGATATAGCTGATGCAACGCTGTCAGCATTGTACTTGTCGAACAATGTGCGTGAGCCTTGGTCACCTGTGACGTCAACAACGCGTGCAAGACCGCCGACCTTGATGCCAAGCTTGTATGCAGTGACTCCAAGTTTCGATTCGTCAAAACCGCTTGTGCGTAGCACTGGAGTCTGATTGCGCACGTCTTCAGTATCGCTGTGACGAAGCACGCGACATACAAGCTGTGGATTGCCCTTCCAGCCTTGTTCGGTGTAGAAGTCACGTGCAACAGCTTCAGCATAAGCGCGTGATGCATCGCGAGCAATGAATCTCTCAGAGAATACTAACGCAGTCCTGTCAGTGATCAAGATGTCTTCATCAAACGCTGGCTGTGACAGAGACGCGCGTACGACGTCATAATCGAATGTTGAGCCATCGTCTGTTGCCGCAACAACTTCAGTCATTGGCAGAGACCAGACAACGCCAACACCGTTCTTCCAAGTGTCCTTGATGAACGTCTTCACATCGACTAAGTTGCCACCAAATGCCTTTGAGAGCTCGCGCAGTTGATCAATCGTTCCACCAGCGTTGTAAGTGCCTGTGCAACTCTGCGCATCGCGTTGACGCGTCATTGATGATGAGCTTGGTGGAACCGTGATCACTGGATCAACATATGTGTCATCACCAAGTATGACACGCAATTCTGGAATAGCTGCAAGGCCTTGACCAAACTGCAGTGTGAGAGCTTCAGTCGATGCATTGCCTATGCCGTTGTTCATCGCATAGATCGCGCCATTGACTACGCAGAAACCGCGCTTCTCCATGCGCAGTTCAGCGTCTCGCTGCGTGCGATCGATACGCGTGATCTCAGAATCCTTGAAGGCCTCGTTCAGTGAACCTGGGTTAGATGCAGTGAATGCTTCGTTGTGATCATTGATCACTGAAGTCAGTTCCTTAGCCATCGCAGCTGAATCAGCATCAGTCACGTTGTCAAGGGCAGCATCGATGGCAGTTTCGAGCGCATCTAGTTGGACATCGAGATCATCGAGCTGCTTCTTGATTCCAGGATCGGCTTGGCACGCAAGTATCAGTGTTGACATTTTGCCTCAATAGACCGTGATGATGAGCCAAGAAACGCCGGCTGCAATGACAACATATGCTGCTGTGACCACGCCAGCTCCTGTCCAAAATCCGCGTTTGAATCCAGTCTTTCGAGCCTCATTCGCAACTGCATCAAGTTGTCCAACGACTTTGAGTCGATTCGCGTTTGCTGTGTCGTACGCAGCTTTCCAATTCGCTGCTGCAATCGAATCGTGCTTGTCTGCATTGCGGTATGCGTCGACCTGTTTGGCTAACACCTTGTTCAGATCTTGGCACAAACCGTTCTCACGTTCAAGCGCAATCTTCGTTTCTTGATTCGCGATCACTTGCCTAAACTCAGTGAGTGGCATGACAGCGGACGGCGTATCAATTGGAGCACAACCAGACTTGTACAGTTTGGTTTCTGCTCCAGCAAGCAGCATCAATGCTGCAGCAAGCGCTAGCATACAACTAGCACGATGCCATTTGCAACGAGCTCCTTTATGTTCGACTTTTCGATTGCCTTGCGAACTTCAGTTGTACCAATAGCGATCACCTTTGGGTTGTTGTCACAGATTGTGATCGCTGGCACTGTGCTTACTCGAACGTCACCGACCGTGTTCTTTCGAACAACGAGAGATCCGCTCAAGATTGAGAAATCAAGCGCTTTCATGTTAGACCTTTCCTGCATAGCCTGAGCGATCGGATGACAGACGCATGAGCTGTCCGTCAAGCCAGCGCTGAGAGTTGTCCACGTCGATTACGATGCGAGAACGACCTGTGCTGTCGCTCTCAAGCCGTCCAAATGCCTTTGACGCGTTCGGTCCACCTGTAGCTGTTTGTGTTTGTTGCGCAACTACGTTTGGCGTTAGTACTGCTGCGTTTGGTACTGGCGCGTTTGGCATCACGACATTGTTTTCATCAGTTGCTTCAACGTCATCACCGAGGAACTTGTCGTATGCTTTGTTCGCAGCCCAAGCTGCGCCTTTACCACCAGCCATTGACGCGCCAGCAGAAGCGCCACCAAGAAGCAAGCCACCACCAATACCGACGCCTGTTGCGCCCATACCAGCGGCTGCTGCAAGCGTAGCAGTACGAGCACCAAAGCTACCAGCTGCAGATGCTGCACCAACGAATAGCTTCTTGCCAATTGAGCCTTCAGTTGCAATGCCATCAGTGACACCTTGAAGCACGTCACCAACGCCTGGAAGCCATTTACCAATGAACTTAGCGCCGTTGCCAGCAATGCGAAGCATGCGACCGACACCGAACTTGTTCACGACGCCTGCTACTTTAGATATCGCCTTTTGCGCAAACGGGAAGCGCTTAGCTAGTCCCATCACACGCCCAAAGCCTGATGCCATCTTGTTCTTGAGCCAAGCGGCAGCGCCAACGAAGTTAGCCCATAGCCCAGCAAACATTGGAAGATGCATCAAGCCAAGAGCTCCGTGCATCACGCCTTGTGCAGTCATCAGCCAAGTATTGAAGCCACGCCACTTCTTGTTGTCAACTGTAGTGTCAGCGCCGCGCTTGTTCAGCCATCCCTTGTCGTCTCCGGCTTCGCGTTCCAGACGCTTAAGCAAGTCCTTCTGCGCGTCGACTTCCTTTTGTGGCCGCCCAATCTTCTTGAGACGCTCAATGCGATCTTTGACGGCCTTGATCATCGTTATCTTTTGCTGATAGGCCTTGTCCTTCTGATCGTACAGATTCTTCTCATCTTCCTTCGCCTTGAGCTCTGCTTCTTTGGCTTTGGCCTCTGACTCGAGAGCTTCAATCAAAGTGCGATCACCAGTGGCCCGAGCGGCCGCTAACGCTTCACCGAGTTCGCCAAGATACTGACTACGTCCAGCTATTTGTTCGCCGAACTTGCGTGTACCTGCGGTATCGGTATCTTCTTCATTTGGATTCTCGTCGTTAGTCAGACCAGCGTCCATCGCGCTCAATGCCGCTGTTCCAGCGACCATGCCAATGCTCATTAGCGCAGTCTTGCCGAGGAAGCTGTTCAAGAAGCCGATCTTACCAAGCGGCTTCAATACAGGAGCTCCTATTCTTGACGCACTCTTCAATCCAGCTTTGCCACGCTTAAGCATACTTGACATTCTACCTGGAACAGCTTGTCCAGCTTTACGCGCACGCATACGAGCTAGTCGTGTACGAGCACTAAGCCTTGCTCCCTTGCCAGCAGTGACTGATCCAGGGGATTCATCTCCCATTTCACCGGCCATCATGGCTTCGTCCATCATGCCAGCGCCGCCCATTGCACCGCCAGCAAAACCGCCGCCAAAACCTGGAGCGCCCATGCCAGGCATTCCCATGCCCATGATACGCATCTGTGCGGCCGCTGCAACGCTATTGATGCTCTCTCTTGCTGATCCAGTCAAGCTGCCAAGCCTGTTAGCAGCACCGCGCAATGAAGCACCAGCATTTGAAGCAATAGAAAGATCAACGCCAGCGAATCGATCTTTGAATGATCCAGACATGCGTTGATACATGCGATTTGCGCCGCTTGCTGCATTACGACCGAGTACTTGGACTCGAGCCGCGCCAGACCTGAACAACGCACGCATATCAAAACTTGAGTGCATGATCTTTGCGAGATACTCTTTCGAGATCTTCAACCATTGACCAAGGCGATCAAGCACTGCGCCTGTACGAACATGCCGCCAGAGCTGGCCAAGCGTTGATTTGGCTTGCTCTGCATAGCTGGCAAGAGGCGTTAGTTTTTCGTTCAGCGCTCCGAGCGGTGGAGACAGCTTGCGTTCGGCCCAAGCAGTAAAGCGATCCATTGGACCAGCCATTGCGTTCTTGATATTTTCAAATACGCGTGGAATGCCTTGGAACAGCTTATAGAGCAAGCCAATTGTGCCAATCACTACAGCTACTTTTGTGAACTTCTGCATCAACTTCCAGAGGCCAACAACAGCAAGGCCATATGTGTGGTATTGAGGCGAACTCACCACAGCCTTCATGACTTCTTTGATCATTGTTGGCGCCATGATCGATTGGTCGATCACAGCTGAAGCGTTAGTCTTATCCTTAGTACCGCCGAGAGCAAGCTTGAATTCCTCAAAGCCACCGCCCTTCTGGAGCACTTGTAGCAAGTCACCTGCTTGTTCTGGCGACAGATTTTCACCGCCAGCAAACTGCTTGAAGACTTCGAGACTTTGTGCATTTCCCTTCGCGATACCGCGCATCAGCTCGAACTGCTTTTGCATGCCTGCATCAGTGCCCTTCATGATTTCCATGACTTGCACTTGAGCATTCACGTCCTTACGCGCAATGTCGAGCGTACGAGCAGTCGACTCAGACACGCCATAGTGTGAAGAGATGAGGCGAGCGCGCTCTTCAGCATCATCAACACCTGCAAGCAACTTCTGTAGTTCCTGGCGCAGTTGTTCACCAGCCTGGAAACCCAGGTAGCCGCCAGGCTTCGCAAAGATGCCTGTTAGCTGCTTGGCCACGTCCATTGACTGGTTGTATGTCATGCCGAGCTCTTTGCCGACCTTGACAGCATAAGCAACGCGAGCAGAAAGGTGATCAACGTTTAGTGTGAAGCCATCGAATGCCTGTGCGGCGTCAGTCAAAATGCCAGTCAAGTCATTCAAGAAGATGCCGCCGTTGACGCCCATCTCCTCGAGTGTTTCGTTGACTAACTGACCAGAACGCGCAATTGTGTTGAGGCCTTCCTTGGCTTGCTTGTGGCTCTTGCCGAATTGATTGACGAGACGCGCGTACAATTCAGTAGCCTGGTCGACAGACGCGCCAGTGACGCGTGAGAAAGCCAGGATGTTCTCAATCGCGTCCGTAGCAATGTCCGTGCGGATCTTTCCGTCTTTGCCGTAGACAAGTCGAACTGATTGGCTCAGCTTTGCATATGCCTCATTCGCTGCTTCAATCGGCATGTTCATGCGAGCAGCAGACAGGCCAAGCCGCGTCTGCATCTTCGCAAGATTCCATGTGTCGACTGTTAGCGTCCTGATGCCATAGCTAGTATGGTCTAGGGACTGGCCGTATCCGTAGTAGTTCTCGATCGCTTTGTCAGCGATTGCATTCATCTCAGCAAAGACGACAGCGAGTGACGCGCCAGCGATGAACTCGCCCTTCATCGTCTTGATCTTGTCCCAAGCCGATGCTAGCAATCCAGCTTGTTTGGCCGCCTCTTTCGTATCGTCCTTGATGTCTTCAACGTTGTCCGCAGCCTTGCCTGTGCCTTCAGCAACATCGCCAGACATCGAGTCGCCGAGGTTAGCCGAATACTGAGATGCTTCACGCAAGTCAGCAGCGATCGACTCAAACTGCGGCCGCATTGCTTCAATCTGCTCATTCGTCTTGCGCAGCTCTTCAGCGTCGGCTCCCGACAGGTTGCCTTGCTTACTCATTTGTGCTGCTTTAGCGCGCAGTTCCATGTACTCGCGTTCTTTGCCGCGCAATGAATCATACTCGCGGCGGAGTTGAGACATGCGCTCAATACGAGCTTCAAGAGCGCGAGCTTGTACGTCATCACCGTTCTTAGCAGCACGTGCGGCAGCTTGAGAATAGCTGTTCTGCACGATGCTCATTGACCTCAAAACCTTTGTACGCCGCTCCTCTAGGGCTGTTAGATCGGACACAGCCACTTGCGCGTCAGTCAATGGCTTCGTATAGTTCTGGACGTCGGCGGCTGCTTGACGCGCAGTGCCAGAGTCAACTGTGCGCGCGTTTCGATACAGTCCAGCACCGCCTTTTGCAAGGTCTGCAGACACTTTCGCGCCTTCGACAATGTCACCCGCGGATGCTGCCATCCGCAGGCCTTCAAGCAGTGCTCCCATCTAAGTACTCCTACCAGGATGCGTCCTGGCGCAGATGCTGCGCGAGTTCGGGATCCTGTAACGCTATTTTCTCAAGGTCGAACTCGACGTTGAGTCCACCTGGCGATTTAGTTGGAGGCGGTATGGTCTTAGCCAATGGCTGTATTGCGCGTGGCGTTGGATCATCTGGAGGCGGCGGCATCGTATTTTGCGGCGCCGGAATTCCACCATTGAACATCTTGAGATAGTCTGTAGCTGGCACTTGTGACATATCGTATTCGCCGTCTGACGATACGCGTTGTGCTGGCGTGATGACTTCATCGCGAGTCTTGAGGTTGTTCTTCAATGTCTTTTGCAGCACCTCAGGCGCTAACGCAGACAGAAGCGGGACCCATATTTCCGACAACCTCTCGTTTGAGCCTTCGCCTGACGTCTTTGGATTGTAGTTCTCCGATGTCCAAAAGACGCCAAGTAGCCCACCAAGTCGTTTCATCGCGTCATCGCGGCCCTTGCGGATCCAGTGCCTGACAAACAGCAGCTGCGTGTCAGACATTGTCGAGATGTCCCAACCTGCTGGAAGCGCGCCAAGATCAGCGATCAACTCGCCGATTGCCGCTAAACGCGGAACGTTCTCGGTGAGCTTTATGCCAAAGGGGCGTTAGTGATCTCGCGCGTGTATCCAACTGGTGTCATGGTCGGTCCATGAGTCGGGCAGTAGCGAGGCCTGATCGAGCCTGAGCTCACATCGATGTAGTCAGGAATGACGTTCTCGATGAAGCCACATCCATCGACGTTGCAACGGAAGTGAACGCGCTCGTCAACCTTGTCGACAGGAGCTGTCGCTTTGATCTTCTCAGCTGCAGCCACGATGTCACTTGACTCGTCGAATGCATTGTCGTATTCTTCAGCGATGCGAGCAGCCACATGGATCTTCAGTGTCGATGTGAACATCTCGAGCAGTGAAGGCGCGAATTTGACGCGCACAGCATACGGTGGGTTGAACGGGTTGTACGAGATCTTCAACGCTGACACTTGAGCCGAGAACAGCACTGAACACGGAATGCCATCGATTGCGATGACAGAGATGACGCCCATGATGAGCGCAAGCCTATACATGTACTCGTCATTCGACTGTGACGTGCGAGATGCGAGCGACGTGCAGAAGCCCATGAGCTCCGCTGTTAGTGGCATGAGCTTGTACGTGTGCCCGCGATATTCGAAGTCATGACCGTCTTGTTCAGTCAGTTGGAAGTCACGCATGAGTGACTCAAGCACTGGGTGCATGAGCGGCTGTCCAGGAACACGTTGTGATCCAGGAACGGTACCAGCAAGTGGCGGCGGTACCTGCTCGAATTGACGCTGCTGGCCTGACGCGGCGGTCTGCGCAATCGTCGGTTGTTCAGCAATGTTAGCAGCTTGCGCACCGAAGTCTTGCATATTGTACAGCGGAGGCATGCCGCCTGGTTGCTGAGCTGGAGCAGCAGCGTCTGGAGCACGAATCATCTCAGGGTAAAGATCTGTCGGAATGCGAAGCGCAACGCGAGGAATGTTTGGATCGAGCGCGTTCATGTCTTGCTGAGTCATTGTCGGCGCTTCAACGCGACGTAAAGATTCAGGAAGGACATCGGCGGCACGGCTACGCGCAGGAATGTTTGGTGCATCAGGCATTGTGAGTTGCTCCAGATTGTTGTTTGTTGAGTTAGTTGCTTAAATGAAAACACAAAAAGGCCGCTGCCCGAAGACAGCGGCCTAAGTTGGAAGATATGGATCGTCGATCAGGTCAGCGGTTGTACAACCAAAGCTGTACGCGCTTGCCTTCACCAACGAGTGCTTCGTGATCCTTGTCGTGCTTGGTGAAGCCGCAAGCGACCATGACCTTGTTCATGTTCTCGTCGTCGGTGCGCCAGACCGCGAAGACCTTCTTGCCAGCGAGATCCTTGAACGCGTTGTCTTCGCTCTGGCTGTTGATCGCGGCGAGGCCAGCGTCGAGCATTGCCTGTTCGATGCCCTTGTCCATGCGGCTGGGACGGAGGCGAACCCAGCAGAACTCGAGCGAGTCGTGACCGAGACCGACGATGCCGCTGCGGCCGATGAGCTTCTGCATGTAGGAATTGGCCTGCTTGCGGATGGCAGCGCAACCCTGCACCTTGCCCTCTTCCTTTGCGAGGATGACGAGCTCGGCGTCCTTGATGCGCTGATCGACGCTGTCGGGCTTGATGGTGCCGTTCTTCAGCACCAGCTCCTTAACATCGCGGTGTTCGACGTCGGTGAGCTCGGATCCCTTGAGGACCTTGAACTTCACGCGATCGAAATTGAATCCGCGCACCACGTCTTCAGCGGTGTCAGCAGCCGTGGTGGTAACGGGCGCGGTGTCTTCCTTGGCGATCTTCTTCTTTCCCATGGTGTGCTCCTAGATTGTGAGTTGTGATTGGTTGCAAAGTGGAAGAAAATGTGGCACTCTACGGTGCCTCCCAATAAGAATATAATCACACGGGAGGCACTAGAGTTGCAGTCTCTCAATAAGAGTTGAAGAGCTCAAGCGTTGACGAGATTCACGTCGGCCGTTCCTGGGCGTCGGTAGAATTCCCAACGTTGGCAATTGATGTGGCCATCAGCAACGAGCTGCTTGTCGAACAACAGGAACCAGATGTGACCTGACGTTCTTGTTGCACCGAGATTTGGGACGTCAGTCTTCTTTGACGGCTTGATCTTGGCACTCGGAATCATGTAGACGATCTCGAGTTCACTCTCGTTGTTGCGTAGGCGTGCAGCATTCCGAAGGGCTAACAGCCTGCGCGCGTGGGCCTTGACTTCATCATCAGGCCGTTGATCTCCATACTCGTCGTAGCGTGACAGGCCAATGACCAACGCTTCGCTCATAATGAGGTAGCTGCCAAGGACGCGTTGCATACCGAAGTCGACTGCAACTTGACGGCGAGCTATTTCAGAAACGAATGTGTTCGTGAGAACGACCGAAGCTCTGATGACTGCGGATTGCGTCGAATCAAGCTCACGCATCTTGACGCGGCCAGACAGATCGAGAACGTACGCGTCGTCACTCGTGATTGCATCGTCTGTTGCACTTGCAATCTGTTCTGCTTTGGCAACTGGTGCAGTAGCCTTTGGCGCGTCTGCTTGGTTCACGCGCTTCGCAACAGCCTGTGACTTCTTCACCTTCTGTTGTTCTTGGCGTTCAAGCACACGAGGCATGACATTGCGTAGTGCCTCGAGACCGCTGCCAATCGAGATGAACTTGTGCTGCTCTGGCGTGTCTTCGACTTCTTCGATCTGCACAGCAAGCTCGTCTTGTGCAGCGGCTTCGGCTTGACGAGCGCGATGCTCGGCGAGATAGTCTTCGAGTGATGCGAACAGTGACTTGAGAAGTGGCTCGGCATGCATGCCAAGGAACGTGAGTGCCTTGCGCTTGATCTTCTGAGGATTGGTGAGGTAGAATCTGCCGTAGCGCGTGAATCTGACGATTGCGTCGTTGTAGCGCTTCAGCACTGCTGCGTTGTCGACACGTACAGCGTTGAGTTCAATGAGTCTAGCCAGTGCCTTCTTTGGTTCGCGCTTCTTCGTGAGGGCCAAGACGCGCAGAATGCGATCGGCAACAAACAATCGAACTTGCTCTGGCGAAAGACCTTCAGTCGTGTCAATCGCTATAGCGAGCGGGGTTGGGCTCGTTACGGTTTCAGCTTGCACTGAGTTCTCCGGGTTGTTTGTGAGTTGGGTGGGGTTGTTGTATCGCGCTAGATGGAGTCAATCCAGTAGTTGTGGGTAGATTGATCCCATCTTAATCTAATTATTCTTTACAAAGTTTGCAATGTTTACAGCGAGTTAACAAGATTCGTGTACGCGATTCAATTGATCGCGTCATGCTTTTCCAGATACTCATAGATTTCTCTGCTAGCATTCGGGATCGCTTTGTTGATCTGGTCAGCGATTGATGCTGGATCATCTATAGTGCTCTTCGACTCTATGTTCTGCGCCGTGAAGATGAAGAACCAGTCGTAATTGCCTTTGAGCGCGCGATAGCCAAGATTGAGCATACGCGCGTCACTGATCGAGCGGCTGAGATGATCCAAATGAACTTTGGTAAGACCAAGCCCGCACGGAAAGCGTATGCGCACTTCAGAATGTCTATCAAGCACAGCAATCATGTTCTTGATTGTGTCAGCCGTGACTTTGCGGTAACGCTCGAGACCAATGCGCGCAATTACGTGCATCCCGTGCCGCGCTGCTAGGTGCTCAAGTATCATCGCCAGCTCGCGCAAGATCGATCATTGGAACCGTTTTGCCTGCTAACTCATGTGTGCAATCACCAAGAAACTGGATCATGCCATCTTTCACCCATGAGTGACAGATATATGCCTTTTGAGGAGGCAATGGAGCGCCTGCAATGTACGCATCATGCTCTTCGTCTGTGATGCTGAGGAAACCTTTGCACATCACTGACGGCATAAGCGTTGGCGCTTCGAAACTGCCGTTCCATGTCCAGCACGGATGAGGCACGTCTGGACCTGCAACAGTGATGCCATGATTCTCGCCGCAGCCTGGACATTCGAACCAAAGCGACTTTCCTTGATCTATTAGTCGTACCTTCTTCATGTTCAGTCCTTTGCTCGTTTGACTTCGTCGACGATTGCGAATAGTGACGCGAGCGGAAGTGCTTTGCGACCACGGAGTGTGCTGACAAAGATCTCAGTTGAACCACTTGGTTGTCTTGCGAACACGACTTGTGCGTCCAACGGCTTGTTGAATGTCCAGACGCTCTGTTGATTGCCTTCAGGACTTTCAGTCGCGCCAATCGACGGATCTGAGAAGTTAGCTAATCCAAAGCCTTGCAATGCAACGTGTGCAGCAAGCGTGGTCAAGTTGTTGTCTGAAAGCGCTTTTGCGTGCTTCTGCTTAGCTTCGCTGATCATGACTGCGACTTTGCGTCGTACTTCAGAAAGAGCTGGCGCGTCTGCCCAAGTGAAGTAGTGGACGTTCCATGACTCAGACAACTCGATCGATTCGCGAGATGCAGGCCAACCAGAAGCTTCTAAGATATCTGCAATAGCGCGTACACGAGCTTGAGCCCAGAAATTGCCAGCGACAGATTTGAGCAACTGAGACAACGCACGACGTACAGCAACATGCAACAAGCGAATGTCCATGACCTCGCCATGCAATTTCGTGATGTCAACATGCGCTGGCAGACCATCAGAGTGTGACGCTCGCCAAATGATCGGTGAGCGCGCTGTGATGCCATCAAGCTCGCGTTCTGGAATCGAGAACAGCTCGATCTCAACAAGACCGCGCTCTACCGGAATCGCGCGACGACCAGCAGGTTGGTAACCACCAGACATGCGAGCCACAGCTTCAAGCAGATCTTCTTCAGTTAGCTCCTCGATCTCTCCGCCATATGTGACGTAACGCATCAGTTTTCGTCCAATGGAAGGATCTTAGCGAACTCATCGTATAGCTCATTAGAGCTCTTGATCGCAGAAATTAAGCGTGGCTTAATCGCTTCGACTGTTGCTTTTGTGGCTTTGCCATCATGGTCAGCATGTAGGTCATATGTTGCGGCGATGAACGCGCTTGTAGAGTGACGCGTGCTTGGGATACGCGCAAAGTGGAGCTGAGTTGCATGTCTGCGCGCAGCGTCTGCAATCCCCTCGCAAAGCACAATGCCCGCGAGACTATTATGTGTTGCGTGAGCTGGACTAGTTAGCACAATTTGCATAATGCCTCGCGCGTCAAATGAGCAAAGCACGCTTTCTTCATCTAGAAGATTCACAATTTGTTGATTGCCTTCCTCAATTACTTCGCCAAGTAGCACAGAAAGATTTGACATGTTTCCGTCGAGGTAATTCTCGATGCATGCGACGACATGATCATTGCCCTCCAATGCAACGCGCGCTTCTACTTTGAGACCATGCTTCTTGATAATCTTATCTACTGACATATTAGCCTCTCGATTTTGTGGCCTGACGGCCTTATAGCGTTTGATGATCGTCAAGCCATAGTAATCGTGCAAGCTAACGCGTAACTTGTCGATCATTGCTTTACATCATAGTGCTTTGGCAACTAGACGTCGTTGATAATTGAGTCTTGGATCAATTCCCAGACTTTCGCAGAAGCGCTCGGCGACTTGGAGAGTGCATCAATCGTAATCTTGACTAAGATCTTGTGTTTAGCAATAGGGCGCGACGCAAACAGAATCAAGATCTCGCGTCCACAATCGAAGATCTTTAAGAAGACAGGCTTGTTTCCGTTACGGCGCTTAATTTTGCTGATCTCCTCGCGCGTCGATTCTCGATCATCGATGGACAGATCTTTTGTCGAGGCAGGATAGCCATCTGCGTGCACAGCAATATTGTTTTTGACGCGATACACGATGCCTGCACGATCAAACGCGTTAGCGATCTCAATCATGTCATCGCGATCAGCATCCATAAAAGCTAGAAACAGCCGCTCGATATTTCCTTCTTGCTTTCCAAGAAATTCTCGTATATCTTCAATGCGTGAGATGTCCTCTTCGACTGATACACGCGCAACAACTAACTGATGACGTTGAGCAATGGCATTGATTGATTTCATGATGTCACTCGTCATCGTTGACGAACATAGCAAGTGCTCGTGTCAGCCTGGATGACGATCCAAGCGCTGCTATAAGCTTGTCACCAATCTCTTTGAGATTGCTACGTGTCAAAGAACCATCACTTACGTTGTTTGCAAGTTTGTATGGCAGCACAAGCCATGAGTCTCTCCACCGGCGCACAGATAATTGTGCTTGTGGACGATTTTGAGCTGCCACAGCAATCGCTTCAATAACACTAGCAGTGTCATGTTGCTCAGTGCTGACCAAAAGTGCTTGAGAGCCACGACATTCTAAAGAACAAATGACATCCGCGTCGTCAAGCGCGTCCATTGCGATGCTACCAGCTGAAGTGCCGTCCTCGACGCGCTCAAATAACAAGACACTGACGTTCATGACATCGCTCTCGAACAGTTGCTTTAGCTTGTTTGCAACTTGATCTTGCTCAGATCCAACTCGAGCGATGACTAACCCATACTTTGCAGCGATTTTATGCGCGTTCATCGATGTCCTCCAGTACCTCAACAAAGTCTTCAAGCGTCATCAATTTGTGAGTCGTAGTTGCTTTCAACCAATCGATTGCTCTGGCTATGATGTCATCTCGAGTCTTGACCATTGTATATGATGACCAAGCAAGTACTGGTGTCTTGTCATGTACCTTGGACAATGAAATGCATGGCCCATATTTACTCGCGCATGCAGTTGTAACCATTTCAGCTATGCTGTCGCCAAGTTCTGCAGCTGTCACGTCAACGATATAGAAGTCACGTAGGACTCCCATAGTCAATAGATGCTCGATGACGCTTGCATTGTCGAGATGCTTGTCTAACAGCTTGCGAGCACGCGTTTCATGATTTTCTTCATTGCCGGCTCGCGCAAGCGCTAGCCCATGCCGTTTTAGAATCTTATGGAACATTGGCAAAGTACTCCATAATGGCATTGAATAGATCGCGATGCTTTTGCGAATGCTTTACTAAAGCATCTCGTAGTTCACGGAAGTTCTTGTACTTGGAGATGATGAACACGTTGTCATACTTCATTGGATGATAATCATTGGCAGTGCTGTCATCCAATTCGCGCATCTCGACACCAGCGCAAAATGATGTCTCCATCAGCTCGCCAACGTCAGTAGAAAGAAGAGGATTGGCTGAATGAATTCCAATTTCCCACAATGTCGATCGAAGATCACTGTCCTCGAATGCTTCAATCAAGAATTCTGCTAAATGAAGAGTTAACGCGTTGACAACATTTGTGCTTAGAGCTTCTGGCTTTTCGCTGTGTGAACGCGCAACAGCTAAGCCGTGTCTAGCAGCGATGTTAGATAGCATGGTCAATCTCCGTCATCTAGAATTCGAAGGTCTAAAGTGTTGAAGACATCGATGAGATAGTCTCGTTCGGCGCGCCTGCGACAACGAAACCGTATTTAGCTGAAATCTCGTGAATGCAGTCCATGTTGATCCCATGTGGCTGTGTTGATGCAAGAAAGCCCGGCGATCAATTTCGACCGCCGGGCTTGTTTGTTGTTTGACCGTTACGTTATTTGCGCAAGCCAAGGCCAAGGCCAACGAGTGAAGCTGCGTTTTTCAATTTGCTCTTGACCGTTTTGGACCGTTTAAGAGCAGTATTGAGCCTTCTAGCTTCCTTAAGTTTAGAAAGCTGGTCGCCATAGCTAGCAGCCTGCTGATGCATCCAAAGGCCGCTGCGAAGACTGCGCAATGCATGCGCATGTCCCCACTTCTCGAAAGGAGACTTGGCCTTCTTGAATGCTGTGATGTGCTTCTTGATCGCGTTCTCGATGCTCTTGATTCGAACGAGCAGCGGAGCGATCGTGCCGTTAGCCGTCTTGAGTCCTTCAGCCGGAAGCGAAGCAAGCCATTTGATGTACTTCTTCTGCTTCGGCGAAAGGCTCTTGATCGGCAGTGGCTTGTCACTCACGTAGTCTTCAGGCTTTGCCGTTGTGGCTGCGGTGACGATGTCCATCACTTGCCCCTGACAAGCAGCTTGGCGAACGCAGGACCCTTAGTAATCGAGTAGTAGGCTTCAAGCTCTTGCCTGCGTGCCTCTTCAACCTTTGGGTTCAACGACAGCACCATGCGAATTGCCGGAGCATCCACAATGAACTGACGATCTTCAGCCAAGATCGAGACCTTGTCCTTGTCGATCTTCGTCACGTCGCCGCGGCGAAGTCCACCTTGCTCCGTATAGAACTCGACGAAGTCACCAACGTGGACTTCCACGTTAGCTGTGACGCCGGCTTCATTGAAGCGGATGGCTCCGTGCAGAGGACCTTGAGACGCGATTGCCGTGTTGAGAAGCGCTGGAAGATTCTCGCCGCGTGTGCACTTGAGATACTTCCGGCCGTCAGGTCCTTCAGCCACTTCCCAGTTCGCGTTGATCTGCTGATCCATGAACATCGTGTGCGACACGGCGATCATGTTTGCGCGCTCTTCGTATGGCAGCTTGAGCTCTTGTGGACGAACGATGACTGACAGACCATGCTTGCGCCCGTCAGTTGATGCATGTGTGCTCACAGTAGCGATCTCGGTATCGAGCTCGCCATTGAAGCGCTGTGTGGTGAACGCCACAATCTGATTTGCGTTTGGCGTGCCAAAACGTCCATCAAAGCCAATCATGATCTTGGCAGATGACGCTGACACTGGCACGTAATCAGAAAGATACATGTCGGCGCGAGCGCCAGACTGTTCTTTGAGACGAGCCGAAAGCTGAGCACCGATGCGAGCGGTGACGCTATTCTTGTTTTGCATTTGTTTTCTCCTGCCCTGAGGCTCTAGGTGTTAGAAATTATCAGACCGTGACGAGTTGCGGATTGTACTGCAGCAAGATGCGTGGCAAGTGCGCGAGTTCAATCTGCGCGGTCATGACGCCATCACCTTCAGCAGAGACTTCAGCTTCGCCATGCGATGTGATCCAGCATGACGGATACTGCCAGAGCGTGTAGAGCTTCGAGTCGCCGTCGCCGCGGTAGAGGTATTCGTACAGCGTGATCGGCCAACGCATGTCCATGAGATCTCGGAACAGCTCTTTCGAACTGACGAGACCAAACACCTTTTCAGTCTCTTGTCCCCAAACTTCGAGGCGCGAGATTGAGATGGTGTAGCCTTCAGCGCGGCCTGGAATCAGGTCGACTGGACGGCCGTATGAGGTCGAGCTGATCTCATACTTGTGGATGGCTTGGCGTGTGCGCTGCTGAGGTGCCCAAGATTGCAGTCGACCAATGCGGTAGGTCTGACTATTGTACTCCACGGCGATGTCCATGCCATGGTAGATCTTGGTGCGTGGAAGCATCGACTCGTGGTTAGCGAAGTCGAGCTGCCTGACTCTGCTACCTTCGGGCGTGAAGGCGAACTGGTCGTTGAGAGCCATTCTGTGTCACTCCTTGTTCTTGTGGTGTTGAGCATCGGCGCGTGGCTTACGCGTATACGCGCCTAAGATCTTTGAACCGGCTATGAGCTTGGGCAGCCGAGATGATTGGAACTTGTCGAGTGGAACCCGATAAGCGCAAACCAACGTCGGCCCAGGAAGGACCACCTCAATGAGATGGTCCTTATCCATGGGTGGAAGCCAGCCGAATCCACGTGTAGAGAGCGAGTTGCGGAAATCAGCAAGAACTGACTTCTGCTTCTCAACATCTGCTTCGACTTTCACGTGGATGTATGCTGACCGAAGCTTCTCCCGTGTGTACCGCGTCTTCTCTGCAGCCGCAGCTGGGATCTCTTTGACCCCAACTGCGCGTAGCAGCTCTAACGCGGTAGCAGTATGCCCGAGGTTGTCTAGGCCTCGGGCTACTTCAAACAGGTTCGGCTTTGGCGATGGTGATTTGAAATCACTCATGGCTGCACCATTGCCCATTACGCGGCGATCGACTTGTTCACAGAGTAGAGACCGAAGAGCCTCTTCACTGCGAACCTGGTGTAGTAGGTGTAGTAGAAGTAGTACAGCGTCGGATCGTTCTCGTCGTTGTACACTTCCACGTCACCAGAGTTGATCGACCGCGCGTTGCCATTGTCGTCCTGGTAAGGAGCGATGATGTTGCGGTTGACGAGGCCGATGAGCACCTGCATGATGCGCGCTGCGATTGTTGCAGTAGCATCACCGCGCGTGTTCGGAACCATGCCGACGACAGACGCGTCAAGCTCGGAACGAACGATGCGTGTGACGTCTTGCTTCGTCCGCATTGGCAGGATTTCGTGGAACTCAGCACCGTAGTTGTCGACAGTCTGGTCTTCCTCGAACGTGTAGACTCCTGAACCTGCGTCGCTGAAGAAGATGACGCCTGCAGCGCCAAGCTTCTCGTTAGCCGAAACACCGAAGGTCTCGACGTAGTCGAAGCCATACATCTTCGACTTGAGCAGTGTGGTTGAGTAGTTCGGCGAACCAGCGACGCAAGCTGCGACTGCGCCAGCGACGAACGAGCCGTCGAGGGTCACAGACGAGATCGAGCCGTCACTCATCGTCATGGTCTTGCGCGCGAGGCGCGGTCCAACCATGATACGAGTGCCATGAGCGTATGACTTGCCGTAGATCTGCAGCGTGCTCTTCGCCATGAAGACGATGGAGCCTGGAGTCGATGTGTCACCGATCGGTGTTCCAACTGGCGCGCCGAAGTACTGCTCGTGCTCGCGCTTGGCGAACGGATCACATGCCTTGACGTTGAACGCCAAGAACTTCGATGTGAACGCGTGCAACCGGATCGGAGTGAGGTCAGTGATGAAGCTGACTTCCTCACATGCGCTGAGCGCAGCGTCGATGTCCGCTGACGAGAAGACGCCGTCGTCGTCTGCATCTTCGATCTGAACTGTGGCGATTGCGAGAGGCGGGTTAGCCTGCCTGAACGCGATGTCAGCCATGATTGCCAGGTCGTTGTCAGCAGTGATGGGCTCGAGGAACTCACGCGCGGCATCAGGATCTGTGAAGACCTGAGGCTTGTTGTAGTACGATGCAGGCCGCTTGTAGTGACCTGTGATATAGTACGAACTGCCGAGAGCAGGCTCGTTGCCACGATGCTTATACGACACGGAAACACCAGTGGTGAGCTCCGAGATGTCGGACACGTACAGACGCACGAACGATGTTCCGTCGATCAACTTGAAGGCCGTGGTTGCAACGCCACCGATCTTCACCACGAGCGAATTTGCGTAAGGTGCATTCGTAAGCGAGAGATAGTAGGCGCCGAACGTGCCAGTCACTGAGCCATTGCGATCCGTGAGGACGTCGTTGCTCGTGAAGGCTTCAGTCGACTTCGAGTCCAGGCTCCAGAAGATGCGCTGGTTGTTCACGTGCTGCACCGAGAACTTGTCGCCGATCGCAAAGCGATTGACGCCACTGGTGTTGCGCGCGGCCAAGCGGATTTGCCCTGGAAGCGTGAAGTACCCGTTCGTGTCAGCTGCAGCTTCGAGCGTACCGAATCCGCCTTCAGCAGTATTCGACTCGTAGATGATGCGCAGGTAGCGTGGGTCAACGACGTCAAGCGTGCTGAGACCAACCTTCTGGATGGTCAGCGACGTTGTGCGATCGTCGAGCGCTGTTGGGAACGAACGAGCGGCCTTGACTATGAACGTGAACTGGTCACCGACAGCGTAGTTCGACTTGCCGCCAGCAAAGCCGACGACTGAGATAGCCGTGCCGGTCTTCGTGATTGCGGTGTTGTGCGCGTTCGCTGGGCCTGTGCCGTTCTTCTTGTGCGTGAGCTTCACAGTCGAGCCAGAGACTTCGACGGTGAGTTGCAGCGCTGAAGAAGCGATGGCAGCAGCGAGGTTAGCCGCGGATGCAGCTGCTGTCGCACCAATGGCCACGGCAACGGATCCACCAGCGACACTTGCGTTGCTGTCGAATTCGAAGGTGACTGCAGTTGCCACAATGCCATCCGTGATTGTGACGGAGTTCGCGTCAGCTGGATTGGCGTTGATGTTGACTGTTGCACGCGCAGGAGCCGCAGCGCTTGTCGACAGACCGACCGTGATGCCACGGTAGAGTGAAGACTGAACGCCGTCCGTAAGGATTGCGAAGCCCGACGCGAAGTCGTCTCCAGCTGTTCCCCAAGCGATCGACACGCGGTCCGGGCTGCTCGTCGCGTCAGTGCCACCGGCAAAGCCGTACAACACGACGTCAGAGAGGCCGTTGGCGCCAGTGATTGTCGAATTTCCGTTCGACAGACTGTTGATGTCGTCAACCACCGAGACCTTCACGCTCGTGTTAGTGCCAGACTCGGAGATGCTGACGTTGCGACCAACGGTCGGAATGACGAGCAGACGGTCGGCAAGCACCAACACGGTTGCGTCGAGAGCGCTCTCGATCGCGGCTGCAGCTGCGGCGATGGTGTTGGCGACGCCTGCACCGATCGTAACAGAAACGTTCGTTCCTGCGACAGACGCGTCATCGTCGAATTCGAACACTGCAGCACCAGAGCCGACGTTCACAGTGAACGTGTCTGCATCTGTGGGTTGAGCTGCGAACAACAGCTGTGCGCCGTGCTTCAGATCAACGCGTAGTGCATTCGACTCGTTGACTTCGGCAAGCATGCCGAGGCCAGCGTTGTTGACTGCTGCGATGAAGTTCGTGATCATGCCAGCAACGTTGACGATAGCGTCTGTGCCGCCAGCCATGCCGATGACTGTGACTGCTACGCCGGCTGTCGAAGCATTGTCAGTGTTGACAACGATTGCAACGTTCGCAACCGAGCCAGCGACTTGAGCTGCCAGCGTGACCTTACCGACGTTGCCGTTGCCAGCAGATGCGTCAGTAGCAGTGATGCGCAGTGCAGATGCATTGATCGCCTTCACCAGGTTAGCGGCTGTGTTTGCCGACTGAGAACCACCAGTCGCGTCGATGAGCACGCGAACAGCACTTGGGATTGCGAGCTGGCCATCGCTGTCGAATTCGAAGGTGACCGTGCGAACGCCATCGGAGATTGCGAAAGCAACACCGTCTGCAGGCGTTTCAGTTGCGATGCCGCCGAACGTGATCGAGCCTGCACTTGGCGTGGCTGCAACGACTGGCTTGATGACCAGAGTCGAACCGACGATTGACTGGACGCCATCAGTGTCGAACTCGAATGTCTTCAACACGCGAGCTGCGCCGATGCGGCCGTTGTCGATGACGATGCCAGTGCCATCAGCAGGAGCTGTGGCGCCGAACTCGACGTAGCCAACTGGAAGCGTTGCAGAGACTGCGCCGTTGTCCACGTGAGTGATCTGAGCGCGCACCTTCAGGTTCGAGCTGCCAGCGTACTCGTCAGCACCAACAATCAGCGAACCGATTACGGCGTTGTCGAGATCAGGCGTGACTGCACCAGCTTCAGGGAACTGGTTAGTGTTGGAGATCGTTGGATCGATTTCGAGCAACGATGGGCCGTATGCGGAGAACGAGAACTTGTCTCCGACGAGGAATGCGCCGGTGAAGTTCAACCGAACGCTGAACTCGAGTGCCACGTTCTGCGTCTGTGCATCGGCTGAATCGACCACGAAGGTCGGAGCGTCGAGCGCGGACGAGATGGGCACTGCCACTGCACTGTCGTTGCCAGAGGACAGCGGAGTCGCAGTCCAAGAGAACGTGTGCTGTGTGCCAGCAACTGCTGTGACTTCAAGCTTGTAGCCACGGCTGTAGTTGTGGTCGAACGCGGCGTACGGGTCGAGCGCGACAGAGCCAGTTCCAGCGCCAGCGGTCTTGACAACAGGCGTGATAACCGATCCAGGATTTGCTTGCGCAACGATCGAGCCAGTGTCATCGACAAGTGCTGCAGGAGGCAGCGTCTTCGTTTCGATGAAGAAGTCCTTGTTGCGCTCGTACTGATCGTGGTCGACCTGTGAGCCGATGAGCTTGATGACGCGCAGGTCAGCGGTCTTAAGCTCGTCTCCAACTGCAGTGCTTGCACCTTGGTACGAGATAGTATAGGTCTCGCCCTGCAAGTAGGCTGCATCAGAGATGATGACGGCATCATTCTCGGATGTGAAGAGCCATTGGTCAGCGCGCACTTCTGTTCCGTGACTGTCGACGAGGACAGCATTGTCCTTGGCGCCAGTTGTCGGGATCGCAAGCACAGCAGTGAACGGAGAAGACTTGCTGAATGCAAGTTCAACGTCGCTCAAGTAGCCACGAGTGTAACCTTCGTTGCGCACTTGCATGTAGCGGCTGCCGCGTCCAACATATGTAGGAACGCGAGTCTGTGGAGTGAGTGACACTCCACCGGGCTGCACGTCCTCGCCAATGTACGAGCCAGGAAGCACGTATGGCTTGTTCGTGGTGAGTCTATTAGGCATCTGATTCTCCCCAGGGGATTTCGATGAATGTCAACTTGGATTGACTTGAGAAATTTGATAATTTGGAAAAGTCAGTAAGCAACCTTAACGACTATTTCGGCGATGACTGTTGGTCTAACTCCACCACCTGGACTGTCGCCTGCTGTGCCATCAAGCACGCGTAGACTTGCTTCACCAGGCTTACGACCAAACAAGTAGTACTGGCCAGGGCCAGCGCCAGGTTTGATCGTCAGCACTGAAGGATTTGAGCTTGACAGAGATTGCTGTGGTTGCATATGTCGTGCAATGCCAATTGCTTGACGATTGACGTGAACCACTTCAGGAAAACTGAGCTCGCACTTTGGCATGTTGCCAGGAGATACGCGTTGCACCTCATAATGTGGCTCAGTGAACGGCACCAAGAACGAATCTTCATAGTCGAGATTCAGCGTGGTCATTGAAGACCAATACTGATCCTTGACATCGTCACCTTGGTTGTTGTGTTCGACTCCACCAAGCTCTGGCTGACGCGGCAACCGAATCAACCAATGGCCACCAGCTGATTCATCAGTGATCGAGAAGCCTGAAGTGAAACCGTTGAGCTCTCCGAAGATCAGAGATAGTACGTCAACGATCGATTCAGTCGTGCCTTGATCTCCAGCAAACACAGACAGCGTACAATTGAGCGATCTGATGATGTGCACAATGCGATAGCAAGTGCGATCAGCAGCGCGAATGACGCCTTGGTCTCTGCCGATGCCCGATGACTTCGGGATCAGGTCACTGCCTGAAATCACGATGCACGGCATGTGCGACTTGATCTCATTCCAGTACTTGAAGATCGGCATCTTGACTTTGTTGTCAGCGTTGGTTGCTTCGTCTGGCACGAAATCAAGATCAGTGACGAACTTCAGCATCGATGGGAATACCGATTTCGTGAGATATCGGTACTTGCCGTCTTCATTGAAATACTTGCCTAGATGGCCCACTACTGCCGATTTGCAGATGGATTTCACCTGCGTGTGAGACGTTCTGTGAGCGGCCTCCATTGGAGTGACCGCTACAGCTTTTGGAATGTAGCCGTTGCTAGAATAGTCGACTGGCATGGTACAATATGAATTGAGTCAAATGTTGGCGTAGCGGTTGAACAATGCGGCTGTTTTGCTCCAGAGAAAACACAAAAAGGCCGCGAGAGAACTAACTCCCGCGGCCTTGTCTTAGAAGACTATGTTTGACGCGCTTATTACGTCACTACTACAACCAGATTCGAACGACCAATTGCTGGCTCAACGTAAATGCAACGTCGCGACTTCGATACGTAAACTGGAATGTTGACTACCTGCAACATGGTATGAACGTCATCGAAGACTTGAGCCTCTGCTGATTCGTATACCGTGACCTTTGGAATGCAGTCGTCACTGAAGTGGCGTTCAATGCCTGCAAGTTGAACAACGTTCTTTGGCGCGTTTTGGTCTGAAGCAAGACTAGCGCAAAATGAACGATTCACGTCAAACCTGAACACGCTGCTGATTATCTCATAATCAACAGCGTTGACCGACACTATTGCGCAAGCTGTCACAGCCTTCTTGCTGAGCTCGCAAATGTCCAGTGATTTAATGACGTTGAACTTAAGAGGCATAGTGCTTCTCCTTAAAGCTTTGCGGCAAGTAGCCGCGCTTGATTTTCGTACTCGGCCCATTGTGGCCAGCGTTTTGCTTTAGTCGCATCCAAGATGATGAAGCTATCGATCGAAGGTGCTGGTGTCCGACGCCGCAACAAATCGATCAAGTCTAACACGTCAGCGCCGAAGTCATGCGGTCGCATATTCAAGTATTGCTCGTAGATCTTGATGAGTTGCTGACGCGGTATCTGCAATGCATTCGAGATCAACTTGAGTGACTTGAAGAGCTGCAATGCCGCTTGCAATACAAAGCGCACGTCAGTCTTGAAGACGTATTCGAGACGGACAAGTGACGGCGGGCGTTCACGATAGCAGAGCTTGGAGCAGTACATGAACGGTCCAGCTTTGATGCTGTCATTGACGCAGATCATTCCGCAGTTCACGCAGACACGAGATGGCACCATTGAGTATCTGTTGTGCTTGCGCTGTGACAAGTTCTCGCGAAGCGATGCAACGCGCAGCTTACGTAGTGAACTCAACAAGTGCAATCGAGCATCATCTTCAGAGCACTTCAGCGTCTCTGCAATGTCGATGTACGGCCGTTCTGGATTACGACCACGCTGATGCAATCCACAATTCAGTGGCGCACCTTTGACGTGGAAATCGCATTGCGCAAGTGAGCATGCAACAACGACAGGAGCTCGAGTTATTGAGCAGTAGTGGCGATCACCAACTATGCGCGCGTGCTCCAATCTTAGCTGATCGATCAGTTGCGTCTTAGATGCGCTGTCGAGAGCATCGTACTCGCCAAGAAACCACTTGAGTTCTTTCTCCGATGTCATGAGCGCTCCTTCCATATTCGTCGAAGCGACTTCTTGCACGTTTCAAAAGTCTTCTTTGGATCTGGCACCTTCAACGAAAGTCGTCTATGCTGCTCGACAGCAACGAACCACAGGCCAATACCAATCGCATCGAACTGATGTTCTTTGATCGGAAAGTTGTCTGTCTTGCGCTCGCTTTTCAGCACTTGCGGAAAGCCAAAAGCAACAGGCGATGACTCAAGCGCTCGTACGTTCTTCTCTCCACTGACAACTGAGCCAAGCCAACCTTTCCAAGTCGACGGCATAGTCGGCACAATGAGTTTGATGCCGCGAAGTCGCGCAAGCACGTACAAAGCGCCAATCATCAGATTGACGTACTCAGCTGCAGCGCCGCTACCCATGCCTGGTCGCGGAGTTAGTCTCTCCACGCAGAGAGCAGAAAAGTTCACGTCTTTGCGACGAAGCAATGCCTTTACCTGAACAAGATGACGACGCCACTGTTGCACGAACTGCATGAACGTGAGGTCATATAGCGTGTTGCCAAACATGCCTGTATCAATCACAGCGCCTGTGCTGAGATCTAAAATCGCCCAAGCATAGTTGTCTTTGCCTGGATCGCAAGAGAGGACTGCATTCACAGTTGGCTTAGTCTTCGTCATCATCGTCTCCGGCGATTGTCTCAGCAACGTTGTTCCGAGATTGCAGATAATTGGATACAAGCTCGACAGCTAGTTGTTGCTGTTGCGGTTGCAAACCTTGGCCAGCAAGGTATGTCGGAAGCGGTGAGATCAAATCCATGTCAAACTTGAACTCGTCAGGCTCACCTTCAGTTCCTGTGAAGTCGATGTCGAGTTCAATTGCAGCGATGTCGCCGTTGGCAGCGACGTTTATCGGTAGTGTTGCGCCTTTTGGCACTGTGCCAGTGAACCTGACATAGTGGCCTTCAGCTGCAAACGCGATTGCTTCGTCATAGTCGTTAGTGAACCTGAATCCACGTGACTTGATCTCGTGGAACTTGACAAAGTAGCCACGCCACTCGAGAATGCCACCGCGAGGATCTTCGTCAGACTTGATTTGGATTGGTGGACCGCTATAGTAAGCGTTCTCAGCAATCTTCTGACGCTTGTGAATGTCACCAAGCATCCAACCTGTCACGAAGTCGAGCTTAGGTATCTTGAGATACTTGTCTGACTTGGCTCGCCATGTCTGGCGATGATTCATTGCACCGTACACTGCCTCATGCACAACCATGTAGAACGTGTCAACAGGCTGTTGCTTGTACAAGCGTTGCGCGATCGCTGACAACTGCTCTGTTGTTAGATTCTGCTGACACGGAATGCATCCGAATCCAATGCCGTAGACATCGATGCGAGCAGGCTTGCCAAGAACCACATGCAAGTTCTTGTTCAACCGCGCGAGGTAGCGCAATGGTTCTAGCAGCGTCAATCCCTCAACATAGAAATCGTGATTGCCGTTAATGATGATCACGACAACGCCAGCCAGCAATAAGCGGGTCACGAAATCTAAGAAGAGGTTGCGCTCCTCTTCCGTGATGTTCTTGCGATCATAGACGTCACCGACAATGTTCGCAATCTTTCTCGGATTTGGATGCGCAATAATGCGCTCATATAGTGCGTCATACATTTCTTGACAACGCACTAGCTGATCTGGCACAAAGCGGTACGCGCCTGTGTGCAGGTCAGATATGTGGAAGAGTGCTGGAAGTTGCATGCGCTAATGATCCATCAAGCTTCGAGGCCATTGTCGTCTGAAGCAACTGCAGCTGACTCTTCGCCGCCTGCAACGATCAAACGCGAAACAGACTCGCGCTCTAACTGGAACGCGTAGCCAGAACGGATCTGACGGAGGCAATGCATGTAGACAGCGCGCTTGTATTGCGGGCTCTCAACGAGTTCCTTGAACTGCGCGCGTGAGATGCGTTGACCTTCATCGAAGATCGGGTTGTCACGACCCTTTTCCTTGACTGGCCGCACATGCATGGTCATCGTGTTGCCACGCTGAAGCATCTGGCCAGTTGCTGTCAGGAACGATGCGCAATCCCAGCTTTCGCAGATGCCATCACCGGGAGATCCGTCCTTGAGGAAGCGGATACGGAATGTCGATTCACGGAACGGAGCGAAGGCTTTGTTCTTCGTGTTCTGGATCTTGGCATACACAAAGCGGTCGACACCGCCATTGAGGCCAGGCTCTTCAGAATACTTCGCGCCAGCGCCAGACGGCACACCAGCTGTATTTGGACTTACGCGCATGATGCGCGTACGGTTGTCGGAATAGAACTTGAGCGCCTCGCCACCTGGTTCGTATGTTGGATCGCCCATACGCACGCCAGGATTGAGTCGCAACTGGTTAGTCGAGAACAGCAAGCAGTTCTTCTGGCTGAGTAATGACTTCACAAGCTTGATGTTGTCAGAGAACATGCGTGCCTGGACTGCCATTGGGCTCTTATCCGGATTCTCGTCGATCGCCTCTGGCAGCAAAGCTGGCCATGAGTCAACGATGAACAGGTACTGCGGCTTGCCTTCACGCTCGTCCTCAACCCAGTCCTTCCTGGTCTTCGTGACGATCAGCTTCCACCAGTTGCCGTTCGAGTCTTGCCGAACAGTTGGAAGTAGCTTAAGCATACCGTGCATCGTATTGAAGACGCGTTCGCCAATTGAGTCATCTGAGTAACGAATGATTGGAGGAACGTCCCAACGCGCTTTGTTCTTCATGTCACGAATGCCGAGCAACTCGTTGAAGCGTAGCCCGAACTTCGAGAAGATCTTGCTGACGTAGTCAGGCGACAACGCGCCTTCGGCGTCGAACCAGTAGATTGGCGTGCCTTGCAATACGCAAGTAGACGCGAGATAGTTGACAAGCGTCGATTTGCCTGATCCTTCACGACCTGGCGTGATCGTGAAGCGCCGAGGTGCTACGCCACCGCCGCATACGAAGTCATACATCAAGCAGCCAGACGCGATCGCGTTCTGGACGAACGATGCCGTGCTGAGCGTTGACGTTGAGATTCCGGTATGGGCTTCGACCTTGTCGACCAATGAGCTGAATTCAGCAAAAGCAGCAGATGTCAAGATCGCTGGAATCTTCACAAGACCAGTGCGTGAAGCGGTGATCACTGCTGGTGCGTGTTCGACATCGATAGCGTCGACTTCTGATTCAATTGCACGCTGTGACTTCGCAGGCTTTGCAATAGGCCGTTCATTCACGGTCGCTTCAACCTTGCGCGAGCGACCAGTGCTGTCTGAGACAGCTGCTGGTGCTTTGGCAGGCTTCATTGGTCTGGCTGGACGGGTCGGTGGCGCAGTTGTCGGCATATGTTTCTCCTTCAGCTCGCGGCTGTTAGTCTTTATTTACAAAGTTGTTCGAGTTAGCTCGGCAGTGTTGTAACCGGATATGTCTTGTTGCAGGCGGCGCAGTGATATTCCATCTCGTAGAACGAGTTGAATCTCGTTCGCAATGGAGAGTTGCCGCAACTGCACATGACTGGCAGTTCCAGTTCTTGTCGAACTGCACGCATACGACCGTCAGCAAGAGCTAAACCAAGGAACCGTGACGAGTCTTCTCTGTTTCCATTCGGCATGAAGAACGTTGCTGCAACACTTGTAGTTGCAATAGCTTTTCCGCGTGTGAACGAATCCCAGAATGACACGTCATGCTCAGCAACGTACTCGCTGAAGTAAGCGTTCAAAGTTGCAACGCGTTGCTCGTCATCTTGTTCAAGGATGAGATCATCATAGAGCTCTGTGAGGCCAGTATTCAATGATGAAGGGAAAGCCGCGTCTAACGCCATGACAACGCTACAGCCACGCGATGACAAGTAGATTCCATGTCCGTTCTTGACAATGAATTTCTTGCGTAGCAACCAGCTTAATGCTGACCAAACTTCTCGTTCACTCAACAAATTGCGTGCAGCATCAGCGATCTCTCGTAGCGGAACGAGATTGGCGTTCAACTCAAGCCTCGACGCAACTGGTTGCTCAAGCATTATCGGCTTCGTTGTCTTGATGTCTGCAAGCGGTGCAAAGCTTGGGTAGTGCTCAATTGCGCCCATGTAACGTAGTGATCCAGCAACGCCTGTAAGTTCTACTGCGTCGATCGGCTCACAACACGCGATGCCTGCTTGCACAACGAGCCATTCGTACAACGGACGTGCAGCAAGCTCGTCAACAATCATTCGCGGATTGAAGCTTGATGGTTGCGTTGGCCAGAGATACAAATTGCGCGGCGGGTTTGGCGCTGCTTTCAAGCCCCAAGATTCGACTAACTTGACGTACTCGTCATAGCACTCGTCAGGCATGCCGATTTCGCCACTCGTGATGACGCCTTGAGCTTGCAGCTTTTCAACAGCAGCCCATAAGCGCTCCCAAGGTACTGGCGCGCAGATTATTGATGCAGGTTGAGCAATAAGTACAGCGTTGCGCTGCGTTGTTCTCAACGTATCGATGTTGCGTCCACCAGTAAATTCGCGACCATGCTTGTCTTTGAACGAGTATGGTTTATACGCCTGGCAACTACGATGCAATATGCCAAGTACATATGCTTGTTGACGCGTCAGCTCGATGCTTGCGCCAACGTTGTACATCTGCTCGAACAATGAATTCAAACGTTGACTCAGCATGCGATCGATGACGAAGCGCGTATCTGGTCCTGATTCAAGTTCTGTCGTTTGTGTAGACGCGATCGTTGCAGGCCTGAAGTCGTCCGGAAACAAAAAAGAGACCTGTGCGTTGACACCGCACAAGGCCTCTTGCATGTCTCGAGCTAAAACCCTACCATAGCTGTTAGCGTCGAACACGCCTACAACTTGCTGGCAGCGTGAAGCGAGTGACACGAGCTTCTCAATCTTAGCTTTTGCAAGCGGCTTGAGCTTTGGCCACGCGTCACTCTTCACTTTTGCTGTTTTAGTGTAACGACCGAACAGGGGAAAATCCACTGCAACGACTTGGTCCGCTGGAAACGCTGTGCGAAGACTTGGAATCTTCGAACTAGCGTCAGTGACTACAAGTCGCATTGTTTGACTAGCTCCTGATTGTTGCGTCGACTAAACGCGTGATCTCAAGGTCTCCAACAGCTGAAGCAGTCTCTTCTCCAGCTGCGTTGTAAAGCACTAGCGCTGGTACGCGCACCCGCTTGAACACTTCGCAGATTTCGGGCGTTGCCTTGATCCGCTTTATGCGCCAGTTCTTAGCAAGCCTTGACAACGCATCTTCAACGAGACGCGTTGTCAAGCCAAGCTCAAGAAAAACAGCGGTTGCAATCCCGTCAGCCAGTGCGGTTGCACCGGCATCCATCAGCGTGACTGACGAGGCGGAGGAGCTGCAGGACGACGTGCTGCGGCCTGTGGAGGCGGAGCAGCGCGACGAGCAGGAGCAGCAGGCGGAGCCGTCATTGGACGCCTGTTAGCGGCCGGAGGCGGAGCAGCATTGCGGCGCTGCGGTGGCAGCGGAGGATCGTCGAGGTCTACCTCGAATCCATCACCGTCTTCGGGCTCGAGCGGAAGGTCGCCGCCGTCATCGTCGAGTGGCAGATCATCATCATAGCTCGGTGCAGGAGCTGCACGACGGCTTGCAGCAGGAGCTGCACCACGGCGGGCTGGAGTCGGAGGCAGATCATCGTCGAGTCCGAGCTCGTCATCACCGCCGTCATCGAGAAGCGTCTGGCTGCGTGCTTGTCCACGAGCTGGAGCAGCGGCTGCTCCGCGGCCCGGCTGTGCACGTGCATTGCCTCCGCCGATGACACCGCCAGTGCGATCCAGCGTGCCGTCGAGAAGAAGAGGGTACTTCTTCTGCGTCAAGTCGCGGATCATCTCGTCGGCGTCGCCAGGAACGTACACGGATGCGAAGTCTGTGGCCTCGGACTTGACGATCTGGTACTGCTCGCGAGTGAGACGAACAGGCTGGCCGTATTCAACGATCCAGGTCTCTTGCCCGGCGTTAGGCGTGTACGTGACATAGACCGAATAGCCGTCAGCCGGATGCCAGATGTTGCCACCGTAGCGCTTGATGATGCGACCGAGCTTCTTGTTGACGCCCTTGGGCATCATGAACGGCACGAGAGACTTCGACCACTCACGCAGTGCAGGCTGAGCTGCCGACGGGATGCGGAAGAAGACGTCGACCAATGCGCAACGCTCAGGCCAACCAAGGTACTCGGAATAAGTCGAGCAGAATGGGCAGCTTTCGACGTTCGTCTGGCCGTTAGCGTGGTTGACGTCGGGGCACTCGAAGCCGACCTTTTTGGCCTTGCGAGCATCACCGTGCTTGGCTTTGAGTCCGTCTTGTCCTTCGTTCTTGAAGATCCAAGCGTCTTGGACGTCCAAGTACCACCAGTGACTCGCGATGTAGTACGGGTCCTTAGTGACGATGCGAACTTCGATTTCCTGCTGTGGGTACTGTGACGGCTGCAGCATCTGAATCTGCTGATACCACTTGATACGTGCTTGGCCTTGGCCAAATCCATCCCATGACATATTTCGTTCTCCTATGAGCTATTTCGCCTTTGCCGAATTCACGGACTGGCTTACTGCGCATTGTGTTGACCGGCCTTTGTTGTTAGACGAAACCGACCGGTAGTTCCATCTGTTGTCTCTTTACAAAGTTAGTTCAAACATCAATGACTCTCGCATTGACAAGCGTATAATTGCCTAGCAGCTTCGCGATCGAGCATCTGTTGATCAATGTCGTTCAGATGCAGGTCGATGTCAAATGCGATTGAGAGCACCAAGCGATCTCGCGCAGAAAGGCCTTTGCTATACGCCTCAATCTGTTGTCGCGTTTGAGCTACTTCGTTTTCGCGCTCAACGCGACGATCATGGTAGTCTTCGAGGCTTTCAGCGTTCTCATCTGACTCTTCGATGATCGGCATTGCATTGCGAATGTCGAGTAGATGCGCTGAGTCGTGAAGTAGCTTTGCATCGATTCCCTCGCGCTTAGCGATCTGCTCGATCTCAAGATGAGAGTTGCGCTCGAGTATGCTACGGTGCTTCCATACGCGGCTCGGCATCTTGATCGTGTTGCTTGCAACTGAGATGCCGTTGACCATGTAGCTCTTGATCCACATGTCTGCTATGAACGCGTAAGCTCCAATGCGCGTGTCATATCGGCCAATGGCTAACAGGATCCCGTGGTAGCCATTCTGGTAATTCTCGAAGAAAGCCCAAGGCTCATTTGCGAATGCGCGTGCAAGTGACACGATTTTGCGCAGATACGGACGAACCATGCGCTCAATGATGCCAGAGACTCGATTCAGCTGGTGACGCGCTTCAGCAATCGCTCCGTAGAGACTATGACTGCTCGCATCAAGCTCGAGCTCTATTGCTTCGGCTTTCTTCCTCGCGGCTGGGTCATCACTTATGCAAAGATCCTGGTAGCACTCGTAGCGCTTCAAGAAACCTTGTATCGCTTTGATCCAGTGACCACGGTGTAAATTTATGTCCTTGCGGACAAGATCAAGCCAATTCGGCCCGTTGAGCTGCGGTAGCATTGTATACAGCAAGTGATCACCAACGCTGCTGTGCGATTTGCGCAATTGCTTGAAGATCGCGCTTGTCGCAAATCGTGCGTACTGATGTCTAACCCAATCAGTGTGGCAATCCAGTGTTCTCAGCGCGCGATAAACGCAATCGTCCACGAGACCAACAAGCATCACTGCGTCTTCGTTTCGAAGAGTTGGGTACTTGAAGGCGCTGTACAACTGCGCATTCGATCGATCGTATGCGGCGCGTGCATTACGCATGTGTTGGGTGCCTCAGCATACGGTGATCGCGCCGGTCAATGCAGCTTTCGTAGTCGTTGCTTGATATGTGAAGCCAATCAGTGTTGTCAATGCACCTGTAGCCTTCGGTTCCATGATCGTAGACGGTTGCGGATGCGATCTTGATCCATGCATCATCTTCGGTTGCGAGCCTTCGAATCTCGCGTGCAACTGGAACAAGCGAAGGATCGCGTGAGACGAACAAAGCAACATCGAACTCAGCATCATTGTATAGTCGAAGAGCGTCGATCGCCATTGTGACGACCATTTCTTCGTGACCATAAACGCGCGTCATCTTTGTTTCACGTATCGAGCCATCTTGATTGAAGATCGGGCACTGACGTGGCGCAGGACGATTCACAAACGCATTGACGTCAACGCCATCTCGCTGGTGTGCCGCGATCTTGTTAGCCCAGAACCCGCACCAGTATTCGCTTTGCTCGATTGATGGAGTCATCACGTAAAGACGTGTCGAAGTAAGAGTCCAACCGTTCTTTTCGCAAAGCAACTTCGAGATCTTCTGTGGCTCGTAGTTCGGATATGATGCGCCAGTGACAGCTTGAGCAGCTCGATGCAAGGACGTGGAGTCAATGAATGTGATACAGCGTTTCTCAGCTGGCTCGTGCATCAAATGGCTCCTTTAATTACGCGTGCAATTGTCACAGGCGGATTGCTGCGTTCACGATAAAAATGATCGATTGACACAAGTTGAATGCTGAACGGAAGCGTCGCGTTGAACGGCGTTAACAATCCGCTTAGTGCTTCATCAATCTTGGTTCGATCTACAGAGTCAAACTTGACTATATCAATGCTTAAACCAAGGCTAGCACAAATTGAGAAGTGCTCGATATCGTAGGCGTCACTTTCATCTGTCGCAATCTCAAGAGTGACGTTGTCGTCCTTGTCTATGACAAATTGTGCATCTTCAGATTTGAAGAGCAACATTCCAATGTTCACAGCGCGCAACAAGTGCTCTGGCGTGATGTAAGCAGCTAACTCAGAGATACCGATGAGTGAACGACGGCCGCTAAGCATCAAGCTCAGCGAATTGAATGGAGCTCGACGCTCGTTTAGCAACATGCGCTCATATACAATAGCAGCGTCAACAAATTTGCGTATGAAGTCGAGCGGGACTTTCGTCTTGCTGTATTGGCGCTGGTTGAATCGCGGGCCAGTCTTTTCGAATTGCAACTTAATGTCACGATCTTGATCCTTGATCGTGATCATGAAATTGGTGCCTTCACATGTTGCGACAAAATTCGAAAGCTGTCGCGATACTGGATGACGCATGCTGTCGGAGAACATCTCTGCTCGAATCCGATCGTACTCTTCTTCATTGATTGGGAATGGAAGCTTCCGGTCAATGCCGCAGTTTCCGGCGATCGCAGCGCGTGAAAGCACCGAGTCAGCATAGACATAGTCATAGATTGAGATGTGCTCAACGAACAGTTGAGGCCCACCTAAATTGATGTATGTGAAATTGTCATAAGTGACAGGCTTGCCAAGACTAGCGATGAATTGAACGCGACCAGAGATGTTGCTTTGCTGCTTAACATCAAATGAGTTCGGGATGATCAACAATGGCTTCGTGATCAAATCTAGATGTTCGTGAATCCAGTCAAGGATCTTCTCCCAACCGCCAGGCATATGGCCGTCGAGGAATATCGCGTCAGGCATCTCGTCAAAGCCTTCGAAATCGACTGTATTCGCACTGTGCACATATGTGACGTCGGGCAGCATCAGTTGCTGATCATGACGGCATTTCGAAAGTACTTCGTGCGCTGTAAAGAACTGATCGTCAAATCCATGAATGAGCGGCATGTCAGACTCCGAGTTTGAATGAAGATAATGGTTGTGTAAGCCAGTTGCGTGCTGTGTCGAGCGTTGCGCACCATTCGCTGACGTTGATGTACTCATCAGGTGTGTGCTCGTTGTAGTAGCCAACGCCGATGTTAGCGCCAGGAATGCGTGTGCACAAGAACGAAATGTCGCTGAATGACTTTGGTGGAGCCATTGGTCGACCAATTGCTTTGGATACATATGAATCGAATTCAGGCGTGCCTACTTCATATGTCTTGAAGTCTGCAACGCCCATGCGGTCGAACTCGATGCAGAATGAATGGCGATCTTGTATAGCATTCCATTCAGGCCAGCGCTCAGCAACGTATCGAGCGCCGAGACCGCCTGCTTCCTCGCCATCAGTGATCAGGATAGAGTGTCCAAGCGACGCAAGTTGCCAGATCATCGCAATTCCTGCACGGTCATCAGCGCCGATGCCAAAGCGACTCGAGCGTGACCTGATCTTGTCTTTGTGGAACTCGATCGCTGTGTATGCTAACGCGTCAAACGGGATATATGACATTGAGCCGAATGACCACGCAGTATCAGCATGCGCGACCATGATGCAACGATCTTCGCGCGTGCCCTCGATGAAGAGAGCCCGCTTGTTGCCAAAGCCAATGTCTATCGCTTGTGGAAAGCGACGACAGAACGACATGAAGATCCTGCCAGTGTCATACACTACGTTTTCGCGAATGAAGTGAATCAGCGCACTAGCATCTAGCTCGAATTGTCCGTTGTCACGGACGTCGAACTTGGATTGCGCAGCATCAAAGATCGCGAACTTTGATTCATTCATGTTGCGCCTTTTCCTGTTTGATCACGTCGATCTCAAAATTGGCATCAACTGAAATGCAGTCGCCAGGGACAGCTGTTTTAAGACCTGTCTGAGTCATTATTTGATAATAGACGCCACTCGGATTGTCAGCTGTTGGTTCAAGAACAGGTGACGGCACAATTCGGTTATGTCCCAGCAGATTACGTAGTATGTGAACAGTCGATTCATCAATGACAAAACTCTTCTGCCCGTTGCTAGCAAGCTCAATCGAACCGAATGTTGGATCCATACGGTAGCGACTAACAACCGTGTTGCCACGCATTATCGATAGCAGCAGTGTCCCATGCTGGTCTTCAATGCGCAAGTGATGGCCAATGCGATCAGGCATCACGTTGAACGGAAAGAACTCCGACAATGCGATCTCGCTGCCGTTCACGATTGATGTCTTCATCACACAACGCCGCGAATAACGTCGATTGCCGCTGTACGAGCTTCTTCCTGCAGCATCAAAAGCTCTTCCCAATCACGGACGTAGTTTTCATTGAAGTGATGCTTGAATGATCCAGCAATTGTGATCACATTGAATGCTTGTTCATGCTTGACTTGAGCGTCTGAACAAGACACACCAACAATGTGATCCCAGTTGTAGCTTGAATGTTCGTCAGCTCTCAAATGCATTGCAGCAACGATATCGCCAACGCTTGTCTCATCATGGGAGCTGTCTGATCCTTCATCATCGGGCACAAAGCCTTCAAGCGCATCTTCTGCAATTTCTTCTGCTGGATTTTCAATCAGTGTTTCGTTTTTGTCAGACATTGAAAATTGCCTTTTCTGTTAGAGATTCGAGTCCGCGTATGCTTGTATCAAGCCGCCAAATAGCAATGCTAGCAAGGCGATCACGTTCTTTGCGTGCCTCACCAAGATTGACGATGGCCTCACCATATTTTGTCGCTGCATCATCATTAAGATGCAGCATTTTAGCACTATTTGCAAGTTGCTCTACAAGTGTTGTGCATGCATCAAGCTTGATAGCATTGTGTGCAACTGCAATATAGTGTTCACGATTTGCTTCATCAATCACTGGAACAACGACGCTCATGATTGCTCTGTGAGCAAGCCTGACGCTGTCTGCATCGTTGATTTTGATACGAATAGATCCAGGCTTCTTCATGAATGGTTTGGCGGTGTCATTCTTGGTGAGATGCGCTGCAGTAAGTCTGTCTTCGTTCAAACGCGCTTGAACAGTTCTATGCAAATCACTTTTGACGACGTCAAAAATCCCAGCAAACGTTGCTTCATGCATGAGCCCGCTAACAGCGGGGAGGAAGACTGACGCAGCGTCTATACTGCCGACGTTGATTGCGATGGTATTATGTTCCAAGGTTTCTCCTTAGCGAGTCCTGTTCGAATTTGGACATCGCGGGTTGAAAGCACGACGGGTTGTACGTCAACTGAGACATGCTGTTGAAATTGAAATGGTAGTATCCTGTAGCATCATGGAAAACGCTTTCGTCAAGCCGTGTGTGATGACTCTTTCCGTAAGTGGATCTAGGCCACCAACGCAAATTGTCAACGACATGGAGCTCTACCATGTGCTGATCTTTGTTGATCTCATCATTGGAGTGGATGAAGAAATGAACAAGTCCTGTCCACTGCTCGACTGGCATTGTGCTCTCATCTGTGCAAGAGCCAAATGAGCCAGCTTGGTAGTAAAAGCGGCGTGAGTCAAGCTGTTTTCCGAAGTCGGCTACTACGTCATCGCCAACTAGACTGTCGAGTATAAGTTTGCGCGTCTTGATCGTGTTGATGATCCATAGCAACTTGTCAAGGTTCGTGCCGAACTGGACGTTGAAATGTCCAGTCATAAACTGGGCCACGTCAACTAACCTGACTGCGAGCGGCGTCTTTGATCGGTGAATGAGCTTGTCGCCGATCTTGTAGAACTCGCGCTCATTGCTTATGAGCTTGTCAGATGCTTGGAAGCCACTTGGAACGCTCAGCTTCATGTTTCACCTCTAATGTTTGAATCAGCGCTCAATTCGAGCTGTTGACTTTGATTGAACATTGCTAGGTATCGCTCGTGCAGTTCACGCACGGCACCAACAATGATTTCTGGCTGTATTGCTACTTGAGCGTAAGAACCGATGGGCATGATCTGCTCACCGATGCGTGTTAATGCATTGAGGTACTTTGTCTTAGCAGCGTACGCTAGACCATAGAGTTCAACGAGGAGCAATGCGTTGTTCAATGCAGCTTCTGCCGAGAAACAGCCGTTTGAATCTGGCCCGGCAATGCGCTCTATTGCAACGCCGTTTGTCATCAGAAACGATACAAGCTCGTGATGGCCCGAGCTTGCTGTGTTAGTCACTGCTAAAGAGCGCTCAATGCTATCCATGTTGATCCTTTACAAGGTTGCAAGTGTGGAACAGATTCAAGCGCCTCGACAAGTCATGGTTGTCAGCAAGCATGTGCTCAACCAATGACATATCAGAGCCTGGACCTTCAGCAGCTCCAGCGTCGCGCATCACTTCCAACAACCGATTCAGTCTACGATTGCTCATGAACATGTGCGTGCTGATGAGCTCGCGCTCTTGGGCTTCCATTACTGTTTCGGCTTCGTAAGAAAGCCTTCCTCGATCAGGAGCAATCGAAGTGCACGCCAATCAGCACATGGCCGATGAAAATTGTGGATGCGAATCAATGGGCAGCCCAATGCGTCATCGCCAATGTAGCGCTGTGCATATACCTTCGGTGATGACGTCCATGAAGACTGCTCTGGATTCTTATTCGCGTCCCAAAGCTTGATGTTGTTAGCCTTGCACCAGGCTACGGCTTGTTGCAGTTCTTCTCCGGATCGCATTGTGCTCAAGATGAGATACACACCGGCCGCGTTCAGTTCTTGACAGACCTGAATTGCTTCAGGCGCTTCTTCACCAATGTCAGGGTACCTGTGGTCGACGAGCGTGCCGTCGAAATCCACTGCGATGATTTTCTTCATGGTTGCGATCCGTTTCGTTTGAACGTCAGCGTCAGAGTGATCTCGTCTTTGTTAGTTTCAGCTACGCCAAGATGAGATGACTTGTAGTCACAGTTGAGTTTCTCGATCTTGTCTTTGACGGTAAGGCCAGCCTGACGAAGCACATTGAAGATGTCTACGCGCGGCTCGTCATCATCGTCGAGTTCCATGTGGAGCTGTTCAACACTTGCTGGACTTTGGCGCACTGGCGGCATTGGCACGTGCACTATTGGTGCCCAATCATAGAAGCTGAATTGCGTGATGTAGCGATGAACGCGCTGCTTTAGGTAATGAGCAGTCTTTGCAAACTCAGTACCACCATCAAGCATTTTTGACTTGTTCTCATTGCCGATGATAAAATCAATGTCGCACACTTTGTTCTTCAACAAAATGTCGACCAAATTGCTGACTTGAATAGCAGCTAAGTTAGCTGCCATGCCTTGGTTGTCAATCACTGCGTACAGATTGACAGTGAAGCCTGACTTGAAATACCTGATGTGATTTGCGATGGTCAATGACAGCTGTGGAGGAGATTGAGTAAGTGACGCGATATGCAAGTTCATCGCTACGCAATGAACATTCATGCAAGCAAACATCTGCTGTGTGATCAACACTATGTCGTAATGTCCTGAATTGAGGATCTGCGCGCGTTCATCCGAAGGGACTTGCGCATTGATCGAGCCAACTGTGCGTTCAATGACTCGTGTGATCATGTCTGACAGCTGTGACATCAATTCAAGCTTGTCAACAACGACGATTGCTCGTTCATGACTTGGCATCAATCGCAGCTGTTCAAGTATGACGCTGAGATACGCCGATGCGCCAGTGATGCCACGCGAATACCTAGCAAAGTTCTGGACAGATGACTGTCGAAGTCTCGGTCCTTCCTTTGTGAGCATCTTGACCACATGCATCTTGATTGTAGCAGTTGACATGTTAGATCTCCTAATGATTGAATGCGTTCTTGAGCTCAGACAATTTGATGTCGATGCGCTCATTGATTTTCGTTTCGAATGCTTGAATCTCTTCACTTATCTTTGGTATCGTAAATGCTCGCGCTGTCACTAGCGACATTTTGCGATCATGAAGCTTGCCGATGTCTGAAGACAGCCCAAGGATGCCGATGTACAAAGCAGCTTGCTCTGTAGGCGTCATTGAAGCACCATCGAGGTAGACATTGCGTATGGCGTTCTCAGCCATCCATTTTATACCCCACTGCTTGACTGCGACGTTCTTGACATTTACGAAATGCGCGTCTAACTTGGTATTCAAATCAGCAAGCGCATCTTCAATCACCACTATGCCAACGTCGCAGGCTTTTGTGATGAGTGATCTGACTGCGTCTTCAAAGCTCTCGTCATAGTTGAATGCTGACATCAGATCTCCTCTAAGAGACGCATCTCTTCATCCCAAGCTCCGAGTATCTGCCAATAGAAACCGAAAGGTGATTGTACAAGCAGAATCGGATCGCGCTTGCCGCGCACTTCGCTTTTACGCTTGAAGTCTTCGGCTTTAGCAATCAGATAGAACACTGGTTTCTTCTCTGTGACCTTGTGCGTGAATTTCGCATACTCGGTCATGATCTCGAGAGCGTCATCAGGCATCTCGGGAATGAAATCGTCTGCAGGTCCAATCCGCAGATGCGCGTACTTCTCGAGGAGCTCTTGAACTCGATCATCATTCGTGTTCTGGAACTGGTCGAAGAATGAGCGAATCTCTTTATTGTTGCGATACTTCAGTCTAGCTTCAAGACGGATCGCAACGTCCTTGATCGTATTCGTGATGCCTCCGTTGCCACCATTGCGTACTAACCCGCCGAGAGACCGGTAGAGCTTGATCTTCTTTTCCATGTCAAGCAGATTGAATGGCGTTGGCATACGCTGCAACTCGCCAACAACAGCCTTCGGCGTGATGAGTGCATGCTCAGGTAATACTCCAGCTTCGATCGCTTGAGTGGCCTCAGGCACTGCAATGAGTTCGTTCAACTGCGGTTCTTCTGGATTCGAGATTTCGCTTGCGATTCCGATCGTTGGCACGTTATTGAACAATGACGCGTCAGTAGCAATCATCGACGAGTTGCCAGTCGATATATAGATCGTGCCGCCAAGAATCGAGTTCGTGGTCCCGCCAGTTGAGATGCTTGTACCACTCATCATCCCGTACATCAAATTCTGCATCACGATCGGGTTAGCGGTTGTGATCTGGCGTTGACCTGGAGATGCATTGTGCCAATGCTTTGCTGGAATTCTCGAATAGACAATGAAGTCTTCGAGAAAGCCAATGCCGTTCACTTGGAAGATGTCAACATCTTCTTTGATCGGCTTCAGCTTGACCTCAAACGGGATGAGACCAAAAACTGTCTCTTTGACCCGCTTAAGATTGGCCTTGGAAAAGAATGGCTTTTTACTTGGCATGTGTCACCTTAGTTTGATTGATTCGACTACAGAGTCAGCGCATGGATTGAAATGCGTGTTGATCAACTTCAAGTTGCTTTTGAGGAGCTCGACAGTAGCTCTAGCTGAGTCTAAATATGACGAGCTGTACTTGAACGCGATGTAGTCACCAGATGCAAGGCAGCGAGCCTCTTCGTACGTGCCAGTGTCGCTGCCTTGGATATAGCGAATGACGTACTGATCTTCTTCAGAACCATTCGAATTTGCTTGCTTGACAATGAAGATCTCACTAACGCCATTGTACTTTGATTTGCGCTCGCGATCAGCCGACTCGATGATCAAGACGATCATTGTGCAAACAGCAATGAAAGCAGCTATGAGCCACGTGTAAACAAAGGCTGATTTGAATTTCATGATCAGTTCTTGTCAATGAATCTGAAATGACCGAGGCCATGCGCGATGCCGACCAGCGTCAATCCAATGAGCCCGAAGAACATGAACGAGACCACGCCGTTCCAGAAGCCGCAACGGAATGAGAAATCCATCAGCATCATGATGTCACTTGCCATGGTTGGCCTCACGTTCGCGCTCGTCGAGAATCTCGAGCATTTGGTTGCGCAGTTCGCGCGGTGTCGGCTTCTTGTTGCCAGCACTCGCTAAACGTCGACGAGCTGTCATCGACAGTGCGAGATCGTTGAGTGCTTCGTCACTGTGTGCCTGATGGGTAGGTTCTTGTGACTGCTCCATAGCCATCGCAGCTGACAGCATTGTGACAAGACCTGAGCTTGGATGGCGCGTTGATTGCATTGTGCCCATTGTTACTTTCCAAAGTTAGTCTCAGTGAGGTTCTCTGCGGCGACGTAGACTCTGGCCTACGCGCTTCTCCCAATTAACCACAATCACCTCGAACGTCATAAACGTTTGAGCTGCATTTTATCTCAGACTGAGACCGCAGAGAACCAGACTGTGAATCATCGAATAGCTGACTTGACTAGCTGCATGAATTCCTTGCAATAGGCACTGTGGTCAAACTCTGTCACCGACTGTGACGTTCGCACTAAGTCGAGCAACAGCTGTGGAGAACGTTTGACTTGACGAAGTACTTTTGCAACGTGCTCTCGATCAGAGGCGTACAGCCACTTCGACAATGACTTGTGATTGCCATACACGCGACGTTGTGGATCCAATGCAGAGTCGATGAGCGTCAGCGTACCAGCAAGCAAACTTTCGTATGTGCGATGCGGTACAACGTCACTATCATAGTAGATCGGGTCGCCGATCACTACGTGCGCAAGCATTCGTTGATTCTTCGCCAACATGTCGTTGTAAGGGACCATCGGACCGAATGTTGGAGGTCTTAGTCCTTCATATTCGACATGCTTGTTCTGCACCTTAGTGCTATCGAAGTCCTTGCGAGTTATCTTGCCGAACATCTCGACTGAGATGTCTTTTGGATAGCCCCAATAGAAGTCGATCATCTTCTGCGCGCGAGATCCATCGCGCATTGTGCCGCCATAGGAAAGATCGACTTCACGATCTCGCAATGGTAGCACTGACACGCCGCCTTGCTTGAGAAAGGCATTTGAAAACGCAACGACCTTTTCAAACGCGAACGGCAGGTACTGATGGCCAGGAATGCCGTGCTTCAACTTCGATACGCGATGACTGTACCATGCCGTGTTGAACGTCTGACAGATGTAGGTCACGTCACGGCGCTTCACGACAATGTCTGACTCGCGATACTTGTTGGCCCATGACTTATAGCGAATCCAACGCCATGACTGCTGAAACGGAAGTGCTGGGTCACACAGGATGTAGACCAGAGGGCATCGAATCCTGTTGATGATGAACATGTTAGCAGTCTGCTTCTCGAAGTCGTCTTTACCACCGAAGTAATTCAGATTGCCGTTCATGATGATGCAGACGTCGAAATTCATTCGCCGGACTGAATCGATGCAGTCGGCCATGTGCAGCCACTTGATGCGCTTCGAGTCGACGGCCTTGTCGCTCTCCAAGATCTTCGTGAAGACCGTGATCTCATTACGTGGATCTGCTTGGAGAAGCATGTTCATCACAGCATGCGTCTCACCAATCGAGACCTGTACGTTGCGCTCGTCACTTGGTGTGACTCGGCCACCTAATTTCAATAGTGCAATTTTCATGGTTGCCTCATGACGTAGGTGCTCAACAAGCTGCGATCAAACAGATTGATGAGCAAGTTTTCAACAAGGTTTGTGAATGCTCCTTGATGCGGTGCAACATAGGCTGTACTCGACATCTTTGCGCGTACCAAACGCTGTAAGCATTCTGGAGCAGCGTCTGTGGTACCAATTGCGCAACAGCCTTGTCCAGGTTGTCCAACTGAATCAAAGATCTCAGCGTCTGGTAGATCATCGCCAAAGTAGAAAAAGCTGAAGTTAGACTCAGACATGCGATACCGTGTGTTGAGCCAATTTGCTTTCGACTCGTTGCCGCAATGATAAAGCTCTACGAAGTCCCCTAATTGAAGATCTTCGACGCGCTTTTGCACCACTTGAAAGCCAGGACCACCGTCGCCTGTGAGGATGATGATCTTGTCAATGATGTCGCGATGCTTCTCTTTGAGTAGCCTCATTGTGATCGAGTCATTGACGTAGAAGTGCTTTTCAGCTTTGCCAGTGGCATTGTATGTGAAGTACGGCGTCGTAAGAATGCCGTCACAATCTGTCACGATGGTGAAGCTCATTTTGTTCCTTTGTCCGCTAGGTAGAACTTGTTTGCGAGAAGCGCACCATGGTGCAATGCTGCAAACGCCTTGATCGGATTGTTTGACGAGTACGCTGCGAGATTCAGCCAAATCAGCGCAACCCAACGCTGACGAATGTCAGAGCTAATCACAGCGTTGATCCAAGCAAGTTGGCCATCTGAGAAGCATTCGTATTGCGGCATCTTGAAGCTAACAGACCGACCTTCAAGCGTATCGAGTTTGAAGAGCTTGGCACTGTTGAACAGATCGTAACCGCTCAAGCTGTACAAGATCTTTGCGTAGTCATAGTCGAAAAGACCCAAGATACCTTGATGATTGCCAAAGTACCCACGTGGGTCGATGAGTGTGATTGGCCCATTGCTGTATTGACCAGTGACTAGAGCATTTGAGAAATTGCAGTCACCGTGGATTGGCCCGATGCTGCGGTCGAAGTCTGGGCCAGACAATGCACGGTAGTACTCGAAGATCGACTCACCAAGATGCTCTGCAAGCTCGTCGATTGGCGCTGCTAGCGTCACGCCATTGACTTCGTTCACGTTCGACCTGATGTTGTCAGTGATCGACAGAGCCTTAGTGATACGATGACTGGTCTTGACTGTCGTTTCTTGACGAATATCTTTGAGCGAGTCCAAGCGTGACTGACGCGCGCTTGTCGATAGATCATGAATTGAGTGGACAGCTTTGATATGCCGTGCAACCAGAGAAACGCGATCACGACCTGACGGGTCTGCCATGTTCAATATCGCGTTAGCGACTGTTTCGCCGTGGATGCGCTCCATCATAAACCCGTCACTGTCTGATGCGTTCAACTTGCACCAGACTTCTGCAACGCGTGGATGAGATCCTTCGCACTGAGCTATTTGCTTGTACCAATTGATCTCGCGCACGCTGAGAACTCGACCAAGTTCATTCAGTGGTCTCTTGTGCATGATCTTGCGTTCACCAATTGCATTGAATGGACGCGTGACATAGTCAGTCTCAAGTTTTGCTGTGCTTTCCAACTTGTCAATGTCGCCGACGTCTCTGAGCTCATAGCCCATCTGGCCGATGCGGAACTCGTCAAGCCTTGCGTCGTGACTCAACTGTGTGATCACGTCGACGAAGTCATCACCGTTGTTGTAGCTGAACGGCTTGAACTCTGGAACGTGATAAATGCCAACAACGTTGCCACAATTGTCGTCAAGCTTTATGACTTCGCCTGTGTTGTGACGATACCGATATCGGCATGATGCATCGTGCTGTGTGAACACTGTTGGCCTGTTAGATTCGCCAATCTGAATCTTGGATGTGAGTCGCGTGCTGAAATAGATGTCACTCCATGTGATCAACACAGGCTTGCCATCCATCATGTCAGCTGCGCCGTGCATCAGTGCATATGCTGTACCAAATGGCTCGTCAACGTATTCGACAGAAACGTTGACCAATGGCAGATGTTCTGCAAGAAACGCTTTGATCAGCGCGATGAACGAGCTATGGCAAATGATTCTATAGTGCTTTTCGACGCCGTACGTGTCAATAATGCGTTCAAGAACTGTCTTAGATCCGATGTTCACTAAGACCTTTGGAATGCCATTCACAACCGATCCCATGCGCGTTGCGAGACCGGCTGCCACAATTATCACGCGATCAGCGTTGTCAATCATTTCGATTCATCTCCGAGTTCAGAACGAAGCTTCTCGCCAAGAGAGCCATTCGGGTGGTAGCGCAAAAAGTCGCGAGGTGACCAACCAACGCGATGCGAAAGCACGACAGATATTGTATCTAACGCGCACAGAAGCGTTGTTGTCGATGACGTTGGAGCAAGTTGATACTCGTCACCTTCAACGACATCGCCGCAATGCAGTACGCGGCTGAAATGATGTTGCTGGTCAAACGAGCTATTGAGATGCAACAGCAATTGATAGACTTCTGGCTTAATGCTCTTTATGTGCTGTGCACATGCGAGCAATTCAGCTGTCTTGCCTGACTTGGAAATGTAGATGATCGCGTCGTGCGGTCCAACAAATCCGTAGTCGCCATGTGATGCATGAGACACGTTTAGCGCAAGACTCGGTAGTCCAATCGACACCATTGTCTCTGCGATCTTCGCTGCGATGTTAGCATTCTTGCCAACGCCAGCGATGATGATGCGATGCGAGTAGTCATTGAATCGCGAAAGCTCATCAATCACTTGTTGAAACTCGAGTGTCGTAACCATGCGTTGCAGATTCGTGATGCCTTGCAATTGGTTGTTGACGCAGTTCACTGCAAGTGCTAGTTCTTCAGCTTTTAGCATATTTCCTCCAGGCAGCCGCAAATGAGGCTGCTCATTGGAGAATTGATTTTTAGTCTGCACGGTCGGCAGCATCTCCATTGACGCGCGCCTCAAGCAGCTTTACTGTTGGGCCAAATTCTGGCCAATCGCTCTCAATCACGATCACACCAAGCTCTGACTTGCCGTCATGAGCGCGTCCGACGCTGATCTTGCGCATGATGACAGACAAAGCTTGACAATCAGCAGTGTTCAAGTACTTCTCTGCATCGCTACCTTTGACAACTACATATCGTGGTTCTAGTTTGAATGCTGGTTTCGCCATTGAGCCCTCTGTGGTTGTCTATTCTATTTACAAGGCACGATGTTTACAACGCGTTAACATGGGTCTTCAACTGGAGTCAAGCGTCGCACAAGAATCATGAAGCCTATGTCAGGTGACTTGAAATTGATGCCAGCGTTTCCGTTCGTGCATACACTGTAATCGATTGGTGACTGACCGCTCTTAGTATACAACAGCACGGGATGCTCGAACTTGCGCATGTTGTACAACCAAGTCTTGCACGGTTCATGCACAAACTGCATTGACGCTACTTGTCCTGGAGCGCACAAGCCCAAGATTTGCGCAAAGCACTCATTGCGCAGTTGCTTGAGTTCAGCCTTTCCATATTGAGCGTCAGTGCAGTAATGCATCTTGACATCAACCCACCAATCGAGCTGGAACGCCGTGTATGCTAACGCGTTGATCGCTAAATTGTCGATCATGATCTTATCATGGTCAATACGTCGATGACCATGCCGTCAGCGTCAGCTGCTAAGTAACCAGCGCCGCCGCTCAGACACTTCATGTTATTGAACCAGTAGATTTTAGTGCCGGTTGGTTGCTTACTAAGCCAGTCATCTGTGCGCTTGCTACCTGGCTCAATTTCGACTTCTTTCAACTCACGGAAATCTTCTTTGAGCTCTGCAATATTTGACCCTCGAATCATGATTTGCCTCCAGCTGGATATTCAATGCAGTTCTTGCACCATGCCTTAGTTGCAACTTCTGAATCTAGCAACTTGATCTGATCACGATCGCGTGACGACATATGTCCATCAGCAAGCCAACGGATCGTGTAGAAATCGTAGCCGTGAATCATGTGATCGATTGCAATGATCGCTATGGCATCAAGGTCTGTGTCTTCAACGTCTGCAATGAAGCTACCGATTTTTAGTCTCTCAGTCATCCGAAGCGACCTCCCATGATTTGTCCAGCTGCGCCCATCCTGCTAGCAAGTTCAGTGATGGCCATGCGCAGATTGGTTACCTCACGCACAAGCACAGAGCTTGTATGAAATGGCAGAACTTCAGCTAACTGGTCAACCCAGTGCGCGTATTCTTGCTTACTCAACTGCTGAGACTTGTCGATCTCATTTTCGCTTTCTTCAAGAATGCGATTGATGATTTCGTCGTAGCCGATCTCTTTGGCTATTGCTTCAAGCACGCTGTTTTCGACGCTGAATCGATTTTGGAGATTATCGGTACCCCATGACTTGCATCGCTGATAATCGAGCGGCGACATGTATATCAACGCTGTAAACGTAGTTGCAGGCTTCACAGATTCGTCATAAATTGATGACGTCGACTTGCACATGCGAGTCTTCAAATTTGCGAGACTTTGCGTAGCTTGGACATACCCAGGCCAACGCAATCCTGAATTGAACGTTGCTTTTGATTGTGATTTATTGCTATAGTCTCCAGCATAGTCATTGCTGTTCGAATTTTGCTGATCTGCTATGATAGTTAGCAGTGAGTGCAGCACGAACGAGAGCATACTAGCATGATCTGCATAGGCAAAGTCAAATGATTCAATCTCTTCAAGCCATGTTTTGATATGACGGCGTTGAGCTATGTAGTAAGCAACATAGCCGCTGTCATCAGTCTCCGTCGGCATGATCGAGATGAGATATTCGTCGATGACTGCTCGAGATTTTGCCACGTACTTTTCCATGTACTTGCGCATTGCTGCGTAGATCTCAGAAACGATTTGCTTTGTTACGCTGGTCGGATGCACGTAGCGACGCGTTATCCCAACATCGTACTTTAGAGTAATGAACTGATAAGAATCACCTGGCAGACACTTCAATGAAGTGCTGTTGCTATGAGACAACGACAATGGCGCGCATCCGTCGCTGTTGTTAGACGCGGCGAACATCTGATCTATGAATGACAATTCAGGAGTTTCGTACTCGTAAACTGGTACTGCAGCGCATGACTGCTGGATATTGTTGCTAAGGCAAGAAACAGCAGCCTCGGTCAGCAGTGACTCGTAAAAGTGATAATGACTGTCACTGCTTGAATCATGATAGAGGCGTTCGCCAAAGATAGCTGGACGGCTCATTTTCTTTTGTACAGCACGCACGATGTCACGAACAACAAGTGCGTTGATCGTTGCTTGGCCTTGTGTAGTCATGAATGATTGCATTGATCTCTCCTTCAGCCGCCAAAGCGGCTTATACAAGCGTGTGATCTGAAGTAGCTGTTCTCAGCGTTACTTGCTGCTTTCAATTCTTCTGGCATACGCTGAGGAAGATGACAGTATTTGGACTGCGACCGATGAATCATGAAGTTGCATTCTGCGCTGCAGCAGCGTGAGTCATTGCGCATTACTGAAATCGCGTCACGCGTCACAGCATTGACGCATAGCACTGTTTTGTGATAGTCAACTACGAACTGCGCGATGTTTTCAAGCATCACGGTTATTGCATAGTGATTCTCTGTAGTTGAACCTACCGTGCCAACAAATTGCACTACGAGCCTGTGAAGATCGCGCGCCAGTTTAGTTGCGTCATTGATGTTCTGCGCTAGCATCAACTGCTCGGTCATTGTTTCGATCTTGCTCTGTAGACGCTTGACGCGAAGCATGACAAACGTCAAAGCAGCAGTAATGAACAACGTAAGCACAATTGAGATCACGTTAGTTAGCAGAATGCTGTAGCCATGAGCAACGAATCTGAAGCCTACGCTAAAAATCGTCAATGCGAACAATGCCACGATTGACGCGTGCAGCAATCTGACGTTGTACAAGCCACGAGCATGCTGCAAGCGCGGTGTCATAAGTGACTTGACTGAACGCAAACTGGATACACAATCTGTCACATATATTGCTCTTATGATCGATGTATTTAGGTCGTCATTACTTGTATTCATGCTCATATTCAACCAATCTTCCGTTTGACAATAAGCCGTTGAAATTCTGGAGTGTAGCCGAAGCCATGCTGACGGACAGAAAAGAAACTGGTCAAGTGCTTGATCACGTACAAGTGACGCGAGCTTATGATCAATGATGCTTCTTCAGTCCCGGTACTTGCTTTTGCCTGTTCTTGCAACGAACTAAGTACGTCAATCACTTCGTGCGGCGTGCCTGATACGTCAAGACGATCTTTGATTGAGCCGATCAGCGACGAAACGTCGAGATAGTCACTACCGATTTCCTGCTTCAACTTTGACGCTATATAGCGCACAACGAAGTGATCAATTGCAATCGCGATCATGAACGCATATGCAGTAAGCTGCATTGCATAGCCATGCGTCTTCGTGAGTGACATGCCACTTATCAATGCTGTGGCAATGCTGCCTAAGCCAAGGCTAAAATATGTGATGATTATGCAAATTGCGCGAATGGTGCAGCCACGATGCGTCATGGAGAAAATGCCTGTCGACATCACATCATAGAACGACGAAGCGGTCAGATCTTTGCGTTGCTCAAGCTTGTAATTCATGCGACTGCTTTCCCTTCCAAAATAGTGTCAATCACAATCCCACAATATTCAGGCGATTCAAGCATCACTCTTAAGCGTTTGACACGCTCAGTCTCTTTAGGACTGTCCATGATGCCTTTGCGCTGTTCAGCTTGCCAGATCACGTGCAGCAACGCATTCGACTTCTCTTTGCCGCCGCATGTTAGCAATTTCACTAAAAGTGCTTTGTAGTCTGGCTCGATTCCAGCAGTTGTATTTCCTGGAGTCAGCTGCACAACACCAGGCGACACGAGGTCGAAGAAGACATCAGCGCTTGACAGCATATATTCGTCAATGAGCTCGACGACTCCGTTGTTGGTGCCAACAACGCGATATGACAGATTAGGAATCAGAACGCCGTGTGAGTCGGTACTAAATTGCGCAGTGACGAAATGGTCTTGAAAGAACCGATGACCTCTGTCACCAATGTTTGTGAACTCAAGCATAGCGTTAGCGCCAGAAACGACTTCCTTCCTGTAAGGAGCGTCCTCAGCGTCGAGCTTTGCCAAGTAAGCTGGATCGACACGTTGGATGATGTTTGTCGCAATGCGTTTACGAGTCGTGATCATTGTGTGGCTCCAAGTAGTTTGAGTGCTTTGTCCAAAGCTGATGACAAGCAGTCGCCAAGACCACTGCGTGAACAGATACGTATACAATGACTGTCCAAATCAGAATCATGCGTGTAGTGCACGGCCTCATCGTCAATGATCAGGTAGTGCTTCACGTCTGGATGCGTATCTAACCAAGCGCGAGTTGCTTTACCACGATGTATGATCTCAGGATCGAGCGTGCCGATGATGCATACATGAGATCGCGAATCGCTTCTTAGCAAAAGCTGTTTGATCGCTTCAAGCGGCATAGTGAAACGAGCAGCAGAACATATCACAATCTGCGCGTTGCTTGACTCAGCCAATTCATCAAGCACAGCTATGCTCTTTGGATCGAGCTCAGGCATGCTATGGATTCGAGTTGACAAGTAGCTTATCGGATCTAGCACACCGCCGATATCGAGAAATATGACAGGTTGTGACATGATCTGCCTCCTAGTTAGATCTCAACTGTGCTGCCAACTTGTGCGCGACGAATGTTGTCGTGCTTGAAGAACTTCTCGAGAATCTCGCAGATGCGAGCGTATGTGATGAGCTCAAGATGTTCTGCTGAAACAACTGAATCAGGTGTTGCTGTGCTGATGAACATGTTCTCAGGAGCGTAGTTCATTGCGTGCCGCATCAACCATCTGATTTTGAGGCGATCAACAACGTCAGTGAAGCGAGCCTCTGTCACGGTTGCTTCCCAATTAACATAGATGTCGCGCAACGACGTGCGCGCTTTATCAACGTTGTCTGGATTGACTGTGATGTACGACATCAGCACTGGAGCGTACTCGAATGCTCTGAAGCACTGAGCTGCGTATGCCAGTCCTTGTTCGGTACGCAATTTGCTCATCAATGGAGAATTCATGCCAGCGTCGAACAGCTCAGAGATGAATGCGATCTCCCATGGTGCAACGCTATCGTCCATCTCGATCCAATCGCCAATGATCGTCTGTTTGTCTGACGAGCCGTAGTACTCGATCTTCGAATTCTTGTACTCAGCGAGTGTCTTGTACGGACGCGCCGAAACCGCAGCCAAGCGCGGCGCTGGACGGCCTTCAATCAGCTTGCTCTCGAACTCGCCAAATTGATTTTGTTGATAGCCGACGTACACGAAAGAGTCAAACAACGATTGCTCACGGTAGAATTCGATGAAGTTAGCGTACGAGATTTCCTCGATGATTTCACGATTTCCAATTGCTCCGCTGCAATTGTAGAACCTGCGACCAAGATTGACATACAAAGCATTGAACGCGTGTGAGAGGTATCCCTCGTATTCTTGGATGACGACGCGACGCTCGCGTTCGAACTCTGCTTCTGACGGTTCCCAGTTGAACAAGTTGCGTGAGCCACCGCGCAGAAGAACATTCTCGATTGTTGCCAAGACATAATCGTCAAGTCCAGCAAAGTAGAAGTGTATAGAACTGTCTCCGGTCGCTGCGTTCTTTGTGAGACCACGCCGCGTAAACCAATCATCCATGTCATCCCACGAGCAGCAAACAAGATGCTCGCAGAGATGTGAGACGCCTGGATAGCGCTCTGTAGATCCGGCACCAATTTTCTTGAAGCCAAACGCGCCAAGAAGGCTGTTTTGAGACTCAACTTTGTGCACGATAGGTGCCGAAATCTTCATGGTTTCCATTGCTGATCTTTCTTTGTAGTGAGCGAGCTATCAGGTAATCATTTACAAAGTGATCAGACGTGATTCGCAGCGCGAACGACGCTCGCTAACCATGCGATGCCAGCCTTGAATCCAAGCTCATGCGCAACGTGGATCTCATGTGGCTTGGACTCCAATTTTGCTTGAAGCACAGCGTTCCACCAGTCTTCAGCTTCTGGTTTCCTGTTTGTGCAGGCTTCAACGCTGAGCGCTGCGTTAGCTGCGCTCTTTAGCTTGGATGGCAGCTCGTTCAACGCTTGGATCTCGCTTGCTCCATAAAAAGATGAACCAACGTTCGTCTTTGCCATGACTTTGTCGAAGTCTTGCATTGCGCCAGTTATGGTTGTCGCAATAGTAGCGCGATCTGTTTTGGTTTCGTCACTCATGCTTTGTCCTTTGGGCTACGAGCCTTGTTCAACCCGAATGATGATGGACTTCTTGGTATTTCTACTTGTCCTGTTTGCATTTGCTTGTATCCAGGAGGCACTACGTTCTTGTGCTTGATCATTGAAAGAGCAAGATTGGACAACTGGCTTCTGACAAAACCTGGATCGCTTGATTGCTTGCTCAACTTCGATGAAGCCATTGACAGCTTAGTGAGCTCTGCTCGAACTTTGCTTTCATCAAGTGACAGCATACCGACGTTGATGCACGCTTTGATCTTGTCCTGCAGCATACTTGTAATGTCATCGCGACCACGCACAGATATGTCAGCGCGCTCGAAATATCTGCAAATGGCTTCGCTCAGAACAGAGATATGGCATAGCGTGTTGTTAGATCGCGTGTCTATTCCAAGCTCATTGCAAATATCGATGAAGTTGCGTGGTCCAGCGCTACTTGGCGGATCATCATGCGCGACGTCAATGCCTGTAGCAATCGCATAGTCGATCACGGACAGTTCTTTACCAGCCTCAGCAAGTTGCTGTGTGAGCCAAACAACGTATAGTGTCTTGGGAATCATGAACCCGATCACTATTGGCATTGGAACAGGTTTCGGTACAACCTTCTCGCGCGGTGGGTCAGGTTGAAGCGGAGGCATGCCAAGTACTTCAGGAAATTCGACGTCATCGAATTCGTGGTACCAGTCGTCGAAGTCGTCTTCTGAATCGTCGTCGGTTTGCGGTGTGCTGAGTGACTTGACGTGTACAGCTCCAGCAGCCAATGACGACGCTTGCAACGATACTGAAGAGATCATCGTTGCGTCGTGAACACTGCGCATGAGCTCAATGAATGCAGAGTTATTTTGTGACATGTTATGACCTCCGATTGCCGCGTTGAGCTGAAGGTTTCATCGCGCCGAATTTGAATCCAGTATTGCGAGATTGTTGATGCCCAAACGAATATGATGCTGCTGAAACACTATTGTCTGCGTCTGACAAGTTGTAAATGGTTTCTAACTCGTAGCCAGGCTTCACCTGTGCTGCTGTAACTGCGCGTGATTTAGCTAGCGCAACAGCAGCCACTTTCGAATTTGCAGAAGGACCATCAGAGTCTTGCTGAATGAAGTCATCCAATCCCATGCATGCTCTGAATGTCGCTGGATCATTTGCACAATTCGCGTCAATCAGATTTGATCCGAGTGCACGCACGTCATGCGCTAGTGGTCTAAGCATACGTTTGCTGAATGCTCTGTAGAACGCCGCGTTTATGCGACGATATATAGTAGAAGAAGTACCGCTTGGAACCTCTGCGAGTAAATCGGCCGTTTCGCGTTCATTCAGGAGCATGAGTGCTGCGTAATCATGTCTTGTAAGCGTATTGTCTTCAAGTTCACATTGCAAATTTATGAATGCGTATACGTCTGTCCAGGTATTGAAGTCGATGCGTTTAGACACGTTAGTCTCCGTTTGATGATGCTTAAACACAAAGGGGCGGCCTGCTACTGCAAGCCGCCCCTACCAAACAAACGAATTATGCCTTCAAGTCATCTGTGCTTGAGGCAACAGAGCTGGAGGCAACAGAGCTGGAGGCAACAGAGCTGACTGGCGCGTCGCTCTTCAATGGCTGCAGTCCATTGCGCAGCTGACCAGCTGCAATGACCTGCATTGCAGCGCCGAGCGGAGACATGTCGCCACCGTCGCCATTGCCGTTGATGAGCACGTCTGGAACGAACTTGGCACCCCTGCCGGCAGCTTCAAGAATCGACTTCGACACTTCGACAGCAGTGTAAGCGTCGCGACCGACAGCGTCGACTTGTAGCTTGAGCGCGTTGGCTGTCGCTTCGCCAACGGCCTTGATGCTGAACGCTTCGGCTGTTGCGAGCACAGTGACTGCTTCTGCCTTGTTGTTGGCGAACTCAAGTTCAGCCTTACCTTCAGACGTCTTGACAGCGACGTTTGCTTCAGCAATTGTCTTGCTAGCGTCGGCCCTACCTTCAGCCTCCTTACGAGCGACGTTAGCCAAGCCTTCAGCACGTGCAGACGCAGCAGAAGCCTGACGCTCTTCGATCGTGACGTTCTGCTCAGCCATGAGCAAAGCACGCTGGTTGTCAGCATTAGCAGAAGCGCGTTCCTGCTCTGCACGGGTATTTTCGGTCTCCATCTTCTGCGCGATGGTCTTCTGTGTCTCCTGCGCGATCTTGCGATCTTGCAGAGTCTGCATGAGAGCAGCCGGTGGATCGATGTTGCCGATCAGCGTGTCGACGCCTTCGACATTGTACGTGCGCAGGACGTTGCTGACATGCTCACGAGCAGACTTCTGACGCTCGGCGCGCTCGGAGATGAACTCGAGCATATCGCAAGCCTGGCCGGCGTTCCTGAAGTAGTTGCCGATCAAAGGCTCGAGCACGTTCTGCACGAGGTTCGCCATGCTGCCAAAGCGCGCAATCAGGCGTGGTGCGACATCGTACTGGACGTGAATGATCTGCTGAACTTCGAGCTTGAACGTGAAGCCGTCACGAGAACGGATGCTGATTGATGCTAACGAAGCATCAAGGCCGTGTCCTTCAGTGCGTTCGGACCAGTTGAGCACGAAGTTAGAGGTCGGCACGATCTCAACGACGGTCGCGCTCGGATTGATCGCGTACTTGCCGGGATTGAGTGGACGAACCCAAACGCCCTTGTTGCCGTTCTCGACGATGTCACCGTACTTGAACTCGGATCCGGAAAGATCGACGCCGTCTTTGCCAACGTACGAGTTCACGACGCCAACGTGAGCGATCGGAATGATCGTCATGTTGACGACCTCAACCGAGGCAAACCACGGATTGATCACCCATGTGCCAGGCATGATCACTTCTTCTTGCACACCGCGGAAGCCGCCATTCTTGATGAACATGTGCGCGTCTTGGAAAGCACGATGTTCTTCGACAACCGGTGCGATCGCCGTGCCGTTCGGAAGTTGGATGCCGTCATGAACTGTCACAACGCCGATCGTACCGTCGCCGATAGTGAGCAGCTGAAGTGCATCAGAGTTGACGCCGAATTCACGAGCGTTCTTCGAGGTGATGACGTCGAACTGACGCGTATTGATGCGGTAGATACCGGTCTGCAGCTTTGCGAGCTGCCGGCCTTTGCAACCACCGTTAGTCATGAACGCACGCGCGTCTTGGAAGAGCTCGCAATCGACTGGATCAGCAAGCGTACGGCCGTTCGGCAGTTCCTTACCATCCTTCGCGATGACGAGAGCGATCTCACCCTCTGGCACTTCGATTGCCTTGACCTTCTCAACAGTGTACTGCCACGGCCAGAAGAAGAAATGCCAGTCGGGAGGCAGCGTTTCTGCTTGAATGCCGGCTTCTCCGTTGAGCGCGATGATCTGACCTGGTTGAAGTGCACGACCGAATTTCTTGGTCACGACGCCGACTTCATTGTCTCCAATCACGACTAGGCCGATTGCCCAGAATCCTAGCCAGCCAGTCAAGGCCAGGCCAATGATTGAGGCAAGCCCAATCAACGTGTACATGAGGATAGGTGACATTGTTTTCCCTTATTTGTGATTTGTGATTTGCAATTTTCCCGAAGTGGGAACTTAGTTAGTCATGCCAGTGTCGTAGCACTCCAGCTACGATCACTAAACCGACCAAAGTGTTGATGATGCCGAACAAGACGTTGAGCAGCACGAGTGATGTGCGAATCATTGCAACGCGATCTGCTTCGCTACTATTGCATCCAGACTTGGCTCCCAAGGCAAGAGCCCAAAGTCTCCAAATGTGCTTAATCATCTTGGTTCTCCGTGCAACGACTTGCATGCAGATTATAGAGCACGGTTTCGACGTCGAATAGAAGCTCATCGAGCTTCGCTTGTTGATCCTTGCACCGACCTGATCGATCGATCAGGCGCTCGAGCTTACGCTGCAGCACAACAGCTTGTTGATACGAAATGCGCGTGCCGTCTCCAAGTGAATCAGCAATAGCACTCATCTTGCGCTCGAGCCTTGTGCATGGTTGCGCGTAAACTATGATTGATAAAAGAAGCGACAGCATTGTTAGCCTACATAAATTTCAGGTTGCCAATACTGATCGACATGTTGTCGACCAGCTCATGAAGATCCTTTACAGACTTCTTGCGATGCTCTTCTTGCCATAAATGAGCGCCTAAGTAAGACTTGCCATGATGCATATATGATTTCTTGATCTCATTGCAAATTGGGCAGCTGTCGCGAGGCGTGTATTTGGGCGCGTGCACAATGTGCATTTTGTCGAAGTGCGCGTGATCTATGTTTTCCCAAACGCGATTGAACAGTTCAGCGGCAGACATTTCAAGCGACGTGAAAAAACACGTCACCGCCATGCTCAAGATGGCGCGTCACTTTTGCTTGTGTTGCCGAAACAGAATCAGCGCATGGCCATGGTTCTGGTGGTGGATACATTGGCAGTATTCTGAGATCACCACCAATTTCATGCGGGAAGAACGAGTCCATCAATCCGTCGCTTGGAAACAATAAAGGCGCTGCTGGTTGATCAACGACATCGGTCATTGACTTATTTCCAGCAAGCGCCTTGATGAGATCTTCCATTTTCATGGTTGTTCCTTAAATTGTGAATTGAAAGGCGAGACCAGGCCAATGTGAATTAGTCTCTTTGTCACTCAGGTAAATTGTGCGAGCCCTACCTACTCAAGCCGCGCGTTCGACACTTTCTGGTTCATAGATGACGGTCATCACTACTGTCGAATTTGTCTCAGGCGCTTCCAGCTACGTTACCGACTTTCCGCGCTTTCCTTGTCCCGACCAAGGACAGAGGCCAATCTAGCTCCGCAAAGCGGTGATCGTGCTAGACCGACGAACCAAAGTTCACCAAACGAATTCGACAGCATCAAGGCAGCTCTTGACAAAAGCTGTAAGCGACGCAACGCTGTCATCTTCAAGATCAGCGTCAAAGAAGCCATTGATTCCATTGCGTGAATTCGACTTGTACATGATGTACGGCCGCGTAGCTGCTTCAGCTGAAGTGATAACGAGCTCTTGCTCACCGTCATCAATCAAGACGTGCAGGCCAACCACGACAACCGAGATATTGCCTGCCTTTGGCGTTATTGCTTCGCAGACGATGTTTCGACCTTCGAACGTTACCTCAGCTGCCTTCATAATCGCGTTGCTAAAATTGCTTGGTTTGAATGCCATTGAAATGCTCCTGTTAGTGTTTGTTGCTTCAAAAGTTGGGTGCCTACGTGCGTTCACCCGCGCCCACAATTTTCCCCGCGAATACACGACGCTGATCTTCCACTAATGTTCAACGATGTGGGTGCAAGGAAGCAGGTAAACCTGACTTCCATCTAGTATTAGCCCAAGGCAGCTTTATTTCAGCTGCACCCATGAGGTCGACGTCTCCATCGGCGTACAGGGCGACACTAGGACTTTCTGGATGACGCCAACGCAGTGCTCCCGGGCCGAAGCCATAGTTCCACCGCGTTGCAACTCACCCAAATTCTTATGCTCTAAGTTCAAAGGGTGACTGACGGGATTCGAACCCGTGACCGCCTGGACCACAACCAGGAGCTCTACCAGCTGAGCTACAACCACCATGCGCTAACTATAGTCGGGATGACATGATTCGAACATGCGACAACCAAATCCCAAATTTGGCACTCTACCAGCTGAGCTACATCCCGTAATTTGTCAAGTGCCTGAGGCGGGACTTGAACCCGCACGGCCAAAGCCTGCGGATTTTAAGTCCGCTGTGTCTACCGATTCCACCACCGAGGCCAGTTCATTGTTTGATTCCAAATTTGACTCTGGCTTTTCTTATTGCGTTTGGCGATACTCCGTATCTACGAGCTATCTCAGAGTCTGATAGCGACGAACGCAAGTCACGAAGTTTGTACAGCAAAGGTCTTGATTTGAAAGAACATGATGATGAACAAAATTTTGCATACGCATTCTTTGTCTCAAAGCGTACGTGACAGCACTTACACGTTTTCTTGAAGATAATAGCTGGTGTCCAACGTTTTATCTTGAGCTCAACAGTTCGCATGTATTCTCTAAATTCGCGATCGAGTAAATGCCTTTGAACTACTTGCAGTTTGGCTTGCGAACGACAATGATGACTTACATGATCTTTATGAGATAAAAGCTCTAAGTTAGCAATCCTGTTGTTCAACTTGTTTTCATTTACGTGATGTATGTCTTCACCAAGAGCTGGCGGCAACTTATTGTAAAACCACCAAACAACTTGATGCTCATACGCGTACTTATTTCTATAGAGGCGGCCGTTGTAATCCTTTGGAGGAACGATTAAAACATAGCCGCCATTCATCATTTTTGCTACTCCGCTAATTTAACTGGGGTACTTGGGCTCGAACCAAGGACATCCTGCTTAACAGGCAGGCGCAACTACCAACTGTGCTATACCCCAACTCAGCTATCCGTCTATGTCTCAAGATTGAATCAATCTGCGCGGCAACCAGCTTACCGCGATCTCCTAGTTAGTGGTAGGCTGCAGCCAAGTTCCACGACTAGTTGTCTTTGCCACTGCTGACTACTATTGAAGCTTGGCTGCCTCGGGGCTCGAAAGCCCTCAGGTTTGCAACGCAAGTCAGCGCGCTGGATCCAATGTAAGTTGCCACACCTACACCAGCTGTTTTCTTAAACGACAGAAAGAATCCAATAAAGCAAATGGGCAGGGAAGGGTTCGAACCTACGTAGACCTCGCGATCAAGGGATTTACAGTCCCTCCTCATTAACCACTCGAGCACCTACCCTTTGAAAAGAATACGTCGATCAGAGCATTTTCGATAAGCGCACGATCAAGTCTGGACGAACAGCAACAGGATGTAGTGCTGGATCAAACAGTTCTTTCAATCCTGGCAACACGCTATCTTCACAGTTGAAATCGTCATCGTATGCAAGAGCTTTATCAATCGCCTCTTGATTGCCGTAGTGCTTAGGCACTACAGGAGCGAACCCCGTGTCGATTTCGATTTCAATAGTCACGTTCAGCGCATCTTTAGCCTGAGCCAAAGCGTCTTCAAGCGTGTCACCGAATGTGTTCACGTTTGGCTTGTCTGGGAAGCTGACACAAAATGAATCATTCTCTTGTGTTATGCTTGCCCAATATACGATAGCCATTGTAGACACCTTTCATAAGGTTTATCACAGTTTTCATCACAAGATCTGTTTATGGGACAGAAGACCGCAGCCAAGCCGAAGCTCCTCCGTGGGCTTTAACCACGGCCGTGAAGTGGAGACTAGGGGAATCGAACCCCTGACGTCCTGCTTGCAAAGCAGGTGCTCTACCAACTGAGCTAAGTCCCCGAGAATCTATTACGTAGCAGCCTTAGCTAAAACGAGAGAACGCAACATGTTAGTTGGACGTTCGTCAGCATTCATCCAACCAAGCTTTTGAAGAGCGGAATTGATAAGCTTGTTTGTTTCAGCAACAGTAAAATCTGTGAATTCAAAATCAATGAGATGCGCTTCAGGTTCTTGCTGATCTAATGAACTTGGCGGTACATGCAAAAATGGTCGTGGGTCACCATCATTCCAAAGAATTCGAAAAGCAACGCTTGGTGTACACCTGCGTAAGTCCATGTCGGTTGGAGCAAGCACAACAAATAAACCAACAGACGGCCTACCAATAGCATACATGGATATTGAGAAGACTTCACACATCACATCATCATCAAGATTGCGATCTAGGTTGTTCGCATCGGTGATGAAGTTCTTGAGATTGCGCAGATAGTCACGTAGCTTGGCGTTGTCTATGTCGTTTCCTTATCTGTAAATGTTGCCGAACCAAGTTACCACATTCAGCTGTCCTGTTTCGCGGCTGTTAAGGCCCAGGAGTTTTGCTCGTGTCTCTGAATCGCCTTTGAGACTCAAGCTTGAAACGTGCGGCGATCACGTTAGATTACGAGTGGCGCTGCTGCGTTTTGCAACAAGCTTATGTCTTGGACGTATGGCCGTGAGGCCAAGGTAAAGTATCCCGCAAGGGACCACTCAATAGAAGTGCGCGCTCCAAGCACTGGAACAAGAACGCGCTGCTAGTTCATCCTGCGATCAGCAATGCAGGATCAATGCCTTGGCAAGGCATGACTGCATCTACTGGCAACGTTGAGTCTCACCTGCTGAAACCCAACTGAATGTATGCATACTAACGTAAGAACTGGCAGTGTTGTCTCACGTACGTAAACTAGGTTTGCTCCGCTTACCGAGCGGCATGTTATAGATATTGGTTGATCATGCTTTCGATCTTGTCCTTGGGCAAAACACCGATGAGCTGATTCACCACTTCGCCGTTCTTGAACATGAGCAATGTTGGGATAGAACGGACACCGAACTTGGCAGCGATGTTCTCGTTGCCGTCGGTATTGAGCTTGCAGATTTTGACTTTGCCGTCATATTGAGCGGACAAAGCTTCGATAGCCGGATTCAGCATCTTGCAAGGACCGCACCATGGAGCCCAAAAGTCAACCATGACAAGATCTGTGCTTTTGATGACGTCGTCGAATGATTCTGCTGTCAGCACAATAATGTTGCTCATGAGAACTCCGTTGAAGATTTTGGTTGACCAAGTCGCCACGTCAACCTGCTGGATGTTACTGGCGTCTCTATGCTTTATCGGTATGCCCCACACGCCGACAAGCATTTCCAGGTTTTCAAGAGCCTGCTAAGCAAGCTCTTGCGTTCGCTGCGCAACAACGAATGCCCCAACGACACCCAACCCCAACGCAGCGAAACATTCCCTGACGGATTCGAACCGCCGCGTGCGCTATGAGATAGCGCCGTCCTGACCTCTAGACGAAGGGAACAAAGTGTTGCCGACCAAAGCTTAGTACATCGACATGCTGGAGATCAAAACTGCCCTACTTCTGACGTTGCGCAACATCAGGTATCGGACTCCAGGTTTTTCGCGAAAGCGCACCAGAGCGACTAATAACGCGACATTCCCACGTTGAGGTTGCCTAAGCCTCATCTGCTTTCGCAGGTCTTGTGCCACTAAGCCATCCGGAACGTAAAGGTACTAGTCCAATCATCGCCCTTGTACTCGTATCCGGTAGACTAAAGCAGCGGCTCACGTTCGGCCTCGATCAGTGTGGTCAAATGGACATGCCCACCAATGTATCCGAGTTATGCATAAACGAAACGTGGAAGCATTCCCTAGGGGAGTCGAACCCCTGCACCCGCCGTGAGAGGGCGGTGTCCTAGGCCACTAGACGAAGGGAACGTTGTGTGCCTTATCAGCACAAGATCAATTTACAAAGTTTGCATTGTTTACACTAGATTAACGCGCTAATATAGTCCAGTTTGAACTTGCCAAAAGTCTGGAACGCCATCGATCTCATCTCCGGCACGATTGAAGTACCACTCGTTGTATGTCTCTGGTTGAGCCACGTTTGTGTCAGCCTCACCCATGATGTCTTCGAATGATCGCTCTGTCTCAAGCTGTTCAGCAACTTTGCTGTCGTCAAACATTGTCTTCTGACGCTTGTCGAGTTCTTCCTTGATGAACAAGTGGAACCAGTAGGCACCACCACGAACGATACCAGAGATTCGACCAAAGCCTGTCGTGAAGCCTGTGCAAGTTACCGCGAACGCTGCTGCGTAATCACTAACGTCACATTTGCCGTCCGGGAATTCTGCCATAAGCCCATTTAGCTTTATGCGCTCATCGTCAATGGCTTTGGCTTGCTCATGTGATGTCTTGATCAATTTGGAAGCCATGTCTTTGGCTGTTTCAAGATCTGGCGCTTCGAACGCTGTGAACTTAGCGCCATCGAATTCTTTGCCAGTGTCGTTCTTGAAGTATTCCATGCCAATCGTCCAGATCACGATTTGGGTCCTTGATTTTGATCGAGCCATGCTTCATGATCGATCTTATGTTGGAAGTTGACGTACGACGATCGTGCTTTATCGAAGTCCCAGCATATCATCACTGTTAGTATAGCAACGCAAGCTGCTAGTCCAAGCAACACGAACAAAAGCGTCATGGTTGTGATCTCTGAACTTGCGGAAACTTGTACGTGGTCTCGATTGAGCATTCCATTGGTGCGAGATCAGAGTTAATGGCACAAGTTGGTCCAGGATATATTGGGATGTCTCCTGGCACTGGACCTATTTGCCATGGCCATGTCCAAGGAAGCGTTGGAACAAATCGAGGTTGAGGCACTGGACTGAGTTGAGGCTCAAGCCAACGTTTCAACTCAACAAGAAGATCGAATGCTTCGGCATGCGTCAACGCGACTATTTGATCTTTCACGCGTATCGACATCGTGAGACTCAACTTGTCATCGTTTGACATACGTTCTCCTAAATTGGTGATGCCGCCCAGCGGGATTTGAACCCGCAACCACCTATGCGCTCACGAAACGCTGCAAGGCTCGCACTTGATCCGTGACTAACAAGGGTAGCTCTACCGTTGAGCTTATGGGCAACGTGCGATGCTTCACATTATTCACGTAAAGCTTCGCTGAAATTTGGGAGGCTCTCCATTGGAATGCTGGAGGCCGTCCCGCGACTGCATTGTACTGCATTTGATGACGAGCGCCTTTGCTCGGTTGGGCTGGAAGGGATTGCAGTCCCTCACCCTCATCTACCGTACAGCCGCTTGAGTTGGCGCGAGTCATTATCGTGGTTTATGACCGCAAGTTCATCCCAGTTGATTAGCGAGATTTGGAGTAGTCACTGCTAAAGCCTAGTGCTCCTTAATGCACCGTGCCCAGTGTAGTTTATCCAAACACTTTGATCGTCTCGCGTCTCCGTCCTGCAACCAAGCAGAAACGTCTCACTGTGGACTGCGTCGGCAACTCCAGTGCGCAAGTTGCATTCTAAGATCTGTCCCGGATGACAGGTAAAAAGATCCAAGCATTGCTGCTCGAAATCACGCCCGACGCTTTAATCATGTTGGCATGGTATGACCACCCAAGTTAGTCTGACTATGTTTGCATTGCCAATGCAAACCGATCCAGCTGTATAATCACAATTGCCGCTGGACTGCCACGTGTTTCCACGCTGTCAGACGGTGTCACAAGCATCAATGCTGTGCCACCAACAATTGCGAACGCACAAACGCTGGCCTTGAAACAAGTATAGGCCAGTATGACGGTTCGTGTCTTTGCTCTGCACTGGATTCTGGCTTGAGCGCGCCAGTTTGGCTTAAAGCCGATTATGTGCGCGATGATTGTTTGCGAACTTGATGCAGACGTCATTTCCAGCTACTGCGTCAAGTGAGAACCTACTCACGAATTACTCCAACCAGCTAGGATTCTCTTGTCCCGCAAACTCATGCCCATACATCACGCGTTGTGTAATGATAGCCAGGCAGCTCTGGTTGGTTCGCTTTCGAGAGTTATGTCAGCCACGAAGGTGTGGTGAGTCTCTCGGAAGATCAAAAGGGTGCGCGCGTTTTATCATGGTTTTACCGCGCGAATTCGCCACAGTTGATTAGCCAAACATACTTGTGAGATCAATTGAACGCGTTTCGCGGCGTTCAGAGCTCAATCACAAGTTAGTCGATTGGTCTGGCATCTCCGGCTCGTGAACAGCCGTCTCACTGATGGCCACGCAGGGCAACGAGACTATTCGTTGAATTCTCGACCAACAGCAACTTTGCAGCTACTGTCGTCAAGTGGTCAAGCAATTTGCAACTTCGGAAAGTACTCCAAGGCTGCTACGAGTTGCAACGTGTACTTACGTTCCAACTCCCTTGCTCAACTCATGCCCGAGCGCGTTGTGCGTCCGTAGACGCTCAAGTTACTTAGCTTAGAACTTCAGGTTCGGTCCGATCTGGCAAACCCATATTGGTCACAATTTCGTTGTACTTCTCACGACACTCTTTGTACGCAATTGTACTTCGGAATCTGTCTTGCGACTTCGATCCGATGATCGTCACTTGCGCTATTAAGTAGCAAAGAAAGAAACCGAACAGCTTGCCGGCTCTCAAGTGCCGCCAAGCATTGTCCAGCGCATCTTGCATATGCTGGTCTTGAGAGCTAGAACTGCTTGCTCTCAATGTTAGTCTACCCTCAGCATCGAGTATCTCGTTTATGCGCTTGAGATACTTCGAATTGAAGCGGTGCCTATCCAGCTTTGACAAACGGAAGATGCATAGTGAGTACAACACTATTGTCTGAAAATCGTCCTTCGCGGCTTCCATGACAGACAACGTGTCTTTATACGAAGTTCCCATGTTTGTCCTTGTAGAAAGCGAATTGGTGCAGTGCATCGTTATTGCAGTTTCTCGCACTGCTGCAGTTTGACCCAGTTGATTAGCAGGAACTAAAAGCTTCCTCGCGTTTAGCGCCCTGTCATCGACGCTAACTTACCTGCATCTCCGATTGTCGAGCAATCGTCTCACTGTGATTCGCGCTGGCACCGGCAGGATACCGATGTTGGCACTACAAGAACATGGTGGAAATTGTAGTGCTGCAACCTCACGCGTTTGAGCGCGGCTATTAACCAACGCTCAAAGAGCCACCAATAGGAGTCGAACCTACGACCGACTGATTACAAATCAGTTGCTCTACCAACTGAGCTACGGTGGCACTCAATACTACGAATTAAGGATATTGCTGATCGATCGATCTGATTTGACGAAAGCAACTGGAGACATCCCATAGATGAACCAGATCTTCAGCATCAATGTTGGTGCAATGATCATCAGCAAGACGCGACCTAATGTTTTCATGATTGCCTCACTTTTCTGATTTACAAAGTTCAATCACCAGACGATGGCAACAATAATTACGGCAGCGATCGAAATGATCAATGACGAAAGTACAGTTGCAATCGCTTTACTGTCATTTTGGTTGTCGTATTCGCTTGCATCGATCGTTGAGATCGCGCAGTCAATGTCTTTTCGAGTTACTGCAACACCGGTCTCTTCATCGATACCAGCATCAGCCAAAGCGTCTTTGAACTCGATCCTGATTTTGTCGAGCTCTTCATCTGTTGGTTGCCATGCGTTGCTACCGACTGTGATGTGAATGATCGACCGTTGCTTGTGCATAGCGTTCTCCTAGTGTGAGTTGTGAATGGGCCTACAGGGATTCGAACCCTGGACCAAGCGATTATGAGTCGCGTGCTCTAACCAGCTGAGCTATAGGCCCGGTAATCAACGCCGCTTACGCTTGTGACGCGACAGCGATGCATACGGTGAAATCGGCTGATTTGCGCGAGCAAAGTCATTGTCGAGAAAGTCGACTGACTCATTGAGTTTGTTGGCGATGTATTCCTTAGCTTGATCAATCGAGATCGCAACGACTTCTGCAACGATCGGGAACAGCGTCGTGACTGATGCTCGTGGATTGATTGCGTACACAGATTGATTGATGTGTTCATAGTCACCAATGGACGCTGACACAATGATTATCGACTTCTTTATGATCACGGTGAAGATGGCAGACGCCTTAGTCGCTGCGTTTTTGTTTGGAATGAGTGTTAGATCAAGCCGCGTCGAAGATGACAGTTGATAGATTGAACGCGCCAAATTGAGATGCGAAGTACGCTTGTTCTTTCTCAAAGCGTTTAAGAAACGTGATGCAAGTTCATTCTGGATGTCTGGAGATTGCTCGTTGCCACTGTTGACAACCTGGTTCAACAGTAGATTCTCTCTGAAGTCATATAATCGATAATTGCGGCCTTCAGTCTTTGGCTCGAGATAGTAGCCATTGTAAAATAGCCAGTCAGCAAGCTTGATCAACTTGATATTGAATTTGTCAAGTTTTGACCAGACATATATCATGGCTGCAGCAATGGCTGCGCACATAATCAACGAGATGACAAAAACTGCAAGCTTAGGGCCAAACGAAGCTAAACACAAGTGATCAGACACCCATATGCAATTCATGACCAGGCCTATGATAGCGCCGATGACAATCACAATAGCTTGAGCAGTGCGATCAAGAACGATTTGCATAACGAAGCTGCCAATGAAGCGTCGAAGCAATCCTGCTTGCGCTGTTGGCATGTCACTTAGGAAGCGTTTGTCAATTGGAGTCTTTACGACCTTCTGCTTGATCTTAGGCTGGCTAGGTTGCCGCCTGAACGGCTTCAACCAGTTGATCGCAGCTAGCGCACTTGCAGCTATGACTACAATAGCGCATGTTGCAGCAAATGACGCGGCAACAACTGAGCGCATAATGAGCATCCAGATCACACTGTAGAATCGTCCAACGCTGTCGATCTGGTTAGTGCTGCATTGCGGCGCAACATAGTTTGTGCCTGGCAGTTTGTTCCAGACGAAAGCGCTTGCAACAGCTGCAATGACAGCCGCAGACCAAAGCACGCGCTTCTTGTATTTTGACATCGCCATTTCGATTCTCCTAAGTTGTGAATTGGAAGCAATTGAGACGAGTGGACTCGAACCACCGGCCTTCTCCTTATCAGAGAGACGCTCTAACCAACTGAGCTACATCTCAGTACATGGGGCGGACGGGACTTGAACCCGTGACCCGCGGCTTAAAAGGCCGCTGCTCTACCAACTGAGCTACCACCTCGAAAATTAAGTGCGAGAGAAGGGAGTCGAACCCTCAGTGCCTTGCGGCGCCAGATCCTAAGTCTGGTGCGTCTGCCAGTTCCGCCACTCTCGCAGAGGCTAAGCTCTGATGATCTGTGCACCAACGATGTTTGATGGAACCAGATCTTTGTGCATGTTAGACCATGGATTGCTCTGTCCATCAGGCTTGTAAGGATTGCGAACCAAAGGAGCAATTTCCCAGACGTCTCCATCTTGTGTCTGCTTCACATATGCAACGTCGTAATTGTAGTTCCCAATTGCGTGTGCAATGAACGGAATCTTTCCGGTAGTCCAAGCGTCGATGCGCTCAATCAACTGCTCAAGCGATTCTGCAGCACCAATCAGAGATACGAATTGCTCTCTGTGATCAATCGCGTTGGCGGGAATCCAGAACAGGCCAGCAACGGCCGCGTCATAAAGTGACATCGTTGGAAAGGCATTGATTGCAATGCCTGGCATCAAATGATGCCCGAGCTTGATTATCGTTGGTTTGTACATGACTTGTCCTATTGAACTGGTTCGAGATATGCGTTAGTGTATCCGACGTAACTTTCTTTGTCACCTGCAAACGCTACGCGATATTCGTCCCAGCCATTGCGTTCATTGTAGCCATGATACACGCAATGCATTGGTATCTGGAGATTGACAGCGTGCTGCACGTCAGTCAACGAACTGATCTCAGAAGCTTGCGCCATTGACGCTTTAGTCATTGTAGCGCGTGGTCTAAATAGGATCGGCATCTTCGCAAGCCTTTTCATTTACTTGTGCACAAAGCTCTTCCATTTCACGCTTGAACTGCTCAACGTCCATGCCTTCTGGCTTGTCAATCGAGAAATTGATTGTCTTCAGCGCTGTCACTGTATGCAATGCATACGTAAACGAGTACTCGCGGTCACCAGTTTGCTTAACAGATATGTTTGTTGCTCCAGCGCGAGCTAACGCATGCTCGTGAGCAACAAGAAGCTGCTTCAAGTATTCTGGTTCGCAGAGCTGCTTGAAGATGTGATTACGTAATGCGTCGCGAGTCCTATCAAGGATTGCTGCAACGTACAATGCACTCCGCTTGAGCTTTTTCTTCTTCTTACGCGGGATTTTCACCGGTGTGTTGCGTGATGCGTACTTGCAGAGTGAACGATGCAACGCTTGTTCGAACGGCTTAGTCTTAAGCGTCATGCTGTCATACATGATGATGTCTTCAGACATTCAAGTTCTCCTCTGCTTGGAATTATCAACCGGACGGTGAATGAGACGACCGGAATTTCCTGACAGCGCGAACGCTGCTCTCACTCGCCTAGGCCTTCTCGTCAGTACATTCAGTCAGGCTTTGGCAATCAGGTTCAGCCGACAGAGTTGTCACGTATTCGACAGGGTTTACCACTCCCCTGTTGGCGTCGAACCGCATTGACCATCGACCGAGCTTCTATCAGGTCCGATGCCTCTCGCTGGAACAAGAAGTGGCCGGGCCCAATAGCTCAACTGCTAGCATTCTACTGCTAACAGACCGCATCGCAAGTGCGTCGTTTATTACTCGTATTCATGCATCCAAAAGATCGTATCGTCGTGTAGTGCTTCGACCTTCTCTTTGAAAGATCGTGTTTGCCAGCGGCTGTCATTGACTTTGTCGAGACAGACGCCTCCGTCATAGTTCGGATGTGACTCGCGAAGCATGCTCTTGACTGCGCTGAACACCTTTTCGTCTTCAGTACGGTTGTCAACTACTGTCATATCGGGCTTGCGACGTTGCAAGCGCGACAGATCAATGGTATGCGCGGTCACTTTGAAATCCGCTTGCCGATCACAGTCAACTTCATTTCACCGAGTGATCCCTTCATGAACAGGCTGCCAGAGCGGAATTCATCGACTAGGTGATCACCGACATTGATGTTCTTATAGAATGCTGCATCGACTGGAATCTCGAATGTGAACGCGTTCATCGCGTCTTTGGCATGCTCACTAATGCTGAGTGAGAAGTGAGATTGCTTACCCTCAATCTGGAGAACGTAACGGACGTTGCCTGATTGCAGAGCTTCGAGATAGTCTGCAGTACTGTCAAGTTCAGATTGCTGACGTTGGATATTTCCTGTCTTGAGCTGCAACGCGCTGAGCATGCTGCGCTCATTTGACAACTGCATCTGAATGACGTTGCGTTCTCGCTTGAGCGACCCGATGTCTTCTTTGATGTCGCATGCGTTTTGGCATGCATTCAGTGCGAGCACGATGATGATGGCTATGGCAGTGATGATTTTGTTCATGGCGTTAGCATCCAGACGATTAGGATTATGACTAGGACAATGACTAGGACAATGCTAGCAAGTGTGTATGCTCCACGTGGAGAGTACGGATCAGGCTTCTTTTGCTGGCTAGCAGCTTTCAAGAGCGCGTCCAAATCTCCAAGCGGATCTTCCAGTGCTGGCACGAACTTGACAAAGAATGGATCTTGCCAACCGCGCGGAAAATCGTGTGGCACTTTGAATGTTGCTTTATTCGGTGAACCATAGAATGTTTTGTCACCAGAATAAAACGCATCTGGCGTGAATTCAGCGAAGCCACCGTCACGCCGCATTGTCATTAAGCCAAGCGGCGCGTTGATATACAAAAGCAAACCGTCGGCGTCACCATGTCCTGCTAGCGTGCCTTGTTTGAAAAAAATGATCAATCACCGCATTGGTTTGCGTGAATGTCATTGGCGTGTATGTCATTGCGTAATCCTTGAATTGTGAATTGAAAGAGCGCGTCCTGCAGTTGCCGCTGTACGTTGTATCGGGTCAATGTGGCGAAACCTACTTGTCCTCTTTCGAGGCATTACCCATTCAGTTAGCTCGCCGTTGACAATTTTAGTCATTGCAGGCACGAAGCGCAAGAGGATCATACAGACTTGTTCGACGGTTGATAGTCGAGCCTTCGAGCGTTATCACATAGTCTTGTGGACTTGCTGTACTCGTGGGGTATCTTGCGTTTTCTGTCATACGCGTCGAAACTTTCGTCTCGAACGCGCTCTTAAGTTGGGGCGGCAGGATTCGAACCTACGAATGCCGGGACCAAAACCCGGTGTCTTACCGCTTGACGACGCCCCAATAAACGATTGCTACGATTGCTCTGCTAGCATCCGTTGAATTCTTGCGCTCTCTAACGTGATGCCTTCTTCCTTGTATAAGTGCTCGTTCTCTGCCATTGGAGGAATGAAGTGCTCTCCGATCGCTGGAATTGAGCTGCACACTGGAAAATATGCGTGCCACAACGGAGGAAAAGATCCAAGACCAGGAATGAAAGAAACGTCTTTCACTATGTCATTCTCATCTGTTAGCACGAACATATGAAATGTCTTTCAGCTAAATTGGGAAACGGAGACAGGAGGATTCGAACCTCCGGTACCTTTCGGTACAGACATTTAGCAAACGCCCGCTTTAGACCGCTCAGCCATGTCTCCAAAACTCTATCTGCTTTTACTCTTGCTGTCAAAGCCTCCGCCAAGCATGACTAGTCGCTCGTCTGACGTGATCGGCGAATGGTCTAAGCAGACGCCATCAGCATCTATGTCAACAGTCGCGTCATGCTGTACACCACAATGCTTTTCTTGATTGTGATGTATGCAATCTTTTGCGCGACACGCAATTGCAGGCATTGACTAGCTCCTTGATTGGAAAATCTCTATGCAGGGTTTGCGCGAGTCACCTGCGTTCCCGAGACTTAAAAGAAGTACGTCTTCACGCGTACCTCAATGCTCGTGTCCTATCTTTGTCTCGCAAGCCGGACTGAGCGCGAGACTGAGCATTCAGCAACGCTAACTATCCGTAGTGCGTGCCTTTGTGGATTTCAACCCACTTGGATGAATAGAGAAAAGCGGAGGGACTCGGACTCGAACCGAGAAGCCCTTGCGGGCGGCGGTTTTCAAGACCGCTGACTTACCATTGGCCTACCCCTCCGGGTAATAATGATTTAATGCATGAAGCGTATAGTCACGTACAATGCGATTGCCCAAAGCACTGCGCCGACCAACCGAGCGAAATCCGTTACTGTGGTTGACATCGAGAACAGCGATGGTACACGCGTAGCATTCTTGTCCTGGTAACGAACAAAGCCATAATACATGAAGTTGAGCAACAGCCAAAGTGGCAAGACAATTGCTGCATCAAGAAACATGACGAGCGTATTGCGCTTAGCTACCTGTTCGTTAGTGTCCATAGTTGAATCCGATCTTGTACTTGCTTGTGTGAGTGACCATGCCAAAGATCTTGTGCTTGAACTCGAAAGTCTCTGAGTAGCTGCCGCAACAGCCATCGTCTTCAATGTCATCGTAGACGCCTTCAGAAACTGGATCACCAATCTTGCAGATTCGCAAGTGGCTCAAGCATTCTGCTTTGCGCTTACGAATCATGCTTGCAAGACGATTGGTCAAGAACTGACCAAGCTTTGGGCCGTATCGCTCAACAAGCTTACGTGACATTGAGTCATACTTATCAGACTTCGACACTTGCAGATCAAATGACGGCCTAGTCAACGTGACTACAATTGGTGTTTCAGGTAGCATGTTGATGTTAAGCTGATTTGTTGCATCGAGCGATACCTCGATGTTCACACCGTGCTGCTTAGCTAGATCTTCGATGAAATACTTTGTCTCTGGCGTAGTGAATGCTCGTGTTGTTTCATTGAACCATTTTGTCATGGCATCACGAAAATTGTCGAAGCGTTGCTGGTAACTTTCTTGTCCGCCATATGCAGCTTGATTTGAACTAAACCATGTCTCTTCTGAGTGACTTGGATCACTTATCATAGCAATGCTTGCGCCATCAACGCGTGGAAGTCATCATCACTGATCGCTGGCTGCTTTGCGTTAGCTCGCGCAGCATCGATCAACAAACGAATAGAGGCGATGTGCTCTCGCTTGACTCGATCTTCACGCTCGGCTATGGCTTGTACGTATTTGCTCGCATTCCAACCAACAAGCAAAAGCGCGCCAACTAAAGCTTTGCATTGATCGTTGCTCATTGGGCTAAGCTCATCTACCACGAGTGAGAAGCTCAATGATACGCCTTCTACAGCAAGAAAATCTTGCGAAGCAATTAGCTGAAAAGCCGCTGCTCCAAACAATTCGGAATAGACTAGAAATGTGTCAATGCCGAATCCATTGGAACTTGACCTAAAGCTATATGTGTAAACCGGCTCAACTGCGCGCGTTATGCCACGCTTGGCTCGAACGTAGTCGATGATTGTGTCAGGCTTGTCTTTGTCGATGAATACGTTGTCGTCGCTGGACATCGCAAGTATCTTACTTTTGCCTGTGCTAAGCATTTCATCTAGTTGCACAGAAATTCTGGTTGATGAATCACCGACTGCAACGTTGTTAGTTGGCCACACGCCACGCCTGACAAATAATACAGGTATCACGTTGTCGAGAGTCAACGGTGTGAATTCAACTTCGTGCAAGCCGAGGCGCGAACCGCCGTGACGCGACGCAACGTAATCGCGTAGCTCACGTATGACTTTGTTTGGGTACAACTGCGTCTTACTGTCAAGACTCATTTTCGGCATGGTCATTTGCTGCACCTTTCGTTCACTAGATCAATTTACGCAGTTGCACAGTTTACAGCAAGTTAACGCTTGTCTGAGAGTTCGTTGAACAGCGCAACGAGGTCAGCTAAGAACTTGGCACGATCAATGAACGGTCGATTGAGATTGTCTTGCAGCACTGCATCGATTCTCGCGTTCAACGCTGGCTTGACTTCTTCTTGTTCGTTAGTTGGCTGAGTGCTCATTCGGCGGCCTCCGCAGTAAGATCGATGCCATGCTTCTCGAGAATCTTGACGATGTCATTTACTGTCTTGCATCCATCAAGCAGATCATCAGAGATCTCAATGTTGAATTTGTCTTCAAGTGCCATTATGGCTTCGAGTTCATCGAGGCTGTCAAAGCCAAGCGTGACCGTTGTCTCGTCACCAGTGACGATGTCGGCAGCATTGATGCCAGACACTTCTACGATGATCTTGATTGCTTTTTCTCTGTTGTTCATTATTGTCTACCTGTTAGAGGATTGCGTGTGGATCTGAGTTGTATTCTGGAACAAGTATGCCAAGTTCTGTCTCGAACCAACGAGCTGACAGACATCGATGGCAAAAGTCTCCTGGCTTTTCATAGCATAGCAGTATCGCGTTCTCACCGAGCTCTTCGAAGACTTGTTGTGGATCGAGATGCTTGAGAACGTGCTCATAGAACTCTACAGTGTACTTGTTAGAGTCTCCGGTGCGTTTGTAGTCATCGAAGAACCAGCGCTTTGGCGCTAGTTTCTTGTATTGCCTGCCAGTCCACCAAGGCGGAGGCCAACCAGCAATACTTACTGCATCTGGATGCTTGCCGCAAGTTGCGTAGTTGCTAGTCTGCATGGCCAATGACCAAAGAATGACCAGGCATAGCCATAGTGAAATTTCCGTATTCGCCTTTTCGTGCTTTACCACTGTGGTGACACAATATGGTCTTTGATTGCCAGTCAGCAGGGTATGTTAGCAAATCGACTAAGCGAGCGTGGACGCGTGACGTTGTCTCATAGTCGGCGCAATCATGAAACACCTTATCTGCGTAAGCATAGATCGGTTCCATGAGCAACGAATTGAATTGGCAATCACTCGTGAAGAAGATTGACTTGCCAGCATACGTTAGCATGTAGCCGTATGTGATGCCAATGTCTCTTGGGTTTTGAGCGTCATCTACTTGCCGAATGTGCGGCAGCTTGTAGTAAGCTACTTGGAACGATATTCCGTTGAGCTCAATCGTTGTTGGCTCACGTCCTTTGAATGCGAATGGCAAGCATTGCGTGAATCCGAAGTAGTCGATCAACTGCAGATCAGCGTCTTCAATTGGGCCCATTGACGGTTGGAAAACTCCGTTTAGCGTGTTGTAGACGCTGTTAGTCGCAGACGGACGCAGAGGCTCGATGATCAATGGCTTGCGCGACGCCTTCGACACAAACCTGTTGTAGAAGCCAAGCCATTCCAAACCATGGATATGATCACCATGGAAATGAGTGAAGAGAACCGCATCTACATCGGCCGCAGAAATGCCAATACCTTGCAAACTATGTCTAGCGTCAGGCGAACAATCAACAAGAATTGTCACCTTCTTGGCATCATCTGTCAGCGTCACAACTGGCTGATTGTTCCATAGCCTTGAATCAGCAAATGCTCCGCCAACCCCAGCAAAACTAACAGTCAGCTGTTTCACGCTGTGGCACCTTTCACGAGATTGCCAAGCGTCTTTGGATCAGCGTTGGCGACGAACACGGCAAGCTTCCTTGCTGTCTTGTATTGTGCGACAGCATCGTAGAGCGGATGATGCGGCGTGTTTGGGTTGAAGTCGTCATGATCTTGCCCGAAGATGTCAGACATCTGACGAATGTCCAAACTGAAGTAGCACCAGTTGTCTGGCATATTGCGCATGCCGCCAAACAAGTTAGCAAGACACACGTGATCATGCGCTGTGTAATAGCCCCAAGGCCTGACTGTCGTTTCACCTGCAGGGCTTGCAGCAGAGACGACCTTGAGCAAAGCTTCTTTGATCTCATCAGGTGTTCCGACAACAACTGTCGGTACCGGCTTTGAAACAGGCTTCTGATCTTCTGCGTGAATCGAGAACTTGCGGCCATGAGCAATAGCCAAGCGCGCGTCGCTGATGCTGACGGTCTTAGCGCCGACGCGACAAATGATGTGCTTGAACACGTTTTCAAACATCCACGTGTTGTTAGACTTCTCGCTCAACTTACCTTCATCATTGACCATGTCTAGGAAGACGTCGCTGTTGAAGAAGTCATTGTTGATTCCGTAGAACAGGCTTCGCTTCTTTGGACCGTCAATGACAGCACCGATGCTAATCACATGGAGTCCATTTAGCCCACAGTCAACGAACTCGAAATCGTGGTGGATGTCAATTGTTGACGCTTGATCTTTCTGCGACAGCTTAAAGATGCTCATCTTAATTCCTGCCTCTCATTGAAATTGATTGTGCTAAAATCAAGAGACTCAATCAAAGCTAACGCGTCACAGAAGAACTCGCCAGCGCCAAGTCGAATGACAGGTGATTGCGCCGTATCAAGATCGTCAATGAAGCTGTCCCACTTAGCAACCATCATGTCGCAGAATGCTACAGGGCTTCCTCGATCGATATAGCGCTCGATGTACTCCTCACGTAGGTCGCGCTGTGGATACACGATGATTGAAGGAAACCGCCGCAAAAGCAGCTCGTCAAGAACTGCTTTGTGCGTTGAGCAACAGATGTGAACGAAGCGCTCTTCACCATCGTGCTGTTGCATCAGCCTGGTAAGATGATCGAGATAGTCGCTGACGAAATTTGGATTGCGCGTTGTTGTGCCAGGCAACCATGACCAAGCACTTGAATCGGCGTCAATGATTTGACGTGTCATCGATGGCTTCATAGACGTGTGAGACTTGCCGACTCCTGGGAAACCAGGAACGATGATCTGACTGCTCATTCTTTACCTCGAGTTGCGCGATGGCAGTTGAACGTGCGAACAAACTTTTCGGTCTTTGGATCGTACTGCAGTTCCGTGTTCTTGCAGTCTTCAGCACTGCGCAAAGAGCAGCTTGCTTCATGACCTGACCGAGGCATCATGTGCTCACACTCTATGGCACAAAACTTTGGCGCGACATCGTCGATCACAATCTCGACGTTCAGTGTCATTGGCGTTTTGACTAACATGCTCACTTCCTTTGATGAAACTATGAAAGGCCATGCTTGCGCATGGCCTTATGATCAGTACCTATTTACAAGGAGTTGTGATCATCAGTTGTCGAAATACTTTGTCGTGTCATGGTTGACGACGTTGTTCTTCAGTGTGACACGCGCAACGATCCTGTTGTAACGCTTCAGCGAGTCATAAATTGCGTAGGTATAGTCAAGCGTCTTAGGATCGACTAGTGGCTCAGTGTTGAATTGGTAACGAGTTGCACTTGCAGTATTTACCCAGTTAGTGTCATTAGCAAGTCTCCATTCAACAAGCTTAACATCATTGGAATAGTTTGAGCTGTCAAGTTTTAGCTTGACGATGTGACGGCCAGTTCCAATGACTGTGGGAATCAATGAGTCCTTGTTGAATGTGAACACCGGCACATAGTTGTTGTAGCGGATCGGAAGCATCTGCACATCACCAGCTTCAGTCGTGAACTCCATCGGCGTCTTCGACTTGCTGATTGTGTCACCCAAAGAATCGCGCACAACCAAGCTGATCAAATACGTTTGGATCGAGTCAGACGAGACAAGGTAGAAGAACTTCGAGTAGTTGGCGCTGGCCTTGTTGTACCAGAAGTTCAACAGGTACTTCGTCGAGTCAGGCATGTTGATCACTGCGCTGACTTGCAGTGCTTTCCCAATTGGCGCGTTCAACAGCGTGCCAAAGACGTCGCGTTGCACGACATACAACGGAGGCAATTCAACGTTGTATGACGTAACTGGCTTGGCTACAATAACTTGCGAGTCCTTGCTGATGACGATCGAATCCGTGGCATCGAAGGTCCTGCCTGCGACAGCGCGTGCGGCGCTAACACTCAACGACCACTTGCCATCTGCGTCCGTGGTGGCTGTGGCTCCAGTGGACTTGAGACGCACTTTGGCATTGGGAATGCCCTTGCCGTTCGGATCGAGGATGGACCCGTGCAGACCTGTGACGGACGTGAGACCGCCGTTGTCAGGGTTGTTGCTGCTTGTGGAACTGTCGCACGCTGCAATGGCAAGCGTTGCGAGCATGGCGATGAATAGCTTGGTGTTCATGCTGTTTCTCCTTTAGGTGAATCCTTCCAAAATGGAAGAATTTGTGGCATTGGGATTGGATGTACCCAGTATAAATATAATGCAACTAAAGTAGAAAGTACACTTATTTGTGAACTATAAAACGCCGCGTGTTGACAGATAATTGACCACATCGCGTGGCGCGCGAAACTTGTTAGAGTCATCATCGCTGATGTCGAGACCGTATGCGTCTTCAAGCGCCAAAAGCATTTCCATCTTGTCAAGACTGTCTGCGCCTAGATCTTCATAGCACTCAAGTCCTGTGACAATCCGTATTGCGTCGGTGCTCAAGATGCGTTCATGTATAATCGCGACTTTGCGAGGAATGACAACGAAATCAGCGGTAGATTCTTTGATGGCTGAAGCTATGTTCAACATACGATCACCAACTGTAGCTACAGCTTCGCATTCTTCACGTACGGCATCGGTGCCTTTGAACACAGTGAAAACGCTTGGCACATGATGCTTGTAGTTCAACGCTGTTGCATTGAGATATTCTACGAGCCAAATTGCATCTTCATACTTCAGCTTGATTTCGATTGATTGCATGGTACCTCCGATGATTTGTAGAATCGTGTGCAACTCCTATCATAAGGAGACCACAAGTCATGATTAGTCTCGCAACGATTTTGCATCGTACACCAGCGCGCATCCACCGCAATAGTCAAAGCTGCCGTGCGCGCATTACGTCGTCAGTGATGAATGCAGACGAGCGCGGTGCCTTCTATCTCGTGAAGGGCATCGCGATGGATGCGAACACAACGAGAAAGAACTATCGGCAAGTCGCTAAAGTGTATCTTGACAAGTCGAACAAAGTTCCGCTGAACCCAAAGATCTTCATTTGGTGCGGTTGCTCTTGGTTCAAGTATCACTGTGAAGTTGCACTAGCGATTCGTGGATCAAGCTACATTGTGAGCTCGAATGGCGCACTGCCAAAGATCACGAACCCCACTGCTCGACCACAAGTCTGCAAACATGCTTTGGCGTTCTTGAAGGTGATCAGATCACAGCCGATGAAGATCGAAACGAAGAGTGCAAAGAGTCCTCAACAAGTGAGGGCTGCTTTGAAAGAAGGATCGAACATTGACAAGATCGAAAGGCGTGGTCAAAGCACTGTGGCCAAAGCTAACGCAGCTAGGCAATCAGGTGATTTTGATGATTCGGTCCAACGAATAAACATGTGATCTTTAGCTAAAGCAACGAAGTAAAGAGGGTGTCAGGCGAAGAGCTTGGCACCCTCTTTTGTTTTACATCGAATCATCAGTTGGATCGACGTCGTCTTCGAGCCATTCAGTGCGGTTGAACGGTAATGTGCGGCCACGGCCATGCTGATTTGAGTCATGCATTGTGTCGTTGGCTTCGTCATCAAAGCCGCCGCCGAGCGCTGGATCGTGATCACCAGATTCGTCATCCCAGTCTTCTTCTGTCGCCAATGGTTGGTCGTCGCGCGGGACGTCAAACACGTCGATTCCGTCGTATTCTGGGTGTGGATCTTCACTAACTTTGACAGCGTGCTTGAAGTGACGGGCCATCTCGAAGTGATCGCATGTCGTAGTGACGCGCTCAGCTTTGTCGCGATCAGGTCCTAAGAACACAGTGATCTTCCAAAGAGGAACGTCGTCTCCGAATTCGGAGTCTTCTTCGTCAGCGTCAATTGAGATCACGTCCTGATCTTCAGCACCGCCGATCAACCAACGCTCAGTATGATGGTACTTCGAGACTTTGCTGAGATCTTCAAGCTGCTGATCGTGAACATCGTCAAAGAGGCTCTGCAGTTCTTCGAGTTGCTCGGACAGCTGATGATTGCGCGTGATCGCATCACCACCGACGGCCTCAAGCAAGCTGTAAACGAAGTCGAAGTTGTTGAGAAGCAACTTACAGAAGTTCTTCGGTTCTTGATACTTCGGTGGCAGGTCTTCAACGAAGGCTCCAAGCTGCGCAATTGCAGTTGGCATACCGGTCTTGACGAAGTCGTCAGCGCTCACGCCGAGATAGATGCAGAATGATTCGATACGGCCACGCAGTTGAGGGCCAAAGCGATCTAGATGACTATTGCTCATGATATGTATTCTCCATGTAGGTCATTTACACGGTTGTGCAATTTACTGATGATTAACGTGATCCAGACTCGTATTGTGCGCGTTCAGCGCGCTGAGCTAGCTGGTTCAGCATAGCCTCTAGAATCTCGTCTTCGATCGCCGCAAGTTCTCTTACCGCGCTCTCATTACCAGACTCTAGTCTGACAATTCTTGTATTGAGTTCTGCATCGCGCTTTTGCTCAAGCATGATGCTGAATTCAAATGTTGCTGTAAGCACGTTGATGATTCGGCCGATCGTGACTACAGCCACATAGCGCTCATCGGCAATCTTGACTCCGCGTAGACTTGAACGCAGTATTTCGATATGGTTCGATAAGCGCTTGATACGCGCAATGAGTTTCGTCAATTGGACATTATTTTGAACTGGCACGTCTGTACCTCTCAGGAATGTCTTCTGCTTTTCGTGGCTTGCTGATTCCAGGAAGGACCTTCTCAAGAGCCTTCATTGGGTTAGGCGCAAAGCATGCACTGTTGTACTCACAGAATCGATCATCGCTTGCGTTTTTGCAGATACCAACTAGTCGATTGTAGCAACCGATCTCAATGATGCGACGTGTGCGGCGGACATTCTTGATCTCATCATGAAATATGGACGGATCATATGGCACTGCAAAGATGACGCGTTTTCTTACGTCTTGACGACTGATGTAAATGACGAACACGTAGTCATGCCACATGTCAAGTGGCACAGTTGGCGCGAGCAGCTGTGGAAGTTCATGCCTGTACGCTGTCACTTGCAACAAGTTAGCGAACTTAGGAACGCCATGCGTCGCGTATGTGTCGATCTCATCTTGGTTGCGCTCTTTGAACTCGGCTGTAGTGAACTTGCCACAGATCTGAACTACACCGTCGCAGTGACCACCGAAATCAAAGTCCTTGTTCTTCATGTCGTATTCGACATATTCTGTAGGATCATTGCAACAATAGACTGGTCCCATGACGCCAGTCTGCTTTGTGTCTTCAGGATAGACCTTGTTGCACTTGCGGCATTTCCACTTGCCGAACATGATGCCAATGATGCCAAGCCACTTCTGTGTCATCTCATGAGTGAGCCTGCCACGCTCTGACACGAAGTCAAGCATGAAGTTTCTCTCATCAGGCGTTGGAACTTGCTTATGGAATTCAGCAGCCCAGCGGATTGGACAGTGAGGAATACCTGAGCCACGAAATTCAGGCATGCGCCCTGGACTCGTAATAACGAAATCCGAGCGCCAACTGACGAACATGTCAAAGCGAGACTTCAGAGTGTTAGCTAGCTTGATCTGTTCGAGATCGATTTTGCCGGTCATGCCTTCGGCTCGAATCTGAACTTATGACCATTGAACAGCATGAGCAGTGGCTTCTCATCAATCCCAACTGGCCACCAATTGCGGTTGTTGTGCCACTTTGGACTGCGATTGAACTTGACTGGATGACGCGACTTTGCAAGCACGTCAGTATCTGTCTCACCTTGGAACCCAGCGATGCGCACGAGTTCTACCATCCCGTAGTAACCACGCTTCAATATGATTGTTTGGCATGACGAGTTGTGTGAGATGATTGGCTCACGGCTGTTCTTGACGTTTGTTGGCGTTGGAACATCCTTGAGTGAAAGCCGTTTTGCGATCACGTTTGCTAGTCCAACGTCACACCCTGTTTCAGCAGCTGCAAGTGACCACGGGCGCTTGCTCACGAATACCTTCCACGCAAATGCGATTGCTGTGCGCGGAACAGACGTGGCTTGCATCTCCTTGATGTACAATGCAGCTTCTCTCGTCATCGGGATCTTCTTGGCCTTCACATATGCTGTGAATGCCTTGGCGTTAGCAGAGATGAACTGCTTGCGCTTAGCGATCGACACAACAGTTTCGATGTCGGTTGCTGCCTTTGCAATCGCTTGCGTGACAAAGCCGTATACGAGCAGCTTAAGCAACGCGTATTCACCTACGTCTGAGCGCTTGTCTCCTAGAAGAGCAAATGCGCGCTTGATGTCGATGTTCTTGACCACTGCGTTCTTCGGATTCGAGAACTGCTTTTCGACGCGCTCGACCTTCTTGATGATCTTTTGCATAGTGTCGTCATCGATTCCTGTGCTGTGCATCAGTGCATCAGTCGCATTTGAACCGATACTCGACTTTGCTTGCCAGGCTTCACCCTTGAACGTGGCGTCGAATGGATCAAGCTCATGCTCTTCGAGCTTTGATGGTGAAGCACACAAAATATATCGTGCGTCTTGCGAGAACTTTCCAGACTTCAATATCGCCGATAGAGTCTCGAAGTTCGGGAAAATGAAGACTACATGCTGTCTCGATGGCTTTGTTAGCGCCTCGTTGTAGAATGAGAACGCTTGCTTCATGTTCGTGCCTGCAGATGGCACGATATGAACGTTGAACTTTGATCGATCCAGCATTAAGCGGATCACCTGTGGGTTGATGAATCCAAAGCAGAGCACGGGTTTGTCTCCTTTACCGGTGAGTATTGTCTTTGACAACTACATGCGTCACGCCATTCTTTTCCTTCGTGACGGTAAGCGTCCTATCGAATGTCTTGGGATCGATCTCCTGCGAGTGACTGATGACGAATAGCCCGTCTTTGCGCTTACGCATCAGCGGAATGAAGATACCAGCCAGCAGTCGCTGGCCATATGGATCAAGTGAGCGGTCTGCCTCGTCAAGTACAAGCAAGTTAGAGCGCTTCTCGCGAGCAACAAGCTCTGACATGGTCAGCATCAAGCAGACAGCTAAGCGTGAGCGCTCACCGCCGCTAAGAGCAGATACGTCAATCTTCTGCGTCTTCATTTTGCCGTCGACAAGAATTCGCTTTGCAACAGTCAAACTCAGCTTGCGCTCGTCACCGTTGACTTCGACAGCGAAGTCCTTCTCTGTGAAGAGAATGCGAGTCCAGTATGGAAGCCGACCAGCGAGGGCTTGAAGCAGCTTGCGTAAGCCTTCACGCTTGAATCCCGTCTTGGAGTAAGCAGGCTTCGTCTTCGCGATCACGAGCTCACGGTTCTCAAGCTCGTTGAGCCGCTTGATTTTCTCTTGGAGCGCAGCTAGATGATCGCGCTTTTGACGGTAATTGTCAGCGATTTGCTTGTATCTGTCGTACTGCACGCGTGCGTCATTGATCTTGGCGTTAGCTTGTTCTAAACGCATCTCAAGACGCTCACGTTGCGAGTTCAGCTGTTGCAGCTCGCTGACAACGTCAAGCTCAAACGGATCGCTGATTGAGAGTGCCTCAGCGCTGGCAATCACTTGCGCGCTGACATGCTCAGCTTGGTAATATGTGTCGCGCCGCGTCTCGTTGTCTTCAACTATGCGCGTATAGTGTTGGACAGCTTTCGTCAATTTGGAGACGTTGACGCCTTGCAAGTCAGTCTTGAGTTGACTGCGCTGATCAAGCAATTTGCGATGCTGTCTAGCAACACGCAATGTTTGATCTATGTTGAGAACGCGTGCGTGCGCTTGATCGAGTGCATCGAGATCTTGAAGTGACGCAGCAGCATCGCGAGCTTCGTTTGCAAGCTTTGAGTAATCGACGAATTTGGAGTGCAGTGACTCGATCGCATCGTGCTTATCCTCGATTTCGATACATTTCGAATCGAGTGCTTGCCCACGATCTAACAGCTGATCGATCACACGTTGTACTGCTTTGACATCAATGTCTTGCAAGCACATTGGGCACTTACAAGCAGACTTGCTGTGGTCTGAGATATTCGCTACAAGAGAGCTCAGTGTGCTATGCTGCTCGCTAGTTGCGCGCATATCAGCTGTGATCTCAGACAAGTACTGCTTGATCTTCTCGTAAGATTCGCTTATCAAACGCTGGTCAGGCTTGATGCGCAGTTGCCGGCACGCATCTGCAATTTGTGTCTTCAGTGCAGCTGCACCGCGAGTCAACAGATCGATTTGCGATCGATTCCAACGCGTCTTACGTGACAACTCTGGTATCACGCGCGTGTTCAAGTTGGATAGCTCTTTTTCTAGGAGCTGCAAGTCAACAGTCGGCAGATTCAGCGTTGCGAGCTTCTCTTCAATCTCAACAAGCTGAGCATATTTGTCTTGCAGCTGTTGAGCCTTTTCAAGCTTTCTCTCAATTGCGCGACAGCTCTCGTCGAACGTTGACAGCAGCTTGCCATCAACAAGAAGCGTGCGCTCTTGCGTGTCAAGCTCAAGCTTCTGAAAGTCGTCTAACTGACGTGATATTTCATTGTAACGATCTACGCGACGCGATGTGTCTGTGAGTTGCGCGCGCATAGCTGTGAGCCTTGGCGCGTTCTGATCGATCAATGCGCGCAAAGATCGTGCCTTTGCGATGATGTCATTGATGTTGCCTGCATGAGACACTTCTTGTTCAACAGCGCGGTACTCGCCTTTGAACTCTAGAAGCTTCTCGATTTCTGACTTCACTTCTATGTGCAGTCCGTCGAGATATCGATAGATGTCATCATACTTGGTGAAGCCGTAGAGATCAGACAGGAACGTGATGCGCTCTTGTGGCTTGCCACAGATCAACGTATGCGTGAAGTCCTGAGGCCAGATCGTGGTGCCGATCATCTCGTTGTAAGTCATGCCGATCAGCGCTTGCAGCTTGGCACGCAGCATGTTCGGATCATTGACAGCGCCCCATGGCTTGAGCTTCTTGCCGACTATCTCATAGGCGTGCAGACCTTCGGGGTATGACTCATGATTGTGAGCCTCACGAACGAGATACCACTTGTTGTGGCGCTTGACTGTGTTCTCTATGCGGAAGTTCTTACCAAAGACCATAGCGTCTTTGATTGACTCAGCAGAGCCAAGTGCCTTCCTGCCGTACCATAAGTACAGCATGAGCTTCCACATGCGCGTTTTGCCAGCGCCAGAACTTGACGGCTCTTGCGACTGCAGATTATGTCCGACCACGCAGACGAGACCAGCATTAGCAATGTCAATTTTGTGCACGCCTGCATAGCCGTACGCATTTTCAAATAGGAAGTATCCGTACTTGGTGCCGTACTCACTAGAAACACGAGAAGCCGCTAACTCGGTTGAGTCAAGCGGCTTCGTTGTTGCGCGTTTAATTTGTGTCTTCTGCATGCTTTTTATTTACAATCCTTATGCATTTACAGTGTGTTAACACGCCTAAATACTTGCGGCCATATTGAAAGCTTTGCTAGTGACTGTGCAAACAAGTTGGTCATATGACAACATGTGTACCTTGAACCCGCAACGTCTCAGCAACCTTGCGTAGATCCTGAAATCGTTTTGTTGGCGTGGACCAAGTGTAAGCGGAGACATTGGTACGTCGAACAAGAGAACGCCGCCAATGATCAAGATCCTAGTTATCTCTGACAAAAGCTGTTCAAGCTCTGGCCAGTTGATCGTTCCATGAGCTGAGCAAATGACGACGTCAAATGAGTCAGGTTTTGACCACCACGTATCTACAAGAGCATCGCCGTATGCAACGCGCTCACGAATCATCGGATGCAGATCTGTGAAGTACCTTGGATTTGCCTCAATGCCGTAAGTATCGAATCCGTGGGCCGCTAACTGCAGTAAGTGTCTACCGCCTGCGCAGCCAAGATCAAGCAATCGTCGATTGTTGAAATGCTTGCGTTTGAACGCTTTGTACAAAGCAGTCAATCGATGCTCAGTCGGAATGTAGCTGTTCCAAGCAAGCGCATATGCGTTCTTTGTGCCAGCATAGTTGTGCGAGTGCTCGATTGGATCGAACTGCACATCTGAATTGAGCCGAACGCGACCAATCATCTCTGTTGCAGCTCTAGTGCTTAGCTTGTCCCATTTGCACCAGCAGTATTGGAAGAAATCATCAGTGAGATCTGGATGCGTGCGCTTTGTTGGAAATGAGTCGACAAGTGACTTTGCAGCTGTGTACACTTGAGTCGGCGTGTACATTCCACGATGATGAATTCCAAACCCAAATTCGGTAGCTATTAACTCACCGTCATTGAGCGCGATTCTGTGAATCATGCACTCGTCGAACTTGCAACAAGATTGACAAGCGCGTGATCGACATTGATTGCGTAGCTAGCCGCGCGATGCTGAATCTCTTGAAGACGCATGCCAAGCTTAGCGACAGCATTTGTCGTGATTGCGCTACGAGCCAAGTCACGCGCTGAAAATGTTGGTCCGCCTTGCTTAACGTACTTTGGATTCACGCGATACCTGATCACGTCTGTGTTCTGCTCGATCATGACTTTGAGCATGAAGTTGTGGTTATCAAAGCTTGCAATTGCTTCGAGCAGTCCACCAACGTTGGAATTGTACAATGCAAGCAACGCGCACTTCGATGCTTCGTACGGTGACTTACCTGCAGCCTTTGCAATCACTGCTGTAGCGAGTGACTTGTCTTTCAAGATCTCTTCGCCACTGTCGATTACGACGTCAAGAATCTTGATCGCGTTTCGCATGATACCATCAGCATAGTCGGCAATGATCGCCAGCACGCTGTTAGCGACTTCTACCTTTTCAGCTTTGACGATCTTTGCTAAGTGCTCAGCGACTTCTTCATTGGTCGGATGAGGCAACAAAACTTCGGTGACGCGACTCTTCATTGCAGCGCCGGGCTTGTCGCCATAGAACTTCTCAGGCTCCATGGTCGACAAGATGATCACCGTGAATTTTGGTGGCTCTTCTACGAACTTGAGAAGAACGCTCTTAGCACTCTCTGACAGTTTCTGTACTTCGTCAAGATGGAACACGCGATATCGACCAATGAGTGGCCGTGCGTTGCCCATTTGAATGAGCTGTCGCATGTCATCGACACCAGTCTTGTCAGAGCAGTTTATCTCGACAAAATCTGGATGTCCAGCAGCGCCGTTCGATTTGAAGTATGTACAGCTAGAGCACACGCGACATGGACGGCCGTCTGGTCCAGGGTCATTACATGTCAATGATTGCGCAAAAATGCGACCGCATGTCGTTTTGCCAGTTCCAAGCGGCCCAATCATCATGAGTGAACGATTGAGCGTGCCGTTCGCTAACTTGCGAACAGCGCTGTTCAACGTCGGACTTTTGCCAACGATGCCGTTGAACCAACGGACGCGATACCGAACAGCTAAGCTATCAATAGCTTCGACTGCGTTGCTCGCGGAAGTTGCCTTGGCGTTGCTGGCGGTCGAACGGGCTGTGACTGCGCTCTTCTTTTGGCTGTTCATGAACTGTTGGCTTCCTGACGTAGGTGCTGTTTGGTTTGCCTGATGTCCACTTCGAAATGAAGTCTTTGCCCTTTTGCGAAAGCTGCAGTGCTTCGTCAACAGAGACCACAAGACCTTTTCTCTTCGACTCTGTTAGAATCTCATGAGGGTCCTGGCCAGTTTGAGACCAAGCGTTGAGCTTGTTAGCGAGATCAGCGTTGATATGCACTGCAACTTTCTCCTGTTTGATCAGTTTTGTTCGCTGGGCACAATGACTGCGTACGGCCGCATATTGATTTCGCGATCGTAGTATGCGAGTGCTCCATCAAACACAGCGCGAAGCTTGATGAGCTCGTCAATGCTTGTCATCTCGGCGGGAGTGTCGCAGCCGAACAGGACTTGCGCAATCAAATGATCATCATAGCGGTTTCCATTGCTACGGAAGTGCGCAACAAGGTTCTTGAACAGCTGACTCTTCATGTTCGAAAGCACAGCGCCTTCGAACGATGAGTGCTTTTCGCCCTTTGCGTCCTTGAACTCGACGACAGGAACAGCGTCAACCGAGATCTGTGCAGGATCGTCGGCGCGCTCGTCCGAGCTGTTTACGGATCCAGCTGTAGCACTATCACGCGCTTGCTTGCGCAATGCAGCAGCAAGTGCACCGCCACTGAGCTTCTTGCCGCTAAACTTCTTGTCGCTTGGCATGTTGATCTCCATTGTTGATGTTGATTCCACGTGACTGTGGGACATTATCTATTTACACAGTTTGCTTAGCAACAGGAATGAACGTATGCATGTCTGATTCATTGATACCGTTGAGAGCTGCATACGGAATCTCATTTACGCTGACGATGACAATGCGTGCAACATCGTGCTTGACGCAAATGATCTTCATCAAGTCTAACAAGACGTACTCGCAGTTGATTGTCCTGAAACACAAAGAACCAAAATCGAGATTTGGGCCATCGCGCTCTGATTGAGGCATGTTGGCGCTCGAATGCACTGCAATGTAACTGAGAACAAATGCACGTTGATGGTTGATAGAACTAGAAGAAGGCACGACCGCTTGCGGCGGTCGTGCCTTCGATGCTGATAACGCGAGTATCGTGATTGCAGTTGTCGATATCACGATCATGCCGAGTATCAATATGGCTATGACAAGTATCGTCCACTGCACTAGAACGGTCCTCCAACTACAGGAGGTAAGTCGCGCGTACGTAATTCAATGACTCCATTTGCGTGCTCATGCAACTCGATACCCCGCTCATCAATTCGTGACTTCAAAAGAACCAGATCACTGATGGATTGCGCAGTGATGTTTCTTGGAACGTCAATTCCAAAGATGTCACGCAGCGATGTCATCAAAAACTGTTCGCGGCCAGCGCAACTATGATTGCGTCGCGCTGTCACGATTTCGTTGAGTTCGATTGCCATGACTATCTCCAACTTGCGATTTCAATGAAGTAATGCTGCGGGCCAAGCCGGCCAATCAGCATTCGAGGCGACATCATGTCAAGGCTGTCAGCCGTCGTGACGAAGCATACATAGAAATCGTCAAGCTCAAGTATCTGTTGAGCGAATTGCTTGCACTCTAACACTACGTGCGGTATCAAGTCGCGACAGAACAAGTCGAACGGCTCGATCGCAAATACGATTTTGCTGACGTTCTTGACAAATTCTGGTTCAAATCCTGGAGGCGGCGGAGCACGCATAACCATTGCAATTGGCATACCTTCATGATCGCCTGTTGGATTTCCCTGCTGAACATCATCAATCATGCTACGCAAGTTCTCATTCATAGTCCTGGCGTGGTCTTTGATATCGTCATCGGTTGCGATCTTGAAGAACGCGACTGAATCCTCATTCGATGACCAACGCAAGTTGTATGTCTCGTTGAACTGCGATTCGCTCATCTTGACTTTAGTGCAGAACTCCTGCTTTGCAATAGCAGTAGCTTCTTTGTAGTAAGTGTCGTGCATGCCATCGAAGTTGAACTGCGTCTTAAGACCGCTGAACGTGAAAATGTTGTAGCCAAGCAATAAGCAGCGTTGGCCTCGCGGCATTGCGCGAACTAGAGCTTTCTTGCTTTCTACAAGTTCGACTCGACTTGTTAGCTGCGACTTCAACGTGGTTGAGCGTGATACTTTCATTTGGTTTCACCTTCGTTGTTGTGCTTCACCCAATCGACGACTGATTTGACGATTTTGTAGCCTGACCAATGGTTTCTGTTTCCAACGTATATCTGCGTGCTGCTGTCATTCGGCAGGCACACGCGCAAATACATGCTCGAGCTATCACTTGGCCGATAGCCTTCTAGCTGGTCAAGCACCCAAACGTTCTCGTCTGGAACTTCGAATATATCAACAACGGCTTCATGCATGTCATTGATCGATGCAACTGGGAATGAGACTGACTCGATCACGTCGACACGGATGCCGACGACAACTTTTGTCTCGATGAACGTTGCTTTAGCTGCTGCTAGCACATAGTGATTGCGCTGTGCCAAGCGTAGCGTGCCGTATACTGCAATCTTCATTGTACCACCATCCCTCTGTATGGGAACATCTGCAAGCCATGCAAGGCTCGCTGTTCGTTTATCAGCAGCGTAAGTTCGTACACCTTGAGTCCAAGCGATGCGGCTACGTCGTTAGTTGGCGCGCCGGAGCGCCAAAGAAGCGCGGCGGCACTCAAGCGTTGATGGTTTATTGGAGACGCGACGCGCGCGATTCTTGGATTCGAAGATTTCTTGATGCGCGTGTGATTTTTCTTGAGCGGGAAAAGAACGGTGCCGTGCTTTGTTCTAAGCCGGCAGATCGTTGTGAACAGCGCTTCAACAGAAGGGAATTCTAGCTTCTTCGCGATTGCGCGCGGATTGTTTGATGCGCACCATGCGGCAGATATTTCGCTAACACGATTAGCGCGTCCTCGGTTCTTGTATGGGAACAGAACAACGCCGTACTCATCGCGCCAGCGACATACAACTACCCTAGCGGCGGAAACGCTACTATAGCCTTGTGCGCGAGCAAAGAACTCAAATGACGATGCTTCAATGAATGCTTTCGATACTCGAAGCACTCTGGCTGTCGGCTGCTTAAGCATGTTGTCACGCCTTGAATGTTTGAATGTTGAAAGAAAAGAGGGCTGCCGAACTTGCGCTCGACAGCCCTCCGTGTTTGATCGATTCGGCTTTCGCTTACGCGATGCCGAAGGCAGCCTTGAGTTCGGCGACCGCTGCGTCGAACTTCCGAACTGCGATCACCTGCTCGCGCGACATTGCGGGAGCGACTTCCTCGGGCTCGACAGCGGCTGCACGACGGCCACGAGCCGCTGGTGCAGGAGCTTCTTCGACGGGAGCAGCTGCCAAGATCTTGGCGGGCTTCTTCGTCTTGGCATCGAGGAGGTCCTCGGCGCGAGCGATGATGAGGTAGTCGCGCTTGTACGCGAGGACCACGAAGGTCGCCTTGCCCGGCTTGTCTTCGATGCCGGCCACGGGATAGTTGTGCTCCTTCTTCGAGAACGAGACGTTGAGATTGCGAGCGGTGTCGACCGGAGTGCGACTGCGCTTCCAGCCTTCGTCGTCGCCTTCGACGTACCAGGACTTGGCGCCCTTGACCAGGATGTACTCGCCGTTGCGGAGCTTCGGTTCGGCAGGAACTTCGTCGATGGGCTCTTCGCCTTCACCATCGCCATCGACAAAGTCGGCGGCATCAGGATCGTCGGAGGCTTCACCGTCGACGCCGTCGGCATCGAAGTCGCCGAAGTCATCTTCGACAGCAGGAGCAGGAGCAGCGCGACCAGCGCCACGAGCGCCGCGAGCAGGAGGAGCTGCAGGCTCTTCGAAGTCCTCGAAGCCTTCAGCGTCAGCGCCACCGTCGAGGTCGCCGAAATCATCTTCGACAGCAGGAGCAGGCGCGCGGCGGCCAGCGCCACGAGCGGGAGGATCTGCGGGCTCTTCGAAATCCTCGAAGTTGTCAGCGCCACCATCGAGATCACCGAAGTCGTCGTCGACCGCTGGGGCAGGAGCAGCGCGGCGAGCAGGAGCAGCGCTCGGACGTGCGGCAGGAGCAGCAGCGCGACGAGCAGCGGGAGGAGGAAGCTTGGCCATGTTATTTTCCTTTGTGTCCTGGTTGTGGTGCACCACATCGATGGTCGAGGACAGGCGACCGTCAATGCTTTGGATAGTTGAAGAGATCAAAGACAACAACGGGTTTGTTGCAAGCCAGTTGTTTGTCTTCGATCCGTCCATGATGATTATTTACAAAGTTCTTTGAACGCGAGAAGAATCAGCCGTTCTTGAGCACGCTGTGGAAAAGCTTGGGCGCCAGAATCATTGCGGATTCGTGCGTCTTGCCATCGACACCACGGATCGTGCGAGACTTCGAAGTACGAGTGTTGGGGTCATGCACGATCAGCGTGCAGATGAATTGGCCATCGCCGACGACGTTGGTGTGGCGGGTTCTAACTGCTTCGTGCTTGACCTTGGCAGCCTTGACCTTCGGAGTCTTGGCGGGAGCGGCCTTGCCCTTTGCCACGGCCTTCGGAGCCTTCGCGGGAGCGGCCTTCGGAGCCTTCGCGGGAGCTGCCTTGACGGGAGCCTTGGGAGCCTTCGCAGGAGCGACCTTGGCAGGAGCCTTCGGAGCCTTTGCAGGTGCCTTCGCCGGTGCCTTCGGAGCCTTGGGAGCCTTGACAGCGTTGAGCGTGTGGGAGAGCTTGTTCATTGTACACCTCTGATGTTTGCATGTTGGATTGTGAGTGGAAGCCAAAGTGGAAGAATTTGTGGCTTCCGATGGGTAGTACCCATATAAAATATAATCACACTTTAGTCTAAAGTAAATAGCCAAAGTCAACTTTTCACTAAAGCCTAAAGTGTGTGCCTTTCAACTTTGTGCGAAGGCTAGGAATCCAGCTTTCTTCTTGTTGATGCCGTACCAAGATAGAAGCCTGTCGAGCGCTTGTATGTTACGTGCGCTGTACCGATGTACTAAGCGCACTGGTCTCAGTCTAATCCAGCGCTCCATGAATGCGATGTCGGTCTGCTTTGCGAACAACCGACTAATTAGTCGCTCGTTGCGGCGGGCTTCAAGCTCGCGGAATAGCGCGAACGCGTATTGCCGCTCGCCTGGGTTCTTCGTGCATCGAATGATCTCTTCACCAATGACGCGTGGCGTCACGCCTTTCACAGCTTTGCTAACATTGTCCGACTCGTCTCCGTAGATGATCTTCGCGAGTGCTAGCTTGCTGGGTTCAGTGATGCCGAACTTTGCTTCAAGATCAGCGATGGTGAAAGCTTTGTCTGGCTTCGAAATTACAGACACGCGATCGCTCATCAACGCCCACATGTCTCGATCTTCGGAAACGACCGTACAAGGCTTGTTCGACCGATGAACGAATGACGCGATCGCATCATCTGTTTCACCATTGTTCTCTGGCATCGTGATTGTGCATGATGGAATGTATTGCATCAATTCCATCAGATCTCGAACTCCATTGTACTCGACGTCACGCTCTGTGTCATCATGCCATGTGAGCGGCAGGACAAGCTTTGCCTTCACAGGACGTTTGCCTTTGTACAACGGATAGTGAGCTTGCCGAACAGCTCGATTTTCTTGTGCTGACATTACGATGCAGACGCGCTTGCCAGATTTGAGACCAACGTAGTTAGCGGCAGCTTTGATCTTCGACAAGCCAATGTCAATAGCGTTTGTTGGGTAGCTCTGATCGTTCATGAGTGTCCCGGCTGGGCCGCCTTCACAGCGGCCCACCAGGTTGTGCACGTCAAATACGAGATTGTGATCAGAATACTCGGGGTTACTGACCAGAGGCATTGGTGGCCTCCGCAGCGGGAAGCGTTGCATCATACACGGCGACAATATTGCCAGCCCTAAATTCGCGGTTGACAGATTGTCCATCCATGATCTTGCGACGTCCTCCCTTGTAAACAACCAAGTTGCGTGTTGCTCCAATTGCGAGTGGAATCGAGTCGCCAAGGCCATTAGCCGAACTAACAGAGAGCGAGTTGCCATCGTTCGTGAACATCTTCTGGCCACGCCTAATCACCAAGGCGGCGGACGGTTCGAAGTTCACGGCGCGTTGGCCACGTACGTTCTTGCGACCGGTCTTCACAGTGTTGAGCTTGACGGCCTTGTACTCGCCGTTGGTGCCCCATACCGCAAGTATGTCTCCGTCATTGGCGCCGCCACCGTAGACAATTTCTGTATCCTTCATGAAGGCCGGAATTGAGCGATTGGAATCCATGTCCTGCTCGACCTTGTTGACGAATCCATTCTTGCCGATAGCGACAAGGTACTTGGCCTCACGGCTGGCAATGCCAACGATCTTGTCGAGACCTGTTCCAGCGCGTCCTGTGTTAGACGGACCGAAGAACCCAACCAAACCGCTTGCACCGAACGCAGCGCATCCATTGAATGACGGCGCAGCGTAGATGAACTGATTCGATGAACCACGTTCGTCAATTGCGCCAAGTAGCTTGCCGTCCATAGTCGCGGCGAAGATCAGTGGGTCGCCTGACTGCTGCATCCGACGCTCGTCGTGCATACGGCCACCGACGCGTGTGCGGCGTTCGTCTGAATCCTTTGCGACAGCGCGAAGGTGGCGGACGACCACAGCCATCAGTTGCGTGAGATCCTTGTTGACGCGCGTGATCTCAAGTTCGATGTCCTTGATCTTGCCGCGCAGTTCAGATTCCTTGAGCTTCTGCAGATCAATGAGCCTGAACTTCAGCATGGTCTCGGCTTGCTCGCGCGTGACCTTCATTGCCTTCATCACGAATTCATGAGGATCGATCTTGGTCTGTTGCACTGCGTTAGCCAAGACTTGGATGTTCAGCATCGCAAGTAGCTTGCAGTCTTCCAAGAACTTTGCAGCGTGCAACTTCTTCAGCTCGAGCTCGATGATCTTCTCTTCCTCTTGCTTGCGCCAGTTGAGCCACAGCTTTGCCATCGTGATGAACGGCACGTTCTCACGGAACAACGTCTTGCCGCCTTCGTCTTCATTGCTGCGGATTGTGATGTTGAACCGATATGTCTGCTGGCACTGCAATTCGTGCAGCACCTTCTTCAAGGCGGATTGGTTGTCCACGCTGACGATGAGCTTGAGCTCCTTCGTCTTCTTGTTGTAGTCCTCGCGGTATCCAACGATTGTCCGATTTTCCTTCAGCTTCGGGATCGTGTTCTGGATGAAGCTACCAACGTTGAACGGATCAGGAAATCCAGACACGACAACATTGGTGACATTCGGATTGCGCTGGTCTGGCTCGATCTTGTAGTCACAGCTGAATCGCAGCGGGCCTGTGCCATGTTCGTACACAGCAGCCACGTCGTCCTTAGCGGACAGCAGCACGCCACCATTTGCGAAGTCGGGGCCGCGCATGAGCTCGACGATGCCGGCCATGTTAGCCGTCTTCCAATTCCGTGCAACATATTCGAATGCAGCGCAGATCTCACCGAGGTTGTGAGACGGAATTTCGGTCGTTGCACCGGTCGCAATTCCACTTGTGCCGTTCATGAACAGCAAAGGCAATCGCGTGTTGATCACGAGAGGCTCACTGAACTCACCGGAGTAGTTCGGCACCATCTCAGCAACGTCAACGCAGCTGAAGTGGTGCTTGACGAGCTTGCTGACCTTGCATTCTGAGTAACGCTCTGCTGCGGCGGGATCACCCTTGATCGAGCCGAAGTTGCCTTGGCCGATGACGAGCGGATAACGCGACCACGTCATCTCGACGAGCGAGCCATATGCAGAACCATGCGGATGGTACTTGCCCATGGTTTCACCAGTGACACGAGCTGACTTCATGTATGTGGCGCTGCTTGCGCCTTGCATCATGTACATCGCATAGATGAGGCGACGATGAACAGGCTTGTGGCCATCACGGAAATCTGGCACTGCGCGATCTTCGATCGTGTAGCGGCCGAAGTCGAACATCTGCGTGTTGACGAACTTGCCAGACGCTTCTTCAACCATGTTGACGTCAACGTCGACTGTGTAGTCGGAACTAACGCGCTTGCGAACGGTTGCTTTCTCTACAGGTTTTGCTTTGGGAGGCATTTCAGTTCTCCTGATTGTTGGAGGTTCCGAACAAGAGCTCTTTACGATGCTCTACGTCGTGGCCCATGATGCGGGCTATTTTCAATTCGTCTTCGTCTTGCATTGTGAGAACGACAAGACGGCGGGTCTTTGGATTGAACGCAATATGCTCAAGCTGATCTTCAGACGCTTCACCCCATCCTTTGAATCGGGTGATGCGGACTTGATTGTGCTGAGACTCTGTGAAGCCTTCGTACACTTCGTCCTTTGTGTCGGCAAACACGCGTTGTTCGCGATATTGACCAAGGAACAATGGGCCATTGATGTAACGCAGCTTCTTCTGCCTGACAATTTCTGGATAGTAGACCTTGAAGAACGCGAGCAACAGCGATGCGATGTGCTTGCCGTCCGGGTCAGCGTCAGTGAGGATTGTGATCGAGCCGACGCGCATCTTCTTGAGATCAATCTCGCCAGGCTTGATACCGATTGCTCTGATGAGAAGCTTGATTTCTCTGTTGGCTAACACACGAGCTGATTCGTGGCGCTGCGCATTGATGCCAACGCCTCGAAGCTTCAGGATCTCATGGTGAGGTGCCTTGGCGCGCTCGGCTGTGCCGCCTGCTGAATCGCCTTCAACAAGAACGAGTTCACGTAGATGCGGCGGAACTCCAGGATCCGCCTGAATCAGCTTGCTCGGATCGATTGCTTGATCGTCTTTGCCTGCGATCTCAAGCGACTTGATTGCCTTGTTGTCTGCCTTGAAGCGCTCTTCGTTCTTCTTGAATCGCTCGGCGCGATCTTTGAGCCGCTTCACGAGCTGCGGATTCTGAGTCAGGAACAGCGCGAGCTTCGGTTGCACGAAGTTGCGAACTTCAGTATCGACCTCTGATGCGAGCTCGTCTTTAGTCTGTCCACGGTAGACAGGCTCTTCCATGCGCCAGTTAATTGCGGCGCGAAGGCCCATCATCCAGTATTTGGTTTCGAATGTGGTGCCAGTGACTTCGCGCATTGCGTTTGTTAGCGCCTGCTTGAAACCATCGACGTGACAGCCACCAGATCCAGTCGCCGAGCTGTTGACGTGGCTCTTGAGCCAGCCGTCGTCATCGTCATACCAGCATAGAGCCAAGTCAATTTGACCACGCTCGTAGATGCGGAATGGCTTGCCAAGCATCTGCTCTTTTTGAGCAGGGTTGTACACCATGCTCATCAACCCGTGTTCATTGACGAATTCGAACGTGCGTTCACCGAAGATGCACTTGAACCTGAGGCCAGGATTGAGCTGGCTCATGTCCTTCATCTTTTGGAGGAAGCTCTTCGGATCGATGATGTGATCACCAAAGATCTCGGCATCCAAGTGAAAACGAACGATCGTGCCTTGCTTTGCATCGCACCAAGGCTTCGGCGGATCTTTCTGAATCACCTTGGTGAGCGGCTTGCCCTTGCTGAACTTCTGGTAGTACCATGCCTTCTTCGCGCCGATCGTTCCGTTGGTTTGGAAGGACCAAGCTTCGAAGCTGTCGCTCACTGCGTTAGTACATGATGCACCAACACCGTGAAGGCCACCAGTTTTCGCGTAGCTGCCACCGCCAAACTTGCCACCAGCGTGCAAGCGCGTGAACACAGTTGTGAGCGTGCTCTCGCGCGTCTTTTCGTGGATGGCTACTGGGACACCACGTCCGCGGTCAGCTACTGTGACATATTTTGTCTTCAAATCGTAATGGACTATGACGAGATCGCCAAATCCCATGATGTGCTCGTCGACGCAATTGTCGACGATTTCGATTCCGGCTCTGAGGCAGCCTGAAGCGTCCTTGCCGCCGAGATACATTCCCGGTCTTTTGCGGACAGCTTCAAGCTGCTCCAGCACCTCGATGCTTCCGGCGTTGTATGCCGTGTCTGAAGCTTGTTGCTTTGCCATGCGGTTCCTCCAATGGGGTTCGAGTGGTTCGAAGTCGCGTTGCTGGACTTGCACCAGCGCTACTAAAATTTACCGCGAGAAACAATGAAGACGGACCCGCGTTAGCGAGCCCGTCTTTCTATGGGTTGATGGATCAGCGAGCAGCGCGACGCAGAGGAGCGGCGGGAGGAGCAGCGCGGCGAGCAGGAGCAGCGGGAGCTGCAGCGGCCTTGCCGACCTTGCCGGGAACTGCGGAACGAGCCTTGGCTGGAGCCGCGTCCTTCTCCTTGGGCACGCGGATTTCCTTGATGGAATCCCAGGTGATGAAGCGCACGTTGCCGTTGGCGCTGACGAGCAAGCCGGCTGCCGTGACTTCCTCGAGGACGAAGCGCTTGCTGGCGATCTCGGGTGTCTCGATATTCACGGAGACCTGGACGCCCTGCTTGATCATCTTGGGCTTGCCATCCGTGCTCTTGGTCATGACCCAGTGCTTGGGCACGGTCGTGACGTACGCGGAGCCGAACGAAGTGAAGCTGATCGTGTAATCGGTTGCAGTGCCGCCGATGACCGTGCCGCTGACCGTGCCGAAGATTTCCTTGATGCGGAAGTTGAGGGACTGTCCGATGTAGTCGCTGAGCTTTGCCATGATAGTTGTCCTTGATGGATTGTTGGTTGCGATCGTCAGGCATTGGTAGAGTGACAGCTGCCTGACGAAGGCTGGCACTAGTTGGATGCAAAGTGGAACTATTTGTGGCAGTTCCACAGTCACTACCCAATTAAAATATAATCACACTTTAGCAAAATTGTTCAACAACTCTTGCTAAAGTGAGATGTGATCAACTTTGGGGTGCTTCTTTCGGCTTCAGATCAATGAGCAGCGTACGCACTTCGCGAAGCGCGTTGCGTTGCTCTGCTGAAAGCTTTTGGAACTCGCGGCCAACGCAAGCGCGCTCGACAACGTCAAGCGCGTTCACAGCAGCAACGCGTGTCTCTTGAAGCACCATGACATTCGCTTGGTAGACCAGGCCTTTTGCCTGGTCCTTGACTTTGACTGTTGACATTGCATCACCTCATTCGGTTGGACGTGCTTCGACGATCGGGAGCTTTGCTGTGACGATGCGACCATCGACCTTCGCTTGGATAACGACGTTCTTGCCCTTGAAGCCAACGACACGAGCGCTAACAGGGCCTTCAACTCCGGCAAGGCGCGTCTTGATGATTTCACCAAGGCGATAGCCATAGCGATCTTCCAGCGTCTTCTCGCGATGGATCGTGTCGAGCTGCGAAGTGATGACGTCGAATTCGCCACGTGTTGTGCCGCGAACAGCAGCGAGCAGCTCGATGAATTCTGGCGTTGCACGCTTGTTGTCGATTTTGAATTTGCCGCATGCAGAGTTGTTTGCGCGGCGGACGAGCTCGTCAGGAGTTTTGTCACCCTTGATGCGCATGACCTGAATCACTGCAAGTGGACAGTGCTGTGCGCTCGCGAGATATGTCTCCATGAACTCCGGGTCGTCGCGACGCGCGTCGTTGAGCGCCAAGAACTTCGAGCACGACCCGCAGTTGTAACCGAACGGAACGTCAGAAGCCGGAGGACCAGGATCGAGATGAGTTGTGTCAACGAACTGGTCGCCGCTCAACGAAGCCTGATTGAGGTCTTCGGGATTGATCCGTGCGTTGCGCTGGCCAAGGCCAGCGATGGCCCGATCATTGAGAGGCTTGACGGAACGATCAATGCGATTGGGGTTAGGCGCGACGCGCCTTGGATTCGGAGCTGCCGGACGCACAGGTGCCTTTGGCAGTTGCTGCCTGGTCACGAGAACTGGTGGTTGCGTGACAGGCCGAGCTGCTTGACGCACAGGCGCAGGCGCTTGACGCGTTGTAGTTGGCGCAGGTGCTTGCGCCCTGGCATTAGCCTGGCGAGAAGCGGCGAGAGCAGCCAAGCGAGAGTTTTGTGGGTTGTTGGGCATCATATACTCCTGGGGTTTGTGTTGGGTTGGGTTTAGCGAAAGAGCTCAGTGGTCTTTGTGCCACGTATTTCCTCTTTACAAAGTTTGCTCAATCATCAATGTTTACAAAGTTAACGTTCAGTCGAATACAACCTCCTGACGTTTTTCATATTGAAGATCAATGACGCGAGCTTCAGATCTTCTGCGTTGTTGGAACGCAACAGCTTCAGGTCCTTCCCAACTATCATGGTACGTTGAGATGCGTTCTGCAAGCCTCTTCCAATTCTTTGAAGCAAGTGATGGCTTGATTGGTTTGACACTTCCTGTATGGATCACGAAGCTTAGGGCTACTGTGCGCACTTCTGGAGGGGCGTCAACGAATGACGGAACTGACTGCTCGATGACTGACATATACTGTACGTATTGACGGATCGCGATTTGGTGCTGCTCGCACTTGGTGATGGAGAAGTTTGGATGGCGCGCTACCCAGCGGCGGGCAGCGTCACCACGCAATCCGTTGGCTGACAATGCTTCCTTCAACATATGTGGAGACACAATCGGCTCAAGGATAGCTCTGACGCGCTTAGCGCCAGCATTACCTAAGTCGAGTCCTTGCGCAATTGTTGGTCCTGATCGATCTGAAGGAACGTACGGAGTTAGACTTTCGCCTTCGAACGATCGCAAAATCTCGAGATGGACATTGAGTGTTGCTGCTTGCGTATCCCACTCACGACATAGCTGCGCGTCATTGAATCCAACAACAGCCATGTCAAACTTATGTGATACGAATTCAAATGCTTGGCTCATCGAGATTGAGCTAGCAAACCCAACCATTATTGCAACGGCTCGTCTAGTGATGTGTCTCATAGCTTGACCTTGATGAAGGTTGAGGCAACGACCGAGCCAAGGTTACGCAACAAACGTTGCACACCATTGAGAGGCTTCGGCACATGATACCTAATGAAAGAAGATTTGCCGTCTGGAGTCTTCTCGTCTTGCGACTCGTACAAATCAAACCAACCAACGCGCGCGTTTGACGTGTCGTCATGTCTGCGCTTGAACGCGTCCATCAACAACGCGCTGATCTCATGTTGGAGCACAGGCACTCCAGGCCCTGTGATTGCTCGCACAGCAAGCTTGATCTCCAAAGAGCTGATCGGCCGCTGTGCTTTGGTCCATTCGCGCATAACGCGATTGAAGATCTCGGTATCCCATGCTGGATTGACGTTGAACATGGTTGTTCTCCTGTTAGGTTGCGATGTGTATTTTGTTGATGATGACACGTTTATGATCTCGCACGCACCATTCCGGTCTTTTGAATGCCGAAGTATAAGCGTCGCGACTGAGATCAAAGTCTGGCTTTGTCTTATTGATGTGAGTTGAAGTAATCGTCTCAAGATTATCTAAGATCACATCGCATTCGAGCAGAACCAGTTTCGTGTCACACATATCCGTTGCTGTTGACGCAAATTGTCTAAGACGATTAGCAATGTAAGTGTGCTTACCACTCTTTGACAAAGACGATCGTGGCCTTGTAGCAAATGTGAACGCCTTATCGTATTTACCAAGATAGATTCCAGGGCCAAGTGCTCCTCTCCTAGAACAAAGCAGTCCATGCTGCAGTATGTAAGCGATGTTAGATCTCCATGTGCCGTGGAACAGTACTGTGACCTGATGCGTAGCACTGTCACTACCAAGATATGACAAGAACTGTTCCGCGTTTGGAGGGTTACCAACGTCGATCACGTTGTTGCCGACTTTAAGTTGCCTCAAAGTTGCTAGTTCACTGCTGATGCCGAGATGAGCTAAAGCGTCGAAGTTGTGTGAGGCATCATGGTCTGTCTTGAACAGCCTGAGTGAGCTGATAAAATCTCCAGCTGAAACAAGTTGTCCGTCTATTGCATATGACTTGTAGCACAACAGCTGCTTTTGCGATTTGTCGAAAGGTTTTTCATGCGTGCGATGACACCATAAAATGACGTCGATTGCGCTATTGAATGTTAGCCAACGATAAGAAACAACAACCGCAGTCTCATAGTGGATCTCGTACTTGCGAGCGATGAAGTTGTAAGACTTCCATGGATACGCATCTTTGTTGTGCGTCTTAGTCTCTACTTCGTACTTGATCGCAAAACTTGATTGCGGTGTTGCTTCTTTGCATGGCTCATAAATCTTGAATGGCTTATCATGCGTTAGCTTGAGTGCGGCGCTCTTGATGTCAGAGATCAGCTCGCTCCTCATTGTGTACCTCCTCTGCTAAAGTGTGACTTTGAATATGTCGAGCTTGAAGCTCAATGCCTTTTCTTTTCGACCAAACAATGGCTTCTGCCTTTGCTGGCAGTTGCCGGCATGGAACTTGACAAAAACTTGCGTCCATGTCTGAAGCTGCGTTTGAAGATCAGCGATCTGCTTTCGAATGTTGTCCATGCGCTTTGAAGCAAACTCGCGCTTGTCGATGAGACGCTCGTCAAGCACAGCGTTCAATTCGGTTGACGTTGTCTGCAAATCGATATAGCAATCAGAATACAACAATTTCTGTCCAGTCTTATCCGCGCGGATAAGACGCTTTTGCGCAGCCTTGAAAAGTTCACAGCCGCGTGTTGACAGCTCGATGTCGCGCTTCTTCATGTCGAAGCGGATGTGACGGCTGTCGAGCGTGACATTTGTTGTAGTGGCGGTCTTAGTATTCCGCACTACTGCTTTGATCTGTGCTGTGTTAGCCATGATTGGCAGTCCAAGTCTCGCGGATCGCATTGCGAACGTTCGAAGTCAGTTCGACGTCGATCGCAGACACTGCAATACGGTCTTTGATGAATGAGAAAGCCAAAGCCGCGTCCACGTCAATGAGCCGATTTCTGCTGACGTCAACTGCTTCTTCGCTGACCGTGAATTGATAAGCAAGTGAAACGCGCTTGTGGACGTCTTCCCACTGTTCTGACGACTGCACGAACATCATGTCATTGGATTCAATCCAAGATTTGTCATTGCTGAGTAGCAGCATAACAAGATCCTTGCACGGGTCGTACAACGCAGGCTCACGTCCGAGCAGCTGCCAAACGCTGCGACCGACATTGTCGACGTTGTGATGAGTCTCGCGAGTCGGCACGAGGACTAGCGGGAAATAGCCTTGGTCCTTGTATTGAGCGATGATGTAGTCAAGGTTGATCTTCATTGTTTGTCTCCTGTTGTTAGTCTTATTTGATGAGCTTGTCGAGCAGCACTACCAGTTCATCGATCTCGCGTCCACGAACGTCTGCGCGAGCCATGATCTCGTCGTTGATGAACGCGTTGACGCATGAGTCATCGGCGGTTGCTTCCAGCAATGTCATAGCAGCAATTGAGTCTGCTGTCGCTTCTTGACGAAGTGTCGCAAGACGGTTTGCAACATCAATTTTACGTTCTGCAAGATCATTGTAGTTGTTGACCATGTAGATCAAGCAACAGATCAATGCAATTACAAAACAGATGCCGCAATACACGTTCACCATGTATGCTTTACGCGGCAATTGATCGAACCGAATCAGTGGTGGTTTATCAAACATTGTTAGTCTCCTTCGCGCTCTTTTCGGCGCGTATTTGTTTGAGTAACTCGTTGAGCGACTTGATCTTGTGCTTGATCATGAAAGCCTTTGGCGAAACAGGACCAATTGACATGCGGGCTTTCAAGAACAAGAGACCATAGTATGGCTTGAGCAACTTCTGATCCAAGATGCTAAGTGTAAATTCGTGTCCGTTGCAGCTCACACTGATACATCCAGTCGGATAAACGCGCACGCCAGGAGCAAAATCATTGCTGCCTTCAAGGTTGCAACGACTACGCGTCATGGCTCGGATATACTCAAGTGCTGCTCTGTCGTCATTGCCCGGATACAGATTATGATCGAACGAGATGCGCGCTTGCTCGTACAGCTTCGCGAACTGATTGAGCAAAATGATCTCACCAGACGTGAGACGCGTTCTGTCGATTGAATAGGTCGCTAGCAACTTTGCGCAACGTTGATCATTAGCTCGGCGCTCGAGATAGTTGGCTGCCTCCCTCAAAGCATTTGGAAGAGTATGACCTTTTGCTGGAGTGACGAGCGCTTCTTGCAATTGCCCGTCAATTACTGGATGGGCAAACCAACCCCAAATATCCCTATCAGGATCAAGCCAGCGCTCACGCAGTTCGACTTCATTGCCAAGCCCGTCTTTGAGTTCATGGAATCCGCGATATGTTGACATTTAAGCCACCTCGCTCTTGAAGTAGAACGCGTTCTCAACGCGAGGCCGAGTCATGAAACTTCCGATGCGCAAGACTTTGCCGTCAATGCATGCGACGAGTTGCTCAAGTGCGCGTTGCTCGTCACTACCAAATCCGACAGCTGCGCAAGACATGTTGCCGTCAACTGCTGAGACATCATTCATGCTCGCTGAAATCGTTCCGTTCAATGTCTCACTGACAATGACAGTGAGCCCGAACATCGCAGTGAATTGCTTAAGCGTGATCCGCGCATCTTCGTGATCAGGCTTGATTGGCGCTATTGTGTGCTTGTTCATTGTTGACCTCAAACGTACTTGTCAGAGTGCTGAGTGAATCCGCAGTGCTGGCAAACACGAGCTTGGACAATCTTCGTGTTGCTATGCGTGTTGCTCTTAACCGAAGCAGTGACCCACTTCGAAAAAGAGTGTGCGCGTTCTGTGCAACGCGGAATGCGCGTGGCCAACCAATATGCTGAACCAATTATCAAGCTTGCAAGTGCGGCCATGGCTGCAATGATGATGAGAAATGTGCTAACACTTGTGTCCATGATTGAATCTCCAGTGGCACAAGTTGAACCACGCTCTTCTCTAAAGTGGAAGAATTTGTGGCAAGCGCTATGTGCCTGAGCGCCTACTATAAATATACTACAACTTAAGCCGCGCGTGTTTGACGTGGCTTTTGAACGCGTAGCTGTTTACCAGTCGCGTTGTCCGTTGCGCTAAAGCGAATCATCATTGGTGCGCCGACGTTGTTTGCGAGATCCAGAACTGTGCGCCAATGCTGTTGCGTCACGAAGATGCAGTCATGCACAGTGAACCAAGCAATGGATGAATCAACCTTGTAGATTTCACGAAGCTTCGCAATGACGCGGTTCATGACGACTGTTTCGAATTTGCGGCCGTACCATGACAATCGATCCTTGCCGTAGCGTATGGCCATGCGTCTGTTGTTGATCTCAATCACTTCGGCGACAAGAGGCCAACGCCGCTTGAAAGCTCGCATGATGCGTTCGCGATGATCTGTGCCTGGCTCAAAGCGTGGGTCGCGGAACATGAGCCACATGATCTCGCTCTTCACTTCGTCACGTGACATGTTAGCTGCAGTAGCAATGACGCTGTAGAGATCTCCGTAGCAGCATCGCCGGTAATCCGCGAACTGCTTGTCCCAATTCTTGTGATCAATTGCTGAGCGTTCTGCGCCTGTGTACCAATCTTGAGACCAAGTAGATGCGTGTTGTAGCGCAATCCAGAATCCGATCAACGCTGGTTGCGCGTTGACAATGTCGATTGCAACTAAAGTCTGTCCAGTTCGGATGTCATACGCGTCACTGCGACTTTGCCTCGACATGTAAGTCCAGAATGAGTGATAGCGCGACTTACGTTGAATGCACTCGGCATTGTACTTCCAAAGAAGGCCTTCAGCTTCAGCAGTCTCGAGTTCTATCTGGTTGCGATCTCGATCCATTGCCAGTGCACAAGCATTTGAGAGCATTGAATGCTCTTCGTGAGCCTCGTTAACTCTATTCTTTTGAGTCACTATTGGGAAGCTCATGTCATAATAGTCAGCGCGGATCCACGCGTCATTATCTCGGTTGTGAGATTTCTTGTACTCGTGCTTGGCAGTCTGCTCATTTCGCCGTGCAAGCCAACCAGCGTTGTCACGCAATGTGAATGTCTCAATTGGATCAGAGGCCTCTGCAAGTGTTATTGTAGTGACGCGTCCTTGTATCTTCGCTGTGATCACTCCATGGTCCATCAATGTGTTGGCACACGCACGTGCGATCGGCTGGTTCTTCTGGCTGCACTTGAGGCACTCAATGATCGTGCGCTTGTTGAAGTGAATGCGAGCCTTGCGGCGCTTGAGCGCTCCATCAATGTCAGAAATGCAACGGTCAATGATCTTCACTAAGCCAAGCTTCGAGCGCTCAGCCATCATGACAGGATTCTTGCACTCGATGTTGTTGAGCCAAAGCTCCTCGACTTCTCGAAACGCTGCACTGAGTTTTGGCAGCAGAGACTTCGGCAGGTGTACTGGTATGACCTTTTCTTCTGGCATGGCATCTCCATATGACATAGCTCTTTTACAACGTTCATGAGAGCAACGAGCTCATAGCTATTGATGCGATCATGTCATACTTTAGCGACAACAGAGGCAGCAATGTGGCTCCATGACACTACTTAAGTAACAGGGCTCGTGCCGGTAGTCATACGATTATATTAGTGAGTCTATCCCGACTTTTCTCTACTCTACCTGGGCCGGCCGGGGGGCCCGAATGATTGTATCACTTTTTGTTGTTTAGTCTACACGATGTACTAGTTGCACATATGCACGGCCTAGAGTAGTTAATTCTCACAGTTCTCCCGGGAAACCTCAGTTCTTGCAGTTCGAGGCTCCCAGTTTTGCACCACGACACCAGTTTCATTTTCACCAAGTCGTTCTTGCGTCGTAGGGTGTTAGACTCAGCGTTGATGTCTCCAGCTTCACCGTCAAAAGATTGATATTTTGTATCAACGAAGCCTGCTTAGATCGAACGTTGTAAAAGAGGAATATCAGTTTACGGTTATGCGTTTTGTTGTTATTTTTCTAATGTCGGGATCCCACGCCCGCCACAAATTCTTCCACTTTGAAAACCACCCCACAAACCCTCGGAGAACCTGCAATGCAGAACCGTTTTGAGGTGCTCGGATGATCCACAACATCACGAACCTCTTCAACCGTGCTGGAGTGCTAGTCGAAAGTCGACCAGCCGTGGCTCGCGTTATTGCTCGCGTCATATTCGGTATTTCGTCGTACTCAGGTGATCGAAAGAAGCTGGTGAACTTTCGTAGCCGCGCGCAATCAGTGTTGACAGACAACGTTGAGCGCGCTATTTGGTCTTGGACCCGTCAAGTCGCGTGGAACTGGGAAATCAATACCTGCTACTGGCGGGCACTTGGTGCATTCATTGAAACGCGTGATCTAACACTAGCCGCGCACCAACACAACATCGCGCAAGAGGACTTTGCGTACTTGTTCGCGCAACTCACCACTGAAGACCTTCAAGAATTCATCAATCAGCAACGTGACTGGCGATCACCGATGATCGACGATCGCACGATCTCAGCCATCATCAAACAACTCAAGCCATGGATCAACAACTGCGTTTATCGCTTGCGCTTCGTTTGGCAGCACGACCCGAGCCACGACGAAGATGACTGGCGCTCGTTCTTCACGTGTGAAGCGCTCCAAACGCTCTACAAGTACGAAGATCGTCATTCACTGACGCATCTTGTCAACACAGTCCGTTTGGCACTGAACAATAAGTGTGGCATCATGCAAGCCCGCTATGCGAGCGTCAAGCTTGGCATGCTCGTAAGCACTGAGCGCTTCGAGAAGAACAACAGCAAAAAGGTCAAAGGCAAAAAACAGAAAGACAATAAGCAGTCAACGCGAGATCAATCTCAGAATCTCAGCTTGGACAAATCGCCATACATCGCTAGACGCGTTGCTCTCACATCGCCAGGTGAAGACGGATCAGAAGTTGAGAACATCGAGCTCTCAGCAAGGTCTGTCAAGTTAGAGCCGCAACTCGACACGATGCTTTTCATCCAGCAAGTCGAAAAGCAATCAGAGGCACTAGCTCGATACTTGAGACTAGTTGCAGTCGAAGAAGAGGACGCCGAGTTCATCGATTGGCTTGAGCAACACGAATTGTCGACTGACTCGTTCAACGACCTACGAATGCATGCAGCAAAGTTCCTTGGGCTCACCCGCCAAGACTTCGCTGGTTTGAGACGGATCGCAGACGTTGACTACGCGATCGGACGGCAACTCGAGATGCGCATGGTAAAGCAACAGCAAGCCAAGGACAAGCATCACGTCACTGGTAGCTTTAGGAACGCGCAACCTCGTGCTGCGGTTGGAGGTCGCCACAAATGAACATCTTGCCATCGTTGGCTAGTGACATCAAAGCACAAGTCAATGCTAGCCCTCTTGGAGCAATAAATGGAGCACTGTATGCATTGGCCACGTTGAAGGCTGGAAAGCAGCCAATCGGGCCAATCACCAATAAGGTGAAGCTCACGTTAGCTTTGGAACTGCCACGCCGCAAGACACTCCCTAAAGATTGCAAAATCGCAATGCGAGAGTCGTCATTGTCGGAACCAATCACTCTAAACCCAACAGAAGCAGTAGACGCGCTATGCCTTGTTTTGACGAAGATCAAACTTGGCAATTACCATGTCGCGGATCTGCTAAGCATAACCATGGTGCTAGACGAGCATCAACAGGAGAACACAAAATGTCAGTAGTCAACATCTCGAAGGTGTTTGAGACGATCACGAAAATTCGTTCAACGACAAAGCGCGGCGCTAAGACCGAGCTTCTCGAATCTCTCAAGCGCAGTCCAGTTGCACACGCGTTCTTCAAGCTTGCCTGTGACCACTTGACTAACCTATGGGTCATTTCGCCTGACGCTAGTACAATCTTCTTCAGCGGCAAGCGTAAGCCAGAAGACATGGACAAGCGCTGGGTAGCATTCCAGAATTTGTTCAAGCAGCTCAGCACTCGAAAGATCACTGGGGCAGCTGCGCAAGAAGCCGTCAGAGCATTCATTGCTTCATGCAACAATGAGGCGCCATTCTTTGAAGGTGAGTGCTATGTTGGCGCGATCAATCGACACTTGAACATCGGCGTAGCCAATGCTGCGATCAGTAAAGTCTGGCCAGATCTTGTCAGTGACTTCGCTGTGCAGCTCGCTGAACCACTCTACAACCAGACATCTGGTCTGATCAATCCGAAGATCCGTGACTACATTCTCCAAAGCTGGCCGTTGGTCGACGAACCAAAGCTCGACGGCGTCAATGGCAGCACCATCATCGAACTATCGAAAAATCGCGTGGTGATGAGTCGCTCGAATCATCCGTTCGGCGCGCTTGAACCTTGGGCACGCGCGTTAGAGGCAGCGCTTGGCGCGGCCGTAGCAAAGGGATTCAAGTTCAAGCACTTTGTGTTCAACGGCGAATTCAAAGCAGTCCGCCACAAAGACGATCCAAAGAATTGGAAGTCGTCTTGGGGCAAGTCGATTGCTTTGGCTCACGCCGGCATAACCGCGACAGGATATGACCCAGCGAACATTGACGAGTACACAGCGTTGTGCTTGAAGCGCGACCTTGTGTTCACTATCTACAATTGCTATCCGTTCGAGACATACACGACTGGATCTTGGGACATGCCATATGGACACACAAGCATACCCAATACGCGTTCAGCGTTGATCAAACAGTTCGTTGCGTACGTGAACAAGCACTTTCCGGACGTCAGAATCCAGATGATCGAGCAGCGCTTGTGCCACAACATGAAGGAACTAAAGGCAGCACATGCAACGTGCATTGCTAACAAGGCTGAAGGCTCGATGATCAAGCGCGTCGACAAGGGCGTCACACTTGACCGCACAGCTGATTTCGTCAAGTGGAAGCAGTACCGCAATCGTGACGCTGTGATCTTGTCAGTCAATCGTGGCACAGGCAAGTACAAGGACACAGCTGGAGCACTTGTTTGCTACCTGCCAGACATCGATGATATTGCAAAGGTCACTTGCCGAACCGAAGAGATCCGTGATTGGGCATGGACAAATCGTGAAATCATTGCTGGGTTCATGCTCGAAACGCGTGACGATGCAGGCGATGACGAAGTGGCGAAGACCAGAAATCCAACGCTAGCTCGATTCCGCAATGACGTGCCGCCGATGCCTGTTCGTGAAGTGATCACGCTATGCCATCGCTTCGATTTGCCAAAACCGAAATCACGACTGACTATCGACGCTTTCAACAAAGTCACCGCTTCATTCAAACTATAGGAGTCGTTGATGCTAACATTCAAAATCAGCAACGATTCATTGATCGACTCGCCTGAACGTGCTATGGCGTTGCACCTGATTGTCGACAAGCTCACAACGTTCGATTACAGCATCGACGTTGCTGCGTACATCTTCAATTCAACGCTCAGTTCGAGGACAAGACGAGCCGGCGATGTACTTCGCCAATTCATCGAGCGCAAGTACACGCGTCAAGACATGCACAGTGCAATCAATAGCGCAACCATTGATAGATTCGATTATTCGACCATCGTCGAATACGAACACTCCAATGTCGACTACATTGAGCCACAGCTCACAAGGCTCGAGGCCGCTGTACTAAAATTGTCAGAGTGCAGCAGCTGGGAGTGGATCAAGTCAACGCTCGAGTAAACAATCAACCATAGAACCCTCACAACAGAGGAAGAGAAACCATGCAAGCATTAAGATCAGTACTAGACTATCTCGCCGAGATGAACTTTCGGCTCGACCTCGAAAAGGACGCTTCTCCGTTCAGGAAGAAAGCATATTCAAAAGCGCACGAGACAATCGTAGCTGCTGGCACGCTCGAAGGCTACGAAAAGATGCCTGGCATCGGGCCGTCGATCAGGTCAGACATTGCTGAGATCATCAGCACAGGCAAATCATCGAAGCTCGAGGAGCTCAGGCGCAATGGCCCACCGGCCTCAGTGATGGAGTTGACGCGCGTACGCAATGTTGGTCCGCGCAAGGCAATCAAGCTCTATGAGGCTGGCATCTCATCGATGCAAGATCTCGAAGACGCGATCAACAGCCACCGCGTCGTTGATCCGAAGTTGATTGCTGCGTTCTATGCGTCAATCACCACGCACGAGCGCATCCGCCGCGATCAAGTAGACGCAGCAACACTGCCAGTGATCGAGCTCATACGACAACAGACTGGCGTGATCGAATGTGACCGGACAGGAAGTTTCAGGCGTCATAGACCTGACGTCCGCGACATCGACATCTTGGTCTGCGTTAGTGATCTCGAACGCGTGCCACGCATTGTTGCAGCAATCGCTAAAGGCGTTGGATCGAAGGCAAAGGTCGAAGGTCCACGCAAGTCATATGTCGACTTCGCTGTTGCAGGCGAAGATCGAATGCTCGACTTGAATTTCTGTACCGAGCAGGAATATGGATGTGCACTACTGCATTTCACTGGTAGCAAGGACTTCAACGTAGCTTGCCGCAACATTGCTTTGAAGCGCGGGCTCACACTCAACCAGTATTCGTTGCAGCACAACGTGACGAACAAGCACAAGTACTTCAACTCGGAACGCGCTGTGCTCGATTTCCTTGACATCGATTGGGTCCCACCAGAATGCAGAGACTATCATCTGCCTGGAAAGAGCGCAACACTGCCACCGATCATTGAGTCATCAGAGATCATTGGTGATTTGCACATCCATACCAAGGCAAGCGATGGCAGCATGACCATCGTCGAAGTGATGAAGTCCGCCGCTAAACTCGGCTATGTATGCGCTGGCATATCGGACCATAGCCAAAGCTCTGGCAATGGAGTCGATCAAGCAACAGCCATCGAACGCGCAAGCAGAATCAAAGCTCATCGCAAATTTGGTTCCGTCCACGCATTTGCTGGCGTTGAGCTTGACATCCGCGCTAACAACGTGATCGATTATGATGTCAACGCACTTGCATCGTTCGACTACGTGATCCTGGCAGTTCATGCTCAACCAGAGCTACGTACGTTTGATCGCATTTCTGCCGCTGTCAAGCAGATCAGGACTGCACACCCGAAGCTACCGCTTGCTTGGGCTCACCCAACTAGCAGGTTGATCGGTTCGCGACCTGAGGCAGATATGGACTGGGGTCAAGCCATGAAGTTCTGCGCGACATATCGTGTCGCAATAGAAATCAATGGCCAACCAGCAAGGCTCGATCTACCTGATTCGAAAATCGTTGTCGCAAAGCGCTTTGGATGCAAATTCATTGTCAGCAGCGACAGCCACGGAAAACAAATCTCAGCAATCGATCCCGCTGTGATGATTGCGCGTCGAGCTTTGCTCACACGCAATGATGTTATCAACGCAAGTGCTTCTTCACTGAAGGCTTGGTTGAAGGGATCTTACTAGCAACAGCGCATTTCGCGCCGCTCTAACAATACGACACGCACACAACGGAGAACCAAAATGAAGAACAATCGTATCGACTCTGTCATCGCCAAGACCATGACTGCAGCAACCAACAAGCTCAATCTCGAGAATAGCCATAAGCAGCACAAGTCCGAGCAAGAGAAGGCCGAGCAAGCTCGCGTTGCCGCAGAAGCACGTCAGCGCCGCGCAACGGAAGAAGCAGCAATCATCGAGTCGGCAACTGGATTCTTGGTCGCAAAGATCGATGCTGACACGCGCCGCTTCCAGTTCAGCACATTTGAGTCCGCATTCACGACGTTCCGCTACCACATCGACCGTTCGTTCTTGAAGTCTCGTCAGATCGAGATCTTCATCAAAGCAGCGCCGAAGACGAAGAAGCTCTCGGAGTTCACCAGTCTCACTGTTTGGCTGAACGATGCCGAGAAGCTGCTGAACGAAGCACACAGCGTCGAAATTGCTGAAGAGCTCAAGCTCATCGAGTACGGCCGTTGCGTGCGCGAAGAAATCAGGTACTTGCTGCGCTCCAAGATCGACAAGCGCATGTCGTCATATCCTGACTTGTTCCGCTATCTCCATGGCTACCTCAGCCCAGTTGATCGCTCGAAGAAGACAGCCGCTGTTGTCAACGCTGCGATCGACGAGCTTGTTCCACAGATGAAGACCGAGTCATGGGTTCTGGCGCGCGAAGAATTCCAGCAACAGAATGAAAAGCGGATCGCTGAATACAAGCGGACCATTGCAATGCAGAACGTAAGTTCTCGTCAGCTCATGACTGAGAGCGCGGCCGCAAATGCCTGACATCATCAAGCTCAACGAGCTTGATGATTTCAACGCGCGATTTGCAATCCAGCTTCTGCCTGACGGAAGCTGGATTCGCGGAGGCGCCCCTAAGCCTGGGGCGCTTCTTTATCAAGTGCGTGCTGAGTCACTCGAGTCAGCTGTGCAACAAGTAAACGTGCATGCTGCAGCTGCGCTTGAGGCAAAGCGTCTTGAACGCGAAGCAATGAAGGAACGTCGCGTTGTTGACGATGTTGAGCTCATCAATTCGATGCTCGAAATCAAGAGATCGGCTCACGTTCACTTTGGCATCCGCAACACAATGAATCCTCGTGAAGGAGACCGCGACAGTGCAGTGTTAGAGATCGAGCTTTGCAATGGAGCTTCAATCAAAATTGAGTTCACGCCTGAGCAGTACATGCGGCTCATGTCGAATCACTACTTCACAGTCGAAACATCAATCAGACGTCCTGGCGTCATCGAACTTGATAAATTGCCAACCTTCATTGACGGCTTTGAAATCGAACGTGAAGATCTCAGCACTACAGAAACAAGAGAACTTGCCAAGTCACTTCTGCTTGACGACGACATAGCTGATAAGTGCGTGGCGTTAGCTAAGCAGCACAACATGTCTCGCGTCGCCGTTCTGAACAGTGTTGACGGCGCAGGCAGCATCAGCGTTGTGATTCACAAAACATAACCTCCACTAGGAGAACTGAAATGAAAAAGATTCCAAATAGGAATCGGGCTGCGCTCATGCGGTCCATCCAGATATTGATCTCATCGTCACACTTGCGTAGCATCCAACTCGACGCTGTTGCGCCAGGTGGAAAAAGCTTCTTAGTCGATACCGCCGTCTTCCTGTTCACAAGTGAGAAGGCTGACTACGTCGCTGCAATACGTCAAAGTAGTCTCATCTCGCCGCTTGAGCTCAAATTGCTTAGGCGCACGCGTGACGGCATTCTGCACGCGTTCACATGCCTTGGCTTAGACACTGTGCCTCATCAAGAGCGCGCTGGGAAGCCTCGGCAGATCAAACCAATCCATGATGTGATCGACCAGCTTTGTGGTGAGCAACTTGACTTGTTCACTGTCGAAGAAGACGCAGCTGAGTTTGCCAAGCTTCACAGATTGGCTAACAAGATCGGCACGGCAGAAGCACCATTGAGCTTCGTGAACGGCGTAGTCGACATCGACGCTCTTGACAAGACAAGCAATCGTGACACGACAAAGATTGACATATTCTACAAATCCGAGAATACGACAATCCGACACTTGCCGTTCAAGATCTTGATGTTCACTGTTGCAAACAAATCAGGACGTCACGATGTCTACACAGCATCGTTTCAGCGACCAAAAGCCGATCGTGACTTTGGTACTGCTATGGCTCACTTCAAGTACGGCAGACACGGACGATTCATGTCTCACATCAGCGCACTTGCACGCGCAACGTCGTCAGGAGTAGTGCTACAACGGCTTGAATCACAGCAGTCACAAGCTGTCATATGTTTGACTCAGCCAAAGGACGAAGAGGGTAATGTTGATCAACATTTCACGCCGCTTCAGTCATACGTGCTCAACAGCGTCGACGAGTCGATCTCAAGCAACGTCTATCTAACAATGTCGAACGACGCTGGCCGCGAAGTATCTCGCAAGGCTCAACATTTCATCATGGTTCCACGTTTTCGCGCTGCAGCATAGGAGCAAATAATGACAACTGAAACAAACGGTACAAGCAAGCCGACGATCTTCACAGTGACTGTGTTTGGCATAGCTGCTTTGGTGCTGGGCTTCGTGCTCGGCGTGAAGTATGCTAGTCCAGGCACTGCTACGTCAGAATCTGTCAAGATCGAGCAAGCGATCGTGACCAAGAAATTGGATAGCATCGCAGCCATTGCAAAGTCGGCTTCTGATTCCGCCGCGTCATGGAAGTCGCTTGCACAAACGCTAGATTCGCAGGTCAATGCACTCATCGGAGATCTTGCGGTTGCTACGCGCAATCGCAAGCGAGTAAGCTTCGTGATTGACTCATTGCCAGACTCAGCGTTAGTTCGAAGATACTATATTGGGCTGTATCAGTGACAGATCTCTCAGCGATCTTCAGATCAGACGTCCTACCAGAGCAAGCGCGCAATGCAATCGACGCAGTCAAGCTCTTGCCTGGTGGGGCTTCATTCATCTGTGAACTGCATTTCAAAGAGTGCAGCATCGTTGAACTAGATCGGCACCACAAGATACCTCAAGAGTGCGGTGGTCCGACTAACGTTGAAAACATGCTTTATGGCTGCTCTGGCTGCCATCAATTCATGCATCGCATCGCTATTCGGCTGACATCGATGAAAGCCCACAAGCTGACGCCGCTTGAGCTTGTTCAGCAGTATGCTAGACGCGTCAATCCAAAGCGCGAAAGTGAAGTAGTCAGCGCCATTCTGGTGTCGGCTCAACTTGTCGCAGCATATCGCACACAGAAGGCAGATCATGCTTTAGCTCCGCCTGACATATCGATCGCTGCCGCCGAAATTCCCAAGGAGCTGCACTCTCAGTTCAAGCAGATCTCGCGAGAAATCAAGCGTGGCGACGGTAGACCTATTGGCATGGCTAACTTGGTCGCAATCAGCATTCTTGAGTTCACAGCAAAGCACAGACCAGAAACGCGCGAAGCTGCTGACAGGCACATTCAAGAGAAGATATTGGGGATTGCACCTATAGCTCGACCTGTGATTGATCGCAATGTCGAGACGTTTGAAGAGGAGGTAATGTGAAGCCTGAGCAATCATTACTTCGTGCGATTACTAACGTCAAGCCTGTGTCAAATAGAAGTGTCACTTGGTTGTCGCGTCATCGCCCATCAGTTGCTTTTGCTTGTTGTATAGGCGCTGGCCCGTGGAAGATCGGCCGACGACGTAGCGTTCAGCAGTCATTTATTGACATGCTAAGAGACGATGATATCTCGTCAAACAGGGCACTTCGTAAATTGGAAACAGCTTCGCAGTTGTCATGGCAGTTTAGCTGGTTCAAGCGCGCAAACAACATTTGTCGTAAGCATCATGTGCTGTTTGACGATGTGTTCGATGCCAGCAGATTAGATCGCCGATTAGCATTGGACAATTTCGAAGCAGTATTTGGTGCAGACGCGAACAATGTGCCAAAAGTTGTCGCTCTGTTTGCTCGCGACTATTTGTTTATACCATGTTTCCCAGTAGATCGTCACGTGCGGCGCTGGCTCGATGAACGCGGACTTCCGCGACGTCCAAGAGACGTAGTTCAACTGTTCACAAACATCGGCATAGGCAATCCATCAGGATATTCACGTGCCATCTTCAATTCAAAAGCTCAAAATCCACTTTTCACTCCTACTAGGAGGCTAACATGAAGTATCGTTTCAAAGTTGAGATCATGGATGATCTCGACGAACAAGGAACGGCTGGCTCAACACGCGTATATGTCGGTGACATCTCAATCTCTGAGCGTGACTTGATTCGCGCTATAGCAATGGTGATCGATCGCGTGCGTCAAGACGAACTTGCACTCTACATTTGCACGCGCATGCAGAAAGGCGTTGCCGACATTATTGATGTTTTGCACGCTGTAGATGATGAATCACCTGCTGCAGTTGTTGAGCTCAATGGCAAAGCAGATCGGCACTACCGTTGCATCGTTTCAGTCATTGATTGGACAACATGGTACTGCCTCCAAAGGCCGTCTACATCTGATCCTAGTGACATCGTTGAACTCAGCATCGTTGAATCCAGCGATGACGACATTGAGAGAATACTTGAAGCAGTTGTAGGACGTTAACATCCTGTAAACGAGCAAGTTTGTAAATAATCACTGTTGCCGCTCGCGGCTTGAACACGTCAACAAGTCATTCATCATTCACCAAACAACTGGAGAACAAATGTCCACTGAAAATCAGGCACAGGCCGAAAGCGCTGCACCAGACGAGATCACCATCGATACGATCAAGGATCGGCTTGTTGGCACTGTGAAGCAGTTGCGCGCCATCCTCACCGACGCACAAACAGGCCTTGGCGAGATCCAAGTCATCGCCGATGGCTTCGTTGCCTCAGGCAAGCCCGTGCAAGTCAAGTTCGGTGAACAGCTTCTCTCGCACATCGAGAAAGCGGCTGCAGTGCTCGACGTCGCTGCGTCGATCGACAACATCAAGCTCGCTTGGAGCGAGACTAAAGTGCTCGTCGCCGACATGGATTCCGAAATCAGCGACATCCGCGTGCTGTTCGAGCAGATTTCGTCGGCTGCCGCTCGCAACCAGATCGCGTACGCTCGTCCGCTTTCGCCGATCTTCCCCGACTTCGTCGATGGCCAGTCCGACACGTTCGTGTGCCGCAATAACACGGACGCCGTCCGTTCGCGCATCAAGTTCATCATCGATGGTGGCGAGACCACTGGCGTTGCTGTGCTCACCATGCTCAAGACGGACTCGATCGGCATCGCTGGAATCAACACGTTCTACTTCTCGGACTTCTTCGAACTCTGCGACAGCGTGCACGGCCGCAAGCTTCAGCTTGCAGGCGGATCGCCCGACGGCGTCTTCGTTTACCGCGCTGTGATGCAGCTCGCGATCGACCTCGCTGACTCGCTGGTCTCGCAATTCGGCAGCCTCGACGACACCATCTTCCATGGCAACACGCGTGGTGATGGCCTGCGCAACCACTCCGAAGAAATCGCTGACCCGGACAGCATCGTCGTTGTCGATTCGGAAGACAGCTTGGACGAAGCTACGGATGTCGACGAAGACCCGGAGCCTAGAGTTGTCGATCCTGATGCTGGCGGTGCGTTCGAAGTCGATGCCAGCCTCGAAGAGTCCGCTGACGCAGCACCGGACGACGTCGATCCAGCAACTGGCCTTTCCGACGATCTCGAATCTCCCGAAGCAGTCGACGAACTCAGCGACGCTTTCGGCAATCCCGTCGAAGCTTGAGTCCAAGCTCGACTAACGTGGCCACCTGTGCAGAAATGTCAGGTGGCCTTTTCATCTTCAGAGGTTCACAATGGATCGAATCGCAATTGTCGACTGTGAGACCGGCGGCCTTGTTGCTGGGCACCACACGCTGATCAGCGTTGCAGCTATGAAGGTCACTCAGGCCTATGACCCCATTGACTCTATCGAGCTGTTCATTCAATGGCCAGAATATGTGGTCACGCAGCGCGCAATGGAAGTCAACCGCATCGATATTGGCGATGCCAAGAACTGGCTTAAGCCACGCGATGCGGCGGAACGTCTCTTCGATTTTCTCGAGATTCCGCGCACTGCGTTAGACGGAGTCAAGAACGAGCGCGATCGCTGGCGTTTTGTAGGCAAGAATCCTGAGTTTGACAAGGGTTTCTTGAAGCACTTTCTTGGCGAAGTCGCTTATGACAGCGCGTTCATGCATTGGACTGAATGTGTCCTCAAAGACATGTACAATCCACTTGAACGGCTCAAGCTCGTTCCAGTACCGACGAAGCGATCACTTGGCGATCTTTGCAAAGTTCTCAAGATCGAAGTCGATGACACGAAGTTGCATGGCGCAGCATATGACGTGGAGATGACGCGACTTGTCGCAAAGAAGCTCTATGCCATTGAGCAACGCACTGCTCGAGACTTGGCAATCGTTCGTAAGCAGCGTGCCGTCACAACGTGAACATCTTTGCGCTGCACCATGATCCGGAGCAATGCGCAAAGTGGTACGTTGATCGTCACATTGTAAAGATGATCAATGAGAGTGCACAGCTGCTTTCAAACGCTGTGCACTTCCATACGCATCGCATAATAGCTAACAGCAATGGCAGCTTGATTTTGGCAAAGCCAGTTCTAGTATCATTGCCTAAGCCAACGCATTACAATCACAAGTGTTCGATATGGACGATGCAATCTGGCGCCAACTTCAAGTGGCTCACCGAATTGCTCTCCGCGTTGCTATCGGAGTACACGTACCGGTACGAGCGCATTCACAAATACCAACGATTCCTAAAGACCTTCTCACAACATGCTGAACGTTTAGCACCTGGGCAATTGACGCCTTGGGCTCAGGCAATGCCAGCGTTCATGCAGTCCGATTCACCAAATTTTGTCCAAGTCATCGACAGCTATCGCAAGTACTATGCATGGTACAAATGGCATCTATGGCGTTGGAAGAACAGGAAGCCTCCAACATGGTTGACCGACAACAGTCATTGGCCACCATCTCCAAAATATGCCATCGATCGAAGACAATTTCACGCGAAGATGAGGCGAAGCTGGTTGCGGAAGCGCAACAAGGCGACAACAAAGCGCGTGGCAAATTAGTAAACGCTAACTTGCGATTCATCTATTCAGTTGCCTGCAAATTCATGAGTCCCATGGACGAGCGATTTCCAGATGTATTTCAAGTTGGTTGCATGGGATTCATCACTGCAATCGAGCGCTTTGATCTAAACCGCGAGTTTAAGCTCATCAGTTACGCAGTTTGGTGGATCAGGCAAAGTATCACGTTCTATTTGAACAGTGACAACTTGATTCATATTCCGCAGAACTTGGTGTTAGCAAATCAGCAATATCGGAAGAAGCACAAGCGTCAGATTTCAGAAGGAACGCTTCCGCCGACCCTGCCGAACATTCCACGCGTTGTCAAGATTGACATGCAGCCATCGAGTCCATTAGACAGCTCGGACGTCAACGGCCAAGAGAACGCAGCGGTTATTGCTGCAATTCAACGCGCTGAATCAACGAATTTCGTGAGTCCAGAGCAAGAGCAAGTAGACAGTGACAAAGAACGAATGATTGAACAATGGCTTGGTTCAGTACTAGACACGCGCGAGAGACAAGTGCTGACATGCTACTTTGGTCTTGCTGATAACAATCAATGGACACTGCAGGAGATTGGTAACGCGTTCAACATCTCACGCGAGCGCGTCCGTCAAATTCGTGATTTTGCTCTAAAGAAAATTCGTGCTAGAGTCGAGCTTCAAACACATAAAAACGCTAACCTGAAGCACGAAATGCTTCAATCAGGAGAATGAAGATGCAATCACCAGACACTGCTGCCAATTTCGCTGCAACGCTTGCCGACAACGCTGTCGACATCAACGAAGCTGCTGAAGCGCTTGTTGCTGGCGCAGAAGCAACCAGTGCAGATGAAGCAGGACAGGCAGCATTCGATTCACAGCTTGCAATGGCCATGCTGAACAAAGGCATGATGCGCGGAGCCAAACGCGCAATGCGTAAAGCCGACTTGAACAGGCTTGTCAATCGCAACATCAGTCTCCAAAAGGAGAAAGATGATCGGCGCAGAGCGAACAAGCAGGCAAAGGCATCCAAGAAGAGGAATCGCAAATGACTGAGTCAAGACTACAGCGGTTGCAATGCATACTGAACGAAGCGAGGGTATCAGATCACGAATTGACTGTGACTGCTGATCTTCTCGCTAACATGTCCGAAGTTCATCAACCACTCAGCCGGACATTTGGCGACAAATTCGATTGGGAGATCAAGAAGGCCACAGCGTTCCTCAAGTTCGCTGCTTGCATGGCCTACCTCAACAGCAAAGACCCGTCATCGCGCGTTGGTGGATTGCTTGTACGTCCTGACTTCAGCGTCGCGTCGACTGGCTACAACGGAATGCCACGCGGAATTCCAGATACCCCAGAGAACTGGGGTCCAGACAAGTACGACTTGGTTGTGCACGCTGAAAAGAATGCGATCGCGCATTGCCACGTCGATACTGAAGGCCTTTACCTGATTTGCAATCTGTATCCGTGCCACATCTGTGCTGGTATCATCAGTCAGTCTGGCGTCAAGCGCATCTTCTACTCTGCGTCGAAGCGACACGATTCAAGTTGCAGCAACGGTCATGTGCACATTGGTCACAAGCCACACATCGCTGACAAGATCTTCGATGCAGCTGGGATCAAGCGTATTCGCATTCCAGGAATCGTTTTCGTCGAAGGTGACATCGTTTTCAAATCGGCATCATGGGACACAGTTGCTAACAGTGAGGCAGCAGTATGAGACATCCTCAATCAAAGCGACCACCTGTTGCTCCACCTCCCAAATTGCGAAGGTCAAGACCAGAGCTTGTCAAAGTCACAGTCGAACGCCCACCGCGAAAGGAAATACCGGTCGAGCGACAACCTCGGAAAGCAATACCAATCGAGGATCCACGACAGAAGCAGCGAGGCTGGTCTGAAAAGACGCGTCTTGCAGTTCTTCGTGTTGAGCCGGAGCCACAGCGAGCTAACAAGAAAGTCGACACAACTCCGCCATGGCCGTTTCCACGTCGTGAAGTCACGATCAAGTCTTCTGAATGGCAAGTGTTGTGGAAGAAGATCAGAGACAAAACAGCCCGCGATCTTGAGCGCGACAACAACGTAGCTCAAGAAACGATCAAGGCTCTTCTTGATGAACGCGATGAGCTTCGAGCGCAGGTCAACGACGCATCCAGCACAGTCGACACCATCGCACTCGCGTTGACAGCGCAGTTGGCAACGCTGAACAATCTTGTCAAACAAGTCAACGACATCAAAATCGCACGCGTCTAGTTCTAAAGCGTTCAGCTAAATAAGAAGCTGGGTCAATTGACCCGGCTTTCTTTGTATTCTTCAAGCCTCGTCGGTGATCCGGCGGGGCTTTTTTGTGTTTTGCACGGTGCAACTAACTCAACATTTTAGGCAAACACTACTTAAATCGTATCAGAGCGGCAGAGGCCAAAGACGTCTCACCAAGAGGGTACTTGCAATGTCATTCCCTACATCCAGGTTCTTGGACTACGATCTAGCGAATTTCGTTGCTGGTTCGGTCGCAAGCACTGAGGGCAAAATCATCGAGGGCCACAAGTTGTTCGGCCGACTCGACAGCGCACGTCAGCGAGCTCGCACGCCAGTCCAAGTGACTGCTGCGGATCACGGTGGCGCTGGCAATTTCGATTCACGCATCATCGACACAAGCTGGCTCGAAGCAGCGTCAGAGACATACAAGATCTCGAATCGCTTAGAAGACTTCGTCATCAGCGACGTTCCCATTCTAACAGCATCGATTCCGAACAAGAACATGCAGGCTTTCACTGAGAAAGAACTGCTATACTTCGATCCGATGCTGCACAACATGGTGTTCAAGACATTCGTCCGTTCAGCAATGCACTTCGAGCACGACAACCGTGATCCTCTGAAGGCAAAGGGCTGCATCTTCGACGCGGTGTTCATTCCTGTTCCAAAGTACGGTCTAGCAAAGGTTTCAATCCTCATTGGTTGCGACCGTACTAAGGATCCTGATCTCGCCAAAGACATTCTGACACGCAAGCGCACTGGCTGGTCCATGGGCGCGATCGTCAAAGCCTTCGTTGATTCGATCACTGGACAAGTGGTCTCGCAAGATGGCGGCGAATACAAGCGTGGCACGATGGTCCAGGTTGGAGATGAAGTCAAGCTGTGCTACCACCTCTGCACAGGCTCTAACTTCTTCGAAACCTCGACAGTGGCAAACCCCGCTGATGTCACAGCCCACGGATTCATGATGGGTATGTTGACTTCGGTCTAATCACAAACAACAAGTCACAAACTACAACACGCAATCAGGAGAAACTGAAATGAGCAACAAGAAGACACGCAGCCTTCTCGACGCAGCATTCGAAGAGTTCGAGCGCGCCGAGGCCAGCGACAGCCTCGAAACAACCACTGCTGACGACGGGCTCGATGGGCTCGATCTCGAAGGCGAAGGCGAATTCTCCCTTGACGACGGCGAAGGTGCCGGCGAAGGTGAAGGCGAGAGCGAAGGCGAAGGCGAAGGCTCTGGTTTTGAAGGTTCCGACGACTCCGATCTCGGCACTTCCGACGAAGGCGGAGAAGGCGAGTTCTCCCTGGAAGACAACGACGGCGAAGGTGAAGGCGAGGACGCCGAAGGAGAAGACGATCTCGGCGGCGAGTTCAGCGCTGATGATTCAGAAGACTCTGAAGACGCAGAAGACGCAGAAGGTGCATACGCATCTGTCGAAGAGATCGAAGCCGAGTTCGAGGCTATCGCCAAGGAGCAGGGTCTAGACCGTCTGCCCGAAGGTGTTACTGCCGCTGCCGCAATCGACTTCCTGCTCGACAACGGTGCCATCTGGGAACTCCGCCCAATCGAAGCTTCCGAGAGCTATGCACGCCGTCGGGCTGTTGCTGCGTTCGACGAAGACGTCGAAGGTGGCGAAGAGGGCGAAGAGGGCGTCGAGTCTCCAGTGCTTGACGACGATGAAGAAATGTCCGCTCAGCTATCTCCAGTCACAAACGAGGGTGCAATGGGCGCTGATGAAGACGATGGAATCGACCTCGGCGACGAGCCCACCGATCTCGGCGACATCGACGAAGGCGCTGAAGGCGCTGAGAGCTGCGAAGCAACTGCTTCCGTCAGCACCGAGACCAACTATCATCCAGTCGCTGACACCGAGCTGATCGCCACCGCGGCTGTTCAGGACGTGCAGATGGTGCTCACGAATGGCGAGGATCCTCGCTGGAACTTCATCATCGCCGGCGTGCCTGCTGCGTTCATCAGCCTCTCGAACATCGAGAACGGTGAAGCAGTTCGCAATGGCTTCGTGTCTCAGCAGTACTGCGACAGCATCGTTTCCGCGATGTCGAAGCTAGGCGTTGCCGCTGTCCTCGAGCAGAACGGCGCTCAGTTCTACGCAAACGAAGTCATGGCTTCGGACCTGGCCACGTCGATTCGCGCAAGCGTCGCTGACGAGCTTTCGGGTGAGTTCACCAGCCGCGTCGTCGCTCTCCGCGAAGACTTCCTGGATCGCGCTAACCTGGTCGCTGCCGGCGTCTCGAAGGGCTACTTCACATCGCTGCCAAACGCGCTCTTCACCAAGGCTCGCGAAGTTCTCGCGAACTACGGTGTGCGCGACGCAGACGCTGCCGCCATGGCAATCGCAGCCGCTGCTCCCGAGTTCTTCTCGGTCATTGCAGAGAAGGCCGCGTCGCTCATGGACAAGAGCCCAGAGACTCTCGCCGACCTTCGCGAGAACATCGAGGACTCCGCGCCAAGGACTCCGGTCACAGCCAGCGCTCCTGCAGCCAGCATGTCGCTTGCCAGCCGTCTTGCAGATCAGACTCTGACCAACCCGGCTCCAACGCCTGTCCAAGCATCAACCACAGCACCAGTCGGCACTGTCGACCTGAGCCGCTTGGTTGGACGCCTCGGACAGCGTAGCGGAACAGGCCGTCGCTAAGTCAGACAATAATGGTTTGGGCGGGAAGGTCCAGTGACTCTCCCGCCCTTTTGCCGTATCAACTTAATCAACTAACAAAACAGCAAAACTGGGAAAACATCCACTAGGAGAAAAACGACATGTCGTTCGATCTCACACGTACCAAGTACTTCTACACCAAGGAAGTGCCCGTCGCCCCAACTGAGACTGTCGAGCACGAAGGTGCCGTCATCAAGGGCATTCTGGTTGCTGGCGAAGAGGCCGGCAAACTGACCGAAGGCACATCGAACGCTGAGTCGATCATCGGCTTCAGCGAAAACAGCAACCTCATCGAATCGCAGCGCATCGCGTTCGAGACCGGCGCAGTTCCTGCTGCTGGTGCCTACACGCTTCAGCTCGCTCATGGCGACATCGTCTCCGGCCAAATCCGCGTGTACGATGCCACCAACGCAGTCGAACTGACTGTGATCACCACAGGCAACCCTGCAGCCGGCGAAGTGCTGGTTAGCTTGGTGTCGGGTCTGCTCACGTTCAACGTGGCCAAGGCCGGCGTTGCACTGCAGATTCGCTACAAGTACAACCTCAGCCAGACCGAATCGACCCTGTTCAACGGCGAGCGCCCAGTCAACGCGAAGGCGAACACCGCTCAGAACACGATCACTGTGATCCGTGGCCACGGCGAGCTCTACACCGACCAGTACGACGTGACCAAGGACTTCTCCGCGGTCGTTGGAAACGTATTCGCTGGTGCGAATGGCATCATCACGACCGACAACGCCAAGACTCCGATCGCCGGATCTCGCGTTGTTCACGTGCCGACCGCCGCCGACCGCTACCTCGGAATTGCGTTCGACCTGGCCTAACAGCCATTTTCGAACCAGATCCGATAAGAACAAACTGATCACAATCATCACGGAGACAAGAACAAATGTACACAGTCAGGAAGACCGGTGACTCGGTTCGCGCAAACGCTCGATTCACTCCGCAGAGCATCGCTGCAGCGGCTGCAGCTGCTGGACGTCGCGTCACTGCATCGTCACAGCTCTCGGCCAATCCAATCCTCAACGACAAGGGCGAAGTCAACGCTCAGGGCACTCTCGATCTCATTCGCAACCTTGGACTGATGGCGCAAGCCGCTTCCATGGGAATGGTCGACAGCGTTCGCGAGGACGAAGGTGCGCAGGACCACCGCGAGGCAATCGCAGCGGCCATCGCAGACAAGTCCGGACAGGGCTGGCTAACCCTCGGCGAAATCGTCGGCAACCAGGTCGTTGAGACCATGGGCCGCGCCGGTTTCACCCGTCGGTTACTCCAGTTCAACGCAGTGCCCAAGGGCGGCATCGCCAAGGTTCGCGTTCGTCATCGTGACGTCGTGGCCTACGTGTCGACCACAGATCCGAACGTCGTGGCCTCTCAGGTCCGTCAGCCCGTGGTCTATCCCGCGTTCTTCAACATCATCGCCAACATCCTGATCGAAGACTCTGAGATCAACCTGGATGACGGCGACCTGCTCGAAGATCGCTATCAGGACGGACTCGAACAGCTGCTGGTCGCTGAAGACCGCGCGTTCAAGAACATCGTGGACGTGGCTGCACAGGCCTACAACCCACTCTTCCTGTTCCCCTCGCTGACTCCGTCGGTGTGGACGAACATGAAGGTCGCCGTGGAAGAGTACGGTAACACACCGGTCACTTCCGCGCTGATGTCCATGGACCTCTGGCCGGACGTCGAGACTGATCCCGAATTCATTTCGTGGTTCTCCGACATCGAGAAGCACGAGATCGCGTTCGAAGGCACTCTCGGCAAGGTCAACGGCGTGGAGATCATCACCGACGGCATTCGTCATCCCAAGCTCAAGGTTCTCGATCGCGGACAGCTCTACATGTTCTCCGCACCTCAGACCCTCGGCGTGGTGTCGCAGCTCGGTGACCTCAACGTCCAGTCCATCAACCTGTACCCGCAGGGACAACCCAAGCGCGGTTGGTACATGGCGCAGCAAGAGGCCCTTGCCGTCGTGAACCCGCACGCTGTTGTGCGCGGCCAGAAGTCCTGATTAGTATCAGGATCGTGAATGCTTGAGCGTTAGTCTTCGGGCTCGCTCAGCACTCGCACATGGGGACCGGTCCTTCTTTGGGCCGGTCCCTTTTGCTATCTTCCAACAGAATGTGAGGGTCAACGTGAGACGCATCGTATTTGTCCTCCCTGGTGGAGGCGCTCGTGGCATGATTCAAGCTGCGGCACTAGCAAAGATCGAGCAGATGCTCGGTATGCAAATCTTTCAACTCGCGAACTTGATCATCGGTGGATCCGTCGGATCAATCATCGGCGGTATGCTCGCTGCAGGCGTAAAGGCAACAATAGTAGAGCAACTGTTCTACAACAACGCCAAATCGTATTTCCCTCGCACCAATTCGATCACAAACATTCTACTTCGTCTCGTGACTGGCAACAATTCACTGTACGACGCGCAAGCAATTGTCTCAGACGTACTCACGTATTCATCTGGCGCAAAGATGCGTGACATGCGTTGTCCATACGTGGCTGTGACAGCAAACGTCAACACCCGTATGCCATTGCTCATGTCGTCAGAAGATCCGATATACCAGAACAAGTTCTTGGCTGACGTTGTAGCTAACAGCTTCGCTGCGCCTTACTTCTTTGGTCTGCGCAACAACGACATCGACCAGATCACATATGGTGATCCTGGCATTGGCGGTGACGCAAACCCAATCATGATTGCTTGGACTGAAGTGATTCGTCGTGGCTGGCACCAAGACGGGATCACAGACATCTATATGATTGGAACTGGTCTTCCAAACAACTACACGCCATATAGTGAGACGCGTAAGTGGGGCTTCATTCGCCAAAGCGTCAAGACCTTGCGTTTCGCTGCCGAAGAGTCTGACGCAACTAACCAGCACTACGCTGAGTACTTCGACATGCTGCTCAGCAATGTGAACATCTACACGTTGAATCCAACGCTTGATGGGCCTGCTGATTTCGCCAATGTCAGCAAGATCGACTACTACTCAAAGCTCGGATCGCAGGCCGTAGACAGCATAGATCTTGATCCTCTCATTGCCAGACGCGCTGAGCTATTGGGGTAACTTTGTATAGCGTCTCACTGGTCTAACATTGTAAATATAGATCATGGGATCATGGGATACAATCATAGACATCGCGACGAGAGCCGATCGATATGCTAGACTCGGCCTCGACGCAGTTCCGCAAATCGTTGGTATAGTCAACGGATCTTGCGTCAATCCGAACATTGGCACAACCGAAATTCGATGCCAATGTCCGTTCCATCAATCAGACGATGGCGTGAGCCAAACGCTACGTATCAATCTCGACAGCGCTCATCGACTTGGTATCGGCTTCTTCAAGTGCTATAGTTGTCAAACGCATGGACATTTCAATGACCTAGCAGAGAAGCTTGGTGTCGATATGATCATGGGTGAGGCTAACCCTGAGATCAGAAACATCCTGATTCCGCTTCGGCAACAGGCATTTGATTATCAGGGAGCGCCTCGCTTTGGCATGGAAGATCTTCCAGCAGACTTCTCTTGGGATCGTGGCAAAGGCATCATCATATCGAGCCGCGCGTTCAACATTGTCCAAGCACAGCTATGGCATACGCGTACAGCCGTTTGGAAGAGCAAAGAGAAGGTCGTCAAGTACGTTGACCAGACAACTAGTGAAGAGCTATCCAAAGTCGTCAACCAAATCTTAAAGGGCCCTGACAACAAACCGATCTTCGAGCGCTGGCAAGACGAAGATCGAATCTGGATGCCTGTCATTGATCGCGATGCTGTAGTTGCGCACGTAGCGGCGTTGATTGGCAAGCGACACTGGTTCAGCAAGAAGTATCTCAACGCCAAAGGCGAATGGCCAAAGCGTTACATCTGGCCACTGGATCAAATCATGCTGGCGATGCGAGAGCGTCGATACGTAGTGATCGTAGAAGGACCAGCAGATGCGCTGCGATTGATCGACAACGGTATACCAGCTATCGCTAACCTCGGTGTAAGCGCTTGGACTAGTGCCAAGGCAGAGATCATATCGGCGCACTACCAACGCGTGTTCGTGTGCATGGATCCAGACAGTGCAGGCGCTGGAGCACAGAAGCAGGTGATTGAGTCATTCGCAGGTTCAATACCAGCGCATGCAATCAGGCTGCCAAAGAAGGTCGATCCAGCTTCGTTCACTCCACAACAGCTTGAGAAATTCAAACGGCTAATTCAAGGAGAGCTATAATGAGCAACGACAATCAAAACATCGCAGTCGCACATCCTGAGACTCCTGTCGACATCGACATTGAACTCATCGCTGATCGCGTGCGCAATGACGGCGTCGCTGGCCAAGTCAAGGCTTCAACCGAAGTCTATGGCGATGCTAGCGAAGGCCAGCAAGCGTCGATCTAAGAATAAAGATCGTGCGTCCAAATTACCAACAGCGCGTTGTACGTCGAGTGTCACATCCTGACGCGCAAGACGTGGAAATGAAGACGCTGCTGCCAAAGATCTATCTACGGCATCGGCTCTTCATCCCGCAGTCGCTGTTTACACCGGAGATACGCAAAGCGTTTTCCGTAGTGATTGAGAACTACTATCCCGAGTTCGATGAGAACGGCGATCCAATTGAGCAACGTGATCTGCTGATCAAAGGATACAAGACACATCCAAACGGCTATGTGTCTCTTGCTCGTGGGCATTTGGACAAAGTCTGGAAGGTGTTCGAGCACACAGCGCAAATCGTTGATCAACGCGTTGCTGAGCCACTCTCGTTCGATCTCAAATGGCTTGGCGTGCTGTTAGAGGACGGAGCCACTCGTGGCGCGCTCAAGCCTGAGCAAGAGCGCTTCATCTCAGATATGATGGCTCGCGGATATGGCATGGGTGAAGCTCCACCGCGCTTTGGCAAGACCATTTGCATGTCGAACATCACTTGCCGTGCTGGTCTTAAGACGCTCGTTGTCGTCCACCAAGTTGAGCTCGCAGAGCAGTTCGAATCTGAGTTCCGGCGTTGCACAAACGTTGACCAAGAAGAGCGTCGTCATCGGCGCAAGCTGATCGGGTTCTGTCGCTCATTCGAAGACTTCGAGAAGTACGACATCTGCATCACGACATGGAATAGGTTCCATGCTCCTAAGCCACGCGAAGACGTAGACGAGCGTACGCAACAGCTTCAGATCCGTCGAGGCAAAGCTGTCGCAGCTGCAATCAATCGTCTGCGCAACAGCTTTGGACTAGTGCTTGTCGATGAAGCGCACCGTGCTGCGTCAGCTTGCTTTTCTTCTGTCGTTGGTCAGTTCAATCCGTGGTATCGCTTTGGCGTCACTGCAACGCCTGACCGCAAAGATCAGTTAGATGCTGTCATCAAGCTCATTGTCGGCCCAGTCGTCACTCGAGCCGACGAGCAGAAGGTGCTGTTGCGAGTCAGGCCGGTGTACACAGGCTTTGTTCCTCACTTCACGCGCTGGCACGCATATGAAGCACAGATTGCTCGTGACGCTCGCCGCAACAAACTAGCACTAAGCCTTGTCGAGAAAGACGTCAAGGCTGGACATTCAGTTGTTGTCGTCTGCAAGCGCACAAAGCACATTCTCGAATTCACGCAAGCGCTTGTCGCACGCGGTATTCGAGCAGAAGCGTTCTGGTCTGGTCAGAAGGATCGTAAGGGCTTACTCGTTCGCGCGCGTAAGGGACAGACACAAGTAGTCGTTGCCTATCGTGGTATGCTGCTTGGCATCAACGTACCTCGCTGGTCATCGATGCACATCTTGTCACCAGGCAACAACGCACCGAATCACGTGCAAGAGATGGCCCGCGTTCGTACAATCATGGACGGTAAACGCTACGCTGTACTTCGTGACTATCTCGATGCTTGTGGAGCAAGCAATGGTTGCTACCGTACTCGGCATCGCGTCTATACGGATGCTAGGCGACAGCCAGTCATATTCGAGGACGAGACAGGCACACCAATCAAACGACTCTCATTCGAGTACATCAGGCAAAGGGCACTTGAGCCTCGGCCAGATCGATTCAAAGGCAAGGTACAGTCACTTGCAGAGATGGGAGCTACGTTCGGTGCAGCCGGACCTAAGCGTCCAAACTTCACTGATGAGGGAGCTCAATACGGAGCCCCAATGCAGATGCCTAAAGCAACGGCTTGGGACTTTCTTTGAGCCAACTTACAACTAACTGGAGAGGGCAATCATGCCAATAGCAGATCGTGAAACACCGAATTCACGCGCAAAGGCTAGGATCCTCAATGATCCAATCATCATGCGCATTATTGATGCGGGTAAAACTGTCATCCCGAACAACAAGCTTGACAAGGACTTGATTCAGTACTTCATCACATCGCGTGATCTAGCTCATCCTGGCCACTACAACTATGGCGTCAACACGCGCTTCGCTGCACCTCGCCAAGACTTGTCGAACGTTGCAACGGCCATGGCGAAGATCCAAGCATTCCGTGACCGCGTTTGCGAGATTCAGCTACAGCTCATCGGCATGAAAGCACGTCTCGACAAGTGGATCAAGCTCGGCAAGATTCATGTCTATGACCAGTACGGAGTCGAAGTCAAATCACGCGGCGCGAATGCGCAGCAAGAATACTTCATTGATTCTCTGTTCTTGTCATTGATCAATAAGGTCGATCTCATCGACTCTCAGCTAAGCCAGGTGAATTCAATCCTGGCTAACTTGGACAAAGCACACTACAACTACAAGCACATCGGAGACATCGGACTGAAGCTCGTCGACCGTCTCGAAGGTGGAAGGACGGTGACTCATGGCGCCTGATCAATCTCGTAAAGGTTTCACTCTCGTTCCTCCAGGACAACATCCTGGAGTGAAATCAGACGTTCCAGCGCCAGCTCCAGACAATGCTGACGGAATCGTGATCACAACGGATTCGAGCGACCAGCTACTACGTCGCGCAATCATGCCACCAGTTGCTGCAGCACAAACGCAACCCGAGTTTACGCAGCAATCACAGCCTGAGCCAGCAGTCGCTAGCTGGACCGAGCCGAACGCACCTGCCCAAACAGAGCCAGAGCCGATCATCTATGACGACGATGACGATGATGCTGGAGATCGTTGGATGGAAGATCCGACCAATCAGGATCTGCTAGCACCGAAAGCAAGTGCACCACGCCCAAGTGAATTCAGCAACATTGCGCATCGCGTAGCAAGCGATATGCAAAAGATGGATGACGCTAACAGGCAGACAACCATCGCCAAATTCATTGCGAAGTTTGCATCAGATCCAAGTGCTGCAGTTGACATGGACTTGCGCCAAAAGATCGATGCTTGGATCATTTGTCACTTGAGTGATACAGCCACAGCTGAGACATCAATCAAGGATGTTGGCTTTGCTATATCTGAGCACGGAGCTCAACTGGTCATCGATGAGAAAGAGCTACGCACAACATTCCAAAACTTGTCTTGGTTGCGTTCGTACAGCTCGATTATTGACATCTTAGGTCTCACCGAATTCAAGAGCGTGCTGATGCTTGCTGAGATCGACAAGACCATTGGCCGAGCACGTAATCTCGAAGAAGAGCAGAACAACGTCGAGCAACAGAAGTACCAAGAAAATGTTGATGAGATCATCAGCTCTGTTCGATCGCTCAATCTGTCGATTAAGGCTTTGATCTCGGCGCAGCAAGTCAATTCGTCTCCGTTCTTGCGCAATGCACGCAATACAACGCCTGCAGCGCAAACACAACCGCAATCACCAAACGTAGCTGCTCCAGCTCAAGCAGAATAGCCAGCTGAATCACTACCACAGTAGATCAAGGACTAACGCATGAGAGCAAACATCCGATATCGTGACCATGCTGGCGAAAACGCAGCTCGTAAAGAGGTCGTGATGTTTGCTGACGTCCGCGTCGTTGTCATGGGCGTCGAGGTCTCAGACTACTTGACTGGTGATGTGAGCGTTGTGCGTAACGAAGGCGATACTGAGGGAACGTGCTCGTTCTCGCTTGACAACAACTATGACCGCTTCATCATGAGGCCTGAGAATTTTGGTGGCGAGACGCCGAAGTACAATCTCAAGCAGTCAGCCAGTCCGCAAGACATGGGTGACAACAAGGTATCAGGCAAGCCCAACGAGATATCACGCGACAACATGAGATGGATCATTGACGAGTCAGACAATGGTCGAAGCAGCTTCGAATATGATGAACGACCAAAGCGAGACTTGTTCAACTACAAGATCAGGCAGATCATGAAGTTCAACAACATCTCGAACGGAGCCGGCGTTAGTCAGTTCTCTACTGCAGGTAGCGTTGTTGCGTCAAGCACGCAAGTTGTGAACACATCATCTTCTGGTCTGTCGCGCGAAATGCCGTGTTTCAATCTGACAGTCGGCACATGTGTATTGCACGTGCATGACGAAGTACGTGTTTGGTTTGCTGATCCATGCGTCGATCCGCTCAACGAATCTGAGTATCGTTGGGCGCCTTTGTTTTCTGGCGTCATAAGTTCGGCTCCTGTGAAGCGCAATCGCGTAAACGGTGAATCCAGCATTTCAGTCACATGCGGCGACTTGCGCTACCTCATGAAGAAGATGCGCATAGCTGGCAACATCCAATCGGCTGACCAAAAGAAGACATTGGTTCAATTCGATGATCCAGTCGGTATGTTCAAGGACGCACTGCCATTCGCTGATCCAGCGCAAGGCAACGTCAAATTCGAGAATATCCTGTCAGACTTAAGCTATCGGCAATTGACGCGTGCCATATTCTGTGGTGACTCGCCTGCTGATATCCAAGCCCGTGATCAACAGATCAAATCTGCTGGCCTTGCTGGAAACATGTTAGCTGCATTCGGTGGTGGAACAGATCCATGGGTTGATAAGCTTGCATATGGTGAGTCACACCAGAACGATCCAAAGCTGCAGATACGCGGCATTGGAACGATATCACTCGGCTATGAGATCGACTATGAGCCTTCAGCAAGTGCCAGCTCTAAGGTCACAATTCTAGAAGACTGGAACGACCTAATTTTGTTTGGTGCCAAATTTGATTGGTACACAAACGACGAGGTGGAGCGCATTAGTGCTGGCACGCGTCCGATCAATTACCTCGCACACGATGATGACGGTGAAGGTCAACCATCGCCGTACTCAGTTCTGTCGACGTTCGTTCATTACTTGTTTCCAGAGCCATATCATGTAGAGACGTTCAATATCAGAAACTGTCTTGAACGCGCTCTCGTCACTCCAGGCTCAGATGTTAGCTGGAACAACAGACTTGAGATCATAAAGCAAGCGTCTGACAACATCGGCTACAAGTTCTACATATCGCCGATTGGTGACGTCATATTTGAGTTTCCAATGTTTGACTTCATGCCTGAGGCATTCGGTAAGTACGCTTCTTGCTACGTTGTCGGAGATTCAATAAAGTCCGATGACCAGAATGATGAAGGTGATGGTAACGTTGTCACAGGATTGATCGTTCGCGGTGGCTTTACTGCAGCCGACGCTGGTTCAAACGCTCAACTGAACGAGACAGCGAATAACCAAGCATACTCGGTCATCATCAAGTCTGACTTCATGGCACGCAAGTATAGCAACGTTGTTGAAGAGTACGCGATACCATGGCTTGATCGCGTATGGGAGCTGTCGACTACGGACGCCGCAGGCAATACCATAGACAAGAACGCACTTCAGCGAAATGCGCTTATCAGCTTCGGTATCATTGAGTTCTTCAAGCGAATTTCAGCAATGTCATCGATGGGGTTCGATGGTATCTACAATCCGTTCTGGCTACCAAATCGCCCGATCTTGAACAAGCTTCTACGCCGTATCGGTCTCACGACAAGCGCTACTATCTCAATCCCAATTGATGGTGCTCCAACATCGTCTATCGATACGTACTACATTCGTGCAGCAGATCATGACAACAACTTCATTGGCATCACAGGCGCGCCAAACACGCCATTCAGTTATGCTGATGGCCAAAGGCTTGCTTTGTTTTCGGCCTTGTCACTTGACAACATCCGTACAACGTACGGTATTGAAATCATTGATCCATCGACAAGCATGGTTGAGAACTCTAATGTCGGTTTGACTATGTCTGACCTGGCCCGGTTCTTGTCTCAAGGTTCTGTATCTACAGGCAACAACAACGTTCATCAGTATTCGGTCTCAAAGGCTGTGGCTCGTTCTTACGCTCGCTATGATGACTTGCAAAAGACGAATCCAAAGCTTCATGCGTTGATTGCGAAAGCAGCTAACAACGCCGGTATGGATCCGCACCTACTATATCAGATCATGGAATTCGAGTCCGGCGGACGTGATCATATCAATCCACTTGGCGCTTACAACAAGCAGAATCCAGCACAAGGAGCTCAAGGCGTGATTCAGTTCATGCCTGACACACTGCGTGGCATGGGAATTGATCCAGTCACATTCCGTGAAAAGTATCCAACTGTTGAATCGCAAATGCCGCTTGTCGAGCAGTACTTGACTCAAGCTAAGAAAAGCGTTGGTGGAAATCTCGATTCACCATACACTGCGTACATGGCGATCTTCAATCCAGCATCTGCGCGTGAAGACATGAATAAGCCTTTCGCGAATTCAGACAACAAGTGGACACGCGAACACGCTGACAAGATTTCGCGACAGAACGGCGGGATACAGAAGCCATCTGATTTGATGCTCAAGCTTGGCTACAACTATGACAAACCAGGAGGCGGACAGTACTCGTATGTCACACAAGGTCGACATGGACCAGTCACTGTGACACAAAACTACGTGGCAACTGGAAATGCAGCGGCTAACAACGCAGCATCAGTAGCGCCACCAACGAGCACTGTCGACACAACGCGATCTGTTCCAGGATTCAAGCTAAACGCGACTGTGACAGACAATGCAGCTGCACCAACAAGGCAAGTAGCAACAACACGCACAGAGCCATTGCCGAGTCCAACGCCTGTGACTCCGCCTTCACCCAAGTTTATGCAAGCGTCTCAAAGTGATATGACGCGTATCAAAGTCGGAGGTGTATGATGGCAACACTTGATCGCTTCGGTGACACTATCAAACGGCGCGCAATGCAAGATCGCAAAACGCCTTACACATCTGTGATCCAAAGCGTTGATCCTGAAAACGAAACGCTCACAGTTGTTGACGCGTCACGCGCAGCAGACATTCGATACTCATTCGTGTCCGGAAACTCATGGAGTAGATCCATGCCGTCTTCTGGACTGCGCGTTTCCGTCGTGTATAGCGCGGAGAACAAGCGTCTTGAAGTCGTTGGTTATCAGACTAACAAGTCTGCTGATCTCATCGCAGGCTACAAGTCGAAGAAGAATCTGTATCGTCCATTGCGAGAAGGAGAGCACGACGTTTCTTCGAGTGGACGCACATCTAGTTTCTGGGGTAGTCAGCCAATCAAGACTGACCGCGCTGGACTGGTCAGCTCAAAGCATGATGGCTTGAAGCTCGAGTATGGAGTGAGAGCTCCAACAATGATCTGGCGCGGCGTTCGAAATCGTCCAGACGTGATCGGGCACGAGCTTCGAATTGGTGCAGTCAAGCGTCCACTCTCTGCAGCTAAAGAGGCGTATGCTCTCAAGATCGGTTCGCTGCCAGATCTTGACAGCTTCATCTACTCAACTGAGTACTTGCTAGCGCTCAATGACATGTCAACAGATGCGCCTTTGATCGACATACGATCTGGCGATGTCTTCGATGACGCGTTGGTTCCTGGCTATCCAATGTCAATGCCGTTGCTCGGCACTAACAACCTACCATTGCGTCACCGCGCAAAGTACTTCGTCACGATCGAGCCTGGTTCTATTGCAGTACCAAAGCAAAGCACAGACTTCGAGATCGACACGCTTGGCAACGTCAATTTGACGCTGTCTAAGTTGTCAGTCATTGGTCTGGCTGTGAAGGTGCCTTTGGGCCGGATCTTAGTGAGCTGTGGACTTGACATGACGCTCGACGCAAAGCTCGGACTTACGCTGAAGACTATGGGCAAGATGACGTTCGACGCACTTGCTGGTATGGACTTCACAACCAAGGGCGCAATGAGCTTTGACGCTGTTGCTGGCTACAAGGTCCACTCGACTGCGAACGTGTCGATCGAATCTGATCTCACATCAGAAATCAGCGGCAAAGTCGGTGCAAGTATCTATGGTGCAATGGGCAAGACAGGTAGACCAATCGCCAACCTGCCAAATGATCCTGTTACAGAGATTCCGCTGTTCATGGATGCAACGGTGACTAACTGATGCCATTCGTTCTTTCGTCAATCGAACAGATGTGTGACGCAAACATTCGATCTGCGTGGCCACCTACTTGGGATCGTTCTTCTAAGAATGGTTCTAAGATGATTGGAGCGTTTGCAAAAGCGTTCTGCCAGGCACTTTCGAAGTCAATCAAAGATGCCACGATAAACGGAGGTACAATATCTGGCGGTGGCTCGCCTCCAGGCGGTCCTGTTGCAGGTGCAGTCCTTACGATACCTCCTGGTGGGCTTGTTGCCACACCACCAAAGATTAAGCCGGTTTTTGACTGTCCTGATTTCTCATCGCCAGATTCAAACAACGTCGATCAACATGGCTCTTACGCCGCTTGGTTACGAGCTGTTGTTGAGCACTTGGACGACAGCATAGCAACGCAATGGAACATCTGGATAAAGACATGGACGTTGCCATCTGGCGTTGCGCTTGGCGGCGTGGCAGCTTGGATACCTCCGTCATCAGCAGCCCCTGGTCCATGGACAGGAGGCACGATCACGCCTTTCATCTTCATGGGCCAAGGATCTAACTCGTCACCGGCGCTTGATCAACTTGCTCAAGTAACGGTCAGGACAGGCAAGGCAAAAACTGCCTATGTTGTAAGCGGCAGTGAAGTAGTTGGGAATGTGTCAGTAGCTGATGGCAACTCCAAGCAACTCATTGAATCAGTGGCAACAGGTTTCTCGAAAACGCTTGAACAGTTCTTCGAGCAAGTTATGATCAAAGACCCGACTGGTTCAAGTGCAACTGGCACAGCATTTCCACCTGCAGGTATCGTGACTGGATCAATCACTGGCCTCAAGTTCGACGTCACATAACCTTGTAAATAGATCTGGTCCACAAGGAGAACATCGATGTCGGAACGTAACTACACAGATCTAGAAGTACAAGTTTTGAGCCGCTTCTTCACTGGCGTTGCAGAGCGCGCTAACGTGTATGCAGCGAAGCCAGCGCTGTCTTTGACAGTATGGACATTCCTTACCGGATCATATTCGAGATCTGGTCTCACGATGCGTGAGAAGTTCATTCTGACTCTGCAAGAGATCTACGAAACTGAATACGAAGCAACGCTAGAAGCGCTTGCAAGCGGCGCAGACAATGAACTCGACAAGATGATCGAGCGCGCTGAACGCTTCTTGTCTGTTTGGGCTGTGCAATACGGCCACAATAGCTTGAAGGACTCATGCATCGATCGCTTCGCTGTTGAAGGCATCTCGATTCGCGCAACCAAGTTCATTGAGTGGGTTGCGCTTGGAGCTTATCAAGAGAAGAGCACGCGCTACGCCGACTTCTCGAATGTCAGCTTCGTTACGCACTTCATGCCCGAATGCATTCGCGGCATTGCTGACGTTGCGTTCCAGAATTGCTTAGATGCTTACAAGAAAATCTTCGAAGCAGCGTTCAATCATTTCAACGCTGTGTTAGCAGACGAAGTGCCACATGCACAAGTTCGTGAACGTACGGCACGCGCCAAAGCATTCGACATTGCTCGTTACGTGTTACCAGTTACGACGCCAACGTCTATCGGCATCACGATTCCATCTCGTGCAAGTGAAGAGCTCATCCGTTGGCTCATCTGCTCGCCATACATCGAAGCAGTCGAAATCGGAGAGAAACTGTACCGGTGCGGCATTGAAACCAACCAAAGTCTCATCAAGCACGTCGAATGGAACAGCGCAACAGCCGCCGATCATCCAGCGCTACTGCCAAACGCAGACAGTTCTTTGCCTGGTGATCTCGTCGAGCTACGCGACAAACTTCTTTCAGCTGTGTACGGAACAGATCTAGTCAAAGGCAATTCAAAGCTGTTTGGCGACAAGAACGCTGTGAGGCTTCACACTGCGCCTGCAACGTCGCCCAACCATCCGCGATATCTTTCGGCCGCGTCGCTTGCAAAGGAACGCTTGTCCTTGACGCAACCGCTCATGTCGATTGCTGAGACCTTGGTCGAATTCCCGTCAAGCATCGCAGCGATCTTCGACAAGCTGTTAGTCAAGCGTGGTCCGCATCAAGCTATGCCGCATGCAATGGGCATCGGTGAACTTGTCTTCTCAGGCGTCATTGATTTTGGCGCATACCGCGACTTGCAACGTCATCGTCGCGGTGGCCAACTTCGCGTGTTCCCAACAGTTGCTTACGGTTACTCTACGCCTCAGTTCATCAAAGACAACGTTGAGCTTTGCGCACTGTACGACACAACAATCGAAAATCTGGTGAACTGCGGCGTAGCCTACAAGCGCATGTGCGACAATGGCTATGGCGTATATGACCCATCGATAGTCGAGTACATGACAGTGCTTGCGCACAACGTCGAGTTCACGTACACGTGCACTGTGGAGCAAGCTGTGTACATCGTTGAGCTACGCACGTCTCCTGCTGGACACATTTCATATCGGAAGTTTGCGCAGGCAATGGCAACATGCCTGTTCCATGAAATCCCAGAGCTCGTCAAGCACGTGAATGTCTGCTGGGACGGAGATAGTGACCGTCGCGCATCAGAGGAGAACACGCAGCGTAAGCTCGACAATCTTCAAAGTAAGGCTGGGACAGCATGACAGAACAAAGCGTCATTGAAAGTGCCAAGCAGGACATCAAAGCCAAGATCACAGCGTACAAGATCCTAGCAGATCCAGCGAATTCTGAATTGCAACGCATCGATCGTCGTAAGTTGATCGAGCAAGTGAATCAAGATTTGACTGGCTTACTTGGCATCTTGAATTCAGTCACTGGCGACGTCACTTGAGTAGCGACCAAATCTTATTGATAGCAGCCATAGCTACTCCTGCAGCGTTCAAACGCAGCTTTATGTCAGCATGGTTCGTCAATACTTGGTTCAACAACTTGTTCAGCTGCGCTTTATGCTTGGGCTTTTGGACAGCGTCAACTGCACTGTTCATTAGCTTTGGCTTCTCATCGCAACTACTTTTGTCGATACCAAGCGCGGTCATTGCATACGTCATCGATCGTTCAATCAGCCTGTTAGAGGCAAAACAAGAAATTGCTCAAATTATGAGCATTGACCTATTCAACAAGAAGGAATGAACAATGCACGCAACAACTGCAGACGCCATGCACAACGCGGCAAAGCTGATCGTCGCGAAGCTGCACGCAGGCTTCCGCCGTGTTTGCTCGTGCAATGCGTTCAGTGATCTGCACGTCAACAGTATCGAAGCGTCGCACGACGTTTTGTACGTATCGGTATGCTCTCGAGACAAGACTTGCGCAAGAGACATCAATCTGCGCTTCAACATCTGTGGCACAGCAAAGAACGCGTTTGTTGGCGCGGTCTTCATGCATGACAAAGCGATCGTGATCAATAGAGCGTTGTACGTTAACTCAACGTCGCTTGAGTTCATTGCGATCGGCAGCATCATTGGTCAGCACGTGATGCGTGAGCATTGCTTCTACTACGCAATATCAAGGTTGCGCACGTTTAGTGATCCTGCAGGTGTGATTGATTCGAGTGTCTTGTCCAACACAGGCATCACGCTTGCATGGAATGGCAGCCGTGGAAGCGCAGTACTTTCAACTGACAGTCTATCAATAAAGACCGCGATTGGAATCACGCGTATTGAGATGTCTCGTGAGGCGTTGACTGCGCCTGTGCAAGACATCCGTCAGCAAATCCGCAACGCAATTCACTGATTCATGTTTGCTGTATTTAGGCGCGTCATTGACTGGTTTGACTCCGAAACTCGCTTGAATGAGGCCGAATACGTCCAAATCAGTCGTTGGGCTGCTTTTCCTGGATCGTTTGGTCACGCGCTGTTTTGGTGGTTGATTCCACAAATTTTCCAGTTAGTAGAACTGGGCTGGGCCAGGATGGTAAACATCTTGGCCTTTTTGTTTTTCCCGTTGCTCGCTAGGCCTATCGGTGGAACGCGTCCTGCACTATTCAGGTTTTTGTGGATCACATTTTGTACTTGGCAACTATTTGTATTCCCATGGATCATGTACCGGCTGAATGACTACAACCAGTACTGGCTTGTGAGTCTCGTATTCTTCAGTCTCTTGTCAACAGTGATGCTTCGTTCATTCGACATACTGTTAGTGACAGGAGCTGGAGCAATCGCAATACTCGTCACTGCTAGCGACGCGTACCATGCAAGACTCGGACTGGTGTTCTCATCAATCACGTCATTCGCGTCGTTCTTTGGCATGGCGTACATCAGATACATACAACAAAGGCTTGTCACTGCTCGCATGAACTTAGCATCAGCATACAAACAGTTGCAACAGACGAACGCGCTCAAAGACGAATTCATGCTCAACGTAGCACATGAACTTCGCACGCCACTCGCTGTAATGTCAGCAATCATCGATCAGCTTGAGATTGACAAGCAATCCAAGCGCTACAAGTTGTTGATCGCAACTATGAATCAATTTAGTCGCCAGACAGACGAGTTGCTAAACGCCAATTCTCATAAGCCTGTAGTGTTAGACAGCACACGAATTGATGCAGCCGACTTCGTAAAAGATATTCATGAGATGTTCAGCGTCTTAGCTGCAGCTGATGGCATCGAACTAAGATCAATTGTGAAAACAAAGATCGTGTTCACTGCTGATCAAGGACGTTTGACTACAGCAATCTCGAATTTAGTCAGCAACGCGATTAAGTTCACAAAGGTTGGTGGACGTGTAGCAATAGTGATGAATGCAGATTACTCAGGTCATGTTTACATCAAAGTGAAGGACAATGGCATTGGCATCCCACATGACAAGATAAAGCACATCTTCGAGCGGTACTACCAGATTGAGAACGGGTTAGCACGATCAGGCTTTGGCATTGGGCTTACGCTTGTCAAAGACATAGTCGACGCGCACAATGGCGTGATCAGCGTCACGTCTGCTGAAGACGACGGAACAACGTTCATCGTGAAGCTACCAGCAAATGCTGAGATCATCGGCTCGAAGCCATCAATGTCGATGATATCGCATGCGCAGTCTGTGAAGATCAAGTCAAGACTTGGCGATACAACTGCACTAGTCGTCGAAGACAATGCTACGTTGCGCCAGTTCATAGTCGATGTACTGACAGATGCTGGACTCAACGCAATCGGGCATGAATCACCAGTTACTGCTCTTGCATTCATAAGTTCGTCACAGCCCAAGCTGTCGCTCGTCATTTCTGACGTCGGACTTCCAGGCATGGATGGCTACGCTTTTATCAAAGCACTCCGCAACATCAGCGGTTACGAATCTACGCCTGTCGTGCTAGCGAGTGGTTACTCACGGCACGCAGTGCTGAACAACGTCAAAGATCTCAACGCGTCAGCGCTAGAGAAGCCGTTCAACCGGTACCAACTTATCGAACACATCAATACAACCTGCAATCTACAAAAGAACACGTGATTACTAACGTAATAGCAGGACGGAGCAGGCCATGGGTAACGATGCAATGCAAGAAACAGAATCAACAAAACGTTTTCCAGTTTCGTTGAGTGAGCTGTCAGAGCGATCAAACAATCTGGTGATGAAGCTGCGCATGGAGTGCAAGCAACCAGCTCTCGCAGATGATCTGCGTGGTCTCTTTGACCAATATGCTTGGGTTGTTCGGCTACATCAACTTGCAGCGGAAGAGAGCGCTGATCGTCGCGAAGTTGCTGACTTGCAATTCGCTCACGAGACGCTCGCTGCGACATCACCTGACATGATGGACGTTGTCCACTTCGCAGCTGACGTCGAGAAGTTCAGTCCGCGTCTTGCAACCACTGCACGACAGCTACTCACAATGCTCACATGCGGACAGGTTGACGAGAGCGCGTTCTACTTGGATCAACCTGAAGATACTCCAAATTCTGTCGACTACACAGCGTCTAAACCGATGCCAAATACATGGCGTAAGGTACAGCGCGATCATGAGATACTGTTAGCTCTAGTCCGTGGATATCGCTTCCTACTCGAAGCTGATGACCGCACGTTGCGACATCATCGCATGACGCGCTTGAAGCTGATTCGCAGCATTAGAGGTATTGAGGTACGCGCTGCAGCGAAGGGGACAGTTGTCTAAATGTCAAGACCACCAATCATACGGTTGCCGGCAAAGGCTGAGTTCTATCGGACTCTTAGCATACTTTGGTTGCGCTATGAGCAAGGCTGCCACGTAATCACGTGCGAGCGCTCACCAGTGATCAAAGGAAGTCGGCCAGACGTACTTGGATTGAATCGATCGAACCAATTGATCGAAGTTGAGATCAAAGTCGATCTTCGTGACATGCAACATGATGAACAGAAAGATCTACGCAAGAAGCTCATGACTGACGTTGGGCGTTCACGCCCGGCTACAGCTAACTACTTGTATTACTTCGTGCGTGAGGACATGGTTGCAGCAGCACTCTCTGATTTGCCAGAGCACTGCGGAGTTCTTTCGCCGCACCACGGCGTGAAGATGCAAGGGACTGGATTGCCAGTCGTTGCTGTTCATCGTAAGGCTGTCCAAATACATGATGTCAAACTTGATCAAACAGCCGTCAAGAAGATGGTTGCGCAGCAAGCAAGTACGCTCGCACGCTTCGCTGTCGAGATTGTCTATGGCAAGCTCATGAATGATCCATCGAGCAAAGAGGCAGTGAAGATTGGACTATCTGAATCTGTGCCGAGTCCAGGCGGAATCAGCCCGCCGGAGGCGATTTTTGATGAAGGCGACCGCACGGCTCGCAAGCTATCAGGATACGGGCTTGATCCACAATGGTCAAACCGAAAACAGCAGCCAACCGTCCAGCAACGATCAAGTGGACCACGCGTGGTCGCCGCAAAGATTGTAAATAGCTAACATGCAGGCCACCAAGATCGAGCCATTCATTGCGCCAACAGAGCAAGGACGCGTAAGTGTTCTTTGCATAATTGCAGCCTCGGACGTAGCGTTTTCGGCTGACCCGATATACGGGCGCTTCTTTGATGTGATGAGTCGGAAAGTGACAACAGGCTGGGCGATTCACGCGCTAGATACAAACCCGCGCAAGCTCGAGTCAACGTCAGAAGTCGATGCAATCGTTGATCAGCATCGCAATCGTCTATGGCGCATGGTTGATCACTACAAGCCACAAGTGGTTGTCGTGTTCGGTGCGAATACGATGAAGGCGATCAATCCTGACTTGCGCATGGTCTCGAACAGACACATTGCGCACTACATTCATCAAATCAAATCTCCGCTGACACAGCGTGACACTGCGTTCCTATGCATGACGCAGCCACGCACAATCATTACCAATCCGTTTGAAGCGCTTACAGCGAAGGAAGACTTCGTCAAGCTCAACATGCTGGCTCGTGGCAAGCATTATTGGCGTGAAGGCGAGATAGTAGATCTTAACACGAGCAAGGCTGCTGAAGAGTACATCGACTTCTTGCTTGAAGATCATAAGGGATGGGTTGCGTACGATACCGAAACGCGCAACCTGAACATGGCTCACAACAACATTCTTGGCACCATGCAATTCGCAACGGATGACAAGACTGGATATGTGCTCTATTGGGACCACATCTACAACAAGCGTGACAAAGAGCATGACCTTCGTGTATTGACGCCTAAGTTGAAGCGCTTGTTTGGCGGCAAATCTAACATCGCTGGTTGGGCGATGCACAACGCCCAATTCGATATTGCGCAGACTCGAAACCATTTCGATATCGGATGGTGGTCGAAGACAGTTTTTGATACGCTGCTGTACACACATCATCTTGATCAGAATCGGAATGACAAATCCCGCAAGGGAGCTATGGTCTATTCCGAGGGTGGATACTCGCTTAAGCAGTGCGCATGCGAGTTCATCGGATACCGTGGATACGACGCTGAAACACTAGTGAGTCGTAAAGACGGTGGCGTGCTAGATCTGCCATACGACAAGTTGACGCGCTATGCTGGCCAGGACGGTTTCGTCACTTACCGTTTGCTTACGTACTTGCAATCTTGGGCAGCAGCGCAAGGCGTGAAAGACAAAGTGAATCGCTTCAGTCGCGTGATTCACTCAGGCGCGATCAAGGCGTTCCAGCAGATCACTAAGAACGGCATGGAAGCTGATCCAAAACAGCTTGCGATGCTAGCGCGACCTGGGTCAATTCTTGACGTCGAATCGAAGCGCATTGACGCGCTGTTTAAGCAAGATCCTGTAGTACAAAAGATCAATCTTGAGCTTCTCAAGAAGAAGACTAACGCAACGACGTTCTGGGAAGTTCCCTGGATCTTCGATATCGGCAAGCCTGCTAGTCGTAATCTGCTGTTCTTCACGAGTCCAAGTGGCCGTCAGTATCCAAAGAATGACGACGGCAAGTACTCATGCGATGACAAGTTCCAAGATCGCTACAAGGATCAGGATCCACTTGTTGGACTGCTTGCTACGTACTCAGAAATCCAGAAGCTTCGCTCGTCTTACGTAAACAAGATCAGCATCGCGCTGCATACGGCGAAGCACAACAAGACCGACCTCATCGATGGTCGTGTTCATTCGCGCTTCTTGCTTCACGGCACAAAGACCGGGCGTCTATCATCTGTCGGCCCAAACATGCAGCAAGTGCCGCGTGCCGACAACGAGTACAAGAAGCCAGTCAAATCGATCTTTACGACCCCAACTGGTACGATCATTCTCCAAGGCGACTTCGCTGCGGCAGAGGTTCGTATGTGGGGTTCTTTGAGTCAGGACGCATTCCTATGCAAGCTACTCACTGACTCTTTCAACAAACGAGCAGCGTACAGAGCTAACCCGCTAGACGAACGTTTACGCGACGAAGCCGAATTGATGGCAGACATTCACAAGCAGACTGCTTCGTTGATGTTTGGCATTGATCTCAAGGCTGTCACTAAAGACATTCGTACGATCACGAAGGGCATCACGTTCGGTTTGATCTATGGCCGCGGTCGCAAGTCAATTGCTGTCCAGCTCAAGCGATCCGAAGAAGAGACCGGACAGCTTTGCGACAAGTTCTTTAGCCAGTTCCCAGGTGGCGTTGCATGGCTTGAAGAGCAAAAGGAATTCTGCAAGCGCTACGGTTTCGTTGAGACACCATTTGGTCGACGCCGCTACCTTCCATGGGTCTTCTCTGAGGACGAAGGATTTGCAGCGTCAGCGCTGCGTCAGTCAATCAATACTCCTGTGCAGTCAGCATCAGGAGACTTTGCCACGCTGTCGATTGCCTTGCTCAATGAAGAGATTGCTCGCAAGAGACTATCTCATCAGTTCAAGCTTGTGAACGCTGTGCATGACTCCACACTGTTGGAGATACCAGCATCTGTCGATGCTCTGGCAGAAGCCACAGCTATGATGCGACACAATTTTACAGTCAAGTCACGCGAAGTCTGCGCATCTGAATTTGGCTTCGACACAGCCGCTCCAATGGACATCGATATTGAAGTGTCTCAGTGGAAAGCTAAGCGCTGTCCTAAGTGTGGCAATCAGTACAAGTTCCACAAAGAGAAGTGTGACGCAGTTTTGAAAGGTCCAGATAAAAAGCCGCTCAAGGATTCAGACGGCAATGATGTAAAATGTGGCAATCGCGATTTTGAGGTCGTGAAGCTCAATGGGGGTTGGGGAACCTTGATCAACTTGGACGAAACAATGTCTGGGTATCGAGCCGCCGCTCTTGGATTCTGAAAACGAACGAACCCGGTTTATCCGGAAACGTCCTAACTCTTCTTCGAGCAGCTTCTGGCAAGGTGCTGGCAGCAGTTCGAAACAATCAACAAATCCCAAATCAGGAGAATATCATCATGGCAACTGACAAGAAAGCCAAGATCGCCGAAATCAAGTCGAACACGAGCAAGAAGGTCGCTGACCTCCAGGCCAAGATCAAGGAAGTCAAGGCCGGTGCCGCGACCAAGATCGCCGGACTGAAGGGCGCTTCCGTCAAGGCTCCCAAGGCTGTCAAGGTCGACAAGGCTCCCAAGGCTGTCAAGGCTCCCAAGGCTGTCAAGGCTCCCGTCGGCGCTCCCAAGGCTCCCAAGGCTCCTGCTGCCGCTGCGCCCAAGGCCCCCAAGCTCTCCGCAGCAGTTGTGGCTCCTCGCGCGCCCAAGGCTCCTGCCAAGGCTCCTCGGTCGTAATTCAAAAAATCCATTCGTGGACAGAGGCTCAGGAACGAAAGTTCCTGGGCCGTTTTTGTTTTACAACTAACCAAATCATAGAGGTTCAACATGCCAAATGAAGGTCAACAAGACGTAGCGCCCAATGAGACTGGAGATCAAGCTACGCGTCAAGGCAATCCTGATCGGCGTCAAGCACGACGCAATCGAACTGACCGCGAAGCAGAACAGCCTTTTGCACCGTGTTCTATGGGCAGTCAACCAATACAGCGTCACATGTCATTGCATTCGGCTCCAATAGAAATGCCTACTACATCACGGCCAACCGGTGATCGCGTCACTGATTTTCTACGTGAGAGACAAGAGACAGGTCGCAGTCCGATTCGAGCGCGAATCGTTGGCATCACACTTGATGAATCGACGTACGGCGTACTTGTTCGCATCGACGAAATACTACGTTGGCGCAATGAGCTCAAAAACGATACGGCTGTACTTGATCGCATTGAGCAAGTGTTTGTTGATCGATTTAGGTCAATCGTTGACTGACACAAACTTTGTAAATATCTAACATGACCACAATACGCCTCCGGTCGAATGCATTCTATTTCAAGCTCAACGAGCATCAACGCGCTTGCTACAATGCAGGCCTTCCGACTAACTTCATGGGCAGGTCAATTGACGAAGCCGTGTTTAGTCCTTACGTCGTTGGTGACTTGAGGAAGATTCGTTCTTCTGCTCATAAGCAGAAAAGTCAGTTACAGAGCTTCGTACAAAGCCTGTCGAATTCAAGCAATTACGTAGCTTCAATTGCAATTCATTCCGCTCCAACAGACGAGTCTGCTTTCGGCGTGGCTTCTGCCATATTCGAACACGCTGTTGAAGGTGGACTTGCATGTCAATGCATATCGACATCTCAGTTGCTCAATCACGAAAAGATCGAGCCAAAAGATGTCTACCTGATTCACGGCGTCAACGACCAGCCAAACCCGCAGGCCGTCTGGGCTGTCCGTGATTTCATTCGTGACCGCGACGGTAGTCTCAGGATTGTGGTGATGACATCAGGACACGATCTTCCGGTTGACGTATTGATCCATGAGCGACTGCGGATGCACTTCGACTATCTCTTCTGCTTAGAAGACAACGTTCAGCTCATCTCAACTGAAGCTGTTGCTGGCAAGCGCATGCGCGCAATCGAAGTCGGCACCGCAGCTCCGAAACCACCAGTAGCGCGGCGCTTAGTCGGAGGCAAGTCCTGATGCGTAAATTTGACACGCGTACTGAAATGCAAGTGCTTGCAAGCATCTGCAACTCAAGCTACGAAGATCGCAAATTCAAGTATCTGGCTCAAGTCAAGCGCGAGCACTTCGGCACAACACACGTGACAGAGATTTACGACCGTGTCACTCAGAGCGCTAACGAGTTCGGCAAGATCCCATCTTTCTCTGCGTTGGCTGATGATCCTCGCCTGTCTCAGACTGCAAGACAGCTGGTGTCAACATCGCGTGCACAGCGATATCGCAACGAGACGGACTTCAAGCAAGGCATCTCGACTCTCACCACGTATTTCAAAGCACGTTGCTTGCTTGACGTACACGAGAAGATCACAGCGGTCCTCAATGGTGACGCGATTCCTGACAACTTCGAGCAAGTTGAGAACGCTGTTGAAGGCGCACTGTTTCAGATGCGTTCTGATGGTGTTGAAGAGAAGATCTATCATGGTCGCGCTGGCACAACAGATATGTTCAACTTGGCCAAGACCGCGATTATGCATCCGCATACAGGCAAGCGGTTCAAGACAGGTTGGGGTGAGTTCGACGATCAGATTGGTGGACTTGAGCCTGGTAACGTCATGCTCATCACTGCTAACACTGGCGGTGGTAAGTCTGTTGCTGCACTGACGATGATGACGAATATGTATCGTGGGCACAACCAGAACGTGACGTACATCTCGCTTGAAATGAACGAGCGCGAAGTCATGGAGCGCATGCTCTCGAACGTCACCGGCATTCCGTATGACAAGATTCGACTTGGCAAGCTGAATACAGAAGAGAAGAAGGCGTTGATGCGCGAATTCAAGCGCTTCAACGATTGCAGCACCGGTCGCTACTCGATCTACTCGCCAAAGCAAGATTACACGATTGAGCAGCTGTTCAACCAGGTTCAGGGCTACGGCAACGAAGTCATCATTCTCGACTATCTCGGACTTGTCAAGCCTGGCAACTACGGCAAGAACATAAACGAAGAATTCCAACTGCGTCAGATGACGCGCTATGCAAAGCGCGCCGCTGAACGTATGGGCTGCGCAATCATCTTGTTGGCTCAGTTGAACGACGAAGGTCAGATCATGTACTCGAAGGGTATTGGTCACCACGTTCACTACTGGCTCAAGTGGTTCTATCGCGAAGAAGACGAGAGCCGCGGCTTCGTCATTGTCGAGAACGGCAAGTCTAGAAACTCAAAGAAGAAAGACTTGTACGCGACAACAGACTTCGCCCATATGAGGATGGACAACGTCGCAAGTCCACCCGGATTAGAAGAGTATCAGCGACAACAGAGTCAAGGACAGAATGCTGGCCAAGCGCCTGGAGCACCAGCAGCCAACGGCCCGGTCGGCAATGCTCGACGGCCTGGTGCTCGCGGAATCCAAGCGCAAAAGCAAGGTCGACCTCAGTCAGGTAGACCACAGCCAGCGATGATGCAATTGTTTGATGAGCACCTCTGAACAACTTAGGAAACACTAACAAATGTCAGAAACAACGATTTCAATCAGTGCTGGTAGCTTGTCTCGCGCAGCTGACAGGCTGTTGAGAATCGCGCAGCTCGTTCCAACGCCTGAAGGGATGTCGCCAGAGATCTACATCAATCTGCGTGCTAAGACGTCTGAGTCATCGAAGGCAATGCTCACAATTCAGCGGTTTGGCGTACAAGTAAAAGTCAACGTTGGTATGTGTGTTGTCAATTCGCCATTGCAAGAAGTCTGCTTGCCAATTCCAGCATCCTTCATGAAGAACATCAATGGACGCGGCGAAGACCTGCTTGTCTTGACGCAAAGTCAGCAAGACGCTGGCACGCTTAAGTACAAGCGTGGCATGTTAGTTGGTACCGTAGCGCTGAACGATCCATCATCGATGTTCGAAGCTGTGGTCACTGGTGCGCCTACGGCATTGATCGAGCTACCGATCAGGGCATTGAAAGGTGCTCTTGCAGTTACGCAGTTCGCATCACCTGACCCACGCGTGACTGCTACTGGACCAATCTCACAGATCAAGTCTAGTGGCGGACATAAATTGATGGTCGTCACATATGACTCGCTCTCAGGTGCTCTGTTCCAAGCGGAGACAGAAGAGAACTTTCCAGTGTTCGATCTCACGATCCCGAACCGAGTCATGTCTGCGATCATTGAGCAAACGAACGAAGACAAAGCCAGCATCGGATTCAACGAGCGTTGTCTTGTTTTCAGAGCCAAAGACATCAGCGTGATCTTCCCAATGGGTGACTACCCTGTCATCAACGTTGCTGATCGCATACGCGACATCGTCAATACAGCTCAACTCGGCTTTCGCGTGCAACCAGGCGATCTCATTGCAACTGTAGAGTCAGTCACTAACTTGGCTCACATGGACAAGGAAATCATCAGCGCTGAGCTCGTCTACGACACAGGTCGACTTCTAGTACGCGTCAACTCGCAGAAGCTTAGTGGCAAGAACATGATCAAAGTGACGCCGCTGTTCAACGAGCGCTTCACAGTTCTTGTCGACTCAAGACGGTTGATTGGCTTCCTCAAATCGACGAAGCAACAGGACCAAATTGACGTTCTGTACAATCAAAGTCGTATCATTGTGAAGACACAAAATGTCACATTCGCTTTTGCAGGCTCATGATGAAACAGAAGCTACGTTGCGAAAAGCGTGACCCAAACAAAGTGCTCTTCAACTCACGTGACTTCAGCATCTCGACGGACAACACAGGTGCTGCATTTGTAGATACGCAACTTAAATGCAGACTGTGGAGTGATCCGAAAGACGAGATACAGTTGTTTGCATTTACGCGCGCAGCATCTAAGCCAGCAAAGACGCACAGCATCATTCTCAAGTCAGACGACTTGATGATAGTTGAGCTCCAAACAGCTGCTGGTCGTGAATACATAGTTTCCACATCACCAAAGGACATGCGACATGAGTAGTAACAATGCCAACGTCAACGTGCCGAAGCAACCAGCGCCGGAATCCGTCAGCGTTATTTACGCTCCGTTGGACGACAATGCGCATCCAAACTCGCCAGCGCAGCCGATGATTCGAGACGACCGCTTCAGCAAGTCACTGATCGAAGTTCCGAAGTTGCCAGTAGTTGACGAGATCGGTGATCTTCTGTTCAACACTGAATTGAAGGCGTTGACAGTTGTCAGTGAGCTTGATGCATTTCGATGCATTATATTCAAGCGCGGCGGAGCCGACAAAGCTACACATGTGTTTGAGCAAGGACGCTTTGACCTGTTTTGTATGGAAGATCTTGGCAATATTGCGTTCTCATATAATCTTGTCATTGATGAAGATGGGAATTCAGCATCGTACAAGCTTGTCATAGCAGGCATGTCTAACAACGTTGATTGCATTACAATAACGTATAGCGCGCTAGCTCGTGCACTCTGCTCTGCTGTTGCACAACGCAACATGGTCGGCGAGCAGCTGGTTTCAAGCAGGCGTATTGCTCAAGTCGAGAAGCAATCGATCATGCAAGAGTCAAATCAGTTGCGCAAAGACGCCGCGATGTGGAAAGACGTCGCTAACAAGAACAAGCTTCTGCATGAAGGCGCTGCCGCGCGCTTGAACATTGCCACTGCTGCGTTCGACACAGCAATCCATCCGATTCGCTTGTATGCTGGCGAAGGTTCATGGGCACCGCTCGAAGGCGAAGACGTGTCACGCGTCTTGATTGGCAACATGAACGGCTACCAACTTGCGCAGCATGTCCTCAACGACGTCATCGTCAAGGAGATGCTCGATGCCTAAAATTGTCTGCACAATGGGCGCTGTAGGATCAGGCAAGAGCACACTCGCGAACGAGTATGTGAACTGCTATTCTGAAAGCGGCATTGTCATCGCGTTCGCCGACGTCCTCAAGCAGATTGCTAAAGACGAAGGTGGCTGGAATGGCATCAAGGACGAGGCCGGTCGCGCGTTCATCCAAGACTTCAGTGAAGAATACAAGCGCATGCACGGCGATGACATCTTCACGCGCATTGCGTTCGAACGCGCACTTTCGCACAAAGGCGACGTGGTCATCCTTGAAGATACCAGATTCAGCATCGAGATATCTCGTGCTTTGAGTCTGCGCAAGCTTGGCGTTCCACTAACGCTGTTCTTGATCCACAACGAAGCTGCTGAGCATCGCTGGGCAAGTGCATACGCGAAGTTCATCAGCGGTGATGAATCATGCAAGTGGTCAGGCCATCGTTCAGAACTTGAGTGGCGTGCATTCAGGTCAATCTGGACAAATCAGCTCGTCTACAAGAACGAGTACGATGACGCGGCACCTGTATACGATGCTCATGGCTATCGCGACTTCATCACTGAAGCATTCAACAACCCATCGTACAAGTACGCATACTGATCACAAGGAGAACAACATGTCAGACAGCAGAGACATCGACATCAGCGACTTTCTTGACGTCGTTCTTGAAGAAGAGACAGCTCCTGCTGCCTCTCATGACATTGAGGACGCTAACAGCGTCGGCCTACGCTTTGGTTTCATCGGTGCAGGTCAAGGCGGCTGCAATCTGGTAACAACATTATGGGAAACGTTCGGCTATCGTCGATGCGTTCTTTTCAACACCACTGAGAAAGATCTCGGTCACACATCGATTCCGCAGTCGAATCACATTGTGCCAACTGGCTTCGACGGCGCTGGCAAGAATCGCGAGCGCGGCAATGCAGCTGCAGTTGCAGCTAAGGCTGACATCTTTGCGGCAATGCAAGAGCGCATTCGTGCAGTCGACTACATCTTCATCGTCACGTCAGCTGGTGGCGGTTCAGGCTCTGGCGCATCTCCAGTGATTGCTGAAACTGCGCTTCAGTACATCAAGCAGGCGAACGGTCTCTCGACTGAAGAGGCTGCAAAGCGCATCGGCTTCATTGTCATGCTTCCAGAGCGCTCCGATGGCAGCGCTGTTGCACGCAATGCAGGTCAACTGCTGTCCGAAATCACAGTGGACAACAAGTCCAAGTACGGTCCAATGCTGCTGATCGACAACCAGCGCGTCAAGACCATGGGTCGTGGAACACTCGGTGACTGGCAGGAGAAGTCTAACACGCTGACTGCACGTTTGTTCGACATCTTCAATTGCTTGGCCGCGCGTGACAGCCGCATGGCCACGTTCGATCCGACTGACTACAGCTCAGTGTTGTCGTCTGGCATCATCACAATTGGCATGAACGTGCTACGGCATGGCATCGAGCACGAGACGTCGATCTCAACGCAACTTCGTGCGAATCTCAATAGCAACCTGCTCGTTGATGGTCTCGATTTGACGCGCGGAACGCACGCAGTGCTGCTGATCGTCTCTGACGAGAAGAACCTCATGGCCGAGCACAGTACTGCAGCTCTTGGCAAAGCCAACGAAACGCTTCTTGCGCTTCTTGGCAATTCCGAGACCAAGCAAGTCGTGTTGCATCAAGGCGTGTACTCGACAAAGCAACCTGCTGTTCTCGTATACTCCATGATCGGTGGTCTGTCGATCTCTCCAGATAAGCTCAAGCAGTACAACTAACAATGTCAAATCGCGTAGCAGAAGCGGTTGAGGCAATGTCGAAGGGCTCATTCCGTGAGTCCTTCTTTGCTACAACTCAAGCAAATGCAATCAAGCGCGCTGACGCGTACAAGCAGCAAGAGGCTAAGCTCGTTCCATCAAATGCGCAATTGAACAGGCCATACGTCTATGTCGACTAAGGAAGATGCAATGTCAAACTTTGAGCGATTTAGTTCCATGGTATCCATCAATCACATGAAAGACCAGCTGATCGAGATCGATGGGCTTGAATACACTGCTACAATCAAACACAGCATATTCTTCCTTGGCATCAATGGTCGCTTTAATGGACTTGTTGTGTACATCGGCGGAGAAGACATTCAGATCCTTCCTTGTGAAGATCGTGCTGGATTCAGAGTCAAACGGATAACGCGTATCATTGGTTGCAATCCTTATCGGATCCTATTTGAAGGCATCGTCAATATGGATTTGCCTGATGATTCATTGCGCACACTCGAGATCTTCTTGAAGCACTGCGTGGCTGCCGCATATCCGCAGCTAACAATCAACTGGAAAGGACCAGTCATGGCAACATTCGAGGATGATCAGGTCAGCTTGACCTATGGTGAAGAGAACGGAGACATTGGTTGGGCTTACGCGCAGCTTGCCGAGAAGAAGCTCGTTGCTCGTCGCGGCTGGAACGGCAAAGGCCTGTTCCTGTTCTTGGTCGACGGCTCAGAGTTCGAGGTCAATCGCGCGCCATTGCTCGGAATCTTCCCGGCTGGCACCAAGATCAAGTACAACTCCCATGTCGACATCCGCAATCCTGACGGATCGATCAGTACATGGGCACCATCTGGATCTGATGGGCAGGCAAAAGACTGGGTGTCTGTCTCGCTCACAGTCAAGTGATTGCAACTTGATCTTCGGAGGGAATGGCGTAAGCTGTTCCCTCCTTTTGTTTTCTAAACAGCTGTTCCAGGCGCTGCAAGGCTAAAAGCCACTGGTAAACTACAACGTGAAACACTAACATCGAGGTCGTAATGGAAATCAAAGACATTCAAGACGTGAAGAGGTCACCGAACTTGCTCGAGTTCAGTAGATCATTGTCACTGGATACAACAAGGCAGATCGTGATTTTGAGCAAGATCATTGGAGAGGTATGCTCCATTTGCTCAGACAATGCTCACGTCGAGATGCTTGACGGAAAAGACTTCGATTTAGATCGCATTGTATTCACTGAGCACGGCGTGTGTCCAAAATGCAAGCAATCAGCCATGCAACGCATTCAACGCGGCTATTCAAAGCAGATCAGCCGAGCTGCGCTAGAGGTCGGTCTTCGTGGAGGCAAGAACGTTGGACTAGCCTTGTTGACACTATATGCAGAGCTTAAGTTGATGACTCTTACGCGTGACGGAGTTTGCGTTCCAGCTTACAAGTACTACAATTTTGCTGAAGGCACCATGCTTTTGAACACGTGGCACTCAACATCAATGGTTGTTGCAGTAAACGAATACAAAGAATACGTCCATGAATTTCGTAAGCATTCTAAGCAGCACAAAGCGTATCTAAGCGTGCTTGATTACGCAAGCAACATCATCGGTAAACCGCTATATGAACTAACAGAATCAATCTTTGTTGATCATCGAGCTGGCTTCACATCGATGCCTGAGTATAATGACATTCGTGGAGTCAGAGGCAAGACCAGATTTTTCACTGCAATAAATGATCTCGCATGGTCCGAAGATTGTGATCAAACAAAGTTGTGGAACGCCTGTGACATTGGTTCAAAGACTATGCAGATGGCAGCACGTCACGCTTTGTCACCTGCTGACGAGGTCTTTGGCGGAACTGTTGTGCTGCTGTCATCACGTCGTGATCGCTCTGACGTCTTCAACGCCATTGACGTTGACTACAAGACGTATAAAGCATCATTCGCTTCATGGGAGTTCAACAATGCACATCCACAATTCAATCGCCAATCGCTTGACGCTGAATACGTAAAAGATCCAGCTCGGGCAGCACGCGATTTCGAAAACGTCGTGTGAGTCTAACATTGTAAATATACAGAGGGCGGTCGAAATGACTGCCCTCTTTTTCAATTCCAAGAAGGCAAACGCATGAACCAGACTCTTGAACAAGACAACGTGCCAGCTCCTCGATTCGAGCCAACAGCTGATCTCGCGACTACAACAGATGCACTTGAGATCATCTTCGGCTACCAGAACAAGCTTCAAGAGCGCCTCGGTACTTGGGAAAAGGTTGATTCAAGTCCGCAAATGCGTCAGCAGTTCATCAATCAGATGATCTTGGCGATGCAAGAAGAGACCATCGAGATCATGCGCGAGACGGCTTACAAGAACCCAGAGTTCATGCCGTTCGGTTGGAAGAAGACACAAATTGGCGATCCAGACAAGTTCAAGGAAGAGCTTGTTGATCAGCTGCACTTCTTTGTGAACTTGTGTATCATCGCAAATATGGGGCCTGCAGAATTGCTCAGCCGGTATCTCAATAAGAACGCAATCAATCACGCACGTCAGGATTCAGGGTACTAACATGTCAATGACAGCCACCGCATTTCTGATCTTGATCGTCGTGATGCTATTGCGCGGACTGCTCATGATTCTCGACATCTGCTCCGAGAGTTGGATCCGTTCGAGGATCGACCATCTTGAACGTCGCATCGAGAAGCTCAGAGTCGATGCGCAACAGCATTGGAGTGATTCAGACTACTTCGATGCTGGATCATTTGATCTTAGCGTCGCATCACTTGAGAAACAGATTTCGAAATATGAGACGCGATTGAAGCGAATTGTCGAACTCAAAGCAATCAATCCATAACAAGCAAGACGCGTCAAGCGCTTGACGTGTCGTTCAACGCAAACCATGAAAGAACGCCATGCTTACGATCATAGTTGAAGCTCCTGACTGCACTGGTAAAACTACGCTCCTTGCAAATCTTCGAGACAAGCTCTCAGCCGAGCTTAGTGTTCTTGGCAACTTGAACAAGTTCGAAGACATTCACTGCACGTATCCGCCAAAGGGTCTTACACAGCTCGAGCAGATTGCTCACCAGCGCAACGAGTACGATGACTATATCGACGCGATCAATGATCAGAACGCAGCTAACAAGATTTGGTTGTTCGATCGGTTCATGACTGGTGAGCTCATCTATGGTCCAAAGTATCGCAACTACTCGCCTGACTACATTCACGCGTTTGAGCAACGCCTGAACATTGATCAGACATACTTCATTACGTTGGTGGCCGATCCTAAAGTCATTGAGAGCCGCTTCGACGGCGAGTTCATCAAGGCCGAAGACATTGCCTGGCTTGTCGAAGAATACAAATCGCAATTCGAGCAGTGCCAGATCAAACGCAAGCTTCTGCTCGACGTTTCGCAGCTCAATCCGCAGCAAGTCTGCAACGTCGTGTACAAATTCATTCGACGTGGTTTCAATCGGCATCGGCTTGACTTAATTCGATCAACGCTGACGCTCGCAGCAGATGGACTCGATGATCTCCATTTGATGCCATACGTCGACGGAATCTTCAAGCTCAAACGCCAGCTTCACATCGCGCAATGTGGCAATCGAATCATCGAGCACTTCGAGCAAATGCCAGAATCGATGGGCATTGTGTCTCTAGTGCGGCCAGTCAACTTTGTCATGCGCAATGGTTTCTACCTCGAGGTCAAGGCTAACACACTTACGCACACGTCAGAAGCTGACAACACTGTGTACAAGCTTGTGTCGCACAACGAAGAGCACTCGATCGTCTTTGCCGAGCGCGAGGACGGCACGCAGATCTCCATCCATGGTTCAAACGTACAGCACATCTCGTTCATCTGAGGACAATCATGAAACCCTACGTCATCGAAGCAGACAACACAAACGAAGCATTCAAGAAGATCTGTCAAGCTCTTCTCACAGATGGGAAGCCGAGCTCACCACGTGGTCAGTTAACTCTTGAATTGCGCAATGCTTGGGTATCAATTGCGAATCCTGGTGACGGCGTTTGCACGTTGCCAGCGCGTGAAACAGACATCGAATACCTCAATGGTGAACTTGACTGGTATCTGTCTGGATCGCTGAATGTCGCTGACATCGAGAAGCACTCGAAGTTCTGGACAAAGCTTGCAGACACTAACGGCACAGTCAATTCAAACTACGGCTTCCTTGCTTTGATTGAGAAGCACGGCGGCAAGTCACAGCTCGAGTGGGTCATTGACTCGCTGAAAGATGACTCTGACACGCGCCAAGCTGTGATCAATTACAATCAGCCACGTCACAAGTACAGAGGCAACAAGGATTTCGTCTGCACGTTGACGCAAGAGTTCCGCGCTGCAGACAACAAGCTTGACTCGCACGTGCACATGCGCTCGAACGATTTGATTTTCGGGCTCACATATGATCTGCCTTGGTTTGTTGGATTGCAGCGCAGGGCTGCTGTAGCAGCTGGGCTTGAGATCGGCAGCTATTCGCATCAAGCATCTTCACTTCACATTTACGAGCGCCACTTCGAGATGGCCAGGCTCATCGCTGATTCATGATGGCTACGTTCGAATCGAAATATGACATCGCTGATGAAGTAACTGTCATCCCAATAGACGTCAAAGGCTTTGTTGACGCGATCCGGTTCGATTCGAACGACGTGTCCTACGCCGTTGTCTATTGGTATGACGGCAGTAGGAACTACATGTGGTGCTCCGAACGAGAGCTTAAGCAGGAGGTCAAATGCCGGTAGTAAAGTCGTTCACTGTTAGTGATCATGATCTAAAGGAGACGATTGACACCCTGCTTGCTAGAGCTTATCGACTGCAGTACATGTTCTCGCCAGTTCCTGGTAAGATCAGCGCAGTTGCGCAACGCAAGCACGCCGCGCAAAAGTGCAACTCAATTTTGGCAGTTGCGTTGAAGCTCTATATAGGAGCAGGACAACCAAAATTCAACGACGCTGACATCGACAAGGCTGTTGACGACATGTTGAAGCCTCTTATAGCGCCTAGTGACGTGTCCAAAGCTTTGCATGATCAGCCTATTGAAATAGATGGAAAGCTCTATAAGCGTCTGTCACTTGACGCGTTTAAGGAATTCACAAAATACTCTGACTATGACATCGCGCATCCAGAGTGCAGTCCACGAAAGTTTTACTACACTTTGAGTGAAGTTGTCAAAGACGAGCGTCTTTACAAAGACTGGCTAGGCAGACCAATAACCAGATTTGAGAAACGCGATCCTTTGATTGATGACTCAATTCGACCAGGATATGTGCGTGCAGAAGGAGCTGAAGCTGTATGGTATCCTGACGGCAAAGTTTTCTATTTCGATAATTGGGTTTATGAGCCATGCGAGACTAACGCAGTATGACAGCAGCAAGCGATGTAGCATACTACAGCAAATTCCCACGTGAGAAGGTAGAAGGATGGTTGACGTTCTTCACCACAAAGCAGAATGATCTATGGCCGCATCTGCGCGGCTTCGAATGCGGTCCATGCATTGGTCATTGCAGCCTTCCATGCCACACCAGTGAAACGCCCAACGGCATTGGACCAGTCAACTGGCAAGCTAAGCCTTGCACTGAGATCATTGCCAAGCTGCGTCGTGGTCTTGGACTCGACGCAGTCACTAGTACAGAAACCACAACTGAAGACGCGCTCGAAGGCGTAGCCATCTAACAACTCAAGAGAACAACATGAAGAAGCACAAGCATACTTTCAAGATCGGTCTTCGCGACGAGATCACTGATTTCGTCACTGGCGCAACCGGCGTAGTTATATCATGCGCCAATCACAATACAGGCTGTGACACATACGAAATCGCGCCAAAGACAATCAAAGATGGCGTTCCGGCTGACTCATATTATCTCCAAGAGCCGCGAGTCGTCGGTGGTAAATCATTCAGCGTTGAGTTCGCATTCGAAACAGGCGCAGAGGTTCAAGACAAGATTCATGGCTTCAAAGGCGTTGTCACTCTTCGTCTCGCACCGCTTTGCGGCATGAACCGCTATGGACTCACGAAGTATTCCGCTGACAAAACGCCACTTGCAAAGGACGACCGTGACTTCGTGTATTACGACGAATGTCAGCTTGAACTCGTCAAGAGTGACGTCGTGAAGATGAGTAAAGCTGATCGTCCAGGTGGACCAGGAAAGAATCCTGGCAATCCAAATCTGCGTCCTTAAGTTAGGTGGCAAAGACTGAGAAAGCAAACGCAGATTTCGAGCGTTCAGTTTGGCGACAACGCGCCAAGTTCATCAGAGAAGCGACTTCGAAAGAGCGAGCAGCTCTGAGCGCAGCGAAGAGAAAGGATCGATAAGATGGCAAAGCGCTTCAACCAGACAGACGTCGACAATGCTGTGCATCAAGCATGCATAATTGCATGCGTCAACGTAGGCGATAATCCTTTCAAGCTTGACACAGTCGAAGTCTATGAAGGCGTCAAACTCGACACGTCTTATCAAATGCTGGCGCCTGGCGTAAGCGTCGCTAACGCTGTACATACGTTGCCGAGAACTGAAAAGCGATACCATTGGGAGAGCTTCATCGATGAGATCGAGCGCTTCGTGCACATCCAGAGAGCCTGTCAAGCAGCTGGATTGACTACGCGTTCAGGTCGTCCTGAATTCATAGTTGCACAGTGTGACTGGACCGAGATCGATCTTGGTGACGGCGACTTCGAGTGGAGCCAAGGAGACTGGCATGCACTTGAGCCAAATCACGCTGGTCTTCATGACTTCTACGATGAACGGATATGGGAAGTGCACAAGGTCTTAGACGAAGATGGTCATAACCATCCAATCATTGCAATGCTGAGGTTACGATCATGAGAACATCATTTGTTGTCACAGACATAGCTGACAAGATGCACGTCATAAACGTGTCAAATGAATTTCTGCCTGGCAGTGCTAAAGACAATGAACAACTTGTCTACAACATTGCAGTTAGCCGTCAAATCAGACCTCTTAGGATTGAACGCGCGCAATCCGTGCATGACGTTGATGAGGCTGTGATCTCAAGCGGATCACAACACATTGAATATCAGTCTGTTCCATCACATGGGGATGTCGCTTCATCTATGATTCGCGCGTCACTTTCAAGAGAACTTTTGCATGAACGCCAGTGGGGATAGCAAGATGGATTCAATCACCAAGTACACTGAACTGTCGCAATCACAAAACAGTCACGCGCCAGGCATCTATGAAGTCGAAGATTGCATGATCGTGAAGCTTAGAGATCGATCAGCGTTTAAGATACCGCTGGAAGAGTACATTGGAGACGGTGGTTGCAATTTCTTCAGCAATCATGAATTGTACGTGATGCATGAAGCTCACATTGGTAATTTACGCATTCATAGAGTCTTTCCAAAAGAAGACATACTGTTTGTTGGCAATCCGCTCAATCCGTATTCGCTGTTCGCGCGTGAGTGCTTCGGGTTAGCCACGGTTGTTCCACAATCAATACAACCAGTTGCGATCGCAGCCAAAGTAAATGATCCATTCAATAACGAACTGCCCAACGTCTTTCGAGAAGACTCGCAGTTACTTGCTGATCTTCAATTGCTTGTGCGGCGTCAACAGCAAAACGCAAAGACAGTGCTCGAGATCTTTGGCGAGGCTTGCACGTCAGACTCAGAACACTACAAGACGTATGAATCTCAAGTAGAATCATTCAGACGAACTGATAAGCATCTAGAGGCAACGCTCGCTGAACTGAAGTCAAGGTCTCTTGACAAGCTTCGCAAGCAGATCAAAGAAATGGAGCTGAAACGCGAGCGAGAAAACAATATGCTTGACGTGTCAGAGCCGTGCATTCTCGTTTCACGTGCATGGTTGTTCGAGCAACTTAGCGCGCTCGCAAAGAGCAACAAAAGCCAATAGCTTGAGCGCCAGCGCATATGATGAACTCTGGCGTCGCGTAGACGCCTTCATGAAGCGCACTAACGCTTGCGCTATATCTGACGGCACTTGTTTGAACTACCGACAAGGAGACTCAGAAAACTTCTGCTGCACTGAATGTCAGCATCTGAGCGCTATTGGCTGCATCGCAAAGAAGCCTCTTACTTGCCGCGTATGGCTTTGTCAAGCGTCTGTAAACGCTCTCAACGACGATGATCGCGCAACGTACTTTAAGTTGTATGACACCGTCTACAACTCACCGTTCTTTATGCATCGTACGTCAAAGACGCAAGTGATCGAAGCTTTGAAAGGCTTGATGACATATGAATGTGACAGAACTAAAACTAGGTGACATTGCAGAAACTGCAAGCTCAAAGTATTGCTGGTTGTACAATCCTCATCTAGAATCATGGATGTTTCACAAGATCGATGTTCAAGAAGGCACTGCTGTTTGGTTCACGCTCAACGAGATCATGTCTAGAGACGCTATCATCACTGGAAATGTTCTCGACTCTTGGCGTGGCGCTATAATGCGCAGCAAAGCAATGCACCCAGAATTGAAAGCCTAATGACATGAATGAGCAACCAACTAACACCAGCGCAGCGCAAAGAATGATGCAGCGCGATCATTCCAAAGGTGCTTTTGTACGCGGTGGTGTCGAAGTTCTCGACATGCCATTGAACGCATTCTACGAACCGCCGATGTACTGGGAGCACGGACCTGCGCGAGAGCTCTACGAGCGCGTCGGTAGCATGAACTACGTCGAGATCTTGAAGTATTTCATTTGGTTGATGCAACAAAAGGTTCATCCAGATCGCGCGCATGAACCAATTATTGTCACGCTTGAAGATCAATTCGTTCAAAGCGTACGCGATGGGTTCTTCGGTGCTTGTCTAAAAGACGGCGACCTAGTTCTCCTTAATGCTAGTGCTGGATTATGGGCCAATTACTACAGATTCAGTGTGAAGCCACTTTCATGTTCTGTGACAAGCGGCCACTTCGACAACGCGATTCCGAAAAGATCATTAAAGCCACTTCATGACGGAGACGCTAACCGTGCATATCAGAAGCTAGTTCAACTTGGTCAAATCATGTGGCGCGCAGCTCGTGCGCACACGCTGCTGGACGATAGCTGGATCAAGCCGTCAATTGATGAATTCCGCGCTGGCCGATCTATCGTATGGGAGACACGTAGCGTCATTGTCCAAAAGGACTTTCCAACGTTTGTGCAAGAAGTCAAATAGGAAACAGCATGGCTAAACTAACTTTGCCGCAAGTGCCAGTTGCCGAATACTATCGAAACGTTGTCGTTGGTGACTATGTGCTATATGGCTCTGGTGGTTATCCACACTTCATAGAGGTGATTGATTCGCAAGTCGTTGATGACGTTCACGTCCATGCATCACTGCGCGGCAATATGATCCAGCTTGATGGATTTGGCGCGAACGCAAAGATCCTGTTCAAACTAGACGAGATTGCTCTCGTCATCAAAGGCAGTACTCAAACCAAGCAAGGTCGATCCGATGGTCCAATCTAAAGCAGCTGCTCATTTCCGTAAGCGCTTTGATCTTGCTAAGAGCAATGGCTTCGTAATGCCATTGATCGTCTTAGAGCATCGCAAGACTAACGTACGAGCAATGCTGAAGATCAGCGATTCACGCGTGGCTGCGAAGATCCCGCGTAAACTGAAGAAGCGCATGCTTCATGGCACTGGCTTGACTTGGTTTCGCGTATGTCTCAACACGTTCTTGCGCACCGTAGAAGACTTCCTTGACAAGAGGCTTGACAAGCTCCACGCAAAGGCAATCGATAGTATGCTCCAACAAGAGGACGATCACTTGCTGAACTTCATGAAAGCTGCTGCGTTTGCTGTAAGTGATCAAGAGCCTATTGAAGTACGAGGTCACACTGTCGTCGAGCCTGTCGCATACATCATGTGCCAAATACCATGACTTGGAGATAAGCAGATGGACAACTCAACTGAAACTCCGCAAAGCAATTACAAAGGATGGACGATGAGTCAATACAATGCAGGCCTACACTGCATTGTGCGCGATGAGAACGGAAAGTTCGTTTTAGTTCCATTCAGGAACGCTCCACCAGAGGCTCAAAAACGCTCTCTTGCAGCGTTAGTAAGAGGCACTCGAGCATGAACAACGAGCTTGCATCAATCATTGGTGATCAGATCATGTCAACAATGAAGCGCATTGGCTTTGCGCGTCTATTTTTGATATACAGTTTCTTTCAACGGCACCGGCATATCCTGACTTATGCTGCAGCTAAAAATATTGGCTTTGCGCACAAGTTAGTGATGGTAACTCCAGTATTCATTGACATAGACCTATTGTCAATCGATCATGAAACCGTGACTAAACTCGATCGCGCAGACATCAATGCTGTGACGTTTACACAACATGGTCAAGTGATCGACATTCCATACGGGTACATTAGAGATTGGTCTGGTCAAGGAACGAATACTGAATTCATCACTAGTGGCTTTTATCTATGCGGGCCAACTGACGAAGACGTAGAATATGCCTGAAGATTCAATCACAGCCTTCCGTGGTGAGTACCGTTGGCTGAGCAATTTCTGGCGTGTCTACGTCGTACTTGAAGGTGTTGTGTTCCCATCAGTTGAGAACGCATACCAAGCCGCCAAGTTCATTGACGGCCGCGAGAGATTCGTCAAGATCAGCGAGGCAGCGGCAAAGGAACTAGGACACGCGAATCCACCTAGACAGAACTGGGAAACGATCAAAGTCTCAGTCATGCGTATGCTGTTAGCTCAGAAGTTCGAAAGCGGAACTGAGCTTGCGCAGAAGTTGATCGCAACTCATCCGAAGAAGATCATCGAAGGCAATACCTGGAATGACACGTTCTGGGGAGTTTGTCATGGCAAAGGCAAGAACATGCTCGGTAAGTTACTCATGGAGCGTAGAGACATCTTGCGATTGTCTGCGTCAGCGAGTGATCTACAAGCCGAGCTGCAGAAAGCGTGGGAATAGTCATGGCTGGAAGCCTCATTATACCAACGCGCAAGCGTAAGCGCAAAGAAGCAGGGCAACGTCAGTTCGCTGTCCATGACGACGTCGGCAAATGGCTCTGCAACGTGTTAGCTATCGACAAGAACGAAGCTGTCGTTACCGCAAAGAAGAGTCACCGAACAGCTAGACACGCAATAGCACTTGACGTGCACGAGAGGAACATATGCTGATTGGCATGAGCGTCATTCACAGGCTACTTAAGAACGAGATTGATACTGTCAATATCCCAATAGCCACACCGATTACGCGCACTCAAGACGATTGCGATGGCGATTTGAAAGACGCAATCAGCGTCACGATCATGCCAGACGGCGATGTACACTTGCGATTCCTGAAACCAGGATCGAAACGATTCAGGACGTTTGTCGGAGGTGGTGAGTCACAGAGGACTCGACGAGCACTCGTCATTTTGGCAGAGGCCATGCGTTTGGACAATTTAGGCAGGAGTGAGACATGACAGACGAAAACAAGTCAGAGATGTACAATCGCGTATATGCCGAGCTTAGCGCAGAATTCGAGCAAACAGCGATTGATTTGCTCAAATGGCTTGAAGACGCACGGAAGCATACTAACGCGCGTCAGCAGGCCAATGTCTTGACGACCAGGCTTGTCACTACAGCCATCGGTTACTTTAGTCGCCAGATCTGTGGTGTTGATACGCCATTGCATAGCTGGTCAGAAGCAATTGCAGTCATTATGCAACACAAAGACGCAGCGAGCTTGCAGAGTGCTACAGCTAGCTCTGACGAGGTCGTAGCAGACGTAGAACCTACCGACGTGACTGACATCGATGAAGGTCACAAGCAGAATCACGTCATACCATTGCGCAATGCAAGTGGCAACCGTGAATCGAAAGATCCGCTAGTGCTCTTCTTGTACTTGTTGATGCGCGACAAGTTGCCAACAGGTGAAGTCGAGCAGTTGACGATCAACACGCTTGAGGCTATTCCAAAAGACGGAGTGCTGTTCACTAACGGCTTCCTTGTCGATTACGCAACGAACATCACCGAGCGCTTGCAAGATGCGTCTAAGCCAAAGCCAAAAGCCGCTAAGACTTAAGTAGCTACTGCGATACCAAAGCATAAGAGAATACAAGAAAGGCCCTGCCGGAATCGTCCGACAGGGCCTTTTTGCATTTGTGTGGAAAGCGTCGCAGCAATGATTGAATGGATCCGCGACAGCGCCTCTTGTCCCCCTACGTTGCTGCCAGCGTGCCGCTGCCAGTCACGCTAGGTGCGTACGTACAAGAGGACGTGTCGTATTGTTGGATCAGTAGTGGTAGCGATTGTGGACTTGACGCATGAGCTTCACGCGCTTCGGGTCCTTGCGCTTATGTAGCTTCTTGCGCAAGGCCTGCTTGCGGCGGTATGTGCGTCCAGCTGAGGTCTTCAGCCAGCGAGCGTGAAGCTTGCGAGCGCGCATGCGCTCACCGATTGATTTCATATGGAACGGGCCGCCGACGATCACGGTCTCGCAGTTAGCTGCAACGAGCTTTGCGTCCAAGAAGTCGAGCACTGTCGAGTACGCGAAATTCGTGGTCGCGTCGTGCTTGACGTTGCGGCCAGCAGCCTTCAGCACCTTGGTGCGTAGGTCATCGATGGCTTCGCCGCGCTTGACGAGCTTGTCGAGGAACGCGTCATCGCCAATGAGGCTGTCATCATCGACGTCTTCGCTGGCCGAGTCGATCAGGTCATCAGCATGGTCACAGAGCCAGCTGACGCGCTCATCGGATGTGAGCATCAGTAGATCGTCGACGTTGTCGCAGTTCTGCAGCTTCTTGATCGCGTTCTGCAATGCAGCGGGAAGATTGCTACGCATCTTCGCGGCGTGAATTGCCTTATTGACATGCTCGAGCATGTCTTGGAATAGGCTAATGGCGCTCTTGACGAGCTCCTTCTCGGTCTGTGACAGCATACATGAGCTCCTATTTGAAGACAAACCAGTCTTGGGTGGCCTACTCGGCCGTACAATAGGAGTTATCTCTAACTTTAGCTATAGACACAAAAAGAGGCACCTAGCAATTAAGCCAGGTGCCTCTATTTGACTGAGAATCAATCAACACGTTCAGCCGTGATGATTCGCTCAATCGTCGGCGCGATTCTCGTAGCGATCTTCCTTTGCAGTTCGTCACTGAGATCTGCGCGGACAAGCTTAACGGCTGTAAGCACCGTAGTAGCTAACGCAGAACAATCAAGTTGTTCTTTTGCGCGCCGCTTGATTATAGTGTTCCTATGTTCTTGGACGTGCGCTTTCCTTTGATCGCGTTTTGCGAGTTCGAACGGATCGAACATCCCGTCCACGATCAGCCACTTTCGGCATGAAGGATTCGAGCCGTCAGCATAACCGATTGCTTTGATGAATGAAAGCGTTTTGTTTATGTCATCACAAACGAACGGATCGTTGACCAAATGATCTTCACTCGTTCGCCTGTTGACATTGCCACAAGCGAGAATCGAGCGCTTGTCTGTCACAAGCAAATATGCCATGTACTCAAGCGACGCCATATGATTGCCATTGCCTTTGTTAGCGCCTGCTCGTATAGCAATGATCGTCACAAAGTAATTATCAGCGTCAAGTCGGCGATATACTTTGGCAAAGCTGTTATTGAATGGAATGCGTTGTCCATTTCTAAAGTCAAAGCATGGTCGCCATATTTCTGACAAATCTTTAGCTGTCGGCATTTGCACAGCAGCAACTATGAGTTTGTCATTCTGCGTCGGCTTACGCGTAATTTGTACTACCAGTTTTACTGGCTTTACGGACTTCGTTTGTTTCGCGGTCATGGATACTCCTTATTGATGGACGACAATGTGAATAATCAAACTTGATCGTATGTTTATCGATCACTTTCATGATCGCATTGATACGTGCTTTGCTGCCAGCGAGATACATCGCAAACTGTCTTGACCACTGCTCATGCATGCCAGTCACTGGATTAACGAATGTACCGTTCAATAGCGTAGTGAATTGACTAAGCGTAAATAGACTAACATCAATTGGCAATCTGATGATGCTGTCGTCTATTTTACCTTTTATGTCAGACATCGCGCATAAAACCAACGCATTATTTTCTTCATTTTGCTTAAGGCTAAGCGCTTTGTCATATGGTTGCGTACTACCAACATTTGCGTTAGCTACAACTTCAATTCTCGGTCTGAAATTGTTATCAATAATCTTGCCTGTGCTTTTGCCGCCACCACCTTGCATTCGAATTAGTATACTTGACATGTTAGGGTCGCGCTTAAATTCGAGCTGTTCCGCTATAACAGAGCCTTTAAGCTCGCCATTTTGGATTTTGTAATTGTGTTCGTATGATCTAAGAACGCGCTGCCGAAGCCCGCTCACAATATCCGAAATTGGTCGCAACGCTATTCCTTGAAAAATACGCATGTCCATGCAGTAACGCCCTTTCTTGACTACTCGTCAGAAGATTTCTTTACAAAGCAACGCGGATGGCTCTCGATTGCCGTCTTGATCTGAAGCTGCGCGGCCTCTATGATACGAGGGTCAACAGGCTTGCTCGCATTGGTCTTGAACAGCAAGCGATCGATTGGACCAAGCCCGATTGTCATGCGTCTGGTTCCGTCCGTATCGAGCCAACTGCAAACGAACGAGTCGACAACGAAGCGACTTGCATACGTGCCTTCCAGTTCTTCATGATCGGTCAACAGCATGCCTTGGCTCATCTTTGCAGGCCATTGCAGCGTGTCTGGCAGCCATGGCGGCATCACAAAGTTCTCGACGTCTCCACAAAGCATGGCAGCTTCGGCTGGTGCTACATTCTCTTCATCGACGTGCTTTGCACGTTCCTGTCGGTCTTCGATGGCGCGCAGCACTAACTTCGCAAATGCACTGTAGCTGTCATTGAGCTGCGAGATCCGGTCTCTCGACATGTCATAGACGGACAGTGCGTCTTGTCCACGCAGCGACACGGTCAACGCGCGATCAGGATCGACAGGAATCGAGACGATTGCATACGAATCATGCCCGACTGGAATCAGCGGAATGCCTGTGCCATCACCAGCGATCATGCGATAGCCAGCAACGCGCGGCCAACGCTCCAAGAAATCCAGATACGTGTCATCATCGGCCTTCGTGATCGACTCAGGCTGCTTGTCCATCGTTATGCGAGTGGCTCCTGCCCAACGCCGTTCGTTCCGTGACTTCTTGCTCATTTCTTTGCCCCATTCAGTTGATGATTTCGTGAATCTCGAATTCGCACTCGTTTGCAGCCCATTTGCTTGTTCAGCAATGTGCAGCATGTCACCATGTCGTTCCAGTTCCGCCTGGAAAAGCTAGCAGCACAATTTGCTCACCTGCTGCAAGCTTAAGCGCTAACTTAAGCATCTCTCTGTTTCTCAGCGGTCCTGCTTTCTTGTAGTCGCGCTTCCATTTAGCTGGTATGCGCGCGGCATTCCACTCATTGTCGACTGCCCATGCCAATGCTATGGAATCCGCACCCAAAGCACCACCGCTGACGATAAACGCGTCATCTTGCGTAAACCGCGTCTTGTTAAGCGTGTCTTGGATCATGCGGTAGGCATAGTTGCGGTCATTGTAGTCACGACCGCCGCAGACGATCAAGACATTCATCGCTTGCTCTCTTCAGCTTCAGCTGCCTTTGCTGCGATCAAGATCTGACGCATCCACTCAATGTCGACTTGCTGCGTGCGAGCCTTGCCTGGATCTTCACGCTTGAGTTGCTTCAATCGCGTGACCATCTTCATGCAGACGAAGTCAGACGGTTCATTTACAAGGTCGATGAGCCCCTTGTTAGACTCAAACTGCCTTTTGACGTGCCAATAGATCTCGTCAGCAGCGCTTGTGTCCATGTACAGCGTGATGTCACTGTGCTTGAAGCTGAAGGATGTTGTGCTAGACTCTTCGAAGCTACCTTTGTGCCTGTAACACGTCTCCATCAGCGCAATCGACTCCTTCAAATAGCTCATGTGATGTTCAGCTATTTGAGTCATGCTCGCTTTGTTTGACCTAGCAAAGAGCACGGTCCGATCATCAGGATCTTGCAGCTCAGTCGACTTGTAGAGCAATAGCGTGCCTGTTGCCACGTTGATGTCCAACACAATGTTGGTGGCTTTGTCAGCGAATTCGATGATCATTTAGTTCAACTCCAGTAATTCAGCTTTAGCTCCACATGTTGTGCAGACATAATGCCGTTTTGTTGTCACTAGTCCACTAACACCGTATAGCTTCCAACGATGCTTTGGTTTCAGCTTTTCGCAATCGTCAAGCAAGCGTTTCTCGGCATTGCAGAACTCGCAAAAGGCCTTTGGATTGCGGACGCCAATTTCTTCGATCGTGAACCAATGCACGTTGAACAGCGCATGGAGTAGCTTGCGGATCAATCCGTGGACGAACGAGATCATTGGACAAATTTCCAAGTCAAGAACGCCTTACGGCATTTAGGACAAGCTAACAACGCATGGAAGTCGCTGCGCGTGCCATCGTCGAAGCGCTCTGGATCTGATTCCTCATTCCATTTACGTACTGCTCTAGCTGGGACATAGTGATTATGCTTGTCTTGGTGTCTCACAACTAAGAAGGCTTCCTTGCCATGTCCAATCTTAGCTGAGTATTGGCAGTGCGGACAAGTATCGACGTCTTTGGCCACTGGCTGCGGCGTTGGTTCACCTTCAATGACTTCACAAGACAACGGATAAAGCTCTCTTCTATCCATCGTTATCTTGTGCGGCCGGCAACGTCCTTCAGCAGTCTCGCAGACAACTAGATTTTCGTTATACACGAGCTTGTTGACCGCGTAGACATCGCAACGAGGAAGTTTTTCAATGTTGCTCATTGTCCTTACATCACTACATAAGTAGTAAGTGTCGCCGTTTGAGCACTCAACTACTCGATGAGCATGGATCACAAGTTCACTGCTATCTTTGAACAGCACCTTGAATGATTTACCGTCCAATTTTGACACCGTCCTTTTGTTCAAACCAAGCTTGTCTGAGATGAAGATTATGCAATTACGCAAATCGCAGCCTATCCTGAATGGACAACAACGACACGTTCCAGCATTGATCGCTTTCTTCACTCTCGCTAACTTCGTGTCATCGTCCGTCGACATGCACGGATCCGAATGATGCTTCCTTCGCAATGAAGTTCTCAAGAGGTGAGACGTCAAACGCATCAATGAGATACGCAACTCCATCCTTCATGTACACGATCAACGGGTCGACATTGCGTGGCTCTTCAAATACGCGTACGTCAGCTGTCCAGCTATGAGCCTCTTCAAGCAGGAATAGATGTTTCTGCTCTTTAGACAGCATGCACGCGCCATAGCGATCGTCATCACCATGCATTTTATGCCAAGCTATATCAAGCTTCTTCAGCAAGTTTCGAGTCGACTGAGGAATGATGCCTTTGAATTCGTGCCGAAGTGTGATGATCATCCGCTTGTCAGCTTCGACAACCTTCTTGATCTCTTGCTTCGCTTCAACTTTTGTGCTTTCACGAATCAAGCGCATCAAGCCAGCCATGCAACCACTTGCAATGCAAAGCAATGTGCTGACTGTAGCTAACATCGTCCATTCCATTATTGCAGTTGCAATAGCACAGAACAAGCTCACTGCCGCAATCAGGACAAAGTAGTCAGAGCCATTTGTCAGCGCTGCAGCATTGTCGACGGCTTTTTGCTCTAGCTTTGACGATGTCTCTTGCTTCGTCTCATTGAGAAGGCTTGCCTTCAGTTCATTGAAGACTTCAGTTGGATAGGCCAACAGCATTTCACGACCTGAATGATAATGCTTCACTGCTGTCGACGCTTGACAGACACACAAAGACGTACCCGTGTCAATCTCGATCTCACAGATGTTGCCGTTGCCATATATCTGGTAAACAGCGAAAGCTGGCATGGTGACGCCATTGATTTTCTTCGTAGCGCTTTTGACGAAGTTCCAATCGATACGAGGGAAACGCATGTCCTCTATTTCGAGGTACGGCTGGACATCACTTGGCCATTTCAATTCAGGCAGTGCTGCTCTTTCTAACGGCGTCAACTTCAGCCGTTCTTGATCAATCTTTGTCAGTCTGTCCATGACGGTCTTTCGTTCATTGCGCCAAGCGTCAAGATCTGTGCGTGTCTTCGTAGATACTACATTGCGAAGTGTTGGAGCTAACGTTGTCATGGCGTGACCTCATCTGCTTGTTGTTCGTCTTCATCATCTTCTTTTGGATCGTCCATACGCCAGCGTGATCTGGCAGCGTCATCTTCGTCGGTTGGTCGTTGACTTGTACTGCCAACAATGACTCCTGCGTAAAACAGTAGGCCAGCAGCAACCATGCAGCCGCCAACGATCAAGAAAGTCATGCTATTGCTCCTTGTTGTGCGCATGCTCGCCTGAGCACACTTCTGACATTGTAGATTGCTCGACGATCTGACGGCGTGTTTGCTGTGATGATCGTTGCTCCAGTATCTGGATTGCGGAACTTCAAGTGCTTGTTAGTTCCATGCAGCTCAAATCCATTGTTGCGCATCAATTGCACAAGCTCTCGATTCTGCTTGCGCATGGTCAAACCTTTGCTTTCACAATGTTGTGCGCCCAAATATAGAACATGGCTGCGAACAGCTTAAGTCTCCACTCGCTACGGTCATAATGGACATCGCCATGCTTGATTAGGACGCCAGACGCGTCATCGCCGACAGTTACGATACTGTTGATTCGTCCAACAACGAGATCACCATTGACTGCCTTGACTAAGCACGGCGTCGTCAAGAAATCGATGCTTAGGCCTGCGCAGATGTTCTTCTCTTTGTGCACAAGCATCGATCTATCGAATAGCGAAATGCTTAGACGCGTGAAGCTTGAACCAGCATTTGCTGTATCAACGTGTGCCACAACATTTGATGACTTAGGTAGTTCAACTGTTGACTCGACGTTGTGCACTGGACTCGAGACACGCATTTTTATCTCGTCTAGCTCATTTTGGAGTTGTTTGCATACGCCGTTCACTTTGACGCGATCTGGATCAAGCTGTACTCCGTTTGTTTCGGCATTTATCTCAGCGAACCCGGGGATGATTGTTAGCATCGGTGTTCTGACGACGATCGGCTCGCGATCACGCGGCAGATTTGCAATTTTCCAAGCGTCAGCGTACTTCATGTTTTGTCCTCAGTCTTTGAGTGTTGCGCCAAGCATATGCATTGCTGCAAGCATGTTGGCAGTTTGCTTAGTTCGAGCTGCAGCCTGCATCTCTTTGAGTTTGTCCATGATCTTTGCTGTCGTTATGACAGACACGTCAAACTGGCCAAAGTCATGCTTTAGCGCAATAGCTTTGTTGGCAATCGTGACAAGCAACAGTGCTGCTTCTTCAAGCTCTCTGTCGTCAGAATTTGCCAAGACCATCGTCACGTTCTCGAACGCGAAGTCAAGCATTACGCCAAGCGTAGCGTTGGATGCGATCTCCAGTAGGCCAGCACTCAATGGTTCATCGCCCGCATCGCCTTGAAGACGCTCGATGACTATGCTGAAGATCTTCTTGATGTTTATTGCAAGACCAGAAACAGCTTTTTCTTGCTCAGCTACTTTAGCAGCTAACGCATTGTAGCGCTGTTCAACGCTGTCTGCATGACCAAGAATCGACGCAATGCGACGATCTTTGCAGAACTCGACTCGCATTGCGTCTGCTGATACAGAAGCAGCATGGATACCGCGCTTGGCGCAAGAGTCTGCGTAGCGCTTCACTGCGCTCTCATACTTTTGCAACTGCTCAGCGTAGCAAGCTCTGATGGCTGCAACGTTCGTGGCCTTGCGCGTTGCGACTAGCGTCTTCGCGTCTTCAATGAGCTCGGTCTTTACTTTCTCTAAGTCAAATTCACCGCTCTCGAACAACGCAACAATTGTCTTGGTGTTCATTGGATAGGTCTTCTCCTCTTGTGATTGAAGCATAGATTATGACGGCACTACCTAAAATTCCAGCTATTGCGATTAGCGTCACTACTATAGACGGCTTTGCTCTGGTCTCGTAGTTTTCCCAAAGCATCTTAGTCGACGCTGCAATAACGCAAATGCCAACAAGCGCATGGAATCCAGCGTCTAGTTGCGGATTCAGCATCAGTACATTCCGGCTAACGCTTGCTCAAGCGTCAAATGTTGATCGCTTGCGAATTTACGGCGTTCAGCAAGTGGCTTATAGCGTTCAGGTTTGCCGAGCTCGACAGCTACGGCTTTCACGAATGCTTCGTACTCAGCTTCGGTTGGAGCTCCATACACCTCACCTTGCGGGAATACTTCATATGGCTCAAGCCAGAAGCAAGCATCGCAACGCTCTCCAAGATCATTGGAGTCATCGCAAGCAGTACGCAATAGCTCCGAAATGCGATCACGCAGCTTGTCAACCGGCATCTCAATCTTCACAGCGAGTTGTCTGAGCTGTTCTTCATTGATCATGCGTGTTCATCCCCACTGTTGTAAATGATCTTGTTGAGCGGCACAGCGTCTGTGAACACTGGCATGCCTCCAGCGCGCAGTGCATCGAAGTCCATGTAGTTGATTTCCCATGCATTCACCAGCACAAGTTGCTGGACAGGAATGCCATCAACCTTGAAGGCATAGTCCCAGCTACCACGCAACTTGATCATCAGATCGCCGATGGACGCGGCCTTAGCCAGCATGTTAGAGTTGAGCGGCTGAGTGCTGAAATCACCTGTGTCAAGCTCGGCGCCGTCACCATTGGATGACCCATCAGTCTTATCGAATATGATGATGCCGCCCTTCACCGAGATCAAGTAGTTCTTCTCATGCATTGCGGTAGTATCCTCTGTTGATGATTTTGTTGATCCAAAGCGGTATTGTCCAACGCAGATAGAACCTCGTACCGATCTTTGGTCGGTAGTAGATCACGCGCCAACTTGTATGCGACTTACTTATTGGCCATGACACACCAAAACCTGTCTTAAATCCAAGAGTCGTAGGCTTGTGCTTGTCATCGCAATACGAGCATGCGCATAGCTCGTGATGTTGCTCGAACAGGACGCCAAACGGCAAAGCGCGCTCGCGCATTGGCGAGCAACAGAAGCGTCTCCATGATTCCAAGAAGCCTTCGATGTTCGCCTTGCCGACAGGGTTAGCCGAATGCACGTGGTATTCTGGAACAGGTCCATGCGGATGTCTCTGTTGCAACGCTTTCACGAACTTGAGTCCAGTATCGTCACCGCCAAGATCATGATCGAGACTCATGCACGCTGGCAAGCCATTGATGCGCACATAATCAAGCGCTTCAACGCTCGAACGTACAAGCACGAAATGTCTATTTGGAACATCTCGCATATCGTCAAGATACAGGTTATAGCTCATTTGTAATTCCCTTGATTGCGGCTGCGACATCGTCAAATTTGAACCATCCATTTTCGACAACGTCAGCACACGTGAATTTAGTTCCGTCTTTGAAGTCAAGCAGCGCGGTTTCGTCATTCCAAACGGTCGTACCGAGCTTGTTGATGATATCATGGTAGTCCAATGAGAGCATACCAAATGTGAATTGAAACGCGTCCAAGAACATCGAACTGAACATCTGATCGCGCCAGTTAGCGTCCACGCGATCAACGATTGAGTTGAGATCTATTCTGTGCTTGAACATGACCAATTGATCATGCAAGGTTATAGATCCAGGTTTTGCAATATACAGCTGATTAGGCTTAGTTTGGTCAGCGACAATGAACGGCATCGTTCGTGAGAAGTCACTTGTTGAATTTGCTCGGTCACTAACGCGACCAGCGTACCTCATATTCAAGATCGGGTATGCAATGCTATTTATGAGTCTTGGTCTGCGATCATCCCACATACGGTCAAGATCGCTCATAGCTTCACTCACGTTGACCATAGTAGTCATAAATGTGCTGCGATCTGTCTCGATCTTGACGTCGAGTCCTTTCAGCTTGCATAGATTCATGCCAGGCGTGATCGCTTGCTTCATCAGTGACTCAACAAAGTCTCTGCCAGTGATCTTCTCGAACGCACGACCTCTCATTGAGATACCTCCATCTATAAGATCCTTGCAAAGTTGCGACGTTTACAACTTGTTAACGTCTGTAGACATCGCTGTCATAATCACGTCTCGCGTAGACTCGTCAGCATCTGTGAACATATTATGTAACTGCCTATTGTTGCTCATTTCTTGAGCAAGATCCATGAAGCGCTGATCTTCCATTGCAAGTAAGTTGCCTAATGCAACGTCAAAGTGACCATGGTTAGCTTGTATTCCAACATTGTATGCGATTGAGCCAAGGTCCATTACGTACTCATGATTCATCACAATTGGAGATTCAGATTGAACGTCACTAAGGTTGACAATTTCGTTTTTGACTTGGCTAACGTTTCGCTTTATCCGCGCTATGTAGATGCACTCAACTAAAGCCGTCAAATCAATATGCCCATTAGTGATCAAACGCAATAGGCCGAACTTTTCTCCGCTAGTACGAATCAGCGCAGCTGGCTCACCGATGTAGTCGATCACAGCATCGTCAATCACATGGTCGACTCGCGCATCAAGTACGAGCTTGACCATGTGAATTATTGCACGCAACTTAGCAGACACAGGTAAAGCTTCGATGAACTCTTCAGGACTTAAGTTCAGACTCACGGGTTCAATCAAGGTCCGTTGAGATGACCAGCTTGTCATTGCACCGTGACGTGATCCTGACGCGCTCCATTCGTCCTTCACATATGTGTCGTAGCCGACAGTCAACTTGCCGTCGATCAAAGACACGATCCCAATTGGAATGCGTACGCGATCAGAGATGCCGAACCAGGTCTCAAGATACATGAAGCTAACATATGCATGATCGTGCTCACCAATTTGCTCACGATCGAACACTTGGCGAAGCTCATAAATTCTGTCAGACTTCTGCGGTGGAACTATGTCACACTTAAGTCCAAGCAATTCAATTGGCTGGCGCTCTGAGCAATACGAAATCGCCCTATTGAGTTCCCAACCTGTTGTTCGTTCAGGCATGTGTCTAGCCATCGAATTGCCTTCCGTTTGCTTGTATGATCAATTGCTTGTACAACTCGATCTCGTGCCTCAGCATCATTTCAGTGTCTCTGAATTTTAGTTGCTGCCAGTTACGCATAAAATCAGTGATAGATATGTTGATGCTCGGTGCAATCTGTTTGCTTTGTTGAATGACGCCGCTACTAACAACGTCACGCTTGTACGCGGTCAACACGAAACACTCACTACGGACGCATGCGTCGATCCATGTCTCATAGCGTTTTGACGGTGAAGTCCAACTTGCACCTTCTACTGTCTCACAGTGCATGATGTGCTTCATAGTCGCTAGGCACGCGTCATAATATGTCGCAAGACCATCCCGGTCATAATCGATGTTGAGCACTTTGTTCATGCATTGCAGCATCAAATAACCAAACCCGCGAAAGATCTGGTCGCGCTTGAGTTCAGCTGTCTCTTCCAAATTTCGTCTAATCAGCTCGATCGATTCTGGCATGTCATCATCGCCACGCATAAGATTGCTTGCCAAGCAACCGCGAGTCTGGCACCAATAGGCCATGCTATGTATGTGCATAGAATGCGGACCATCGCCAACCAAATTACGCGTAAGCTTTCCTTGTCGCTCACTAAATTTGATATTCGCCGACGCGTAAGCTTGGACGTAGCATGGCAATATCATGTATGCTATGCTACTAACTGGCGGAATGATTCCATCGTTGCCTGCTTTAGCATAAAACCATTCAGCTAAGCTCTTCTCTATGTCTGGCTCAACATACAACGGGATCTGTATTCCACGGAAGTTCACGGTCTCGATTTCGCGAAGCTTGTTGAGTTGCGAACGCGTTTTAGCGAACTCATCGACTTCATGCATATGTCTAGGCATATTTCAAAATCTCCGTTGTCATTGCTTTAGCGTCGAACTCGCCATTCGACACAAATTGTTCAAGCATGAACGAGTTTGGACGCCGATGTTTGACTACATACGCAGTGTCACGATCGAAGTACACGCAACTACCGTTTTTGACAAAAACTGTATTATAGCCAACTCTGACTTCATACTTGGTTGGGCGAGCTAAGTCGCAAAATAGTCCTAAAAGATGCGTAGCCATAACATAATCGATTGCCTTGAACTTAGCGTGATCTGGCTGCAAGGCAATCAGATCAGCAAGCGAACCGATCTTTGTAGTAGGATCGATTTGGTCCAATCTGCAATCGTCACGATTGTGCTCTTCCCAGTACACGCTCGGCATGCGATAATCTTCAACCATTGCAGTGAAGCCAAGAATTGGAGTGCTAACATAAGTACGCGTTTTAGAAGCAAGATGTACTGCATAGTCATTAAAGCACGTTCGCCAATCATCACGGATCAATATCATGCCGTCTTTGCGCGGCGCATTGAAGAACGCATCAAGCGTAGTCAGGTCACCTACGCTGTACTCAAGCTTGATCCCATGCAGATCAATCTCGACTTTGTCTTCACGGCGATACAGCAATTTTCGGAACAGCTCATCGCTTTGGTTTTCAGCCATGCGCCGCGTCATTCTTTGATCCCAAGAATATGTTCAATGATCGTATCTATGACTTTCAGCTGCGCAATCGAAAACCAGATTGTGCGATCACTATTGACTTTCCACGGCTGGTTGTCATTTGTGTGATCAACGCATAGGCTTGTTAGCCAAATCCCTGTTGGTACTTCACCTGCAATCAACTGACCATCATCATTGATGTTGTCTACGTTTGACAGCCATGGCAGCATCTGTCCATTGCATTGAATTGCAGCGCTGATCACGTTTCTCACAAGGTGGATTGCGACGCGCTTCTTGAGGTATTGTGGCATCTGATCAATTACTTCTTGCGCGCTAGCTGCCATGTCAATATCGAATGCAGCTTCATGAGGATGCGCACTAGACGCAGCATCTTGTTGCGATGAAGATATGTCATAGAAAACGCGCTCGTCATCACCTCCAAACACGAAGGCAAGGTGATCATAGTTCTCACGCGTATTGGCTGAGTTGAAACCAACGGGACGCCAAGATTCAACAACTGCAAATCTCAATGCAACACGAGCCACGTCCTTGTATCCGTGATTCTTCCAGCCAGTACTGTGATATCCGTCTATTTCGATGCTGCATGGCAGTCCATAAAAGCTCAATGGATCGTTTTTCTTGCGCATCATCTGCCTGATCCATTCATCTGATTTCATCTTGATAGGCTCTAACATCGCGCGTGTCATGCTGTGTCTCCGCTCATATAGTCGATTTCAACGATTCCAGCTTTTTCGAGTTGTTCCATCACGCCTTGTATCTTGCTTTCGATCAATCCTGGATTCTGCGGCTCACATCTTATGCCAGCAATAGCGAGTCGTTCAATGACATAGTCAAGTTGCAATGTGTGATCACTGAACAACTTAGCTAGTTCAAATGTTATTTGAGGCTTTGATCTTTTGGCATAGAACACGCCTTCTTTACGTGTGCTAAGCTCAAGTTCTTTGATCACATCTCTGACGCCTGGCAGGCCACGCATAGACGGCGCTGCTTGCCAAATAATTTGCTTAAGCAGTAAGCCAAGTGCGCTAGGTGGCAAGTCATCTATGATCTTTTGCGTTGTCCACGTTGTGTCAACAGGCTCTGTAAGCCGATAATCTTTGCGCGGATACCGCATAAGAAGAGCATCACGCTTCGACTCATAAATCATGAACGGTGTCTTGTAGCGTACGCTGAACTCACTGTTGTAGCACTCTAAGGTCGCGTAGTATTCAATCTTGAGCCACGCCACTGCATATCTCAGAAAGTGACCATCATTTTCTTCTTCATCGACGTCACCGCGCATCGAAGCCATAGCTAACTCTGATGACTCAAGTGTAGCGTCGAGCCCGAATAGCTTCAATGGCCCATGCTGCTCCAACTTCAATATGTATTCATATGCAGTTGGCGGTGCAACAGTTTCACACGCGTGCCTAGCCACTGACTTGTGCCTGATGAGCAGCAGCCATGACTCGGATCTCGAAGAGGCTATAATCGATTTGCAAGATGTCTAGAGATCTTCTTGCTCCATGGTGGAAGATTGACCGAAGCGGCTGTGGTAGGTCAACTGACCGATCTGGAACTTCACAGGCGTGTCTTGACATGGTACGTGCTCCCTTCTCAATTTGTAGATGTATTTGCGAAATTGACGAAAGCTTAGTCGCCCATGAGCTAACAGCGCTTCAACTGGTATCTCATGCAGTTTCTTCGTGTAACCGTCACGCCAAAGTATTGTGCTACGTCCGTCACAGGTCTTCGTGCCAAGCATTCCGCGTGTCATACACCTGTTTTCAGAACGCAGCCAGATAAGGACGTTGGCGGCCACTGCTGGAATGATGAGATCAGCATGGTGCTCAATCACGTCTTGCCACGAATTGAACTGGCTTGCGTCAAAATCAAATTCTTCAGCTTTGTCAGTTTCAGTTATCGTGTTGCCAACGATTGAGTACTTGCGTATTGTGATCTTTGGCTTATACGTGTCTGAGCATACGTCAACCAGTGACATCGATCGATAGCTTTTTCCGAACTGCTCCAATTCGAGCCTTATGCTCATGACACCAGTTCGTCTAACATCTTTGCGACGTTCAGCTGTTTCTACTAGCTCGTTGATGCGCTCTTCGACTGACTCATTCACGCGTGCATCATGGCTCATGTCATTGGCTTCAACGTCATCGTATGTAGGAACCACGCCACATGACTTGACAGAGAAGTCAAGACCGAGTATTCGCACAATGCCACTTCGCAATTTGTAAGCCTTGCGCAGTTGAGCGTGAGGATCTATCTCACGCATGTGCCTAGCCATTTCGGAAGCAGTATGTTGTTGCGAGTCTTCGGTTGCGTCTGAAATCGCTACCGCAGATCTCAGTCAATTTTGCTGATACAGCATTAGCAACGTCAAAATCGATTTTGCCATCGTTCACTGGTATCGCGAGTCTTTCTGCGCACCTTTTGAAATCTCTTCCACGCATGACAAATTCTGCGTTGTTGTCATCTTGGCTTTTTGCATAGCAAGTGCTCTCCAACGTTTCGGCGTCGCGCGCGTCATAGAGGCATCGATATAACACAGAGCTAAGTATGATCTCGCCATTGCCGGACGTATCAACATCGTTGATCAAGTCAAGACATAAATCAGCGTCTTTCATCGTATACACGTGTTTCAAACCGCGTGATGTTAGCAGTTGTGAAACCATAGTGTTTGTCATGCCGCGCTCGTCCAGCGTTAAGTACTTCAACAGCGTTTCAGGCGTGTTACCAAATTTCATTTGATCAGCTAGAAACGGATGCGCTGCATGCAATTTGTAGTTGTAAGCGTCAGAATTTGGACAACAATAAGTTGTTTGACCGCCTACTGACCAATCTCTTGGCAATGCAGAAATTAGACCTGCAACGTCATGTATTGGACCAAGCAATCTCCAGTTGATGAGTCGCCGTGCTTCACCACGAGTAGTCAAGCCAACTACTAAAGCTTCAATACTTTCCTCATCAACGTCATAGACGCTGAACAATTCAATGTCGATACCGCAGAAACGCATGATAGGACGATCTTTGACAGCACGCACAACATCAGTTGCTGTTGTGCAATCTGGATCGTATTGCTCAGCCATTCGTCTAGCCATGTGTTAGCTCCACTGCTTTTTCGAATACCAGATCTGTATTGAACTTACCATGTCCGTCTGTGATGTCATCTATGCTGTACTTCAGCTTCATACGAGTGTTTTCAACGCGTATGACTTCGTCAAGAGACTCACCAGGCAGAATTGACGTCATAGTGTTGAAGCAGAACGGGCCATCTCCACCGCTTAGCCAAGGTTTTGCTAGTTCACAATCGTTTGAAAGGCGCACGCGCAGCTCCTTTATGAAGTCTGCACCAAGTATGTACGTGGCTGAACGCTCGGGCAAGCCTGCAACCAACGCCGCTAAGCTTGAAACGCATTTGACGACTGAGTGTTCGCTCGGATCTATTGCTTGGCAGAAGAAAGCGCCTTCTTGGATGCGCTTTGGCGCCGATACGTAATAGAAACGTCGGTCACATGCTGAAGTGAAGATGAATTGCTTGAATGGTCGTGCTGGCTCGCCTTTCATTGTTAGTGTCAAGAGAGGCTTCCACGCGTCACTGCCACGCGGAAACAGCATACTAGCTGCTGTGTCTTCAACAGCGAAATTTGAGAGCGCATATTGAAGCATTGTCAAGTGACTTGACGAGTTGACATTGTAGTCGACACCATGGAGTTTGATTTCTTTGCTTGCGATTAGCATGTCAATGATCAACGCTGCGTACTCAATAGGATCGCTGGGTACAGTGTTGCGTTCACATGCATGCCTAGCCATCGTTGTCGGCTCCAAGCAGCTTCAATGCACTAGCGATGTTCGATCGCAATTGATCATTGCTCGAGATGAGCACACCTGTGCTATGCAATGATCCAACAAGATCTCGCAACGTGTTCTCAAGCTGCTTCACGCGATCGCTATATGCTTGCAAGGTACGTGGCGGCTCGAAATCGATGTTGAAGATGCGTCTACGAGTGTCTTTTCTTGACGCAAGCAGAAACTTCTTGCTGTCCTGGTTAAGATCACCGACCAACGTCAATTGACATACTGCGCTTAAGCTTTCAAAATACTCACCATTGTTAGTGAATACGATGCGCTTGGATCCATTGCCACTATTGATCTGGTTGAATATCATTGAAGCAGGATTGCGTACAGAGTCAAAATGAGCAGCACTCTTCAAGTACGGAAACAGATCAAGGTATATGATGATCCCTTGAGCGCTTGCGCGACCAAGCAATGGGTTACCTGGGCCATTGCCATCATGCGTCACGGACACGTTGTGTAGGCAAAACACAGACGGATCTATGCGTGTCCGCCAGCGTCCAGGTATGACTAAGACGCTACGTGACTTGTCTGCGTCAGCATAAGCAGTGATAAGCCATGATGCGAATGAACTGAACAACGCAGCATTGCTCTCAATTCCAGTCAAATCAATGACCGTGTGCTGTTGAAGCGTTCCAAACATGTTTTCAAGATCAAGCATTCAGTACTCCAAGTGTTAGTGAATCGCCCATCGCGACTATTCGATTTCTACCGCGAGTTTCGCGGGTGATGAAATTCATCTCATCAATTACGATTGTTGGATGGTCTTCATCTTTGTCATGCGCTTGTCCATGAGCGTCACGTCTCGCTCGTCTTTGCTGCTGCGCGTAGTCACCAAGCGCGAACATCGATTTTCCGGCACCTCGTGAAATGGTCATAGCTCCAACGTGCTTGTCACCTATGACCTTCATGATAAACTCTGATTGACGCTTCTCTTCACGCGCAATACCAAGTTTGACGACTTCAACTGCTGCTCGTGCAGCATCACCCTGCAGGTTGCCGTCAACTAATAGATCCTTCAGCATCCAGCTATGCTTGTTCTTTTCTTTGCCGCCAACAAGTTCAATGAATTCAATACGTACATCGTCATCATTGCTGCCAACGTGAGTCAAGTTCATAAAGTTTCGTACAACATACTCAGTGCCCTTGATTGAGTAGTTAGTCAGTTGATCTTTCTTTGCCAAGTATGTGAACAAATAACTCAAGTAGTTCTCAAGTATGCTCAACTTTATGCTCATTGGCAACTGGTCTGTCTCTGCTTGCAAGTCGCTCGAACGCACAGAGTGCATTGACGGCATATTCATTAAGCGACTGCCAATAGGCGCAAACCACATGCTACCGCTCATCGACTCGACGTTGATGAAAGGCTCAATGACAGGTTGCCCGCCAATTTTGATGATCTTGCCGTTCAACGATAGTGCTGTAAGCACGAACGGGCGCATTGACGCTTGCATTGACAGATATGGTACGCACGTTTTTGAATGCTCAAGCCAATTGACGATGTTTTCTATGAATGGCACGTCTTTCTGATCTGTCATATACGCGTAATCGATCCCATTGAACGGTGCTTGTGAGATCAAACAGATTTTGACGCCACAAAGACTGATGAACAAGTTGTCAGCAACCTTGCGATCAATACTGCGGATCACTGCGTATTCATCGACTTCGTGCATATGTCTGGTCATACGTCATTCTCCTGTTTGTCAGCATACTTCAGTTTGTGTTGGCAATAAAGCTCAACTAACTTTGTTGGTGATACCGCTTTGTCAACTATGAGATCATCAAGCGGCACATACGTTGATGACCAGCACTGTTGTTGTTGATCAACATGAAACCTCAACACGTCCGATGGATTATTGACTTGAAACATCGACATAGTCAGCGGTTCGGTTTTGAGGATCAAGAAATCCACAGTGTCGAGCTTGTCATCGCCAGCTAGACACTCATAATCATTCTTGTGCACGCAAACGCCATCGATCCAAGCGTCAACAACTGCTACCTTAGCTATACTCATTCGCGTGCTTTGTGGCAGCGCATCAACAAAGCGTTGCGGCGTTGTAGCGGTAACTAGTGCGTCATTGACGACAAAGCAATCATCAGCAACTGCCGACGTTAGATACAAGCGCCGACCTAGCTTGCATTCTAGCAACAGCGATCCGACGACCAATAAACTGCTTTGATGAATAGTGCCTGCTGACAAAAATGTCTAAGACGGCTATCGTCTGAGTAAACCATCATGAATTCTATTCCGTAGATTTCAACCATGTTCGACTTACTGATCGCCGAAACTAGTTGAATCCACAGAGGTCTTTGCTCATACGCATGACGCGGCACCGGTCACCTCATCGTCAAAGTAGTGGACCATGCTATTGAATTTCAGCTGCTCAACAAATTTTGTCGTAGCCTGTCCCGTGGCATCTATGATCTCCAAGTCATTTATGTTCAGACCATGAACACTCGAGTATCGCGTCGACAAGCTAAATTCGCCTTCTAGTGACTGCAATGTGAGTATTAGGTCGCCGTCGACCTCACCATGGTTGATTCGACGATGTACGGCTGTTGTCACTATCTTATGCAAAACGCTAGTGACGATCTCAATTGGAAAGCTGTCGATCACTTGCTGTGCGTTTGAACCCATGAATTGAATCACAATGCTACCAAAGTCATGCATTGCCGTGCCAGAGTCTTTATTGACGTTCAACAATGATACTGCATGTGCTTTGTTTGGCCATGAGAGCGTCAAATAGTCTGGGTCGAACATGAGCTGCTGCGGATCTGGCGTTCGACGATCTGGCATGTTCCATGGACCTACGTGTGCACGTATCTTCAAGTCCTTGGCTACCATCAAAAATTGACGGCCTAAGAACGTTACTGGTTCTGGGCCGTCATTTACTAGACGTCTTAGCATCTTTGCGAGATGCTGAGCAGGATTCAGTTCTTCATAGGCATGTCTTGCCACTTGCGCTCCTTTCTATTGCTAATAGTCATTTACTCAGTCGCAAGTTTACGCATGGTTAACGTCTAACATTTTGAATGAATCTTGTAAGATCTTAGCAATTTTAGCATCGTCAATCTCGTGACCAGTCACAATCTCTGCGATGTCATCAACGATCGCTCTATGTCCATCAGAGCTGATCAATGTCAAGTCGTAAGATTCATTGTCATCACTGAGATTCACGACTACTCGTCTTTTAGCAATGCAACCAGCAACGCGATAATAGCGAGCTCTCATCAGCACCTTTAGAGACTTCAATCTGTCTGTAAGCGGTAAGTTGTCGATGTAGTGCTGCAAACCAACAGGTGCTTGACTAGGCCGGCCTTGCACGGCGTTAATCACAGCCGACTCGAAAAGCGTTGTCAATGAACATGGCATCGGCACACGCACAATTGTCGACGTGGTCAGTAATGTACTGTCGGCTAAACAGGTCCAGCCAGGTTGCAAATAAAAGAAGTCACCAGAATTGTCGAAACCAATTCGGGCGCCAACGCTTATTCTGAGCACTGTGTTAATGCCAAATAGTCTTACGATGCAATCCACATATTGAATATACTCGAACTCGTTTGTCATCACTGGCCCACGTCGAAACATGCCAACGATGATTTGGTCGATCATCAGTTGCTCATGCGCGTGTCTGGCCATTGCGTTGCCTCCTAGGCTTCGTGATCCTAGCGATGATAGGAGCGATCTTGTTTTCGTTGATACTGCCGTCGCTGATGACGTCACTTAATTTCACTATTTGCGACTTGAGCGTTTTGTTGAAACCAATGATTACACTACGGCTGTATCCAACGATCGTACTGTTACGCGTGTAGCAGACACTGACGTATTTGTTGTCTTTCACGCCCATCTCTTCGATGCATGCTCTGACCGCATGCTCGATTAGATCCACTTTGATTTCGCTCAACACATTCTTGATCACGCTTTTAGCGATGTTCAACGGATCAACTATGGTGCTAGTGAAAAGATAGTAGTAGGCGTCATCTCCTTGGTGAAGATGAGCAACATCGACTCTGCCACGCCAAGGAGCTGCGCTTGGAACAGCATACAGCAGACCAACAGGATCCAAACGCAATTCAAAGATGATGCCGTCCAGCTTGAACTCTTGACCAGCGCATACAGCGCGTCGCACGCGCGAGCCGTTAGTTAGTGGTTCATACGCGTGTCTACTCATCTTCGTGCAACCTCTCGCGGTAACTGCCAAGCACCCACTTAAGAACAGCCTCACCATCGATTTTGCTATTCACTGTGATGTCGGCTATTTTGACGTTTGTTCTTTCTATGTCAAAATGCCTTTTGTAGCGCTTATTTGGTGGCAGCCATAACGCAGATAAGCTTAAGCGATTATTGCACCATACAGAAAAGATCAAATCGCTATGCACATACATACTATGCGTGCGCCTAACAGCTATGGAACTTGGCAGTTCATCGTTGAACGGTAGCAAACTTGATTTCACGAGCATATCAATGATGCTTGACTTCGTTGGGCCAGGCATGCCATTCGTCAGCTGCATCTCATCAGTTGCAGTAAAGGCATACATTCCAGTGGCAGTGCGCGAGTACACAATGTCATTGCGCTCATAAGATTCACGTGCAATGTTGATCTTTGACAATGATTCGGGATCATGACAGTCAATCATCACACGTCCAAAATCATGCGTGGCTTCTTCACCATCTTCATTCATGAAATAGAATGGCTCTTCATGTGAGCAGACTAAGGCATTCAACCCACAAATTTCGATTGTTGCTGGCTTGCTGACAAGTGATCGAGCCCAGTCTATAGGTTGCATTCGTTCGTACATGTGCCTAGCCATGTGATGCAGTCTCCATTTGTTCGCGATCATGCAGCATTCGAGCAAGCACTTGGTCACTAACTTGCAAGGTTTGGAATGGCTTCAAAGTTCCGTTCATTTGCATAAAACTCACAACGATTTCTACTATGCCTGGCACTTCACATGCGTGCCTAGCCATGAGACATCAACCTAGCTGCAGGTGGCCTGATCTGTATAAGTGATTCGGTGAACTGTTTGAACATCTTCTCAGCATCGACTTGCCCAAACGTTGACACTTCGTCAAACGCGCACCAAACTCGCGTGCCGCCGCGCAATCGCTGAACATCAGGTACTTCACAACCGTGTCCAGCCATTTGAGATCTCCTGTCGACGACGTCTTTCTTCCATTGCTTCATTTATCCATTTTGGTGACAAGTCATAGACTCGTATCATGCGCCCGTCATTGCGCTCAATTGTCATGACATTTTCGTCTTTCACTTCTGCGCCGTGTCTAGCCATTTGGCAACCTCCGCTTCTTTGAATTTGTCAAAGCATATAAGTGCTCGCTCGAACAGGAAGTGTTCGTCAAGAGCGCCGTCTTTGATGCATTCATCTAACTTACAAATAGGCATAGGCATGATCATGCGTCTGTCACTTGTCATTATCGCAAAGCCGATCAGCAAGTCATGACTACTTAAGTTGTATGTAATCAGCGAACGCAACAACGTATCACGAGAAATGCTGGTGATTTTTTTGATGCTAGATAAGATGTCGTAGCGCGCGATGATTGAAGATCTGACGTGGCAACCGATTACGTTAGAAATCAAGTTGTCAGGAGCGCAATCAATCAACTCTTGCGCGTTAATGCTGGATGGAACATTGACACGATTAGACATGTTGTACGTGCCAGCGCCATCGTCCTCTGTCGAATTGAATCGTGCAATAACGCTTTCACCAAGATCATGCCTGAATAACCATGTCACGTTGAGCCATTGACTGTCCGCAATTATGACGCGATCTTCATCGTAATCTGAGCCACAACGCCTCCACACTTTGCCATTAAGTCCATGCATAGTCGCGTCTATTGGACAAGCTAACGCGTTCATCCAGCGAGTCATTGGTTGACACTGTTCGTATGCGTGTCTAGGCATGGGTAGTATACAGCTTTCCAAATACAGCTTCAATCTGGTCTTTGGTTTGCTGCTTGAACGACAAGACCAAACGCATTATTCTATAGCGATCGAAATCACCATCACGCAACAGCGACGACAATGGAGCGCTTGCTGTTTCGGAGACGTTGAAGTGCGTGCTTGTCGCGCCAATCACAGCAAATTTTACATGCAACGCGTCTTGCGCGTCTTCACTGATGACAACGTCCATCTTTGAGACGCAGTCACTCACATAGCTACTACGCCGAGACAAATCGAACGTTTTCACAACGTAATCCTGAAAGGCATATCGCAGCAACTGCAACTTCTTGGACTTCGGAAGTTCGTCGACAATCTGCTGTGGCTCGCGACAATCCAATGGCTGACGTATACTAGTGAATCGGTCATTGCCTTCACGCCAGTTAGCCACAAAGTAATCGCGAGAACTCAAATATGATGTGTCAATAATCAAGCTCTTGAATGGGAATGTCATAAGCATGTCGCACTTGTCTTGATCTGTACCAGGCACTCCAATGAGCCAATCGAGCCTGAGCACACAGTTGACTCCGCAAAGTTTGACGTGTTGCGGTGTAGCAAGGCACTTCACTTGATCTTCCCATATTTGTCGATGTTCGACTGCATGCCTGCTCATGCTTGTGCTCCAACGCGTTTGTCTTCGACAATTAAGCGCTTTTCAAGTAGTGACAGACTTAGCAATTTAGGCAAGTTGAACTTACCGTCTTCGCACACGTCAGCAATAGTGATCACAGCAACACCATGATGCTTGACATAGTCACTCAACCTTCTTGTGATATAGCATTCTTTGAGGTCACAGCTGACAACGATTGACATCAAGCCAAACGTGATCTCGTATCCGATCGATCTGGCGTACAATATAAGGGCGTTAGTCAAGATCGACTCGAACACATTTCTGAGGTCAGTCGCAGGTATTGCGTCGACCAATGATTGAAGCGACGAGCTGCATATTGCATCAGCATGTCCGTTGATGTACTTAGATGCGGCGTCATGCTGGTAGATGAAAACATCGCTCTCGTCATCATACCAAGCAATAGCACAACCGTACTTGTTTTGACCGTAGCTCAACGCAAGACGGTCAGTCGTCTTAGGAACGAGCTCGTCGAACTTGCGCGTTGCATCTGCATTGAACATGCGTGCGCTCAAATCAATCAAGCCAACGTGTACAACGTTGTTGTGTTGGATCATTTTGAGAAGATCTTGGTATTTGAGCACTTTACCGATCTCGCACATATGTCTAGCCATGTCCGATTACTCCTACCTCGTCAGATGGCACTGTTACTCCAGCAGTGTTGAATCCGTTCAATGTAAGCTGCTCAAGCACATACTTGTCAACGCGCTTCACGTTCTCGACTAAGCTAGACATTGTACAGATTTTCTTGGCGTGGACAAGCACATCATAGTCACCGTTGCGCCAGACTAACTTTGTGAATTTGTTGTCGCTTCTTACCATTCTTATGTTCGGCAGGTCGAGAATCAATGATGCAACATATTCAACTATGGTGAACAAAATCTGAGACAATGCATAATAGTGTTGTTGCGTGCCAGTGAATTCATCAACAAGATCTTGAAGTCTGCCACAAAACGCTGTTGGTAATTTGTACCAGCTATTCTCAGAACCGGAACTGAACAGCTGCATGTCAGGTTGGTATGTGCCACGACAAATTCGCGCTAGCGTGACTGATCTCGTAATGAACTTAAGAGGAGCACTAAGATCAAGATTGAGCATCGCAACGCTAACCGGCATGATATTGAACTCATTGTCAAGCATGCTCACTTGCTCTTCACCAGACATACGAGTCATTGTGAAGAATGCACTGCTTACTGTGGCATCAATTCCGCAAAGTTTGATCGACAATTGCTGGTTGCCGCGATCGAGATACTCCACCAAGCGATCACGTGGACTGACTCGTTCTGTCATGTGTCTAGCCATTACAGCAACCTCCGCGTATGATGCAGCTTCCAAATTTCGTCGTCTTTCACAGCAATGATGTCTTTCAACTTTGCCTCATCAAATTTCACAGCTTTAGCAGCAGACAGCGTGATGACGTCGACTCGACGTTCAGCGCTCGCGTTTGTCATGACGACAAAGTCTTTCTTGACTCGACGTATATGGAATCTAGAGCCTTCCAATGAGTACGCCAGCACATAGTTGAGCAGCATTCTAGCTAACAGCGCGTCTTTGTCTTTAGCGCTGAGCTCATTCAACTGTTGCTTAATCACGTCCTGTCCAACGACCAGGTTGAATGGTTCTAAATCGCATGCTGGGTCTACGCGCCCGAACACGCGTCTACCACCATCAAAATTCGAACCATATAGCAAAGTCACCACATCGAATTGGTCGTCGGACGTTGCCGCAACAAACGGGACGTCGATCGACGTTGCAGTCTGTGTGGTCGACTTTATTGATGCGAAGAACATTTCAGCAAAGCTACTGTAGCTCTTCCAACCGTCACGCGTTGTAACTGCATTGATCGGAAAATGAGCAGTGCTTGGATCAGAGCAATCGTCTAGTACGAGCTCAACTGTTTCTCTAAGATTGCTATCGACATATGTAAGTCTCTTTGCCGCTGAAGTAACGATGATCGGCAATCCATCGATCTCTAACTCGACTGGATCAGCGTACTTGATGAGTGCTTCAGCAAGCATATCTCGTCCACAAGCCTTTTCAGTCATATGCCTAGGCATGATGCCTCAACAGTTTCTTGCGCTCCAATTCAGCGCGTAAGAACGTGAGCGGATGCTGGTACGACGCAAGTGTTCTGACGCTGCTGACAACTACATGCGTTGAAAGGAAGAGTGCAGCATCATCATTTCCAATAGGCTTGGCATAGCAAGTTTTTGTTCCTCCATCTTTGCAAAAGTTAGCGAGTGCTGCCAAGACGCATTTGCAACCAAACCAGAATTTGGTCTCATTGCTTAGCATGTCAAACGCTTCTCGTATGCTATTGACGGATCGATATGATACTGCTTGCATCTCAATCGTTGATGACCTAGCCCAATCAGATGCTGTTTCAGCGTTCATCACTGCGATGTAAAACAAGCCAGATCCAAAGTTTGTGGCGAGGAAAGAATGCCAGTCAGTTGGAAGACGCTTCTCGTCCAAGCTGCCATCTGTCAGTTGCGCGTCACCGAGGTTGAACATCATGTTGGACGACGTGTTCTTTGCAAAAGCATATGCACTCTTCACAACTGTTTCAACATTAACGCGACATGGACGGACGTTCATTTGCAGATTGCCGAATAGTGGCACGCGTTCTTCTTGGCATTCGAACACTCGTTTGATCTGGTCTTCGAACGTTACTTGCTCAGCCATGTGTCTAGCCATGAAGTGGGCTCCAATTCCGTATCAGTTCATTGCGTAGTTTAGCATATGGACGATCTGGCTCATGTATGATGCTTGCAACGTCACTAACAATGACGCTACCCTTTTGAGTATCATACAGTTCGATCAATCCGTCTGCGTTCAAGTGCATTCCAATGCGTTGCGGTACGTTACCGCATGCACCACCGAATTCCTGAGCAACATACATGTTGAGCTCATCTTGGTACTCGCGTGTGATGAACATGTCTTTGTGACATTTGCTCAAGCAATTAAACGCGTCTTGTATCGACTGCACTTCTAAATATGGCACAAGCTCACTGTCATTTCTTGTAGCATACATCCAAGCTAGCGCACTTGGACGTCTTAGCGCAAAATGCTGTGACCTATACGATATGCCGTCCACTGACAGCAGACCATAACGACTCAAATCTTGTTTGGTCACAATCCTGTCATCGCTTGAAGGCCACATAATATATGATTCAATAATTGGCCTGCTAACTTGGTCAGGCATGTTCACGAACATCTTACGTTCTATAGGCTCGCGTTGATTGAGCGACGTGTAGATCTTTATCTTCAGCTCTTTGTTCAACTCGAATGTCTGTGGTTCACTATTGTGTAGGACGCAAAGACAATGGAAGAAGCTTGGTCTAGTTTCAGTAGCATGCCGACTCACAGCAGATCTCCTTTGTTGATGACGTTGTTAGAACCAGCGTTCAACCTCTTCAATATCTATCATGTGATTCGACACCAGTGCGCTGAGCATTATCTCAGGTGAGACGAAGAGCATCTCTTCAATGAAGCAGTGAGCGACTAGTCCAATGTCTTTTCCATGCGTGTTAGCAGTCAGGCGAGTCAAATGTGCTTGCCTGACTGCTTTGATCCGCTTACCTTCATGACCAATCTTGCTGAATCTTGATCGTCGCAAAACGCCTTTGACCATCTCAGTAGCAACTATGCCTTGATGCGCTTCTGACATGTCATCAATCAACTGCTGTGGATCAGCGCTGTGCATGGTAAGTTCTTCGTCAATCATTATCATGTACTCGCTGCTCAACTTCTTGTGGCCGATCATGACGTTGAACTCATTGACGCGCTTCAATCGAACAGCATGTGATAACTCCAAGTCACTCTCATCGCCTTCGTACACGTTTTCAAATGTGTCGATGACCATAGTGCATTCGATGTCATGGAACATCACCGTTTGCTCTTCACGCAAGTTGCTGGCCAATCGCGTCCAGCACGACAGTTCTTCTGGCATATGCCTAGACATGAGTACGACTCCATTGACGTACAAATTCATCGTAGAATTTGACGTACGGTTCATCAACCTCATTGATGATCTGTGACACGTCACTAATGATCACTTCTTCACAGGTGGAGTACGTTACGTCTAAGACATCTTCATTTATGACAACATTCAAAAACGTGCGTACGTCATTTATGCCGCGCTTCACTGAAAGATCTATTGCGAGTCTAAGGAAGAACTCGCTCGTGATGATCACGTCTTTGGTTAGCTTACTCAAGCACTCCCAAGTTTGTTTGATGGATCTGATGTCTTTGCACAACACGCTTTTGGATCCTTCAGCAAACGGATAAATCCTGGCATATGCGTTTGGCGTTCTCAACAGCATCTCTTCTGAAGCGAGTGATTCACTAGATGCCATCAGCAAGACGAATCGTGACGCTGGTCCTAATTCTGGATCAGTTCTAGTTTCGTTGGTTGTCCACGTTGCCCAGCCGTTGACTATTGGATGATGCAGTGTCTTGGATGTGTCTTGTGGGTACAGTATGTCATCAATAGATGCTGGAGTAGCGCTAACGCGCATCTGCAAATCACTGTTCAATACGAATATCTGCGGATCGCAGCGTTTGATGTCACATAGGCAATTGTAGATGTCATCACGATCTTCGAATGCATGTCTAGCCAACTGTTGATCTCCTTCAGTAGCAGTGATGATACCTAGTACTAATCACTATTTACACATTGCATTGTTTACGCCTGGTTAACAGCGGCCAATAGAAACAAAAGAGGCCGGCACCCTCATCGGATACCGGCCTCTTGCCTCAATTTGTGCTACTTAAGTTGTCAACAGCGCGAGTGACCGCATGCTGTACAATGCTGACATCCTTCTTCACGAATGAACGATGCACTGCCACACGACGGGCAGATGTCAGGCGCTGGCGTCTTTGCCTTTGCACGCTTACGCGCAGTAGCAGTCACTGCTGCAGCAAGCTCAGGCAAAGTAGATGGTGCAAGCTCACCAACCGTCTGCATCTTGATGATCTCTTCCGTGATCTCGACGATCGCACGAGAGACTGCTTCTGGCATCGACCGGACTTGGTTCTTGCCGAAGCCGACGGAGTTAGCTCCGCCAATGCCGTTGAACTGCTCTGCAATCTCGCTGAGACGCTCCATTGGCGTCATCGGTCCATTGATCTGCAATGCCAATGAGCAAGCACGACCAATACCCTCTGCCATCGACGTGATGTCTGATCCAGCTTTGCCTGCTGTGATGAAGATCTCTACTGGACTGCCGTTCGCATCGACGTTCACTGTGACGAAGACGCGTCCAACTGGACTTTCCTTTTCGATGGTGAGACCGCGAGCCATCTTTGGACGCTCACGCATCTTGATGATCGGCTCTTTCTTGTGCTTCTTGTCTTCAGCTTCTGCTTTGTCCTTGTCGCTCGGCTTCGTTGACAGCACCTGTTCGCTACGCGAACCATCGCGGTAGATCGTACCGCCTTTGCAGCCAAGCTTGTACATGAGCTCGTACAGCTCGCGTGTCTGGTCGACAGTGTAGTCGTTCGGCACATTGCATGTCTTCGAGATGCTGCTGTCGATCCAACGCTGCAACGTTGCTTGGACACTGACGTGTTCTTCAGGTGTCAGATCCATAGCACTAACGAACCACTTCGGCAGATCCTTTGCGTTTGGATTTGCAGCACGCCATTCAGCGACGATGTCGACGTCGATCTCAGTCGAACCAAGACGAGAATTGCGAGTGAACGTCCAAGCGTAGTATGGTTCAATGCCTGTGGACGTGTTCACCATCGTGCCAGTCGTACCTGTTGGAGCAACAGTCAACAACGTCACGTTGCGCAGTCCATTTTCCTTGATTGCCTTGCGCACGTTTGCTGGAAGGCGCTTTGCATATCCAGACTGCAGCAACTTGCTGGCGTCGAATTTCGGGAACGATGACTTCTCTTGCGCGATTGCGCTCGACATGAGATACGCTTCCGACGCGATGAACTCGCCAAGCTTGTCGACAAACTCGTTGCCGCGCTTTGATCCGTACGCTAGCTCAAGCTTGATGAGCATCTCTGCAAGACCCATGATGCCGAGACCAATACGACGCTCGTCGAGCTGTTGTGTCTTGATCTCGTCCATGAAGTAGTGATTGAGATCAACCACGTTGTCCAAGAACCGTACAGCATATCTAACAGCAAGTCCAAGACTTTCCCAGTCAACCGACTTGTTCGGAAATACGAAACGGCTGAGGTTGAGCGCTCCCAAATTGCAGCAACCATAAGCAGGGAGCCCCTGCTCAGCGCACGGATTGCACGAAACGATCGGTGCAAAGTACGCTGAGTTTGATTCCTTGTTGTAACGCTCGATGAAGAAGATTCCTGGTTCGGCTGAGGCCCATGCTGATTCGATGATCTGGTTCCAAACGTCACGAGCCTTCAACGTCTTGTAGATGATTGTCTTGTATCCGTTCGACTTCCACTGCTTGAGATCACCATTCCAATCGATGTAGTGGTCATCACCAGTGTCTGGGAACTCGAGATTCCAATCTGCGTCGGCTTCAACGGCCGTCATGAACTCGTCAGAGATGCCGACCGAGATGTTGGCATTCACAATCTTTCCATCTTCGCGCTTTGCGTTGATGAAGTCGATGATGTCAGGATGCCAGTCATTCAGGATGAGCATCAAAGCACCGCGACGTGATCCACCTTGTTCGATGAGTCCAGTCGTGAAGCTGTAGAGGCCGCCCCAGCTAACAGAGCCAGATGACCTGCCATTGACGCCTTTGACATATGCATAGCGCGGCCGTAAGCTTGACAAGTTGACACCAACGCCACCGCCGCGGCTCATGATCTCAGTCATCTCGCCTAGCGTATCAAGGATGCCACTACGGCTGTCTTTTGGAGATGGAATCACGTAGCAATTGAAGAGTGACAGCTGTTGGTCTGTTCCAGCTGCAGCTAGAATGCGTCCGCCTGGAACGAAGCGCCAATCGTCAAGCAGCCACTCGAAGTTGCGTGTCCAAGTGTCACGCTCATCTTCGTCTTCGACTGACGCGACGCCACGAGCAGTACGAGCCATTGCTTGCTCAGCTGTTAGCTCGAGAGGCTTGTCAACACTGTCCCAGTCTTGGGTTGTGGTCGTTCCGTCTCGGAGCTCGATTTCAACTTGCTTGCCGTAGCCATCATGCTTGACTACTTTGCCGATGACGCGTTGACGCGATTTCTGATCGACACAAACAAGAACAACGTCACCGGTTTCCAGTGATTCTTTCTTCGTGTCTTTCAATGCATAACGATCGAGGAAGATTTTTTCGCCAAGCTCGTTCATCGGGTTGCTCATGTGCGTTCTCCAAGTGGGTTCGATTTAGCTTGTAGGTTGGCTTGCGACCGGGAGTGGCCGCGTGAAGACAACTCGGCACAACCAAGGCGCAGAGTCGAGGTCAAATTTTGGTCGAATGTTTGAATTGATAAGTTGGAAGTTGGCTACTCACTAGGTATATTTACAATGTTAGCCTGGCATGATTCCAAGAGATCCACTGTAACGGCGCTTCATAGACTGTTGCAAGATGCGCAAGCGCCTGACAAGTTCTAGCCGTGCTCTTGGCGTTGTGTTCTCGATGAATCTCTTGTACTTCGGCGGCAACAGTTTCGCTTCGATCGATTCGATCATCAATGATTCTGGCGGAGCTTTGATGAAGAGCGCAATCTTAGTGCTATCAGCCTTGCCACCAATCGACGCTTCGTCAAGAAGACGAGCACCGCGTTGCTCGAGGATGTAAATGATCTCTTCGATGTATGCCCGTATCTCAGTTGGCGATCCATGATACGCTTTGTCGTGCTCAGGCGTCTTCTTCTCGAGGCCACGCGTACGCGTAGTTGCTGCCTGCTTCACGAACTTTGACTTCTTTGACATATAGTCGACAGCATGTACTATCTCATGCACGATCGAGCCACGATACGCGTCAAAGTACACGGTCGAGAACGGTACATGAGGCACGCCACGAGCATCGATCACGTGCTTTTGCATTATGGACAGCCGCACGCGCATATGCTCTTTTGAGAAACCAGCACGCACTGATTTATCATCGTCAGGCTTGATTTCGAACTTCAAATTCAATGGCACGTCAAGAGACTTGATCATGCCATGCGGGCCTTGCACATTACGTAGCACTAAGACTACAGACTTATCTTCAAGTCGCAGTCCGTAGGCGTCAACGCACTTAGACACGATCTGACTTTCGATTTCATGCGTCAATGGCGAGTGATCAAAAGAGGCACCGGCAATCGTTTGCTGGTCCATACTTGCTCTCCAAAAGAAAGAGGGTCCTGCTGCAATGCAACAGAACCCTCTAGTTCATAATTTGGCGTTAGCCCAGTTGGCTAGCGGGGATTACCATGTTCGACACAGGACGTGCTTCTGTGCTGAGTTCAGCAGCAGTGACCGTGTTGATCTTGATCGACTTCGGCGTGCTTTCAATAGCGTCTTCAGACTTGCGCTTCTCTTCGGCAATGCCTTGCGCAGCAAGTTTGCACTTGTTTTCGCATTCGGCGCGCACACTTGCAGGAACGTCATCGACAGTTGCAGCTTCACCAAGACGGCCCATCTCCTTGAGACGATCGAGAGCGTCGGCAAGTTCGATTTCAAGCAGCTCGGTGTACTGCTGTTGCTCAAACTCGTCGAGTGCTGTCTTCTTCGCCAGCACAGCGTCTTCAGCAGCGCGCTTTTCAGCGTCGCGTGCAGACTTGTCAGCGTCCCATGCGCGCTTCCACTCGACGTATTCGACCGGAGGATTCCGTTCATCGAGCTCGCGGATGTTAGCCATCGCGTCGAAGAACGCCTCCCAACGAATCCAGAAGTTGACCGTGCCGCGAACGGTCCAGTCGAAGCGCTTGAGACCGGCCATGACGAAGTCGCGCTCTTCAGCAGTGAGCACGATGAACGTTGCGTCCTTCATTGGACCATCAGGGTGCTTGAGCTCGGCAAGCTTCTTGCGCAGCTCCCAAACCTCGAAGATCTTCTCGCCTTGCGCGATGGACTCGAGAGCGAGCTGAACGCCATACAGACCAGAGATCACTTCGCGCAAGACGCGCTTGACGACCTTCTTGTCTTCGACCACGTCGACAATGGCCTGTGCTTCTGGTAGGGAGATGATGAACTTGTTGCTTGACATCAATTGACCTCACGTTGTTTGTTTGTTGTTTGTTGTTTGAACCATGGCGTCTGCCATAGAGAGTTAGTCTCAAGAACTCACGCTGTCGGAAGTCCTTGATCTATGAACGGTGCAGTTCTGTCCTGTTGCGGTATGTGATCGCGTATCAATGCTTTCGCATTCAACCGATCAGCCATCCAATCAAGAGTCTGTTGCTGCTTGAACATATTGGTGTTGTAGCTGTCAGTGAGCTGTCGCCACGCGTCGAATCCAAGCGTAGGCGTTGTAGCAACCACCTGCAGCGTGAAGCTCATTGTGAACTCACCTGGATTATCAGCACTCATCGAGAACTGAATGCCGTCAGGCGTGAACCATCCATAGAGCAGTAGTCGCGGGAACACTAGCGTCGAGATGCCCATGACAATTCGATTCGCGGTCTGTTGCTGCACCTTGCGAGCGTCTTCGTACGAATTCTCGACTTGCTTGACAACGCCACTCTTGCGTACACGCCACTCATTAGCTAACGCGAGCATAGCGTACAAGTTCTGCACGCCGATCGGAACTTTGGCGGAGTACAATCCACCAACGCTTGCTTGCATATACTCGCGTTGACCATGACGATGATCTGCAGCCATCTCTTCAGAAGGTGGAGTCATTCCAGTATATTGCTGTGCAAGCGCGTATTGCTCTTTGGTACTCAAGTCGAACTGTGGAAAGATGTTGCCTGACGACAAGTTGAAACTCACTTGCATCGTGTTGTTCAGCGAACGTGTACGGCGTCGTCTCCAAATGTACATGTAGCCACAGTTGTTGCCAGCATCTTTTGCAACGCGCAATGGTATGTTGAAGTCAAGCTGTTCTGGATTGATCGTGAGCGCGATGTATTTCCCAGCGTCCATCCAGCTTTCGCACGAGATGATCCATGGATCACGCTGTACAACAGCATGCGTTGCGTCGAGCTTCCAGCCTTCAAGGCGTCTTTGGCTTTCGTCAACTGTGTCGGCCATTGTTCACCTAACTTAGATTGTTGTTCTGGTTCGAAGCAACGTCGCTCGTTCGCGTACCGTCAAGCCTGCTGAGCAGCGTTGCCGCATATTCAGCTTCGGCTGTTCGCCTGTACTTCTCGTCGAGCTTTATCTTTGCTGCTTCAGCGACTGCGTTCACTTTCACACCAGCATTCGACGTAAGTCCAGCAACTTGCTTGCGTATCCAATCAGCCGCAGACAGCTGCGTTGGCGCTTTGTCACCATCATAGATGCGATCGTCGCAGACTCCACTCGGTGTTTGCACAGCTGACGGCATCACAAACGAATCATATCGAGCAGTGCTGCGATACATCCCGTCCTTGTATGCTCGAATCATTGAATCGAATTGCGGCGCTGTGAGTGACGGATTCGAATCTGTGATCCACAACGAGAACGTCACATCAAAGTTGTTGTAATTATCGGCGCTCTCTGACCATTGCAAACCGCTATCCTCGAACAGCCCGTACAGCGTCAAGTTCGGGAACGCCAGAGAGTTAGTATTTACAATGATCCGGTTGGCGACGGAGAAAGTTTGTTTCTGTCCGCCAAGTCCAGTCTCGTTCGAGTCAATGATCCACTTATCGTTCATCAATGACAGCATAGCGTACAAGTTCTGCACGCCAACTGGTATCTTCGAATTGCCGCTATATAGCCCAACAGGTGATCCGGTCTTTGCAGATACCTTCACGGTCTTGAATCGTCCGTAGACATTGTCGCCAGCTTGCGAGTCACTAGGCTTCATCACGCCTTTACTCGAGAAGCCAGTGTCATAGTTAGTGTTCGCGTATTGCCAGACCTTCTGCTTAAAGGCTTGATTGAACACAGGCTGGATATTGCCAGAGTTGAACTTGAATTGGATGACAGGAAAGTCGAAGACAGAGTTCGTGCGCGTCCAACGCCGCACAGTCATGAATTTGTTGCCCTTCATCGACACTTCAGTCGAGAGGATCTTTACCGAAACTTCGAGCGAATCCGGATTTATGGGCAAGATGAGATACGCGCCAGACTTCAGCCAGCGATCTGATGTGATTGTCCACGCGTTGCTACGATCGTCTTTACCGACGAAGTCAACGTTGTTTGGATCTTGTATTTGTGCCACATGAACCCCGATGCAATGAGAGAAGGCCCAGGACTATGCCGTCCTGGGCCCAGTTAGTGGCCTAAACCACTTACTCTGCAGCGACGCTGAGCTGCTGCGTGCAGAGGCCTTGGACCTCTGCATTGTCATGGAGCTCTGTCTTCAAGAAGAGCCAATCGGCACGCTTGAGCGAACGAGAGTTGTCCGTGACCTTGTCGATCAGCGTGTCGCTGTCGATTGTCTTTTCCTGGTACTGCAGCACGAGGGCCTTGAGGAAGTCCTTGACCTGCGAAGCCGCAATCTGCTGCTCAGGCGCACCTGGCGTTAGATTGACAGTCTCGAAAGCAGGCTCCGACCTCATGGACTGCGGAAGCGCCACGTCGGAATCCTTCGAGAAGCGCGACGCTGTGATCTTCGCGGCCTTGGCGGCCTTGCGTGGATCACGAAGCTCTTCGAGCGCCTTTGTTGGGTCGACGAGGACGACAGTGCGGTTGTTGATGCTCTGGTCGAGATGAAACGATTCAGCGATCGACTTGTGAGGGACGACAGCTGAGATGTCCTGTGGAATGTCCGTGTTCTCGACGCGGAACGATTTCTTGCGGCCATCGGCCAGCTTGAAGTCGATCAGGATGACCGCGTTTGTCTTGACATTGTTCCGGACAAAGACCGGAAGTTCATGTTTCACAAGAAACTTGACTGTGAGGTCTTCAGGATGATCTATCAAGTGCTTGAGCGCAAGCTCACGCGATTGAAGTTCGTCATGAAGCTTCTGCATGGGTGACATGTTTTCTGGCATGGTATTTCTCTCTTGTTGGTTGTTTCAGTCGGTGAAATTGGTAAGTCGGTGAAGTTGTAAGTTGGTTCTCGGCCTCCTAGTTAGCGATGCCAAGGGCGTCATCACTCAGCTTGACCTTCAGTAGCCTGTAGACCCTGCTTGAGATCATGACTGGGTTTCTTAGTGGAGCTCGCAGCGACAGCCGCTTCACCTCACGTCCGATTCCTTTCTGAGTCACTTCCTTCCAGTAGTATGGTTGCATGCGTCGGAAGCCACAAGCGCTAAGCACCTGTGCTTGCTTTGCAGTGCAATCAGTTTGGATGATAAGCAACCGTTGATCAACGACGATGTAGCCCAAGTCAATCTCAACAGCACGTGCTGCAGTGATTGCGTTGTACACAGACACTGTTGCTGTCTGGTCTGGCTTCTCGATCCGTCGTAGAATCCGCATCACCTGCTTGAACTCAGGCGTGTCGAACTCGTCAATGTTTGTCAATGTAGCACCGCTACGCTGCAGACGCTTGAGCAATATCGGCAACTGAGCTTCAGTCGTGATTGGGAAGAACATGCTGTTGAACATCACGCGGTATCCAGGGATGCCCTTGATCTTCTTCCAAAGCGGATTGCTCTTTGTTGCTGGGACAACAAGCGTGATCAAACCGTTTTGGTCGCCAATCGCTACTTGCAATGTAGCAGGATCATCAGTTAGCTTAGCGTCACGCTGCACTGGTCCTGAGATCGTGCGCTCATTGTCGCCAGGCTCTGGCGCTGGCTTACGCACGCGCTCTTCACCTGTACGGCGCTGCAGCGCTGCATCTTGCGTTGTTGTGAACTGCTTCGATGCGCGCTTGAACGACATCATCAAGCGGCGATCATCATCATTTGGATTGACGCGATTGTCACTGATTGCTGAGTACACAGCGAGCACAGCCTTCGACTTCTTGAAGATCTGATGGAACTTGCCAATCATGACTGCTTCGTAGATCGTCGTCACAAGCGAGTTGTCGACGCTCAACGGGCGCTTTTCAAGGAACGTGGTCAGCTTCTGATCGAGCCCTTGCTTGCTAGCTGCACGAAGCAGCTTCACAATGCGTTGACGCATGATCGTCTCTTCATCGTCCTGTCCGATGTCGCGAAGATCGCGTTCAGCGCGCTGCTCGATCTCTTCCTCAGACACGCGGTTAGTCTGTGGGATGGACATCTCTTCTGGCTGAATGCCAGCAGTTGGCCATGGCTCGTAGACCTTGGATGAACCTGCAATGTCGCGATCTTCATGACGGATGTTGTCGTTGTCGAGACCATAGAACGTCAAGCGGACGGGCTTCAGTTCACCAGCGCGCTTTTCATCGCGGATGTACATGTAGCCTTGCTTCTTGGCTGCAATGACATACACGACCTTGTTCTCGATGCTTGTGTTGGGCTCACGCGGAATAAACGTCGGTAAGCCGTGGAACGTGGTTTCACGTGAAGGCTCGCGAATTTCATTGCGACGATCCAATTGCTTCCACACGAACTTCAGCGGATCACGATCCATCTGCTCTTTGGTATCGCATAGCTTGAGCAAGTACGAAGCGCGCCAGACGTTAGACATCTTGAGCTCGTACTCGTAGATGCTCTGGTGCAGGTCAAGCAAGTTGACGCTGCGTTGTCCGCTGCTGTACGTGTAATTGACCAAGTTGTACTCGCCAGAGATCTCACCGCTCGGTCCAGCCGTCTGCGGATTGACTGTGATCTCTTCGATCCACTTGTTCGAGTCGAAGTCAGACGAGACCTTCTTGTTGACGTTCTCACGCGTGATGAGTCGAGCTAACATAGCAGGCTCGAAGCTCTTCGTGCACAAGATGTTGTCAACGTAAACGTTCTTCGTCTGGCCTGTACGGAAGGCACGTGCGATCGATTGATCGAAGTCACCAGTGGTCCACGGAATCGTCAAGCGAATCACGCGGCTCACTGATTGCATGTTCACACCCTCTTTGATCGAATTCTCGACCGCACAGAGGATGAATGGCGACTTGTTGTTCGGATCGCAGAACGCATCGAGATGCTCACGGTGCGCAGCGTCGTAGTAAGCAACGTCGCGATCAGTGAACCCGTTCTCTTTCAGGATACGCACCATGTGCTGCGCGATCAATGCGCGGTCACTCATGATGACGATCTTGCCGATCTTCTCGCTCTCGGGTCCAGCCTGTTCTGCTGGCACAACGTAAGTGCCGCCTGTCGATGCGAAGTGCAATCGCACGCGTTCAAGCACCATATTGTCCTTGGGACCACGCAACAGGTCTTCGACGTTGAAGCTCATGCGTTCGCGAACGGTACGCAGTGCTTCAGTGAAGACCGGGAAGCGCTCAGGCGCCGACACTAACGCGCGAAGCGCCATGAGGCGTCCTGCAACAGTCGACGCTCGCATGTTTGTTGCAAGATCATTCGACTCGCTCTGCAAGCGTGCGATTTCGCGATCTTCGTCTTCGATCGTGTCGGTCTCATCAACGTCTTCGAGTCCGTTGTCGTTGTCGGTCTCATTGTTGATGTGACCACCAAGAGCTTCAGTGAATTCGGCTGGGAACTGTTCCTCAGTCGAATCCCAAAGCGTCTTGTAGATATTGTAGACAACTGGAGCCTCTTGCTCGAAGTTAGCGAAGAAGAACTTCTCTTCCTTGCGAGGCATTTGGTACAGCCACTCTTCACGGCGCATCGTGATGACGCCACGACGCTGGATGTACTGACGTAGCTCCTTGAGCTTGTCATGGTTCCAATCACGGCCGTTGTTCAACGTGTAGCGACGCTTGAAGTCAGCCACAGAACCAAGCATCGTCGGGTCAATGAACTTCACCTGGTTGAACATGTCTTGCGGCGAGCGCGAGATGAACGTGCCAGTCATGATGAACTTGTACTTCACACGCGATAGTGCCATACAGGCCTTGTGCGCGTAAGAACCAGTCTCGTAGTTGTTCTTGATCTTGTGCGATTCGTCAAGGAACACGATGTTGACGCCGGCTTTGCTCAACATGTCCTCGACTACGGGGAACATGTACTCGACCTTGTGATGCACCTTGCCGTTCTGGCCTTGGCGTGTCTCACCAGTGAAGATCTTCACAGCGCTATTCGAGTCACCGAGATAGCTGTATGCTGTCAAGATCAGAGTGTTGTCTGGTGCGTCCTTGATGCTCTCCATGATTTCATTCGGAGACTTCAGCTGCTTCATGCGCACGTTCTTGTTGCGCAATGTCACAACGTTCAGGCGAGCTGTACCAGCCTTGTTGTTAGGATCACGAGCCGTGAACTTCTTGATTTCGCGGTAGAAGTTCGTGATGAGTGCATCAGGCATCACGATGAGCGCGCGAGGCTTCACGCCTTGCTCACGCAACATCTCGATTCGACGAATGATGAGCAAGATGGAGATCAGAGTCTTACCACCGCCCATGTCGACGTCGAGCACGCCCTTGTCAAGCTGGCCAGCCATACCAAGTGCACGCACCTGGTGAGGCTTCAGTTTGAAGAACTCAGCAACGCCGCGTGAGTTGAGATAGCGACCAAGCCCAGGGAACTTCAGATCGAGGTCTGGATTCTCGAGTGCTTCGAGCTGCTTCTCGATCTTCTCCTTCGCTTCCTCATAAGGAGGGAAGTCGACGACGCTTTGCTGCGCTGCCATGAGCATCACGCGCAGTTGCGGGATGAACATGCGAGTTGCAAGCGACTTCAGGTCTTCATTGTCGTCTTCACCAATGAAGGTGTAACCGCGAGCAAGGGAAGATGCCTGTCCATCAATGACCGAGAACAATTTGAAGTACGTGTCGACCATGTTGTACAAGATTCGACTACCATTGTAAGATGCACGTAGCATCTCAACAGTGATCTCAATCAGGTCAGGCGTTGCGTTGTTAGACGCAGCAATCTGAGCCATGCCTTCATCTCGCAACAGGCCACGTGCCCAATCGACACGTAGAGGCTCGAGGCTGATTCCGTACTCATTGGCACTCGCCTCGTAACGAGAGATCGCGTCACGAATGTGCTTGCGCTCAAGCGCGACACCACGACTGTGCAAGTCAACGAAGTCGTAGTTGTTGAGTTCAGCAGCGTCATTGAACGTGCGAACGCGCAACTTGCCGTCTTCCTTCGTGTAGTAGTGGATCATCTTCTGATTGAAGTCCACGAACACAGTGCGACCGGCATACTTGCGCATGAGCTCAGACGAGTCAACTTCATCCTTCAGCGACTTCGGCAATGTGCCAGTCACTTCGAAGTCAGGGAACTCAGTACGACGATCGATGTTCTCGGCAACAATGAAGTAGCCTAGCGAGTTCTTGATCAGCTGCGATTCGATGTTCGGATCATTTTGAGGAGCACGTAGCGAAAGCTCACGGTGCTCAATCATTGGATCGCCAGTGCGTAGCAAGTTGTTGAGGCAACTTGTGCTCAGGTCATTGATGTTAGACGCAGTGATGACGAATGCGTCATATGTTGCGACCTTCAGCTCTTCAATCTTCATGCCAACGATGCCCCAGAAACCAATCACCATGTAGCTGACGACTGTTCCAGAGTTTGTGTTCGGCTTGAATTTGTAGACACCAAAGTAGATGCCACCAGCACAGCCATTAGATGCATCGCCGACGCGGCCGTTCTTGTTGGCTTCGCCCCAAAGTTCGATGGGGATCGTCCATTCAACCGTACCGTGCTCAGAGCCGTTCATGCTCTTGATGACGCGCAGTTCACCGGCGGACAACACAAGCTTCGGATCAGCCTTGAACTTGACAAGGTTGAGCTTGCGGAAAAAGCGCTGACGGATGTATTCAGAGCTTACGGCGTTGTCTTCAGAGTCATGACCCGTCGAATACGTGAAGTTAGCGCCCATGCTGATGCCAAGGCGCTCGTCTGCCTGGTTCTCACCTGGAGCAACGACTTGAGTCTTGCCAAGAGTGAAACCAATTGCAGCAGCCTGATGTCCATCGAAGAATGCAGCAACGTCTGACGCACTGCCGAACTTTGTGGTGTCAACAGCCTTTGAAGCGCCATGGACGATTGCCTTGTCGACTTGCTTCACAAGCTTGACGTCAATGCCATAGCGACGCACTGAACGCTTCTTGGACGCAACGTCACTTGAGCGCTCAGCATCATCTACGCCGTTGTTCTCGCCAGCAAGATCAGCAGCACTTTCGTCTTCTTCGCCTGCAGCCGGAGTGAGATCGAGATCTTCGATGTCTTCAGCGTCAACATCGACTGTGCGACGTGGCGCAGCTTCAACGAGCTGCATTTCAGTTTGCCGAGTGTCATCAACAAACGCAGTAGCGACGCTGCTAGGGCGACGACGCTTCTGGTGATGGAAGTCTGTGTCGACTTGGCCAATCACACCACTGAGATTCTCGAGCCAACCGATATCTCCAGGGTTAGCCTTGTTGTCATCCATGTACGACTTGAGCGCACCAGGAAGACGCTGCGCAACAGACCGAGCCATGAGCTTAGCACGCGTGAAACGATTCATGAGAGCCTTTTGGATCTCACGCACCTGATTGATCTCAAGCTGTGCTTCAGATCTTGTCTGCAGTTCTTCACGACGAGCAGCGCGACGAGCAGAACGAAGTGCTTCGCGCTTTGCTTGTTCACGCGAGCGCTCAAAGCGCTTCTTGTCTTTTACGCTCAGCTTATGCAAGCGCTCTGCTTCAAGCTCACGCGCGAGCTTCTCAGCGCGTGTTTCACGTACTGGAGCCACAGGCCTCTTCGGAGGTGCTTGCCGTGAGTTACGTACAGGTGCAGGAGCCGGTTTCGGAGCACGACGAGGCACGGGCACTGGCTTTGCTGGTGCTCTCTTTGGCGCGGCTTTTGGTGCTGGCTTTGGCGCAGGCTTTGGCAGTGGCTTTGTGCGCCTCACTGGTTCTGGCTCACGCATCGGTCTACGCGCAGCAGGCTTCATCGGTTTTGCTGGAGCCTTCTTTGGAGCAGGCTTTGGTACTGGCTTCGCAGAACGCTTCGGAGGTGGAGGCGCAGCACGACGTGCAGTGACAATCTTTTCAAGCGGCGTCATTGTTAGGCTTCCTCTTCTACTGGACGCAGGAATTCTGCAGTTTCTTCATCGTCAGGCTGGCTTAGGGCAACGGCAGTTTTCAGCGCGTCAACATTGATCGCGCTTGCTTCACGCCATTTGCGGAATTCATCGAAGCTCTTGAAGTCCATGTCAAGCTCTTCGTTCAGATAATCAAGCGGTGACTGTGGCTCAACGCCGCGCAGTTCAGCTTGTTCATCATACAAGTCCTGTTGCGATTCAAGACGCTCAGCGTCTGCGAAACGAGGAACAGTGACTGAAAATTTGCGACACAAAGCGCGAATCTCTGCGCAGAACTGCTGTCTGCTATCTCGATCATACTTTACAAGGTCGTCCTCGCATGTGCAGATCAAGATGTTAGCCAGCTCCTTAGCGCTGGATACATCGCTGAATATCTTTTCAGTCATGGCTGCTCCTGATTACTGACGTAGGCCGAGTTCGGCGTCGAGTTGATCATTACTGCGAAGGCGTTCGATTTGTGTCCCGCCTGCAGCGATTTGTTGAAGCGACGTTGTCTGGTCGTGATCATGGTTGACGATCACGACCGCATGAATCTTGTCATTGAACAACAGTCGACGATCTTGTAGCGACATCACCCACCACGCGTTCTTCATCTTTGGGAAGACGTAGCGCACGCCAGCATCATCTTCATATGAGTACATGCCATGCGTCAAGTAGCAGATGTCGTTGCGGTCGATCTTCTTGATCGGTGTGAGTACGAAGATGCCCGACGAAGGCGATCCCTTCGTTACCATTGAGTCAATTGATGCGAACCAAAACTCTTCGTCTGATGGAAGAATTCCGCGATATTGCGAATCAATGAAGCCGACTTTGCCAAGCGTCTTCGTGAGGATACGGTTCTTCGAGTGCGGGTTGTCGAGGTTCGCGCGAAACTTCACTAGCGAACTGACATTCCTAATTTTCCGATTGTCGGACATCATTGTATGGCTCCTGAGTTGTTAGTTGAGCGGCTTAAGTCAGGCCTTTGCTGGGCTTGTGACCATTTCATTTGTTGCACGAATTGAACCGAGTTGCGCGCTTGCACCTGCTTGTAAGATCACGTCGAACGCGAGAGTAAATCGTTCCCAAGCGGTGATGCGATGACGAAGCAACGGGATCTTCCAAGTACCTGCTGCAAGTGATCCATTCAATGAACCATCTACAACCGAAACAATGTTTTCACCAGGGCGCTTGACATATGATCGCAAAAACGCTTGAGATGACAAACCAACGTCGATACGGATGCAACTCACTGGGTCACGATCACATTCGACTTCAAGTTCATATCGCCAAGTTCGCGTTGTCGACGTTGTGGAAGCAATTGTTGTCCACATATCGTTGTAGCTTATTGAAGCTTCAGCACTGCTACCAATTGCGTTTTGTAGACTTTGGAAAAGTCCACGGCTACGGGCACTCGCAATGATACGTGAATCGCTTGCAACTGGAGCAGCTACGAGCATCTCAGTAGTAAGAGTTAGTCCCCCTCCTGGGTAGAAAATCCAACCAAGAACTACACGGAAATCATCTGCACCGATTTCGAGTGCGCCATCGATTATCTGCAATGATGGCTGCGCGTACAGCTGCGAATCCAGTTGCCAAACGATGGTCTTTACTGTTGCAGCATTGCCAAAGTCACCAAGACTGGACGCAACTGTATTTGCTTCACTATAGAATACGCCTGCGCCAAAGATACCGCTGTTCGCGCCGACTTGCAGTTGGCCATCAGTGATTTGTAGCCAAGGCGCTGATACGAGACCAATGCGTTTGCCTGCAGCAATTGCGCGATTCAGCGTTGTTGCATGCGCGTCGACATTGCCAACGAGAAATGATGCTTCCATTTGTAGCTTGTCCTGTTGTTAGAACGGTTGAATCACGTATTGATCATCGACAGTTGACGGCCGCACAAAGTAGGCAGCAAAGCCACGGCAACGACCTGAGATGACGAATGAGACAGATTCCCAAGCACCATCTATGAATCCAGCAAATAGACTTCCAGTGCAATCATCAGCAAGCGGCACAAGCACTGCTTCTGCGCGATCACCACTTGCGCGACGAATTACGATGCGCACTGATCCCTTCTTTGCATAGTTCTGGTCAGTGCCAAATAAAACCACAACAAGCCTTAGCCACTCAGCTGGATTGACGCGAAGTGGAATTTGACGTGACCGATAGCATTGCGCAACGCCACTTGAGTCTGCAAGCTTTGCGTCAATTACTGGCGTGTTGATTTCACCGCGACCATCCCAATCGATAGTATCAGCTGCAATCACTGTCGGCTGCAAGAAGTCTTCAGCCACAACAAGCTGCGCGCGTTGACCGAGACCAAGCGCGTTGTCGATGCCTGGCATCACTTCAGCTGCTTGCTGTAAGCTTGTGTATCCGTGTTTGCCATCGCGCACAACTGTGAGCACACGTCGCTCGTCGAGCACACTTGTTAGCTTGACACCATCCCAAAAGGCAGATGCAAGTTGAGCGGTCTTTGCATATGTTGCTTCTTGCTTCAGCATCACAGCAAATAGCGCAGCGCCAACGTTGTCCATTGCGTATTCAGCTGTGTTCAACGCAGTGACTGAATCGACGCTTGCATATACGTTCTTTGTGAAGTGCACTTGCTTTGGCTCTTCGTAATCGGCCGGCACAGCTGCATCGATCCAGCTGTCGACGTCAAAGACGAGAACCTCATCTTGATTCAGGCCGTTCACGTCCGTGCCTTCGATTCTGAACGCAACAGTCGACGCAGGATTTGGTGGCATATCTGTCAACGCAATTCCAACGCGTCCTGGAGAAGGAATGCTTGTGTCAATCTCGTACCTGACGTTAGCGCTTTGCAGCACTTCAGTGAAAGCCATCACTATTGTTGGATCGATGTAGACTTGACCGTTCGTTCCTGCATGGAACGTCAACTGACGAGGCACTGCACCGTACTTGCGTACTGGAACTGTTGTACGCAACAACGCGGTCTTTGCAAGGCCACCAGTGATCACGATATCATCGTTCGCCACAGCATTGAATGTCACCGAGGTGTTGTCGTACTTTTGCACTGAGCCAGTTGCTGTGCGGCAATACACAATCACAAGATCATGCGTTGGACGCGAGTTGATGAGCAGCAACACGTTCTTCGTGCCAGCAATCCAATCAATCGCGATCTCTTGATCACCAGCATAGGCACGGAATATGACGTTAGCCATAGTCGTGAGTTCGACGTAGAAGCAGCTCGGTTTCGAGAACCAAGAACGACGCGTCACAGACCCATCAGTGTCGATCTTGATTGCGCTTGGCGCGAAAGTGTCACTACAGATGTAGCCAGATATTCCTGGCACAGACTGAGCGCTGCTCAAGATCATGCCAGAATTCGTGAGTTGGTCATATGGCTTTAGCCGACCAACAGACAAGTCATTGATGTCAATTCCATGTGGGTTGCGCACTGTAGGTGTGCCTGAACCAACATAGTTTCGGTGCACAATATCGCATGCGCTGAACCACGGACGATTCCAAGAATAGCCGTTTGAGTTGTCAGTGATCAGCAGCGGAATGTCTCCATCGGACCAGATCACAACGCCGAGCACAACCATCGAATCAAGCACATCACGCGTGAATAGCGTCGAATCGTAGTAGTCGCTAAGCAGCACAGTTGACACAACCACAGACTGGACGAAGCCAACGCTTACCGTCTGTCCATCAGTCGTCAACGCGAGCTCATCAGAACGCTTCTCTGTTCGTTGGACATATACGAGCGTTTCTGAACCGCGCGATATCCCTGTTAGCGTAGCAGTTGTTGCTTCATTCAACGTGATCACGTCGCCTATTGGCGTGACTGCAGAGCCAGGAAACACAGTGACTTTCGAGTAGTCACTTGTATTGAGCACAGGCCAAAGTGGACGAGCTGTCCCATCAGCATTGTAGCGTGGATCAACAGCGTCGACAATGCCGTAGCCATTGTTCGACATGAAGCGCGTGCGCTCACGCATTGAATCTTGCAAGAACATCAAGTGCCGACTAAGTGAATCAGGTGTCATGACTCCTGCGGCAGTATTCACAGACGACAAGAGGCTAGGCTCACTCATCTTATTTGCTCCTGTTCAGTGCACGCGCGATTCGGTGCAACGCCGAGCCAGTGACTAAGTCAGGCTCGAGTTGCTTGCGGTATTTCTCTTTGAATTCATCGCTCATGCGTGTGCCATAGTTGCGCTTGATGATTTCCCAAGCTGACGCAGGCAACTCACTTGCAGAACGCTCGAACTGCTTTCGAATAGTGCGTTCGAGCTCAAGCGTTGATATTTGCGTGTTAGCTGGAGGCTGTGGAGCGACCAGTCGCGGTCCATCAATCATCTCAACATAGCTGTCGAGATCTTCATCATGGTCTTTTGGCTTTGACGGCACAGCAGGTTTGTTGACTACTGGCTTTGGCTTCACAATGGTTGACGATGGCTTCGATGTTGGAGCAAGTGGTGGCTTTGGCTTCACTGCTGGTTTCTTCTTCGCAATGCCAGGCTTAGGCGGATACTTCTTACGTTGTGGCTTGTCTTGCTCGTCACGCACGCGTGTACGCGGACGTCCACGGCCCTTGTGCCCACCTGTCGCTTCGACTAAAGCATCGTCAAGCACAGTCTTGATCTTCTCGAGATCAGGCGTGTTTAGACCTTCGGCTGCAACCAAACGCGAAACGCCAGCATTGTACTCAAGCGTGACAGACCACTGGTTCTTGCGCGTGCGAAGTTCACGCAGCGCTGTTAGCGTCTCATTGATGGTCTTTGAGAACTTACGCCAGAAGTAGTTGCTTGCATAGTACGGCGTCAATAGCTGTCGGTCACGCACAATCTTGATTGCAAGAGTTGCACGTGCCGACAGTGCCTTGTCAATGAATGCTTGCTTGAGACGAGCTTCAACAACTGAGGCCTCTGCAACATTCTCTTCAGCTGGCGCAACATACGGACCAACAATCGCTGATCTACTTGGCTGCCCATCAAAATCAGGTCTGCTAAGCATATAGTCAGTCCAAACTTCGAGCGTGTCTTTGTTGACGTAAACTGCGCTCACGCCTTTGATTCCAACATCAGTAGCATACTGTGTTGGTGGCTGTTCATATGTCGTAATGCAATACGCACACCACTTGGCCTTCACTGTGCCAACAGGCTGCTTGTCCTCGTTGCTGAAAACTGGATCCCAATTAGGCATCACCATTCTCCCGAGTGTCTTGAATCAACGTAAGCAAACGCTCAGCGCGCTCAATTGCGAGCACGTTAGTCGAAGTCGCGATCACTTGATTCGCGCTTTCTTCGAGCTTGGTGAGTTCTTCTTCAGACCAACTGTATCCTGCATTCGTTTCAGGCGCTGACGCTTGCACAACATTTTCAGTTGCAATGCCTGCGTCTTTCAGCAAGTTTGAAACGATCATCTTATCATACATTTGGTCCATCTCCTGTCGGCGCTGGTTGCGCTGCAATTGTTGCAGTTGTTGCGGCTGTTGCAGCTGTTGCGCTTGCATCACTCGTGTTTGTGATCTTTGTGCTGCCATTGCGGTCGCGCACGATCTCGACGCCTTTTGTCAAGAAGACGTAGCTCAACAGTCCAAGCAATACCGTGATCATTGTCTCGGGTGGGTCAAGCTTGATGACCCAAAACCTGAACAAACACGCTGCTAAGATGATGCTTGTCCAAAGCCGTCCGAAGCTTCCAGTTGAACCGCCCTTGTAGAACGGAGCAATGAAATTGTCCCAAGCTGTGATGATCGTGCTGCTAGCGCGTAGCCGCTCAATTATTGGCGTGCCCATGAGTTAGCCCTCCATATTATGAGTTCAATTCAATGCCAGTATGTCAGGTAAATTACGAGGTCCAAGCTCAAAGTCATAAATGCGCAGTACTTCTGCATAACGCGTTATTGGACGCGTAATCACGTATGCTGTTGTTGCGGTTGCACTTTGCGTGTAACCAACAGCAAGCGCCATTGCTTTTACTGTCGCACTTGTGGTGAGCTCGAATGAGCTTGTGTAAATTGCTGAGCTGCTAGTTGGCTCCGATCCATCAATTGTGTAGTAGATCGTTGAGTTATGCGTTTCACACGTGATCGTTACCGTGACAGAACCAGAATATGAACCTGCTGCTGGCAAGATGACAGGAGTTGCAGCAGGCACTGGCTCACTTCCAGCTTCAAGCTGTTCAACGAATGCTTGAATCGGAGATCCAGGCCGTCGATACAAGATCGAAATGAGCTGCAAGTCAGCACTTAGGTCAAATGAGAAATCAGGCAAGCGTACTGCGGGCCACTCACTCGTGACAACAGATCCGAGTATGTTGAAATAGATCGTCGTGCCAATGACATACGCGAAAGCAATGCCGCGACTTGTGACGTCTCTCACAAAGAATGCAGTCACGTTGCTTGCGACTGTTTCTATGCTGCTTAGTGCTAATGGACTTCCAACAATAGCGCGTTGAAGTGCATTGCTTGAGTCAAGCCAATACACGTGCAGATTCGCTGATTCAACTAACTGTACGGCGCTACCACGGCCGACAAGCACGCTTGATCGACCATAGCTTAGCGTAATTACGCCGGCGCTTACTTGAGCTGTGTACGCGCCAACAACGGACGTAATCATGGACTGACCGCTTTCACGTAGCTGTAATTCAACGTCGCCGTTTTACCAATGTGCGACGCATGCAAATACAGCGTGTCTTTGTACACGTAGAAATGTGTCTCGTCTGGCGTTGTGCCACCAGCGCCAATATGGAACGTCAATGGAGTGCCGTTGACAGAGCAAGTGATCAACTCAGGTCGTTCATATTCGACACCGCAATACGATGGACTGTTTATCGCTGGTGGAATTTCAGTAGCAGCAGTCGCTATTTGTAGCGTTGCTTCTGCTGGAATCAAGTCACCGAGATAGTAGCATGCCGCTTGCATTGTAGACATTGACGTGCTCGGGAATGTCTTGATCTGGTATGCAGTGTACGTGTCAAATGCTTGACCTGCACCGAACGTGATCTGCGACCACGGATTTATCAGCTGTGGCGTTGAGTGCGTCTTCCGAGAACGCTTTGCGCGTCCAGCAGTTCCGTGTATCCAATTCGCTCCGTCCCAATCCAGCTCAATCCCGATCGACGTTGGTATCTGCGTTCCGCAGACAAACAAGCTGTAGCACTTGTCGAGAATCACAACAGTCGAACTGTACTTTGCGTATTCATAGTCGCACGCGCGTACATACACAGACGCGAACGGAATCGGTCCATAAGGTGACGCGAAATGAGCTTCTTCATTACCAACGCTTTGCCTTGCAGTCATGCGATCAGTTTTCGGCAACGGATAGAAGTAGATGCGGCAACCAGCGTCATCTAACCTGAAGTCACCAGTCCATGGGCGTGAAGGCCCGTTGTCTGAGTCACGGAATAGGCCAAGCGTGCCATCCAGTGTTTGCTGAACTAGCCTCACTGGGATCGTCAATATCGAGAAGTGATGATCGTCAATGCGGAAGATGCGACTAGTCAACCTGTAGTCAGATTCATATGCATCTTCCCAGTAGCCGAAGTAGTGACGCGTGTTTTTACGACGCATGATTCCGTCTGCGCCGACAGAGAACCAAGTTAGCGACGTTGGCGTATTGTAGTATGTTCCTGTGTGCAGCACAATCAGGTCACCGTTGCTACGTAGACTTGTTGCGATCACGCTGTGCGTGTGTCTATCCGAACTATTGATTATTGCACAAGACCAAGCTAGCGTTTGGCCTGTAGCAATTTCGTGTCTCACTGCCCAATTTGGCGGACGATCATCGGCCGACACACGATCTTCGATAGCTGTAGTCACCCAAGTCAAATAGCCGTTGACTGCAGTCAACTTGCATGGTGCCACAGTCTTTTGACCATCGCGTGCGCTCGGCATCGCAACAGGCACGACCACGCGTGCAGTAAAGTCGAACACGCCATTTGTGTGACCGACATACAGCTTTGACAACTCACGATCAACTGCAATTGCTTTGAGCTTCATGTTGATGCCGGCAGCTGCACCATAAGTAGTCACAGCACGCGTGCTGATTTCATAGAGGACAATGCGCGTCTCGTGGATCATCCAAACGTGTCCGTTGAACACTTCCATCTGCAACGGTGGCTTAGTCAACGAGCAGAGCACTTCGCTCTCATGTGCCTTACCTAACTCTTGCCGATTGAGCCAGTATTCGAAGTTGTCGTCCATGGACACATAGTATAGCCATTGGTCTTCAGGCTGTTGCGCCATTGCAAACGAAACAGGTTGCAAGCAGAACTGGCTACTACCATTGTCTTCTTGCGTTTCAATATCTGATCCTGCCCTGGTCAAGAACGTGCCAAGCTCAAAATATGTCGATTTCGAACCGTCAGGTTTCTTGAACGGCAAGTGAGACGTTAGCGTAGTATTGATCAAGTCACGTGGATAGCGCTCGATGAAGTACGAGGCTGTGCCTGTAAGTCCAGGTTGATCGATTCGAACAACATCAACTACTGTTCTTGGAGAACGCGCGACTGCTGTTGTCGTGATCTTGCTCGACGCGTCAGTTGCAAATCCGTAGATCTGACATGACGGCGCAACGACAGGTCCACTGATCGCGTTGCTGACTCCTGGAACTTTGATTCGATCTTGCGATAGAAAACCAATGATTGGAGAATGCCAAGCACCAACGCGACTGAACGCGACTAGACAAATACCGTTCGCGTTCGTGACTGCTGTCGGAAACAGCATGAACTTGAGCAGTCGGCTATTGTAATGAAACTGTGGCGACGCGCTACCAGGTAAATAAGTTGTTCCAATGAATCGCGCGATCTTTGTATAGTCATCGACTTCCAAGTTAGTCGACAACACGTGTAGCAACCATGGATTTGAACGCTCATAATACGGTACGCGATCGATCATATGCGGGCTGTCTGTCGTTTTGCGATCTGTTCCAATGATGCTACCACCATTGGCACTAGGATCTCCAGAATAGCCAACGTTGTAGTCTGATGAAGCATCGCGTAGACGAGACTCAATCAGCGCAGGTAAAGATTCAAGCGTCAACGGACCTTGCTGCGCAGTCACTTCTGGAATGACCTTTATAGACAAATCAAGTAACGGATTGAACGCTAGCTCAACAGGATCGATGAGCACAGAAGCGTCAAGTGCTGATATCACCATTGGCGCAAACGGCGTACGTGCAGCTACACCACTGTTGTTCGCGTCATTTGTTTGATCGTCAGTGCTGTAGTTGTGAGACATATATGTCTGCTGGAGAACAGCACTGTGTTGCATGCTCTCAAGTACGCCGCTTGTGCTCAAGTCACTGATTGCATCTGCTTGCCGCATACGATTGCGACGAGCATTGTCTAACTCGACGCCATCAAGCAATCTGCCAATGCCAGCAACAGAGCCAACGTTTGCTGATTGCAACGTAGGCATACCGCGCATCTCAGCGAATGATGAATTTAGCTCAGCTGCTGATCCGCTTAGCGTTGCGCGCGTTACAGGCACAGGCCTGAGCCCAAGATGCGTGCACGAGTTCATGTAGAACA